CGGAGAAGGAGGATGTGCCGGAGAATCTGTTGATGCTGTGCGGCAGTGGGACGACGGGGTGCCATGGGTGGATCGAGGGGAATAGGGGGAAGGCCATGGAAATGGGGTGGCTGGTGAAACAAAGCGAGGAACCGGAAAGCGTGATGGTGGCGTATCGGGGGCAGTGGTGCTGGCTGACGGCGGGGGGGATGGTGATCCGGGCCACCCAGAAGGAGGAGCAGGGACGGGGCAGGGCGCAGCGGCTGGGGCAGTAGGAACGGGGGGCAGGAGGGGGACGGAAGGGGCCCAGAGGGGCCGTGAGGGGCCCTGTGGGGGCCTGAGAGGCGGGAAACGTGGCTCAGATGCCCAATCTGCCGCTGGTGGGCCCTGCGGTGGCGCTGGTGGCGGGGGTGATCGACCACAAGGAGGGGGCCCCGCTGGAGCGCCTGCGGGCACTGGGGACCAAGGCGGGGGAGGCCATCGTGGGCAACAGTGCGGCGGAATTCGTGGTGACGCAGGCATTTGTCGCCGCAGCGCTGGCGGAAATAGCAGCCGATGCCCTGAATGTGCCGGTGGAGGAAGTGTTGATGGCCGTATTGGAAGCGGGAATCCAGAATCCCGGCTGACGGCCGATCCCAGAAATGCTGGACCCCGGGTGCGGGGGTGCCGGGAAATGTCGGCGTCGGCCGGGGCGGGTGGGTATTTACTGGGGCCCGTAATGTGAACCATATCCCGTATGGTTCGGTCGAGATGCACACCCGGAGATCTCCCGGGACATCCCCGCCACTCAGGTACTTGGGTACCGCGGAAACTCAATCCGCGTCGGTTGGTTGACATCGCTTGACACCCCCCATAGGATCTAGGTACCTAGTACCCACGGGACCAACAGGAACAACAGCACCAACTGCACCGTAGGACCTACTGCACCAACTGCACCCATAGATCTAAGCCCCCCAGATCTAAGATCTGAGGGGCTGTTGGTTCAATGGGTGCAGTTGGTCCTAGGGGCTATGGGTTCCTAGCACCAGTGGGTGCAGCCGGTGCAGTGGGGGCTCAGATGTAGAGGGAGCGGCAATCCTATTACTTCCCGATCCCCTCGGCACCCGGGGGCGTTGGTGCCGAGCCTATCGGCCACTTGTCAAATGTCAAGCGGAACCCGCAGAACAGGGGCTGTGGAGCACAGATCGGGGGTCAATCCGCGTCGGATGGGGGCGGTGATGGGGGTGGTGGAGTGGTGGGAGGGCCTACGGTTTCCGTTGCTGGGGCTACAGTTTCCGTTGTTCCAGCCGGGGGCAAACGACGAAAAGTGGCATACGGCCACGGGCGGGTAACGGGTATTTCGTTGTTTGGAGGTGTTCAGGGGGTGTCAGGGAGCCCGTTGGCGAGCCCGCGGCATGCCTCGGCGTGGGTGCGCCACGGTTCGGTGTCGACGGTGACGGTGATCTGGGGGCCCTTGCCGGTGAAGGTGACAGGACACACGGCGATGACGGCACATGCCGGGCAGCGGACGTACACCGGGGCGGGCTGGGGGGTCACTGGTCTGCGGTATCCGCGTCGGCCTGATCGACGGCTTCGGTCCAGAACTCCGCCTGCCGTCGGTACTGATCCTTGGTCTTCTCCCCCATCGTCGCCCACATCGGGAAGCGCGCGGCGCAGATCCGCTCGATGCGGTCTCGGTCGATGCTCACCGGATCAACCTATCCCCGTCGGTGGCTGATCCGGGCTCAAGGGTGAACATCCGCTGGTTCTCCCGGTGCCACTGCCTGACTCCGACACCGAGCACTATTCCTATGGTGCGCAGGTATTGCCCGAATGCCCACGTGCGCGACCGGTGCCGTAGATGGCGCAGCGCGACGACGAGCCCGACCATCCTCGTCGGCGCCCGTCCGGCCCACTCGGAATCCCCGTCGGTGGCGTACCAGCGCCGCGGCCAGCCGGAGTCGGTGACGGTGACCAGCGCGATGATCTCCCCGTCGGCATCGGTCATCGTGAACCGGCTCACCGCTGCCACCACCGCAGATGGACCGTCCAGTCCTTCAGCGCCGCGCCGCACTTGGCGCAGACCCCCACCGGGCCGGGCTTGTAGGTGTCCACCGGCATCGGTATGGCGCGGTGCTTCCCGTCGGCCAGTAGGGCGAGGGCCACCTCTTCGGTGATCATCACCACCAGCCCCGGGTCGAACTGATCGCCGAACCCGCCCGTGGTCTTCGTCCGGGCGCGGCGGGCGCGGGTGAGGGCGAGGCCCAGTTCCCGTCGGGCTTCGTCCGGGGTCATCACGGCTCCCCGTCGATGTTGAACTGGGACAGGTACAACTGCAGCCCCATCGGTGAGCCGCTCATCCGGTGCCAGTACCGGTGCTTCTCGATGCTCTCGCGCTGGATGAGCGTGAAGCAGATGTTGCATTCGAGCACCTCAGGTTCGGTGCTCACGCAGATTCCTTGACATACACGTGGTGGGCCCATGCCGGGCGGCTCTCGGAGGGCGCCATCTTGCGGTAGCCGCCGCGGCGCAGGCGGGCGTGGATGGTGATCTCCTTGATGCCCAGTGCCTCGGCGAGCACCCGGGTTCGTACGCCCTTGGCCAGCGTGGCGTTGAGCAGGTCGGTGTACTCGCGGCTGGCGGAGGACTTCACCGGGTCGTGGCGGCTGGGGCCGCGCAGGGCCTCGGCATCGGCTTTCAGTGCCTTCAGTTTGGGCAGGGCGGCCTCGAGGGCCCGGCGCTCCCGCTCGTCGCGGGCCCGGCGGCGCATCTCGACCTCTTCGGAGTAGATCTCCTCCTTGGTCACGTAGTCCGGCGGGGACTCCACGGAGACCCGCGGCAGGTCGGTGAGGTCGGCGGCCTTGCGCTGCCAGACGCGCACGATCTCGCGGCTGACGCCCAGCGGCTCGGCGATGGACTGCAGGGGCCACCCGGCCTCGCGCAGGGCGACCACGATGGCCAGCAGGCCCGGCTCGTACTCCCGTCGTGCCTCGTGGGCGGCCTTCAGGCGCGCGGTCGTGGCGGCAGACAGGGTCGGTGTCGGCTTCATGACATCGTTCCTTCTTTCGTGTTGATGGTCATTGGACAAGTGTGTCCTTGTTACATGAAATTGTATGTGGAAAAAGTCTAACTGTCAACTAGACGTTTAGAGTTTCGTTGAGGGTTCGGTTTGGTTCTCCCGGGCCCGAGCAGGTCATCAGATCTGACAGACATCCCAGACATCTGATAGTATGGTTCGCATGCCATCCCTCCTCTTGCTCGAGGCCCAATGGGTGGTGGCGAACCGATGGAATGTTCGGGTTCTGCCGGACTCAGCAGGTGGGTGCCACTGGTGGATGGGCCGCCGGGACTCGGACGGATATGGTTCGGTCACCGCCCACGGCCGCCCCGTTCCTGCGCACCGCGTCGCACTGGTGGCGTGGCTGGGCCGCGACCTCGCCGAGGGGATGACCGTCGGGCACCTGTGCCACGAGGCGGCCCTTGCCCGCGGCACCTGTTCCGGCGGGCCCGGCTGCGCCCATCGGCGCTGCGTCAATCCTCGGCATCTGGCCGAGCAGTCCCGGGCCCGCAACGCCTCGGTGGTGTACCGGGAAAGTTCTGCGACCCGTTTCGACGAGTCGGCTACATAGGACTGGCTGTGCCGGGCCGGATCTAAAAACTTCTAAAACTTCTCGGGTCTCCTCACGGGTTCGTATGGTTTTGGGGGACACAGGACGTCCCAGCCCGGGCATACACATACGTACTCCATAACTTCTCTTACATCAGATGTCCGAGTTGTCCGGGTCTTGTGCTCAGCAGTGCCGCTGACATGGCAGTGACATGGAGGTGACATGGGACGGACATGCGGTGACATGGATGGATATCAGGATCCTGATCTCCCTCCAAAAGCATATTAGTATGCTTTTGGGGATCGGCTTATAAATAAACTTCCTGAGGCTCCCGGGGCTCCGGGCTCCCCGTCGGTGCACAGCAAACAGCCCCGACGGGGGGTCGAGTTCCCGTCGGGGCTGCGGCTATGAGGATAGGGGGATCAGGACAGGAAAGCCCGCACCCGATCCATGTCGTGGGTGAAGTCGGAGGGCTGCAGTGCCCGCAGTGCGGTGACGGCATAGCCCTTGGTCTTGCAGCGGGGGTCCAGCACGGCCACCACGCCGCGGTCGGTGGTGCGTCGGATGGCGCGGCCACAGGCCTGTCGGAACACCAACTGCATGGCGGGCTCCTGATAGTCCCGCCATGCGTTGCCGCCCTTGGCCTCGATGTGCTTGCGTCGCGCGAGGGTCAGCGGCTCATCGGGTCGCAGGTTGGGGAACCGAACGACGATCACCATCGAGCAGGTGTCGCCGGGGAAGTCGACCCCCTCGAAGAAACTCCGCGTCGCCAGCAGCACGGAGGAGGTGTCTTCACGGAACCGGCGGGCCAGTTCGGCGTTGCTCATCCGCACCGGGTCGCCGGACTTGGTGTCGGCGTGCGGGTCCATCGTGATCCCCTGCGCCAGCAGGGTGTGCTCGATCTTCAGCCGCTCGTGGACGTACTTCAGGTCGGTCATCGCCGGGAACAATACGAGCGCCCGCCCGGAGGAGGCGTCGATGAGGTCCTTGATCTCGGCGACATCCGCGTCGGTGCTGCGCGCCGAGGCCGCCGCGGGGACCTCGACCCGCGGGGTGACGTACACCAGCCGCTGGTTCTCGAGGTCGAAGACGGTGGGCAGCATGGCGACCGGCGCCGACAGTCCGATCCGGTGGGTCACCCAGTCCCGGTTGCTCGGCACGGCCAGCGTCCCGCTCATCGCGACGGTGGTGACGCAGGAGAACAGGTTGCGCTGCAACCACCCGGAGGCGTCGACCAACTGGGAGATGATCCCCGTGTCGTCGGCGGACGGCGCCCGCGGGCCGAACTCGTCCTTGCCGGTGCGCACCGCCTCGTCGATGGCCTCCAACTTGCGGGCCAGTGAGAAGCAGGCCTTGACCACGATCTCCACGCTGACGTTGCTCTCGAAGGACGCCGCTCCGCTGTGGCGCAGTTGCTCCCCGGCGCGCTTGGCGGCCTCGGCGGCTTGGGCGAAGATCGGCTTCGTGTCCCCGGCGGGCATGATCAGGCAGTTCTGCGGCAGGCCCATCATGCCGATCCGCAGTTCGTCGAGGCACTCACCGAGACTCCGCGTCGCTGCCCCGGACATCTCCAACCGCGAGACTCGGGTGGCCAGTGCTTGGATTCCTCGGATGGTCACCCGGTGCTCGCCGAAGGACTCACAGGCGGACTCCAGTGCGTGGGCCTCGTCGATGATGAGGTTGGCGAACGCGCCCAGCACACCCGCGCGCGGCCGGTCGTCCTCTTCCGCCGGGCGCAGGCCCCACGACACGGGGTCCCCCGCCTTGATCGCCGCGTCGGCCAGCAGCACGTGGTGGTTGACGATGACGATGTCCGCCGCGCGGGCGGCGTTGCGCTGGCGGGTGTACGCACATGCGGTGCCGCCGTCCTTGCAGCCCAACACGCCACAGGCGTCGGTGTCCGAGCAGATCCGTGACCATACCCAGTCCGGGATGGCCACCGGGATGTCTTCCCGTCGGGCCTCCTCCGGGTTGGCCCGCAGGTGCTTGAGCACCTCACGGATGACCTTCTGCCCGGGCTTGCTGATCCGGTCCAACTCATGGACGGCGCGGGCTTGGCAGGCCCACCGGCTGCGGCCATCGAGCACGACGACGCTGCGGGTCAGCACGCCCGCGTCCTGCAGCGCCGGGATGTCGATGCTGCGCAACTGCTCCTGCAGGGCACGGGTGGCCGTGGAGATCACGGTCCGGCCCTTGGCGTTCTCCGCGGCAACGAGGCAGGCCATCGACTTTCCGAGCCCGACGGGCGCGTCGATGGCGGCGTGCGTCTTCGTCGTGAAGGCCTCACCGATCAGCCGGGCGGCCTCGGCCTGCGGGGCGCGGGAGGCGAATGAGGGGTCCGACGCGGCGACGAGACTCTCCGCGTCGGACCACCACACTGGGGGGTCTGGGTAGATGGTCATGATAGGCCTATCCTACCGAGCCTAGCGAGGTGCTCGTCGATGATGCGTTCGGCTGTGTACCGCGAGGTTCCGAGCGTCTTCCTGTAAGCGTCGAAGGTTAGTTTCATCAGCGTGCCCACCGGTAGATCACGTCATGCCGCCAGACGATGGGAGCATCCTCCGCACCCCTCCAAAAGGGCATGATCCAGATCTTCTTCCGCTGGGTTCCGCCGGGTCCGCAGGGCTGGCTCCGCCAGAAGCCGCCGGTAGTGGCACCCACTAGTACCCGGACGCCGGGGGATGTCCCCGTCCCGATCCGCGTCGGGTCCGCCTTCTGGTGCCGCAGCGTCACGACGATGACGGGGTTGAGGTTGATCTTGGAACGGTTGACCAACCGGGTCATCTTCTTGTCGGGCTTCGCCTCGGACAGGTTGGGGATCTCCTGATCGATCAGGTGCACGAACGTCGCGGCGAACTGCTCCCACCACGTGGGGTTCTCCTGCTCGGTGCCGAAGGTGAGGAACCCCTGCTGGGCCACGACGTACGGACCGGCCTTGACGAACGGGCGCTGCCCGGTCGCGCGCAGGTACTGCCCGAGGGTGTCGATGTGCTGGCCGGTCTGGCTCCAGTAGGTCAGTGCCATCCCGGGCTGTCCGTAGACGTTGGTGCCCAGCCGCCACGTGAAGATCTTGATGCTCAGCGTCTCGGTCTTCCCGTCGGGATCGAGCAGTTCCAGCACGAGGGGCTTGTCGAACCATACGAACCCGTGCTGGGTGGGGAAGTCTTCGATCGAGACGATCCCCGACTCCCGGCTCGACGCAGCGTGCATCGTGAGGTTGGCCATCTGCTCGGAGACCCAGAAGGGCGTCGCGAAGTCGATGTGCCGCACGAAGTTGTCCCGGAACCCGGCGGCGATCTTGAGGTCGTGGTCGGGGTCGGTGTTCTCCGGGTCGGCTCGGTCGATGACCTGCTGCCACGTCCGGTCGACGCGGTGGGGGTCGAGGCGCAGCGTGGCCACGTCGGCCATCGCGAGGCACAGCATGGCCCCGGCGTCGGTCGTGTAGAACTCCTTGAGCCTGATTTTTCCATGCAAAACATCCATGGCGCTCACAGCAGGCTCCTCTCGATGATGTCGTTGGTGCGGGCGGACAGCCGCTCCATCGTCGTGCTGGTGGGGCGGGGGGTGTCCCCGTCGGGGATGAACTGGCCGCCGCGGATATCCATCTCGAAGACCTTCGAGGTCTCCCCGCGGCGAGTGATGTCAGGCGCGGGCAGCGCCACGAAGTCGCGCATGCGCAGGTCGAGCCCGACCTCCAGAGGCTTGTCGGTGCCGGGCAACTTCAGCAGCGCCTCGGTGCGCACGACCATCTCCCCGTCGATCGTGGGGGCCTTCATCTCCGAGGGGTGCTTGTTGCCCTGCTCGTCGAAGGTGATGGTGAACAGTTCCTCGATCTGCCGGTCGGGGCCCAGCATGTACAGCCCACGCAGGCTGAGGATGTGCAGGCCGGTGGCATCGAGCATGAGGTCCAGCCGCCAGTCCAGTTGCTGGCCCAACCGGTAGCGCACGGCGTTGGCCGACAGCCGCCGCAGCGTGTAGGAGTCGGCTAGCGCCATCGAGTTCAGGGTGATGGGCCTCATCGGTTCACCTGCTTGACCATGGCCACGGCCTCGGCCTCCAGATGCACTCCGGCGGGGGGCTCGTCGAGTTCCTCCATGTCGAGGCGCAGGCCGTCGTCGTCGTAGTTGGCCATGCCCACCTGCCAGCGCACGGGGCGGTAGGCGGCCTTCTCCCAGCCGACCATGAACTCGCGGCCCTTGTCGTCGACCACGTACACGGGGCGCTTGGTCCGGGCGGCGTACACGCGGCCCTGCTCCCCGGCGCGCGTGAGGCACTCGTCGCAGACGTTGAACTCGAGGAACTCCCCGTTCATGGGGTCCCACACCGTCGAGCCGTAGTGGCCCTCGGTGGTGCACGCGGTGCCGCCGTCGGGCTGGTTGTCGACCTCGTCGAGGACGTTGCGCAGGACGGCCCCACAGACGAGGCAGGGCAGGGCGTAGGCGCTCATCGGGCGGCTCCCTTCAGGACGGCCTCAGGGGCCTCCAGCATGAGCAGCGCCTCGGCGAGCAGCCGGGCGTCGGCAGACGACGCGACGTAGGTGTTCGAGACCCGACCGATGGTCCAGCGCCCGTCGGTGAAGGTCAGCCTCACGTCGGCGCCCGCGGTCTTCACGGGCCAGTTCGAGTAGAACTCGAAGATGGGGGCGTAGCCCCAGTTCGTGCTGGCGTCGCGGTACAGGCGCACGGAGGCGGTGTCGAAGCGGGCGGCCAGCCAGTCGCGGATGGGCAGCCAGCCGTGCATGATCTCGTAGCGATCGGCCTGATCCCGCAGCATCATCTCGTCGATCTCCGCCTTGCGGCGGTCGGCCTCGGCGAACTGGGCGGCCTTCCAGAACTCGCGGGCGTTGTTGGCATCGGACTCAGCGAGCACGGGGTCGGAGATGCAGACGTCGCACACGCGGTCCCACGGGCCCGTGAAGGACTCCATGGAGGCCAGCGTGACCTTGTGGTGGATCTTGCGGCAGCCCTCGACATGCAGCACGGAGACGCCGCCGGTGGGGACGGTCTGGATGTAGGTGGTCATCGGTCTTCCTCTCTGGTGGTAGTGGTTGTGCGATGTATGAATCGTACACCCTCGTCATGACATGGGTCAAATCCGGGTGCAGGCGGCCCGAGGTGCCCGGGCCCCGGCGGAGTCGACGACATCGGCAGAGATATGGTTCGCGAGATCTCGAGGAGACCGTCTCGATCATCTCCTCGAACTGTGCTGAAACTGCAGGGTCGATGCAGTTTCAGCACGCTCCGCGGACCTGCGTCGTGAGGGACCCGTGTTGATGGCGGCGGCGAAACTGCAGAGTTCCTGCAGTTTCAGACACGGCCGCGGCGGCCGGGAGACGGTCTCCTCGAGGGTGGGGAGATATGGTTCGCTCTCGTCGTACACGCGCTCGAGCGTGCGCCTAGGATTTAGAACAAGGCTTCTTGCGTGGTTGATGTGAGACAGTGCGGCGACAGCCAAAGTCGCTCAGCGTCGCGGTTCTCTGGATTTGCCTGAGGGGCTTTCCACGCCACCTGTCGCCAGCCTGGAAGTTCATACTCCCCCTCTAGCCCGGCGAGAACGATGCGCAGTCGGGGATCTGATCCATTTCCCCGGCACCATGCTTCTACGGTGTCGTTGTCGACAAGCGGAGCCTTCGTCTCGTCCACGGCTCCGTATGCGTTCGGATCACGCATGTGAGGTCGATACGGGGGATCCAAGAAGACAGCAGTGACCTTGTCTTCCCGCCTTTGTTCGAGCAGGAGAACGCCGTTGCCCAGCGCCCTTTTCCAGTCTCCGCAGAGGACTCGAACGTGGCGAAGCCGAGCCGCTAGACGCTGGATTTCCTGAGGGGTCGAAGTGAGGATTCCCTTTCCGATTCGTACATCGGGGCGTTGATTCAATCCACCCATGGCTCCCGGAGTTCCATCAGCCCCCGGAAGGCACCATTGCCAGATCGCCAGACTCTGTCCCCATGCCCACCATCCCGCAACGAGGGGATCGTAAGCAAATGGGTTGCGAACCATATCCAGTTCCTGAAGACGAGCAGTTCCTTCGGTCATCAGCCACAGGTGTCGAGCCTTGAAATCCGCCTCGGTCACAGGATCCTGTGCTACGTCTAGAACATCTCTCCAGTCGTCTCGGATTGCGCGCCAGAAGTTGGTGACGAAGTGATTGGAATCGTTGACGACCTCGAACCCAGCAGGTCGTGGTGCCGCAAGAAGAACTGCCAGTGATCCGCCAAATGGTTCGATGTAGGAGTATGGATTTCCGAGAGCCTCCCACACTGTCGCTGCAATGCGTCTCTTTCCGCCGGTATATGGGAACGGTGCAGTGATCTCGCCTGTCAACGTGGCTCCTCGGGAAGGACAATAGCCCCAGCCCATCACAGGGCTGGGGCTATTGTCTCATCTACTGCTAGATGCTGGACCGTCCGGCCAGCGAGTTGAGGCGCGACTTGATGGCCTCTTCCTGCGGGTGGATAGCGGCGAGGCTGACCGTCATGGTCTTGGTCGGGTCACCCTCCTCGTCCCTGAACAACTTCATGAACCCGACCGTATCGACCGATCCATCTGCGTTCAGGTAGCCGCTCTGAGCGCCGATGAAGGTGGCCAGAGCGTCGAAGCGGTACACGTACTCGATCTCCTCGATGGCCGCCAACTTGGCCTTCTCGTCCGCACCGGGAGTGCTCTTCCCGCCAGCAGCGACAAGAATCTTCGCGCGGGTCTTGGCGCGCTTCGCGTCAGACCAGTGTCCGTGGACAGTGTCGTCCCAGAAGTACTTCACCTGACGCTCCATGACGCGGTGGGCGCCGTTCAACTCGATGGTGAACATCTGGCCCGCCTCGGAAACCACGCAGAACAGGTCGGCGTCATAACCCGCATCCCGCCACTGCTGCCCAGTCAGGAACTCGGGTTGCGGGGGGGTGGGGCGCTTGGGGCGGCGGCGCGCCGTCTTGAACCCGCCACCAGTCTTCTCGACTGCCGTCTGGCTCGGACCGCTGGACGGCCCACCCCCGTTGCCCTTGCCCTTGCCGTGGCCCTGTGAGGTCGCGATGGTGCCATCGGTGGGCTCCCCGTCGACCTTGCCCTTCTCGTCGATGACAATCCGAGCAGGGGTCTTTGGCGTGGACGTCGACTCACCAAAGACGCGCTGCTCCATCTTCGCGATGTCCTCCTCGGCGATCAACTTGGACGTCGATGGTGGGCGCACGGCCAGCCGATCGCCGATCTCCTTCGGGAAGTACTCGATGAACTCAGCCTGCCATGAGTTGAACGGCAGGCTCTCGCCATTCTTCGCTGTGATGTTGGACCGCGCCCCGTTTTGAGTGATGCCCCAATCCTCGGATTCGATGCTGTCCAGCACGGGCGGAGTGATGACCAGCAGCACACTGCGGGCGACACGCTCCTGCGGGATGCCCCACGCAGAAAGGATGCTCGCACGGCCACGCAGGCCGGGCTCTTTGACAGCGTACAACTCGGAGTTGAAGGCAACAACGACCTGACCCTGCCCCTTGAACGGATGCATCGTGTCGATGTCCTTCACGTTCAACTTGCCGTAGGTGCCGTCCGAGCGGTACTCGAACACCGCCTTCGGGTCCTTGGCCGCCTCCGCGTCGCGCTCTTCCTTGGTGTAGGAACCCGTGTGCCAATAGTCCTCAGGCAGCAGGTACGGAGTCACCTTGGTCCCGTAGCCATCGACCGGGACATCCTTGAGCCGCTCCGCACGGTCAGTCCAGTCGGAAAACTTCTTGAGCGCCCGGCGGTTGCCGCGGACCTTCGTGCCGTCGGACAGGGTCCACTCGCGAGCGACGCCCTTGTGGCCCTCCTTAGGCTCAAAGATGGTCTCCGCCACGACGGGGAACTTGCCCATCCTGAAGCGGTCAGAGATAGCAGGGATGATGCCCGCCGAGGTCTCTTTCTTGGCAGGGGTCGTGTCGACAAACACGTCCTTGGTGTAGTCCCCGCGGCCCAACATGATCTGCGTGAATCCACCGTGCTCCCGGACTTGCTCGTCGAGAAGGTCCTCAGTCAGGGCGATGGACGTACCGCCATGGGAGCGCAGGTAGTACACGTCATCATCCTCGTGGGCCAACTTGACCATCGGAGAGAGCGAGACGGTGAAGCCGCCGTCCTCGTCGTAGAGAACGGGACGAGTCTGGGAGTAGGTGATGTTGCCATTCTCGTCGGTCACGCCACGCAGGGTGATGCCGAAGGATCCCTTGCCCGGCACGCTGGTGACGAACATGGTGTCGGTCCAGCCCAGAAGTGCCGCGCGGGAACCCATGCCATAGGGGGCATTCAGGTTGACGGGGCTCCAGCGTTTGGTTCCGCCGCCGAGGTTGAGTCGCGTGTAGTACCTCAGCAACTCTGTCTCAGGGTCCATCGGAGTTCCGATGTTCCAGACGCGACGCAGGAGCGGCTTGGCGATGACGTCGCCCTCGGTGTTCAGCACCTCGATCTGCACGTGGTCAAACCACATTCCGACCTTGGAGGTGTCCTCGCCAGCAGCGACCATGCGGTCGAACAACTGCTCGACGTTGCGGAGCAACTCATAGGCCCACTGGAAGGTGCCGCCGTCCACATAGGTGCGGTTCAGGGCGAATGACGTCGCAGTGGCGCCGCCGTCAAGGTCGTCTTCCTCGCTAGGAGAGAGGAAGGGCTCCGCATCGCGGAGTGCTGCGGAAATGCTCATGATGATGTAAACCTTTCGGTCTCTATCAGAAACGGGTGTCTCTGACTGATTTCGGATTTCCGCAGGCCTTTCGGAGCGGAGACTTGGCTCCCTCTAAGGTGTACTGCCCTTGGTCTTCCTATGGGACTCGCGCCCCACTAGTGCACAGATCTGATCCGTGCCACGCAGCGTAACAGACTTTCTCCGCCCGCCGACCGCGCTGTCGAGATGTCAGTTGTTGTCGTGCTGTGCTCAGCGTATCAGGCCTCTGGGCAACGGTCAAATCTCGATGCCAGCCGCTCGGATCTGGTTCTCCAGATTCCGCTCGGCCTTGCCCCACGAACTACTGGTGCCGCCCGTGAAGACGATGCCGTTGGGGCCGGTGATCTTGACGTGGCCACCGGGCCGCAGGACGACCTCGGCGCCTGCCCTGCGCGCCCTACGGAGGATGTCGCGCTTGGACTTGGGGTTGATGCCCCGCAGGTTGTCAGCGGGCACGTCGGCCCCCTCGGCGCGCCTGTTGCTCGGCGTCCGCACAGGCAGGACACTGGCCGACGGCGACGCCGCCTCGGGCCAGTGAAACCATACCGGCGTTGGAGACCCGAACGTTCTTGACCTTCTGACATGTCTGGCAAAAACCAACCAAGATCATGACGACGCCTCGTAGGTGGGGTAGGTCACGACGCCCTTGTGGTCGTTCCAGCCGCCGTCCCTGATGGAGGTCAGCCAGAACTCACCATCGACCTCGGACTCGATGGTGCCGGTCACGCCGTGCTCGGCGAGGGTCGCGCACAGGGCCTCGGTGTCGCCGACCTTGCCGAAGGTGGAGTCGCACAGGATCAGGCTGTCGCCTTCGATGCGCGGCCCCTCGGCCTTGTCGTCGCACCCGAAGGTCTGCGTGATGATGTCGACCAGCGCCTCGGGGGTGTCGGCCTCCCACTCGGCGGGCAGTTCGTACCACGTGCCGCGCACCTTGTCGCGGAACTCGCTGGTGATCTTGCCGACCTCGGTCATGGGGATGGTCAGGTTGTAGGTGTTGGTGGCATAGACGCCCATGGTGGTTCTCCCTTCGTTGGTGTTGGTGGTAGTAGAAGGTTAGCACGGGGGCCGGACTCTTGTCGAATCCGGCCCCCGTGCGGGTCACGCCTCGGACAGCGCCTTGGTGATCGCGGGGGCGAGCACGTCGGCCAGATCGGCCCCGCGCTTGACCTTGACGGTCGTCACGCCGGGCATCGTGATGGGGGTGGTCCCCGCCCAGCCGCCGCCGTCAGCGTCGATCCAGAGCACCTTGACGCCGTTGGCCGTCATGCGCCGCAGGATCGCCGTTGCCTTCTCGCGCTGCGAGTGCGTGTACTGGCCGTCGCTGACGTTGACCAGCATCCGCACGCCGCGCCCGTTGGTCAGGTGCAGCCCGCCGTCGAGGGCCTTGAGCGCCCCGGCGACTTCCTCGGTGCCGCCCGACGCATCGAACGTGCGCATCGCCTTCGGGGACTCGCCCGGCTTGGTCACGGCGTGCACGCGCTCGCCGTAGGCCACCGTCGCCGTGGTGCCCTCGTTCCGGTTCACGGCGTGGGCGATGGACCACGCGAGTTCCGCGACGGGCTGCTCGGCCCAGCGCATCGACCCGCTGATATCGACCATGATGCCGACCGTCACCGGGGGCTGATCGACGTGCTTGCGCACGGTCTGGCGCCACGGCTCAGCCGTGACGGGGATGCCCTGCGACTGCTGCGCGCTGCGCCTCACTGCCGCCGACGACTTGAGCCGACCGGGCGGGACGGACGCAGAGAGCACGGTCTTGGAGCGGTCGCGGAACTGCGCCTTCTGGATCGCGCGGGCGAGCCGGTTGGCCGTCGCGCGAACCTTGACAGACGGAGCCTCGGACCCCTTGACGCCCTCCCCGTAGCCGTAGCCGTGGCCGTGGCCAATCTCGTCGCTGAACACCTTCTCAGCGGCCTTGGACGCCTCGCGGTCGGACTTGGCAGCCACGGCGCGGCGCTCGGCCTCGTCGCGGACCTTGGCCCCGTCCACCTGCGCCTCAGCCTCGGCCTCGGCGGCAGCGGCCACGGCCTCGGCCAAGCGGCCCAGCGAACCGGACCCCTTGCCCTCGGACCCCTCGGAACCCTCGGAGTCGCCAGAGCCAGAGCCCTCGGACTCGTCCTCGGAACCCTCGCCGCCGCCAGAGCCACCGGAGGAAGGCATTCCGCAGACGATCACGGTGATCCCGCCCTCGGCGCTCTCGGCCTCAGGCTCGGGCAGCAGGTCGATCCAGCGCTGGCCCAGCGCCTCCATCGCCTCCTTGTCGCGGTGGTCACGCAGGGCGTGCGCGTCGAGCCACACGGCCCGCAGGGAGTCGAGCAGGTCCTCGCCCAGAATGGCCACAAGGTCGGCCCGAAGGTCTGCGACCTCGGCGTGGTCGAGCACGCCTGCGTCGGCCCGGCCCAGCGACAGGGCGGCAAGGTGCGCCGCGCCGTGCACGTCCTCGGGCATCTCGCCCGAAGCGTTGACCAGATCGGTGAACGCGGCCCGCAGGAACACCCGAGTCTCGGGGTTGGACTCGACCATGTGCTTCTCGGCGCGGGATTCCTCCAACAGCAGGGCAGCCTGCACCACGCGGCGGCGCGCGGGGGTCTGGTCGAGTTCCCACTGGGACACCATCGCGTGAGCGCCCTCATGCACCGACGCGCCGGTCAGGGCGGGGTGCCGCAGCCGAGCGACCTCAGTGGTCATGGAGATATCGGCGGGGGCGATCCCAGTGGCGCACTTGTCGGGGTTGACCTCGACGTGGGCCTTCTCGGGCAGGTAGACGGCGGGCGCGCCCTTGTCGGCACAGATGCCCGGCTCGACCACGGCGAGCAGGTCCTCGCGGCCCGACAGGGTGCGCAGGAAGTCGCCAGTCTCAGCCGACACGCGAACCCACTCGCGGGCATCGGCCTTCTGCATCGACGCCCACCATGAGGCGAGGTTGCGGGGGTTGTAGGTCATTGTCGTTCTCCTTTCGTGGTGGTGGTGGTGCTTGTGGTGACTATCTTAGGCACAGAACCCGACTGGGGTCAAATCGGGGGATCGGACCCCAGTCAGGTTGCTGCGTCGTTCTGTGCCTCAAGTATAGGCACGGTGTCAGTCGTCCGTCAAATCCACACGGGTCAGAGCCCGCAGGACGGCTTCGATCACCTGATCGTCCACGGTGCCCGACTCGACGGTGGCGACCCACTTCTTCTCGGGCAGGGTCACCATGACGGGCTGGCTCACCTTGCCCGCCCGAAGGCGCTCATACGAGCCGGTCATCTCGACCGCCCGCAGGTGCGCCTCGTCGGAGTCGGGGTAGTACCCGAGTCGCCACGGGGCGGTGCCCGAGGACTCCTTGGAGTTGAGCAGGATGCACTTGCCCGCCACGACGATCACAACCTCAAGGTCGTTGTCGCAGGCGATGCTCCACGCGAGGCCCTGATTGGGCTTGGGCTTGCTCACGACGCACCCCCTTCCCGGGGGTCGCGCCGCTGCAAGGACGTGAACACCCGAGCGCGCAGCGAGGGCGGGATCGGCCCGTGGCTGTGCAGGTTGGCGACCTCGGAGGGGTGGACCAGAATCTCGCCGGGCGGGATCACCAGTCGGCCCCCGTGGTCGCGCTCAAAGTTCTGCGTGAACTCGACGGCGGCTTCGCCTGCGCCGGTCACGGTTGCGTACTCGCGGAACGACCAGCGGGGCCGCTCGTTCTCGCTACTGAGCAACTGCGTGCCGACGAACGTGCCGACGAGCAGCACGCGCAGGCCGTGGATGGAGTCGCTGCTGGACTGGAGTTCCCAGCACACTGCCTTGTCTGTCATGGGGTGTCCTTTCGTGTTCGTAGTAGTGGTGTTTGGTTCGTGTCAAAAGCATACGCCCCACCGTGGCCGGGAGTCAAATCTGCTCCCGGCCACGGGAGGGTCAGGCCGTGGCCGCTGCGCCCTGCCGCAGGTTAGCGACTGCCGCGCCGAAGGCACGGCTCACCACGTCGGCCACGATTGCCCGGTCGTCCTCGGGGGCAATGCCGATCAGGTTCGCCACGGCCATGCCGACGCTGAACCGCTCGGACGTGCGCTTGAAGGCGAGCAACTCGCGCATCTGGGGCGCCCACGCGACCTCGCCCGACGACCGCTTGGAGTCGAGGTTCTTCGCGACCGTGATCGCCTTGGCCGGGACGCCGATTGCCTTGGCAAGGTCGTAGTCCGTGGTGGCTTCGATGTGCAGGCTGAACCGCGACGTGAGCGCCTCGGACATGCGAGCGCCGGGGGCGTTCGGGTTGCAGGCACCGACGACGTAGAAGCCGGGCTGCGCCTTGATGATGCCGCGCGCCGGGTTGGCCTTGATGCGAATCTCGCCGCGCCCGTCCATCGCGGAGTAGACGAGGGCCATGACCTTCGTGTCGATCAGGGCAACCTCGTCAATGAGGAACGGCAGGCCGTTCTCCATCGCGATGATGAGCGGGCCGTCGACCCACTCGTAGGTGCCGTCAGGGTTCTGGACCCACGACCCCACGAAGTCGTCGGTGGTCGTGTCGCCGTCACCGGACAGCGTGAGGCCATCGGGGAACGCCGCCTCAAAGGCAGCCGTCTTGCCCGTGCCCGGCTCGCCGTAGAGCAGGACGTACAGGTTGTCGGTCAGCACCGAGCCGCGCGCCGAGCGCAGCAGCGCCACGTCGTGCGTGGAGCCGTCCACGATGCGCGGGTAGTACGCCTCGCCGTTCGGGCGGGGGAACGAGATGCGCGAGCCAGTGGCGACCGGGGGGGTCGTGGGGGTCGCGGCAGCCGCAGCAGCCGGGGGGGTCATGGTGCCCGCCGTGAAGCGGGACAGGGCATCGGCAACGGTCTGCGCGCCGGGGGTGGTGGGGGTGGTGGTGGGCATGGTGGTGATCCTTTCCGTAGTGGTGGTCATTGTGTTCGGTTGTTCGTTGTGCCAGAAGCATAGCATCCCGCTCTGACACGGGTCAAATCCGTTTGGTTCGTGCTCAGGCTGCCGTGCGTCCGTGCTGGATCAGCAGGTTGAACGCCTGTTGGAGCCGGGCGCTGGCGCCGCGGTGGCCAACCATACGCCGCAGTTCGCCCAGCATCGCCGGGTCGATCTCATGGGCGTGCGGCGGGGTGGTCAGCGAGTAGCCGCGCGACTCCTTCTCGGCGGTGCGCTCCACAGCCCAGCGGCTGGCCCACTGGGAATCGACGTGCGCCTCGACCATGAACTGGCGCGTGGTGGTGCTGGTCGATCCCCAGCCCGTGACGATGATGTTGTCGATCACCGTGATCTGGTAGACCTTGCCACCCGATGTGCTCGGGGCGGTCAGTTCCCATCCGTAAGCGATGGTGCTCATGTCGTGCTCCCTTCGTTCGTAGTTGTGGTGTTGGTAGAACCATAAGCCCTAGACGTGGCTCAGGTCAAATCAGAGTTTCTTGCCCTTGCTCAGCACGCGGGTGATCGCCGCGACCTCGGGGCTGTCGTCCGCGCAAGGGACCCAGACCTCCGTGGCCAAGGCGCTCAGTCGTTCCTCGTCTGCGCGGCGTAGGCCGAACGCGACCGGGGGGACCAGAGTCGCGCCCTCCCGTTCGAGGGTGGCCGTGCACTCGACTGCGTACCGCCGCGCTTCCTCGGGGGTGCCGAAGTCGTGGACGAGGAAGCGCCAGACTGCGGAGCCGCCCTTGTAGTGCGCACGGATCACCCGCGTGCCGAACAGGATGTGGTCATCCACCAGCGCCATGCGCACCTGCCGCCACGCGACCGCCGTGATCACGCCGCCTCACCGAAGTGGGCATCGACCACGCCGGTCACGGCATCGACCACGACGCCCTCGTCGTTCAGGCGCAGGCCCGCCTTGGCGAGGCACTGCGAGTGCGTGCAGCCCCACCTGCGGGCCGTGCGCTTGGAGGGCTGGCCCTTGTGCGAGTGGTACTCAGCCGTGCCATCGGAGCGCTGCTTGGTGTGCTGCATCCGAGCGCGGTACTCCCGCATGTAGGCCCGGTTGGCCTCCACGCAGTCGCCGCAGCGGCAGCCGAGTTGGTAGCCCGGTCGTCCCGCGACGCCCTCGGGCAGTTCGGCGTGGACCCACATGCGGCCCTCGGACTCGATGCTCATCGTGCTCATGTCGTTCCCCTTTCGGTTGGTGGTGGTGTTGCGTTGTTGACACAAGAGTAAGCCCAAGCCCTGACACATGTCAAATCTATGGTTACGAAGGGGGGTCTCTCCGCTGACGAGGTGGGGGTCTGTCCGGCGAAGCAGGGGGGGCCTCGCCGGTGTCAGGGTCATAAACCATATCTCGTATGGTTCGCCAAAGGTTCGGGAGATAGCGCGCGCGCCGGGGCCGGTCGCGCGCGCAGGCGAGGCTTTCCTTCCGTGATACGAATCACCGTTCACCGGCTTGGGCGTGGTGGTAGCGCAGCATTATCATGATCAGCGGCGGAATGGCCGAGCGGCACAGGCGGCAGACTGCAAATCTGCATACAAGAGTTCGACTCTCTTTTCCGCCTCTACACCGGTCGCGCGCGCGTAGGCGCGTGAGACATGGGAAGGCCCCGAGGCCGGGGAGGAAAGGAAAACTCAACCCGGCTCGGGGCCTTCGCGCGCCCACCACAAGCGCGCTCCGCGCGAGGCGCGGACGTTTCGGGATATCTACATGTAGAACTTGATGGTCTTCATGAGGTCGCCATCGAACTCGCCCCGCGTGTCCGGCTCACTCCACTCCCAGCCCTCGGAGGGCAGGTAGCGGTAGTTCTGCGAGGCGACCTCGACCCCCTTATAGCGGTCGACCAGAATGACGATCATCTGCTCGACCACCGCGGGGTCACCTTCGGCGAACGCCTCGCTGAGTTCGCCGCGCGCGATGAAGCCGGGGTCCTCAGCGAAGTTCTTGGCGTAGGCATCGACAGTCACCGCGATCCACTCGGCGGGGCCGTGCGCCGCACGCACTTGGGCCAGCACCGCGCCGACAGCCTCGGGCGCAGAGCCCTCACCATCGGCGGCGACGAACTGTGGCCTGCCGTTGCGCGGGACGTACAGGATCTGGGGCACGAAGTGCTCCACCCGCTCGCGCGTGATGCGCGCGGGCTCCAGCATCTGCACCGCCGTGGGCCGCTCGCTCATGGCATCTCCTGCACTTCGTGGCGAAGGATGAACTCGCCGAACCGGGTCATGTCCTCATCCTTGGCCAGAACCGCGACCATGCCCGCCAGCGACATGGCCACGTCCACGATCTGCTCGGTGCAGTCGAGGTCGTCCATGATGGCCTGCATCATGGGCTGGAAGGTGCCCGGGTTCTCGCGGGACTGCCGCATGACCATGACCATCTCCAGCCCGATGCGCCCGGCCTCGTGGCGGGTCAGGGACTTGTGGACGTGCTCAGGCTCGTTGTCCTGCTTGCGCAGTTCGTTGGCCACGACAACGAGGTCGATGACGAACTGGGCCGCCCCGCGGGCGACCGAGAACGGGATCATGACCGCACCCCCAAGGGGTTGCGCTCGTCGTGGACGTGCACCACGCCGGGCAGGGCGTCCTTGCTGCGGTCCCAGTGCGAGCCGCAGAACAGCCAGACGCCGAGGTTCTCGGTGCGCACGCGCACCATCGCAGCGGCAGCACAGGCCTCGCAGCGGTCCGCCTTCGTGAGCAGGGGCTCGCGGGTCACATTCATGGTGGTCATTGTGATTCCTTTCGTGTCGTTGTGGTGGTTGTATTCAAATCCTAGCACAGGAATCCTGTGCAAGAAAAGTCGTGGTCCGCACGGGGGCCGGATGCACCCTTTCCCCGCCGTGCCCCGCATGTCCAACGGGAGGCGTCGAGGGCGTCGTTCGCCCGGCGGATAGGTTGAGCACGGGATACCTCGTCACGTCATGCGCGGCATGACGAGGCATGGAAGTTCCCGTACTCGGACGCCGGGTCAGGCGCGCCCCGTGCGGACCACGACGACCTAGGCGCTCCAGACGAGCGTTGCGCCGCCCTCGGACTCGATGAGGTCGAGCATGGTCTGGCAGAACTCCTCAGCGAGGATCTCTGCGGAGTCGGCGTAGGACGTGGACCACGGCTTTCCGTCCGTCTCCGCGCGGATCACGAGGATGACCTCGCCGCTCGGGTCGAACGTCACACCGTGGACCCTGACCCCGGTGGGGTCGAAGAAGCCCTCCTTGGCCGTGAAGGCCATCTTGTCGAACTCGGTGGTCCCCTTCTTCGCCTTGTCGAGGTTCTTCTCGGTCCACTCGATGGCATCGAACTCCGACATGGACGGGTTGTGCCAGTTGCGGAACTTCATCGTGGTCAGCGGCGCTTCCAGCGCACGCAGTCGCTTGGCCACGTCGCGGGCACGGTCGCGGACCATGAGCACCTTGCCGGGGTCGGTGACCTCGAACAGGTACTCGCCATCCTCGCCGCCGATCAGCGGCTCGAAGATGCCGTACAGCGACGTGCCGTTGTCCTTGAGGAACCGCGGCACCGCCCGATTGAACCCGCCCTCGTTGTAGGACGAGCGCAGGTAGGTCGGCGTGCAGATGTTGCCCGGGTGCAGCGCGCTGGCGCGGGAGGCGGGCTCCTCGGGGTAGGCGACCTCCGGATGGGGGTCACCCTCCTTCCAGTCCTCCCAGAGCGCAGCCTCCTTGCGGGAGGCGGCGGCGTAGCCGCGGCTGTGCAGGTAGATGTCGAGTCCGATGATCTTGCTCCTTTCTTGGGTCTGCCAGTTTTTCTAGCAGAGGTGGTGGTTGTGTTGGTAGAAGCCTAGCACAGGGAGCGGACCCGTGTCGAATCCGCCCCCTGCGCTGTCAGAGCAGGGTCAGGGTGGTGCCGGGCTGGCCGTCGTCGCCGAGGACCTCCCGCCACGCGATGCCCCGGCTCAGCGCCAGATCGTAGGCAGCGCGGGCGGCCTCGTGGACGACCTCGGGCCACGAGGGCACGTCGTGGACGAGCGTGCGATCGCTGACCCGCTTGTCGCGGGTTCCCTTGGCCGTCAGGGGCCAGCCCTTGACGTTGACCCGAACGGACCAGCCCTCGGGCTCGTCCCACTGCGGGTTGGCTGCGCACCAGAAGGCGTGCACCTCGACGCGATCAACCTCGAACCCGTTGTCGTAGCCGCGCGAGGTACGCACCGTCTCGACGCGCACCCCCTCGAACTCGGCGAGGGCGCGAACGTCGTGGTCGATGAGTCGTGCTTGCATCGTCGTTCTCCTTTCGTAGTGGTGATGTTGGTAGCCCAAGTGTATAACACCTAGGCGGGTACTGTCCAATCCGGGTAGTCCACGGCGGCGCAGACGACGCCCGTCTCCGTGGGCGGGTCGACCGTGACGTGGCCCGGCACGGCAGCGACGAAGGTGATGAAGGTGAGAACGTCGCTGCGCATGCCTCGCGCGACGGCGAACGCCTCCCACTGGTCCTGCGCCATCACCCAGTCGCCCATCACCTGCCCGGTGTCGTCGTCATAGGAGATGACGGTCCACGGCATCACGTCAGCCCCTTGGGCGGGTTGTCCCACGGGCGCACGCCCTTGGTCGGGTGGACGACCAGCATGGGGTCGGTGTTCGTGCCGATGACGGTGAACTGGGCCATCGCCTCGTCCTGCCCGCACTGCGAGCAGATCTCGATCTGACGGCCACCCCACCGGGTCATCGCGCCGGGGTAGGCGCCGGGCGTCTCGTTGTTGGGGACAAACCTCGAGCAGCGGGGACACACGAGGTTGATCGGCCCCTTGTCGTCGTTGGTGGTCATGTCGTTCCTCTCTACAAGTCGGTGGTGTCGAAGGTGATGGTGCTGACCAGTTCGGCGACCGCCGCGTCAGCGGTGGGTCCGGTGGCCTCGGCCAGCGGGTCGGACTCGCTCACGTCGTCAATGTCGAACAGCCGCGCCAGCACGCCGTCGGGCGCGAAGTCGAGCCGCAGGTAGAACCCAAGGGTTCGGTACTCGCTCACTCCTCCTCCTCGCGGATGACATCGAACGCGCCGAGCGCGCCGAACATGCTCATGACCGCATCGAACGCGCTGCGGTCCGGCGGACCGGACGGCACGGACAACTCGCCCGTGGTGCCATCCGCGTACTCGACCTTGATCTTGTCGCTCATGCCACGTCCTCCTTCTCCAACACATCCTCGGGCGCGGCGATGATGACCGTGCCGTCCTCGCGGACGCAGCAGACGAACTCGGACTTGCCCATGGGGAAGGTCCTCGACAGCAGGCTCAGCGAGCCGTCGTCCTCACGAAGGTATGTCGCCATGGTTCCCCCTCAGTCGTTGTTGTCGATTGCGTCGAGAACTGTGAGCACGACCTTGGCCTGCGTCACGGGGTCGATGCCCTCGGCCCGCATGGCGAGGACGAGCGCGTCGCGCACGTCCTCCCACGTCACGAGGCTCTGCTCGGTGACGCCCTCCAGCATGTCGGGATCGGCCCCCTCCATGAGGTCGTCCATCGCGGCGTCGTCGGAGACGAGCAGCACGACGCATTGGTCGTATGCCTCGATGGAACCCGTGTCGGTCCCGTAGATGATCTTCTGCATGGCTGTTCCTTCCTGTTGTGGTGGTGTTGGTAGAAGCCTAGCATCCCCGTCGGATCTAGGTCAAATCCCGTCGTTATCGTCATCCCCGTCGAAGCCGATGTAGGTGGCTTCGACCTGAATGATCCGGCCCTGCGACCAGATGGCCGTGACCGGGTAGGCGCCGTCGCCGTAGCCCGAGTCGGTGATCCACGCGAAGGTGTGACCCTTCTGGAACAGACGGGTCAGTTCCAGCGTGGTCGCCCCGTCGTCGGTGGTCCACGTGTCGTTGTACGTCATGCGGGGGCGGTTGACGAAGAAGCCAACCATCCCCGCATCGACGCCCTGCTCGGTGGTCGTCGCGTCGTCCGCCGCCGGGGGGCGAACCATACGCAGCCCGGCGTGCCAGATGCGCGGTCCCCATCCACCCTCCACGGCCTCGTGGGCGTAGACCTCCCACGTTCCGGGGTGCAGCGGCGCCTCGGTGATCGCCGACAGGGCGAACGGTCCGTGGTCGGGCAGGGCCTCGGTGTGGCCGTAGACCAGCCGGTCGTTCGGATCGGACCTGTCGATCAGGTAGCAGGGGTCGCACACGGTCAGCGTCGAGCCCTCGGACACGAGCACGCGCTCGATGATCTCGGTCACTTGGCACCCCCGACGAACTCGGTGAAGTCGGCGATGGCGCGGTTGACGTGGCCGATCACGATCTTCGCGATCTCGACGCAGGCGTCGATGCCCTCGCCCTCGGGTTGCATGTTCTTCCACTCCGTGAAGCCGGTGGCCAGCGACAGGCGTCGCGCGCCGTACAGGTCGTAGGTCCACATGTACCCAGCGACCGTGCCGTCGAGGTCAGCGATCAGGCACACGTCGATGCTCTCGGTGGGCAGCACCGGGTCGAGCGAGTTGCTCCACGGGTGCTGGCGGGTGCCTGCCCGGTCGGCGTTGGTCACCGGCAGCGCCTCGTTGACCGCGGTCATGATGGCGACCAGCATGGAGTCGAACTCCCCCGAGTTGATCGGGTCGAACTCCGAGAAGCCGTCGTAGTCGTCGGTCTGCTCGAAGCGGGCACGCAGCGCGGCCTCGTCGAGCACGATGGGGTTCAGCATGTCGGTTCCTTTCTGTCGTTGTTGTGGTGGTGATGGAATCACAATCCCCGTCGGATCAATCTGTCAAATCAACCCGACGGGGGTCACGATGGTCAGGCGGCGGGAATCCAATCCCCTGCCTCCCAGCGCAGCGCAGCGCGGTTGCTGGGGTGGTTGGGCAGGCCGTAGCCCATGCGCCCGTCGGGCAGGCGGAGCAGGTAGCGCCCCGGCCCGGCGGTGCGGGCCATGCGGTCGTACTCCGCCGACTCGCTCAGGTAGCCCAGAGCCAACTCCCAACTGGGGGTCAGGCGCGGGTAGTTGCCGTGGTCGGTCAGGTACCACTCGGGCACGACGGCCTCGGCCCACGCGGTCAGCGTGGCCTCCAAGCGGGCGACCTCATCGCGCCAGACCTTGCCCTCGGTCAGGACGGGCTCGATGTTGTCAGGCCCGCCGCGCCCGTCGTTGGTGATGACGGCGACGCGCTCGCCGTCCTCGTAGAGCGAGAACGAGTACGCCCCGCCCGCCGTGTCGCGGACATTCTTGATCGTGAAGGTCATAGTCGCTTCCTTTCGTCGTTGTTGTGGTGGTAGCAGAAGCATAGCACGGCTATGCGGAGTCCGCCAAATCGTCGTCCTCGGGCATGTAGCCCGCGTCGTCGGCCACGTCCATGATCGCGTAGATCAGGGAGCGCAGGCCGGTCAGGTTGACCGCCGCCTCCATCGCTGCGGGGTTCTGGTCGGCCTCGTCGAGGACGTCGATGATCTGGCTCAGGGTGGCCCGCTGCTGGCGCAGCAGGGGGTAGTTGATCCGCTGCAACAGTTCATCGGGCGTCACGGGACCAACTCCATCGCGAGTTTCATGAGGGCGCGGGCGTCGGTGTCTGCGGCGTAGTGCCACGTCTCGCCCTTGTGGACGTAGGAGAACTCCGCCACCTTCAGGGAGGCGAAGTCCAGCCGCCGGGTGACCTCGGTCCAGCCGTTGGCCGTCCAGACCTCAGCGATGGCGTGGCTCTGGTGGTCGTAGGCGTTGCGCCTGATCCGCACGCGGAAGCGCTTGTCGTCCGAGCGGCGGGCCACGGTGGTCATCACGAGCGACTGGTCCATCCGACCGTACTCGGTGTGCAGGGTGGTGAGTGCCATGAGAAGTCCTTTCGTCGTAGTGGTGGTGGTGCGGTGTTGCCCCAAGCATAGCACGTGGATTCGGAACGTAACAAATCGAGGGAACGGGGCGAACCATACGGCCCACCGGAGGAGGCTCGAGAAAGTCATAGCCTCACCTCGAGCCGCCGGTCGCGCGCGCGTACACACGAAGAACCCCCGACGCGAGGGGCACGCCGGGGGTTCTTGTTCGGGGGATTACTCCATGAACTCGGGGACGACCTCGGCGTACCCCATGCGCTTCAGGCTCTCGAAGCGCTTCCACGATGACGCAGGGAGCACGCTGATCTCGTGGCGCGCCCATGAGCCGACCGCATCCTTGGAGTGCCGCCCGCCATGACCGCCGAAGTCGCCGCCGCCGCGCCCGTTGCCTTCGGCGGTCAGCAGCGGCAGCGGGTGGATCTGCCAGCCCTCGCGGTCCTCGGGCAGGTTCTTCATGTCCACGAACACCTTCAGGTCGTGATTGACCAGATAGCGCGCCGGGTAGACCCTGTCGTGGTCGGCGGGCTTGATCTGGTACGGCGCGAGGTGCACCGTCTCGTAGACGTAGTGGTACAGGGTCGCGAGATCTCCGTTGACGAGCACGCCCGGCTCAGGGTCTGCGTAGTCGCCCGCCCACACGAGGCGCCGCGGGCGGGACACCAGATCGCGCACGATGGCGTCCACGAACTTGTTGCCGACCCATGAGTGCTCCATGAGTTTGAGGCCGTTCTTCCAGTCGTGGGAGTAGGCCCAGCCGTCGATGCGCTCGGTGAAGTCGGCGGCGGACGCGGCGGAACTCAGCACAGGGGTCCAATACTGACCCACTGCTCAGCCCTCCTTCAGGTCGCGCAGCGCCATCCGCAGGCTCGCCAGCAGGATTCGAGCCTGACTGTCGTTCAGGTGCAGGATGGTCTGGTCGTCGCAGCAGTCCTCATCGCTGCGGATCTTGATGATCGGCGTGCCGTCGAACTCGTCGATGCTCAGTTCGATCCTGCCGTTGAGCACGGGGATCCCGTGCGTGACCTTCATCATGTCGCTCCTTTCGTCGTGATGGTGATGGTGGTGTCAGGCAGGTCCCCCCGGTCTGCGGTCGAGGGGACCCTTTTCTCGGCTTTCAGCGCCGTTGCAGACTCATTCGCTGCCGATTCCGCGCCTGACTCGCGCCAGCACCCGAGGAGAGATTCGAACTCTCACGAAGACGGTTTTGGAGACCGTCCGGCTCAACCTGCGCTCTCGGATCCGCTTCTAGTAAAAGCATATGCGCTCCCCGTCGGTTCTGTCAAATCCCCGTCGGGACTCAGAACCAGCCGGAGTTGATCTCGTACTCGCGGATGCACGAGTCCTTCTGGTACTCGGTGTCCGCTGCGGCCAGACACATGTCGCGGGTCTCGGTCAGGTGCCGCTGCTCAGCGCGGTACATCGCCGTGACGAGCAGGGCGACCAGCACCAGCAGGCCGAAGGAGAACGACGGCCACGACGGGCCGGGGCGCTCACGCATGGTCGCCCCCCAGCAGCATCGCCAGTTCGGCGTTGTCGGCCTCCCACTTGGCGCGGGCGGCAGCACGGACCACGGCCATGCGGGCCTCCACTGTGTCGCGGAACTCCGCGTCGTAGGCATCGGCCTCGGCCTCAGCGATGTAGCGGTTGCGGGCGTCGCGGGCATCCTCGACGGCTCGCTTGGCCGCGTACTCGAGCCGCTCGCGGCGGTCGGCCTCGGCCCACTCGTCGCGCATGACGTCGACCATCGCCCCCCACTCAGCGCGGGGAATGGAGGCGGTGCCGCACACCTTGCAGCCGGTCCACGCGACGGTGCGGTCGCTGGCTGCCGGGCCGTCCACGCCGCGCACCTTGAGCCAGTTCAGGTTGTCCTGCCCGTAGTTGGGCAGGTAGTCGTGGACCTGATACGGCCCGCCGCGGCTGTTGGTCTTGGCGAACCGACACGTCGGCTCGTGCAGCGCGATGGTCCACAGGGTGACCGTCGTGGTCCGCCCGTCGTCCTCGACCTTCCACGAGCGGTTGGCGCCGTTGCTGGCGAACTCGCTCAGGCGGCGGGTCACTGGTCGTCCCCGTCAGTCAGGACAGCCTCGTCGATGAACAGGGCCTCGCCGCGGCGCATGGCGTCGATGAGCGGCGAGGACTCGCCGGGCAGGTCGCCGGTCGGGGGCAGGTGAACCTCGACGCCGCCGATCATGGTGCGCTCGGGGTTGTCGAGGATGTTCGCCCCGCGCTCGGAGTCGCCGTCGTAGGACGTGCAGAACTCGGGGCCGAACAGGGCGAACGCGATGGCACGGGCGGCCTCGTGGTCGCAGCCGCGAATCACGAAGTAGGCGCCGGGCTCGGGGCGCTGGTCGGGGCCGAACGTGATGATCGTCGTGCTCATGTCGGTGTCCTTTCGTCGTTGTGGTGTTGGTAGAACCTTACCACGGGGAGCCGACCCTTGTCGAATCGGCCCTCCGTGGTGGGATCAGGCGCGGGAGTCCGGCAGCGGGTGGCCGCTGAACAGGGTCGCCACGCGGCTGTCGTCCATGTGGTCGATCATCACCTGCATGGCCTCGTTGGCGTGCTGCTGCAGCGCCTTGGCGCTGTGACGCGCAACGGGGCGCTTGAGGATCGTGATGCCGTGGCGCGGGGAGATGTGCGACTGGATCCACCCCGGGAACACGTCGATGATGTGCAGCATCGCGACGTACTCCTTGCTGTGCTTGGAGTGGTAGACGTACAACTCCGCGTACCGGACGCCGTGGTCGTCCATCTTGTCGGGCACGTCAACGTCGGGGCGCTCCCAGCGGTAGGCAATCGAGCGGTCGTCGGCGATCCGGTCGAGGGTCGCATCGGGGAGGGCAACGGCATGTGTGGTCATGGTGTGTCCTTTCGGTAGTGGTGGTCGTGCTGTTGTGGGTCAAGCATAGCAGCAGTTTCCTGCCTGCGCCAAATCCTGTTTGGTGCAGGCAGTGTGCGGCAGGGGTCTGACACAAACACCGGCGGCGAACCATACGGCCTCCCGGAGGAGTCTCGAGGAGTCTCGATCAACGCTCGAGGGTTGCCGGTCGCGCGCGCGTACGCGTGAGGCGAGCACGCAAAACCCCCCGGCTCCACAGGGGAACCGGGGGGTTTCGGGGGCGTGGGGTAGGTCAGCCCCACCACTCATCGACCAGCGCGTCCAACTCGCGGTGCAACTTCGCCAGCGACTCGGGCATGTTGGTGACCTTCATGCACTCGGCTGCCGGGCCGGGCCGGGCGGCGATGCACTCCTGTGCCTTGGCCGCGATCTTGGCCCGCAACTCGGGGGTGTCGTTGGTCGGGGCAGGCATCCCGTACAGGTAGCCGGTGCCGTACTGAACGTCGCCGCCCTTGCCCATCTTGCTGCCGCCTGCGATCTGGGCGTCCATCGCGCGCTTGGACATGACCAGCCCGGCCATGAACCAATCCACCGGGGCGTAGTAGACCTTCTGGGTCATGTAGTTCGTGCCCGACAGGATCACGACGGGCGTGCGCTCGTAACTCTTGCTGAACGTCGCGGGCACCACCATGAACGTCCCGGTGACCACGGACGACGGAACCCACTCCGGTCCCTTCGGGTGCCCGGCGCCACGCTTGATCCGCACAGCCTCGCGCCGTGGCGCGATGGCCTTGTGAGCCACAGCCTTCGAGGTTCGGTTTCCGAACCACAGCACCGGATCATCCTTGCCTGACAGCAGGTTCGAGGATGACACCTTGTTCACCAGCATCTCGGGATGGTCGCGCTGGATGACCGCGAGGTCGTCGCCCAACTTGGCGTAGTGGCCGAAGTCGGCATACGAAGTACCGTTCTTCAGGTTCACCATCCACGCCGGGGCCGTGCGCGACACGTTGGCCGTGGCCCGCGAGGGGATGTCGGTCGGCGTGAGGTAGGGGGTCAGGTAGGCAGCCGGGATCATGCTGCGATCCTCGGCGCGCAACTCGACTGCCTCAGGCTTGGAGCCAAGGCCGTAGTTCACCACGCGCACCGATGCATCGCCGGGCCAGACGTAGGACTGCCGCCCGAAGATCGGGTACACGTCCTGCATGGCCGGGTGTGACCACAGGCCCGATGCCTGCGTGCCCTGTGCGACGGAATCCGTCACCACGAGACCTGACCGGGTATCGGGGAACTCGGCGATGTACTGCGCAGACTTGACCATCCAGATGTGGGCGTAGTCCATCATCCCGCCCTTGATGCCCAGCGCCTTGCGTTCCGCGACCTGCTGGGCATTCTGTCCGCCGTCGCGCTCCTTCTTCGCGCTGATGTACGGCGGGTTGCCGACGATGGCCGTCAGGTTCGGGAACTCGGCGTTCCAGTCGGTCGTGACCGCGTTCGCGTGCCGGATGTCGGCCACGTCCTTGAGCGGGAACGTGTCCCACATCAACTCGCCCATTGCCTCGGTGTGCCGCTGATCGGCGGCGTGCAGCGTGAGCCACAGGCTCGTGCGGGCCACCGATGCCGACAGGGCGTTGTACTCGATGCCGTGGAACTGCGCCAGTGACACGCGCTGCGCCGGGATCGTCTTGGCGCCGCCCGCCGCGAGGTCGAGCGACGCGGCGGTCTCCAGCGCGCGCAACTCGCGGTAGGCCACCATGAGGAAGTTGCCCGATCCACACGACGGGTCGAGGACCTCGATCTCCGACAGGCGCTTGAGGAAGTTGCGCAACTTGGTCGCGCTCCCCTGTGCGGCGGCATACTGCGCCTTCAGGTTGTCGAGGAACGCCGGACCCAGCACGTCGAGGATGTCCTGCTCGTGGGTGTAGTGCGCGCCCTCCGCGTGGCGCTCGTCGGCGTCCATCGCTGACTGGTAGATCGTCCCGAAGATCATCGGGTCCAAGCCGCGCCAGTCGTACTCGCAGGCCTCCAGCAGCGCCTCACGGGTATCCGCGTCGAACACGGGCACCGCGATGTCCCCGGCGAACATGCTGCCGTTGATGTAGCAGTAGTCTGTTGCGTCGGCGTTCGGGCTGTCGAGCAGTCGGAAGATGCCGTCGATCACACGGCCAAGGGTGGCCCCGTCAGCCGGGGTGCCCAGCACGTCGCCGTGGAACGTGCCGTTCTTCCAGACGTAGTTGTCGTCGGCGTACAGGGCGAACAGCAACCGGGTGGCCAGCGCGGGCAGGTCCGTCTCGGAGTAGCCGTTCTTCCGCAGGCCCTTGAGGACCGCGCTCAGCAGCGATGCCGCCTGCTCGTTCACGGTGCCGTGGCTGCGCAGGTAGGCCGGGAGGCCGTCGAAGATCGGGGTGAACAGGGACACGTGGGCGTGCAGGTCCGCCAGTGGGAACTCGTGCTTGGTGCCGTCGGGGTCCACGACGAGGAAGTTCTGGAAGTCGCTGATGATGTACATCTGCGGGTGCTTCGCCGGGGCCAGATGGGCGACGTAGGGGCGCACCTGATCCTTGAGGGTTGCGTGCAGGTCCTTGCCCGCCGACTTCATCTCGAACAGGATGTGGCTCTCCCACAGGGCGTCGATCGCGCCAGTCGTGCCGCGCGGGGTCTCGACGGGGTACTGGAACCGGAAGATGTCCGCGGGGTCGCGGTCGGTGAACACGCCCACGAAGTCGCGGATGAAGTTCTGGTCATGCTGGCGCTCACTCGTGGTGGCGGCGTACTTCGCGGCGAGCGCCTTGGCGCGGTCAGCAGCAGTGGTCATGGTGGTGATCCTTTCAGGTGGTGGTGGTGTTGCTAGGTGGTTATGGAATAACACTAGCACGACGCAGCGAAATCTTGCAAATCCGCTGCGTCGTGCTCTCAGACGTTCAGGGGGCCAGCGGCATTGGGGTGCCGGGGTAGTCCCCCGGACATGGCATCGAGTAGCAGCAGCGCCTCCATGCGAGCGGCAGGGTCCGCGGCGGGAGCAATCTGCTCCTCCAGCGCCATGAACTCCTCAAGGACGGCGATGCGCTCTGCGGGAGTTTCTCCTCCTGCGGGAAGTCGAGTCATGTTGTTCTCCTTTCAGGTTGTGTTGGTGGTTGTTGCCTGCAAAGCATAGCACGCCGCTAGGACACCCACCCAATCGAGGTCTGGTGAGGCTCCGGCGGCGGCTCGAGCCGGTCGCGCGCGCGTGTAGTGTGCACGCACACACGAAGGAGATGCTGATGAGCGACACCTACACAGGCGAGGCCTACTGCGTGAAGTGCAAGGCGAAGCGGGAGTTCACGGGTGCCATCGAGTTGTCGGTGAAGGGCAACCGGACCACTCGCTTGGCCAAGGGGACCTGTCCGGCGTGCGGCACGAAGATGACCCGCATCCTGCCCAAGGGTTAGGCACGGCAAAGGCCCCCCGCATCCCATGTCGGATGCGGGGGGCCTTTGCGCGTGGGGTCAGGCACGCACCGTTCGGGTGATGGTGCTCAGCGGCACCGGGTCCCAGTAGAGGTCACGCTCGATGGGGAACAGGCCGCGGGCGAGGGTGGCCTCCATCTCGACCAGCGAGAAGTAGCCCAGTTCCTCATCGAGGCCCTTGACGAAGCCGAACGCCTCGCCCGTCTCGGGGTCCCACTCGACGACGTACCAGTCCCACGAGCCCACGAAGTAGTGGGCGCGGACCATCGGGTCATCCTGACCCTCGGTGCTGCGTAGGGCGGGCACCTCGTCGGTCCAGATCGGGTAGAACCGATGGCCGCGGCGCCTCTTGTTGATCTCGGGAAGAATCACTGTTGTTTCCTTTCGTCGTTGTGGTGTTGGTACAACCTTACCTTGTCAGCCCGAGTTTCGTCAAGTCAGGCGTAGATCCAGCCGTCGTCGCCGATGTAGAGGGTGACCTCGCCGAACGCCTGCGCGGCCGTGGTCAGGCGCTTGCCGACCTCGCCCAGTCCACGGTCCCAGAATCCGGCTCCGTGGTGGTTCCGCGTGAGCCAGAAGTCATGGCCGACCTGACTGGCGTCAAGGTCGATCAGGTCGGCAATCTCGGCGTCGATGAAGTCGAACAGGTCGCCCGTCAGCGCCGCCACCGTGGCGGGCGCGATGTCGCGCGGGTCGTAGGACGCATCCAGCGGCTCACTGTCCTCGTCCGTGGATGACCACAGGGCGCAGTGCAGCATCGCGTTGGCCGCGATGGCGCGGTCGCTCGGAGTGTTGAGCATGGTCAGTCGCCCTCGTTGAGCGCGGCCTCGATATCGGCCTTGGCTGCTTCCAGTGCGTCGATCAGCCGGTCGCCGATCCGCTCGAAGTCGACCGTCTCGGACAGGATGGCGAGCAGGGCGTGGTCGAAGTCGACGGACTCCCCCTGCAAGCGCAGGCCTTCCACGTCACCCGTGGAGATGTCGAACTCGACCTCGTAGATCGAGTCGAAGATGACGAGCGTGGTGCCGATGCGCCCCTCGAAGTAGGTGTCAGTGAACTGCATGAGTGATTCCTTTCGGTAGTGGTGGTTGTTGTGGATCAAGCATACCACAGCGGGCCGACCCTTGTCAGATCGGCCCGCTGTGGTGGGGATCAGTCCTGAAAGATCCCGAAGCACGCCCCGTCGCCCTCGTGGGTACCGAAGTGCCAGCCCTCGGGCATCGCCTCGGCGATTCCGTCCTGCAGGTCAGCGAGGAGGAAGTCAGCCTCCTCGGAGTCCCACGCCGCCGTGCGGGCGATCTTCTCGATCTGGACCACGAACTCCGGCCCGCTCGGGTGGTTGGGGTCCAGTGTGGCCAGCACACGGGCGAACGCCGGGATCAGGTCGGAGTTGCGCAGGGTGCCCTCGGAGATGACTCCGGTGATGGTCGGCTCGTTCATGTCAGCGCCTTTCTGTTGTGGTGGTTGTTGTAGCAACTAGTTTACGGGATGGGGTGATGCAAGTCCAATCGACCGTCCCGCTGTTCTGTTGTTCCACCAGTGTGCATCGAGGGCATGACACAACTCGGCGCGAACCATACGAAGCCTCGAACTCGTCGAGTTTAGGGATCCCCAAATCCTCGGGACCCTCGAGGGCCGCCGGTCGCGCGCGCGTTACGCGAGGACGCGCACCAGCACGATGGAGACCGTGACGGCCAGAAGCGCGCCGATCAGCATGGCAAGCAGCATGGAGCGGCTCACAGGAACAGCGCCCGCTGCACCGTGAGTTCGCCCAGCGACTCGGTGATGGCGGCCCGGTAGGCGTTGGCGGCGCTTGCGTTGGCCTGCGCCACGGTGCGGCCCAGAATGTCGGCCATGCCGTCGAGCAGCGCCTCGGCGCCCTCGGGGGCCTCGCCGTCATAGGTCGGGTGGATGGCGATGCCATCGGAACGCACCTCGGCCACCCACGTCAGGCGCACGTCGCGGAACAGCGCACGCCCCGCGAAGGCGACGGTGCGCGTGTCGTCTCCGGCGCGCATGGACACCTCGAAGGAGTCGCCTGCGGGGGCCTCGGGGGCCTCAGTGGTCGTCGTGTCGTCGGTCATTGGGCTTCCTTCGTCTCGGTGTCCTCGGGCATGGGCGAGTCTGCCACCTCGCGCATCCGTAGGCGCAGCACCTCGCCCTCGGCGTTCTCGGCGCGGGATCGTTCGGCTAGCGCGGCGCCGCCCGTGAGCACAGAGAAGCCCGCCAGCAGGATCGTGCTCCACTCGGACGGCTCAATCACGCCGTCCTCCCATGCCAGCAGGAAGGCGCCGCCCGCGGCCATGACGGCGGCGACAACGGTTTTGACGACGTTGGGGGTGTCCATAGGCGGCAGGCTAGTGGCCGTCATGGGTCCAGACATGCAGAAACGCCCCCACCGTGGTGAGGGCGTTCCTTGGGCCGGTCAGACGCCGACGAGGTACTCCAGCCGCAGGGCGCGGAACAGGGCGGCGACCGTGGCGGTGCCCGTGCCGTCGTCGTAGACGCGCGCCTCGCGCGGCATCGGGTTCAGCGCGGGCAGGTCGATATCGCGCTGCCAGACGCTCGGGTCGATCACGTCCCATCCCAAGTCGTCGTCCTCAACGACCCCGGCGTCCTCCAGCGCGTCGAGCACGGCCTCGGCCACGGCGACGTACTCGCGGGGAAGCGGTGGAAAGAAGCCGGTCGTGACGTGGGCCGTCAGGGCCTGTCGCCGCGACGCGATGCCCTCGGCCACAGCCTCGGCCAGTCCTTGCGTGGTTGTGTTTCCCATGGTCATTCTCCTTCGTGGTGGTGGTGATGGGTGAATCATAGCACGGGGGGCCGACGCCGTGGCAATCGGCCCCCCGTGCCATCCCGCTACAAAACGGTCAAGCCCTCAACGTGAACCGTGATGCACCCGCCGTTCGGGCGCTTGGGCTCGCGGGCGCTGGGCACCAGCATGGCGAGGTAGTCCTCGCGCTTCACGATCCGCCCGTCGATCTTGTAGGTGGTGCGGATCGTGCCGTCCACCGTGTAGAGCCGGGCGTAGAACGATCCCTTGTGCTGGATCAGGTACGGGTAGTGCTCGGGCACCCACTCGCCCCACGGGAGTTCCCCCGTTTCGCGGTCGTTGTTGACCGACAGGCTCTGGTACTCCACGCCGGTCATGACCGTCGCGGTGGACTCCTTGGTCAGGACGTGCCCACGGAACGCGGCAGCGACCTTCTTCTCGGGCGACACCCACGCGACGTGCAGGACGTTCACGCCCGGCGCGTTGATCGCGTCGAGGTACGCCTGCGCCTCGGGCGACAGGGCGGTGGGGACGACCACGGGGGTCGTGGGGGCGGTGGCCGCGGCGACAAGGGCGTCAGCGACGGCGGGGGTGGTGGTGGTGTTCTCGGTCATTCTGGGTTCCTCCTAGTGGTGGTGTTCGGTAGTAGTTCAAGTATGAGGGTTGGGGCCGGCCTTTGTCAAACCGGCCCCTCCCCCCTAGTGGGAGTCGCAGACTCCCGTGAGTCCCTGCTCCACGAAGCAGAGCGGGCAGACGATCCCGCGACGGGTGTCCTCATCGTCGAGTCCGTTGAGGGTCGCGGTCGGCGCCATGGTCACGGCGTAGGCCGGGCCGATGGGCGAGGTCTCGACGACGAAGGGCATGTACGCCTCCAAGGCGTTCACGCGGATCGGCGTGTGGGTGGAGAAGGTGATCGTGCGACGGGGCCTCATGGCGAGTCCTTCCTACTGAGCGGATCAGGGCCTGTCCCTGTTCACATGGATAACAATACACAACCTAGTGCGGATCGCATAATCCGTGCTCCCTGTTCTGTTGTGCCTCCATCATGCGACGGGGGTCTGACACAAACTCGGCGGGCTAGTCCGTAGCCCGGCCCGCCGGTCGCGCGCACACGTGAGGCGCGAGGGTCTGCGATCACCCAGCCAGTTGGACATCACTACTAATGCGGTGGTATGGTTGTACCACAACGACGACCACCAAGGAGGAAGCAAGTGATCAACAACATTCTCGCCGCCAGCACCATCGGCGCCCCCGAGCCCGAGGTGGGCATGGGCGCCACGCTGCTGATGTGGTCCGACCGTCTCCCGTACACGATCGTCGGGGTCGAGCGGTTCAAGTCCGGTGCCTGCGCCGGGCAGGTCAAGGCCGTGCTCGCCCAGCGCGACGACACCCAGCGGGTGGACCGCAACGGCATGTCGGAGTCGCAGGAGTACGTGTTCCTGCCGAACCCGAACCGTTCGGTCGAGCGTTTCGCGCTGCGCAAGAGCGGGCGCTTCGAGGGCAACGGCGGCACGCTGGCCATCGGTTACCGGGACAAGTTCTTCGACTTCTCGTTCTGATCGGGGGGAGGCCCCGGCCCCTTCGGGGGTCGGGGCCTTCTCGTGTGTGCGCGCGACCGGCGGGCCGGGCTCGAAGTGCTCGCCGAGGAAAGTCGTAGGCCCGCCCTCGAGGGCCGCCGGGGGTCCGTATGGTTCGGTCGACGACCTCGAGGGCCGCCCGGGACCCCGCTCCGCCGAGTCTGTCGATTTGAACTCCCCCTGATTCTGGTGCTATGCTTAGGTCTGTCAGCCACCACCACCACCAACCGAAAGGAACTGACAATGCCCGTCAAGATGATCACCCCCCGCCAACTCGCTTTTCTTGAGCGCCTCGCCACCGAGCGCGTGCTCGACGCCGAGGCTCAGGTGCTGTTCGACGCCCGTGCCGACATGACTGCTCGCAACGCGAGCCGGTTCATCGACCGCCTGATGGCCGCGCCGCGCGTGGCTGCCGCCCCGGCGCAGGCCGCGACCGAGGGCTACTACGTCCGCGGCGAGGAGGTGTTCGTCGTCGTGCCCAACAAGGCGGGCACGGCCACCTACGCCAAGCGGCTGGAGGCCCACGTCACCGAGTCCGGCGCTCGCCGGGGCCGGTGGGTCTACGCCCCGGGTGCCGGGCGCAACCTCGCCGCCGAGGGCCTCACGCCCCTGACGGTCGAGGAGGCTGGGCGGCTGTCCAACGGCTACGGCTTCTGCGTGGTCTGCGGGCGGTCCCTGACTGCGACGCAGAGCGCGGCGCGGGGGATCGGCCCGGTGTGCGAGGCGCGTCTGCGCCGCGTGCACGCAGCCGCCTGACGGCCTCGTCACGGCCCGGCTCCCTATGGGGGGTCGGGCCTTTCGCGTACCCTTCACACACGGACGGGACCAAAGGGGTCCTGCCATCGACAGAAAGGATGTTTCCCATGAGCAAGCCACGTTTGTTCCGCACCCCCCACCTGTTCGACACCCCCGAGGAAGCCATCGAGTTCTTCGAGGCCAACCGCGTCGAGGGGGTCGAGTCCCTGCCCAGTGAGGTGCGGGACTTCCTGTGCTGGCTGCCCGAGTACGAGCCGGACCTGAAGTTCAACGTCCAGCCGGGCTTCAAGACGCACTACGTCACCTGCGCGGTGCCGGGCGAGCGCTATGCGTGGCTCTACGCCAAGCCGAGCGGCGTGACCTTCCAGACGGGCGACCCGCGCAACGTCGAGGCGGTGCTCGACATGTGGGGCCGCCCGCACGCCTTCGCGCCCGAGGGGCCGGGGCCTGCGCTGCCCGAGGTGCCGGTCGACCACGTTCGCAGCCCGTTGGCGACCGACATATGGTTCGCCCCCTCCGAAGTCTGGCCGATGTCGCCCGCCGTCGAGTTCTGTTTGCGCCTGTCGGCGGCGTGGGCGCCGGGCACGAAGTTCTAGGCTGCGACCATGACGAAGAACTGGCAGCACGAGCACAGTCACGACAGCGGCGAGCCGCACGAGCACGAGCCGGTCGCGCGCGGGTACGAGGGCGGGGAGTTCGTTGCCGACCCGAACGTCGAGGCGTATGTCACCACCATCACCATGACGGTGGCCCACGGCAATGACGTGGACCCGTATCAAGTCGTCCAATCGCTTGCAGACGTGGTGAATGAGATGGGCTTCCAAGGAGTCGCAGTCGGAGTCGCGACAGTGGAACTGCGGGGAGCAGGAGGCATCATTGGGCTTTAGTGGTTCTGGCGATCCATCGGACTGTAATGTACGGTAGAGCCCATGGCGAGAGCATCCCGTGCATGTGAGGTTGTTACAGATGGACGGCCCTGCGCGCTGCCGCACGAGGCTCGGGGGATGTGCAAGAAGCACTACCAGCGGTGGCGATGGCATGAGGGAGATGGTTTCGAGCGGCTCCATCCCGCGTTTACCTCCATCGAGGAGGCATTCTGGTTCTACGCGCAGCCCGGTGATGAGCCCGAGGACCATTGGGTTTGGACCGGCAAGGTGGATCAGGATGGGTACTCGTCCTTCTCCTATAAGAACGAGAAGCATCGCGCCCACCGGTATGCATGCACTCTCCTCAATGGGCCCTGCCCGGAAGGCAAGCAGGCGTTACACAAGTGCGGGTCCGAGACCCGCTGGTGCGTCAATCCGAACCATCTCGCGTGGGGGACAGTCCTTGAGAACATGGCGGACCGAGAGGCTGATGGAAACATCCTGAGAGGCGGACGCAGCCCTCGGGCCAAACTCACCGATGAGATCGTGCTGGCGATTTATCACTCGCCCGACTCTCATGCAAACATCGCGCAGTCCTACGGGATTGGATTATCAACGGTCAAAAACATCCGTTACGGAAACACGTGGGCACACTTGACCAGACCGACCGGTGCACCGAAGCCGAAGCGCAGTCGGGCAAAACTGACTGAAGATGTGGTTCTGGCGATCTATCGTTCGACGGACCTACAACCCGTCATCGCAAGGAACTTCGAGGTATCTCAGGCGACGGTTAGCAACATCAAGAACGGCAAGTCGTGGGCGTGGCTGACCAGCGTGGAGCCTTGATAGGCCTGTGATAGCATCACGCTCATGGCTTCCCCGAAGAAGAACCTGCATTCGCAGAAGGTCGCTGACATTCTCAAGCGCTACCCCGATCCATTCCTCGCCTGTCGGGACATGGGCCACAACTGGAAGCCTGACTCGGCGGCATGGCTGCCGGGCGGCGACGTTGAGCGCGTGCTGGTCTGCACCGTGTGCGAGTCGCGGCGCAAGCAGATTCTGGATCGCAATGGCTACATCGTGACTGGCACCTACGCCTACGAGAAGGGTTACACCTTCACCGGCTTGGGGCGGATGGACCGCGACGACAAGGCGCTGATGCGCCGCACCAACATCCTGCGGCTGTTCGCCAAGTAGGCCGCAGGAGCCCGGCATTGAAGCGACAGTGCCGGGCTCCTGCACCAACGACGAAGCCCCGGTTCCCTTGATGGGGAACCGGGGCTCCGTGCTGTTCAGCGGCCTTCGGCCAAGGCCATTGCTTCGGCGAATCCGATGACGCCCATGCGGGCCTCCATCTCCTCCTGCAACGCCGCCTCGTACCACCCGCGATCCTCGAAGTACCGCTCGATGGCCATCTCGGCCTCGTGCTCGGCGCGGGCCTGTGCCTCGCCCTCGTACTGCTCGTAGGCGCATTCGCGAACCTCGGCCACCGTGGCGTGGGTCTGCTTGCAGTGGGCGCACGTGATGCGTGCCATGTCGTTCTCCTCTGTGGTGTTGTTGGTCGTGCTGTTGTGACTACAACAATACGGGATGCGGCTGGCCCTGTCAAAAAGGGTCCCAAAGGACCGAAGGGCCCTGAAGGGCCGAAGGGTCCGCAAACCATACGGCCGCCGAACTCGTCGACTTCGGCGGCCGGACGTCCTCGAGCGCCGGTCGCGCGCGTATACGCGAACGCCCCCGACTTCTCACCGGAGTCGGGGGCGTTCGGTTCGGATCAGCCGAGCCGTTCCTGCACGTCGGTGAAGATTCCGGCGATGGTGTTGATCCCCTCCGCGCGGAAGCGGTTGCGGATCGTGGCCATCGACGGCAGGTGGGGGCGGTCCTTCAGGTACTGCTCAAAGCCCGCCGCGCTCAGCCGCTCGCCGCTGCCGATGTAGTCCAGCACGGCGTTGTCGAGGTCGGCCTGCGCGATCTGCCGGGGCCGCGTGCCGCCGCGCCGCCCGCGCCGCGGGGCGTTGGCCGGGTTGAAGCCCGCCTTCACCGCGATATCGCTCCACAGGAAGTTCGCACCGATGGTCGCCGGGGCGGGGTCGTGCGGGCCGCGCAGGCGGGTGTAGTCCTTCAGCCGCATCCAGCCGCCCGCGAAGTCGAACCCGTGCTGGCGGGCGAGGTCACGCACCGCGGAGACGATGGCGCCCTCGGTCCATGTCGTGGCCTGCTCGCGGCTGGCGGGCAGGCACAGTTCCGGCACGGCCCGGCGCAGCATCGCGATGTTGCGGCTGTTGGCTGCGAGGCGGTGCTCGCGCAGCACGTCGTGCGCGTGCCTGACCTGCCCGCTCGCCCGCCAGTCGGCGGCTGCCTTGGCCAGCAGGTCGTCGTGGCGCAGGGTGCGCGTGCCGTGGTCGTTGAGGATCTGGCGCACTCGTTCGCGAGTCAGCCCGACCTCGGTGCCGATCGCTGCTAGGGTCCAGCCGTCAGCGGCCAGTTGAACGATCCGCTCGTTGCGTTCAGTCGTCGTCATGTCGTTGTCCTTTCGTGTTGGTCGTGTTCTCTATCGCGTATCTACGATACCGATTCTGGCCCCAAAAGTCAAGAAGCCCCAGCGGGTTTCGCTGGGGCTTCTGGCTGGGGGGACTAGAACTCCCGCAGGGCCGCACGCTTGCTGGCGGCGCGGGTTCTGGCCCGCTTCGGGCGCGAGTCGTGCCGCCCGCTGGCTCCGCTGGTGCGCAGGGCCAGAGTGGCCTGCACCTGCGCGGGCGTCTTGGCCGTGGCGCCCGCGGGCACCCTGTTCTTCGCCATGAGGTTTCCTTCCGGTTCGGCGGGGGACTCTCCCTCGCTCACACCGACAACTATACCGCTGCCAGTGGCAGAGAGCAAGTTAGGCGAACCGCTCGCCCCACATCGACGCCCGCAGTCCGCCGATGATGTACGGCAGGGCCTCGCGGGTGGACACCCCGTGGCGCAGCGGCTCGATGAGGTCGGCGGGCAGGTGGGTGTCGAAGCGCGCCGCCTCCAAGTCCTCAATGTCGTGCGGCTGCGCAGCGCCCAGTTCCACCACGTCGGCGTTGCGGGCGAACCGCTCGACAGCATCGGCGACCCGCTGCAACTTCGTGTAGTCGAGGTACTCGGGCAGGTCGTCCTCGGTGTGGTAGTGCTCCCACTCGCCGGAGGACAGGAACAGGAACGGCTTGCCCGCCAGCCGGAAGGCGTGGTGGTCGCTCATGTCGCCGACCCGCTTGTTGTCCACGACCAGCAGCGGCAGGTCAACCCCGATCAGCGCGCTGCGCAGGTTCGGGTGCGACTCGACGCCGGTCACCACGGACAGGTGCGGGTCGGTGCCGGGTAGTGTGGTCGGGTGGCCGATCAGGTCCATGACGATGGCAAGGTGGACCTCGCCCAGCACGTCCTCCACCAGACGGGTCGATCCCATCGCGGGAGAGTGGAAGAACGGCGGTTCCTCACCATCGAACGCGGCGATCACCACGTCGCGGCGCAGGGGCGCGGCGCTCAGGCGCTCGGCCACGTTGAGGACGACTGCCACGGACGAGGCGTTGTCGTCGGCGCAGTAGGACTCGATCACCGAGTCATAGTGCGCGCCGATCACGATGGGCGCCAGCGTGCGGTCGGTGCCGGGGATCACGCCGATCAGGTTGGTCATGGTGACGCGCCTGCCGCGCGCCTTGGCGGTGTAGGAGTGCTCCCAGTCGTCGGTGTCCCTGTAGGGAAGCAGGTCGAGGTCGGCGAAGCGGCAGCGCAGGTAGGCCACCGCGTCGTCGTGGCCCGGCGTGCCGGGCTTGCGGCCAGCCGACGTGGCCAGCGCATAGGTGTCAGTGCGGATGCTCATAGGTGGTCCTTTCGTGTTGTTGGTGGTCGTGCTCATTCCAGTATGCCCGTTGTGTCAAACGTCAAACGCGGCAATGACGAAGGCCCCCGGTTTCCCGGGGGCCTTCGGGGTCAGTAGCGGTCCTCGTACTCCTGCTCCAACCAAAGGTCCCGCGCGTAGTCGGGGTCCTCGTCGTCCTCCTCGGGCTGCTCCATCTGGCAGTTGTCGCAGGTGACTACTGCGACCTTCCAGTCGTCAACGAACCGGGTGCCCTCCGTGGAGCCGCACTCACACTCGATGGCGACTTCCTCGTCGTAGGAGTAGACCCCCGAACCGCGCAGGTCCATCGTGAACGTCATCTCATTCTCGCTCTCTCTGTGGTGTTGTTGTTCTTACATGACTAACATTACGCCTATCGCCTGCCCATGTCAAACTCAGACGCACTCGCCGGGGTGACCGTCGGCCAGCAGGCAGTCGGAGCGGCACACCTGCACCCGCGCGGCGCCCACCGTGTTGCCGAGGGTGTCCTTGATGAGCAGGGGTCCCCAGTCGCCGCCCATGGCAGGCTCCAGCGTGTCGGCGAGCCGCCGCAGGATGCGGGCGATCTCGATGCCGGGGGCGTCGGCGAACGCCTCGTTGTTCGTCTCGAACTCAATCTTCACCATGTCAGTTCCTTTCGTCGTGGTGGTGGTGATGGCTACAACTATACAGACCGCGGTGCCCTAATGCAAACCGAACCATACGACCCCCGAAGTCGTCGAGGTGGGGCTCGAGCGATCGACGAGCCGGTCGCGCGCACGTACACACGAGAGCGCCCCGACCTCCGTGAGGAAGCCGGGGCGCTGGTCAGCGGATGCGGTCGAACCGCCCGTCCCGCAGGTGCCGGGGCAGGACCTGTGAGCGGGTGGCCCACTCGGCGCGGACCCGCTCGGCGACCTCGGGGGAGGTGCCGTCCGGGCAGCGTTCGCAGCCGTCGTTGTCCATGTGCCACACCCACCACGCGAGGGCATCGGTGTGGTAGTTCTCGAAGCCGGTTTTCATGTCACTCCTCTCAGTCGAGTCAGCGGATGCGCGGGAAGCAGATCCTGCACAGGTCCGTGTGCAGGTACGGGGGGTCGAGCAGTTCGTGTTCGAGGTAGGCGATGTTGACGCGGCGTATCTCGGCAAGGACATCATCTGCCCCAGTCCACTTCATTGAAGTTCCTTCTTTCTGGTGGTTGTTGTGTTGGTAGGTAAACCATAGCACGTCTATGGCAGGTGTGTCCACTTCTCTCGACGCTTGATGAGACTGACCATCGCTTGCGTGATCCTGTAGTCCTTCGCGATGGCGCGCTGTGGTCGGGTGTCGGCACGGATGGCAAGCACCTGCGCCTCGGTCAGTTTCGCGGCGGGGTTCGCTTCGCCGGGTCGGGGAGAGTGTCGTTGCCGGTCGCGCGCGTACATGTCCCGCATGTTGTCGGCCTGCGTTCCGGCGTAGAGGTGAGTCGGCTCGATGCATGGCGGGTTGTCGCAGTGATGAAGGACGTAGAGGCCCTCGGGGATCGGGCCAACCCATGTTCTGTAGGAGACGCGGTGAGCGAGGCCGAGGGTGCAGAGGCCATATCCAGCCTGATTCTTGACAGCGGTCCAGATGAGACAACCTGTTTCTGCATCGCGTTTGGAGTAGTCGATCAGAACGGATTCAGGATTCCACCAGAGCCGCCTGCGGCCTAGTGGCCTAAGTTCCTTGCCTAATCGCATTTGCTCTGCATGTCCAGAGCACAGACCATTAGCCTTTATTGGCTTTTCGCCACAGTAGGAACACATAACGACTCGGTCCATAAAGATATGGTACTCAGTCCTCCCAGCCGGGGATCACGGTGGTCGGAATCCCCTCGGAGGCCCAGAGCGCCAAAATGCTTGGATTGTCGTCCACGGCGTGCACCGGGTTCCACCGGGTGCGGATCTGGGCGAGGATGTCGCGTTTGACCTCGACATCGCGGCGGTGGTCGTCGTTGCCGCGCATGAACAGCGCGTCGCTGGGGATGTCGTGCAGGGCGAGGAACCACGCGGTGTGGTGGCGCCACATCGCTCGGCGGGCGGTGACGATCAGCACGGCCAGCCCGGCCTCGTGCGCCTCGCGGGCGATGGCCACGGCCTGCTCGTTCGGCGGGCAATCGACGCTCTCGGCATGGAACTTCGAGAAGTCCTTGAAGGGATGATCCGCAGTTTTACGAACGTGATGTCGAATGCCGGAGACGTTCGCAAGGGTGCCATCAACGTCGATGATCACTGCGTCCCTCATGAGGGCCTCCTTTCGTGGTGGTGGTTGTGTTGGTAGGTAAACCATAGCACAGGAACCTCAGGAACAGCAACTCTCGGAGACGACGAAGGCCCCCGCCGAAGCGGGGGCCTTCTTGGGAAGGTTCAGGGTCACTTCACCTTGACGGTGCGGGCGCTCTTGACGGTGGTGCGCGCGTGTGTGCGCCTATGGAAGCAGCCGCCCGATGGCGATGCCCATGGCGATCCCCTTGGCGTTCTCGACGGGGATGTTCATGGCAACGAGGTACTCCACCACTCCATCGGGCAGGGTGGACAGCGCGCCATCGAAGGGGCCGGAGCCCAGTTCCCTGCCGCGCAGGGCAACGGCGTAGAAGGCGTCGTAGAGCCCCTCGATGGGCTCGGGCTGCTCAGGGCGGATCACTGGAAACTCCACCGGAAGAAAAGCACGGTCTCGACGTCCCACCCGTACAGGCCGGGGGTCGTGAACCGGGTGGCCCACTGGCCACGGGCGGTCAGCCAGATCCCATCGAAGTCGCGGGCCATGGCCTCGAAGTTCAGGCCAGTCCCGCTCAGCGCGTCGCGCAGCGGGTAGGCCTCGATCAGGGCGCGCAGGTCATCGAACGAGTCGATGACCGCCACCTGCGTCCCGGCGCGCGGCGTCAGGCGGTAGGTGTCCGTGCCCTCGATCCACTCGGGCATCTCGGTGGCGCACCAGTTGGCCCAGTTCTCCTCGGCGCCAGCGGGGCAGGTCCAGATCCCGCCCTCAGGCTTGTGCCAGTAGGCGTTCTTCAGCGGCTGCACGAGGTCCTCGTCGGGCGCCCCGACGGAGATGAAGGTGACCTCGGGTGCGTCGACGAGGGTGATGGTGGTGGTGGTCATGGGAACAATATTAGCACGCCTATTCGACGAGATTCAATATCCCGCAGCGGTGCGCCTTCACGGCTTCCATCATCAGGAACACCCATGACTCCCTGCGCTCGCACTCTGAGCATTCGCCGCAGAACGGGATGCCGCTCAGGGTTTCCATGTCCTCGCCGTCCTGCGCCGCTTGGTACAGGGCGTCCATGTAGGCGTCGTGCCGCTGCTCAGTCAGCCGTGCCCAGTGCTCGGAGTATTCGAGGTGCGCCATGCTCGGCAGCCTAGCAACGCCGGTCGCGCACACACGCGAGGCGGGCACGGGAAAGCCCCCCGCCGAAGCGGGGGGCCGTGGGGGGTCAGACGGAGAGAGTCAGCCGCCCCGTGCGCTCCTGCCAGTCGAGGCGACCGCGCACGTCGTAGAGCGCGTCCGCGATGCACTGGCGGTGCCACGCCTCGGCGCACTCCTCGCACTGCCAGACGCCCGGCTCGTCCTCGTAGCGCATGTCGTCGCTCTCAGCGTCGCCGTAGCGGAGGCAGTCCTCGCACTGGGCAACCTCGTCGTCACGGACGGACGGCTCGTCGATGAGCGCCTGAATCGCGTCGATCGCGGCCTCGTAGGTCTCGTACATGGGGTCCCTCCTCAGGGATCAGGAGCGGGGCACTTCCCTCGCTCACAGGAATAAGACTACACGAACTAGTGCGGATCACCTAATCCGTGCTGGAACCAGTCTGCGACGGGGACATGACAGAACTCATCCACGTCGTCACCCGCTCGGCCACGACGTACCCAGCGAGGGCGGCGGCGATCACTCCGGCCAGCGCGCCGACCCCGGCGGCAGTCAGGGACGCAGGCTCTTGAGCCACTCGATCCCCTCCACTGCGCCGATGGCCACGTGCATCGCGAGCGCGACCGGGACGGCAAGGGACAGGTACAGGACATCGGCGGCCAGATCCTGTGGCTTCATGCACGGCAGGGTAGGGAATCGCCGGGTGCAGCGTCCCCGACATCCGTATCCTTGACCTGACGCAGGGACGCCCCACCTTCCACGCATCGGAGTCGAACATGGCCGTCAGCACCTCTCCCAATGTCCGTTCGTGGGATCCCAAGTCCCCATCGATGTCCGCCGCACTGCGCGAGCAGAAGGAGCGCGAGACGCGCCGGGCGGCTCGAGAGGCGCAGTTGGCTGAGCGCGCGGCACGGTTGGCGGCGAGGGCCTCCTCGTCCTGACCTCGCGCGGGGTGCTACTATTGCGTGAAACAACAACCACTACCAACGAAGGAGCACCCCAATGAATCAGTCATGGACCATCGAGTACGAGCAGGGTGATGGAAAGATCCTCGCCGAGTCCGCACCGGGCAAGGTCAGCCTTGATCCGGCGTGGGCCAAGATCATCGACCCCGAGGTCGGGGTCGTCGTTCTGGCCGTCCCGATCCAGCGCGTCGTCTCGGTGACGCTGGACGAAGAACTGTGAGACCTGCCTACGTCACCATCTCCGCGGTGGTGATGGGCGTTGGAGCATCCGTTCTGGGCATCCTCGATGTCATTGACGACATGGACGCCGCGCTCACCCTTGGGTTCGCCGGAGTCCTCGCAATCGTCGGCCTGAAAGAGCGATAACCCGGAGCAAGCATGGAAAGCCCCCTCGACCTGCTGGTCGAGGGGGCTTTTCCTTTGGCCCTGACTCCAGATCAGTTTGCAACCCTTGTGTGGTCGCTGCTGGCCGAGATCGCCCTAGCCATCGGCGTTTTCGCCATCGTCCCGATCCGTCTCTGGTGGAATCGGCGCCGGTCGCGCGCGCCTGAGAAGGGGCTCGAGGAGCCGGAATCGGATTGTTGAAAGTTGGCGCGCCTGTTCTTGACATGGGTCTTTTCTTGTGTGACAGTATGGTTTGTCGGGCACGAGATCAGACTCGAGCCTCGAGAAGGAGAGAGGTGGGAACCATGAGCACCACGGCTTGCCGGGCTCCGCTGGTCCTTCCCCATGACCCAGCGACGCGCTTCGCCCTGCTCCAGACGATGGTCGGTTCGTACATCCGGCTGAACAGCGGCGACTTCGCCATCGAGGGAACGCTGGTCACCGTTGTGCGCCCGGCGATGTTCTCCGAGGCGCCCAACCCCATCGTGATCCTCGACGTCAACGGCGAGCGGATCGCTGGCCCCGTGCTGCCCGGCGACGTGCTGGCTTGACCCCAGCGCGGGGTTCGGTTAGCATTCCTTTTGTTCGGCACGAACTCATGAAGGACCCAGATCTGCTCCCCCGTCGATCAGGGACACTTCGTTCGTCCGGCCTGAGAGCCCCAGTCGACCCCCCCGTAGACTGGGGCTCTCCCCTTTTCCCGTGAGGACCCATGAGCCTTCTCGCCGATCTTCGCGCCGCTGCTCCGGTGGATGCTGAGGAGCCGCCCTACTGGCTGCTCAAGCGATTGATCCCGCTGCTGGTCCCCGGCGCCGAGGTCACCAAGGTCGAGACCTTCTCCGACGGCCACGTGGGCGTGCGCGCTCGCTCGCCGATGCGGGGGTCGGGGCGCTTCTACGTCGTGGCCGTGCTCGACAAGGTGGGCACCGGCCTGCCGGACGGGCGGCGCGAAGTGCTGATGGGGGCAAGCCGCTATCGCGATGAAGGAGATGCCATGATCTTCGACAGGCCGTGGCGGGGATACATCGAACCCCAGCCCGGCGCGATGGCCGCGTGGATGGCGGGCGTGCTGCTCACGGAGGACCCGCACTTCTCGCCGAACCGCTGAGACGACGAACCCCCCGTACCAGTTCGGTACGGGGGGTTCGCTTTTTGCCTCAGTGCTCGGTGTAGAGCAGGTCCTGCTCCCACTCCTCCAGCATCTGCTGGTAGGCCTGCTCGGCGGCCCAGAGGTCGTAGGCCTTGTGGTAGGCCTCGTCGCGGTTGCGCTTGGAGGCCTGCGGGCGGCGGTTGTTGTTGCTCATGGTGGTTGTTCCCTTTCATTCGGGCGAGGGTCCTTCCCTCGCTCACAGGAACAACTATACGCTAGGCGGTGTGCTGAGTCAAATCAATCAGGGTCAGTTGGACGGGGTGGAGTTCGTGCTTCGGTTGTGGCTGCTCGGCTTTGATCCGCGGTGAGGGCAGGGAGCGCAGCCGGGTCTTGGACCTCACGCGGCGCATTCGATCCAGCGATTCGGGATTCTCGCGCAGTCGCTGCCGTTGGATGGGACTCAATCCGCCCCACACTCCATGCAGCCGTTCGCCGTCAGCCTCGACGTCCATCGCATATTGCAGGCAGGCGTTGCGCACGGGGCAGCGACCACAGATCCGGCGCGCGGTGTCGGCGTCGTCAAACCATATGTCGGCGGAGATGTCCGGGTCGGCGCACGCACTGTGCAGGTGCCAGAGGGTCAGATCCTGCTGAACAACCATAACCGTCACCGTCATGGGACACCAGATTGGACCAATTGGTGCAGCACTGCAAGTTCGCCGCGCCCGTGTCAACGGAATCTGGTTGCAAGAAAGCAAACCCTTGGGTCACGACGCTGGGTTACCGTGCTGCCCATGAGCAACCGGTCGCGCGAACATGCGAACGACCGCGAGCGTCTCGCCGCGGCGCTGGCGGAACTGGCCCTTCGGGACTACCTGATCATGCCCGCCGCGTGGGAGATGTGCTGCGCGACGTGCGGATGGACTGAGATCGCCCGGCAGGTCGGCGCCGACGGCGAGTTCCCCGAGGACCTCAAGACGATCTGGTGGCACGAGCAGACGGACTCCCGAGCCTTCTTGGGCGACGCCGATGCGATGCCGCAGACCGACGACTTCTGGGACCGCCTTCCCGAGGACGATGAGGCGGCGCTGGAGTGGATGGAGGCCCACGCCGAGGAGGCTGCTGCCGACTCCATCACCGCCCGACTGACGGTCTACAACGACTTGGTGGATTCGCTGTTCCTGCACTGGATCGGCGACCCCGAGGAGATCGCCGCCGCCCTGCGCGCGACCGGCCTGCGGGTGGTGGTGCCCGACGGCCCCGACACCTGCTTCGAGGTGCTGCCGGGGCGGGCGCACTTCCACGCCGCTGCTGTCGATGGTGAGGTTCTGGTGCACACCTCCAACGGCCCGCTGCACCTGACGGCTGCTGAGGCGCGGAAACTGGCCAAGCAGGTCAACGCCGCCGCCCGCGAGGCTGTGGCGCAGGGGCAGTTGTTCTCCTCCTAGGACCCGAACAGTCGCTTATGGCAGTCGCCGCAGTAGCGGGCGCCATCAGGGCCGTTGTGATCGGCTGGCCACTTCCCGCAGCCAGCACAGTAGGTCGGCTGCTGGCCGGGGCGCTGGATGGACAGGCGCGGCGGAGAAGACATGGGCGAACCATATCCCGATGTTCAGTGAAGACGGAGGACCTCGAGCGATCGCTTTCCGGTCGCGCGCCCCTACGCGAGGTGGGTCGGTTGATAAGATTTCCACGTGAGTCCAAAGAGCAAGAAGCGCAAGCGTCCACCCAGCCGAGAGGTTCGGATGGAGACGAACAAGGAGCGGAACAGAGCGCTACTAGCCGACATTCAAGCGGGCGGAGGACCAACCTTGGACGCGCTCCTCGCCATGGACCCACTTGATCGAGCCGTGCTGATGGCGGCGATGGAACTTGAGATGAGTGGGAAGGCTGTTACGGAAAGCAATATCAGGAAGCACCTGCAGATCTAGCGGGTCCCGCAGTTCCCTGTATCTGTGGAACCCATGGGAGGCCTTGATCTGCGGGTTCTGGTCGATCCTCAAGGAGCCGACCCAGTTCGCGGATTAGCAATCGTTGAACTGGGTACGGCAACTGAGGATTCTCAAGGGCGGATGTTCCGCACGCACCTCTCGGGTGCGCCCATAGACAGGGCGATTACTCCCTGCCAGCACGGTCTGCTGGGATCCCGCATCCCTGCGGGGCCATAACAATGCGCCCACCTCTGTGCCTGTGGCGGGATGGTGCTCCTGAAACCCGCTCGGGTGGACGCTCAACTTGACTAGCCCTCTGACGGCCTTCTCCCCCTATTTCGTAGGGGGGCCTCCCGATCAAAGACGGAGGTCCCTTGCTATCCCCGGCTCCCTGTATGCAGGAGGGTCTCTCTGCATATCCACGGTCTGCCCCAGATCATCGCGCTCAGGGCGTCAATACGCTTGACGTGCGCCACGGTTCGGGATTACCATGGGACCCAGAGGTTGTCGTAGACGGACCAAACCTTTTCAGAGGCCCCGACCCGTGTCAAGCGGTTCGGGGCCTCTGTCATGTCGGGTCGTGGATTCGAGCCCCCCGGGTGCGCGCGACCGGCCTGCTATGCTTTGGGGATGATCACCACTACTACCACTGCCGACTCGATGGTGGGTCCGATCATCGAGGACCTGCGCTCGGCCTTCAAGGTGTGCCACAACGATAAGACTCCGCTGTATGCCATTGTTGACACCCTCTACCGGCTGGCTCAGGGATCGTCCTTCGTCTACGTCGGGCCGCTCGGTCGGGAGCGGACCCTGCGGATCAACCTCGATCGGACCAAGAGAGAGATCTCCCTGCTGATGACCGCCCGCAACGGCACTGAGGTCGAGGAGGCCCAGCACTGGGCGATGCACTTCCTCACCGAGGCGTACGCCGCCGCGACCGAGATCGAGGTCCATGTCCTGCCGAGGACGAACTGGATCATCGCCGTGGACCAGAAGGGCCGGGAGTGGGCATGACGAGCGTCTACCGGCAGATCGAGCCGCTGGCCGACGACCTGCAGGCGGCGCTGAACACCCTGCCCAACGACCCGGTTCGACTTCGCGCCATCGCCGACGACCTGCGGCGCGTCCGCGAGGGGAGGCGGGTGCACTACGTCGCCCCGGCTGAGGTGCTGGAGGAGATGTGCGCGCACCTGTACCGGGCCGAGGAGGAGATCCGCGCGATCCTCGAGAACCGCTTCGACCCCACCACCGGGGTGTGGGCGCTCACCTTCGTCCAAGCCGCCCTCAACCTCGCGCGCCGGGTCGAGGGTCATGCCATGCCGCCGGATTCGCGGTTCCCGACGCTGAGTGATGGGGGACCCGTATGGGCGCGCTGAACGCCGCGGACTTCACAGTCCCGCTGTTGGAGCGGATGGACATGATCTTCCGGATGCCCAACGGACCGGCTCGCCACGAGGAGTTTGTCCAACTGGCCGACGACCTCGATGTGCTGCGTGATCCGCAGGGTGTGACCTACATCGGCTACCCGAACGACCTGATGCTTTTCCGGTTCGGCCTGTCCCAGGCCAAGATCGAGATCGACGCGGTGATCCACGGGAGGATCACCGTCGGGGACATGCGCCACTACCTGAACGGCACGATCCACGCCGCCGAGCGGATCGAGGTCCACTTGATGCCCGACGGGATGTTCACCGAGTGGATCTCCGTCGACACCGCACGAGGAGCCGTGCACAGCATGGGGCGCCCCATCCCGCACTACCCGCTGCGCTGCCCGGTGCGCTGGATGTCCCACGAGCGCATCGAGTTGCCCGACGGGTCGGTCCGCGAGGTCTGGGGGCCGATGCGATGAGGCTCGGCGACGAGATCGAGCAACTGGTGGCCCGCGCCGAGATCAGGCTGAGCGGGGCAGGAGCGCTGCTGAACGCCTACACCCGTCGCGGTGACGAGGCCGATTGGACCGAAGCGCACAAGCAGGTACAGATCGCCCATGAGTCCCTGTCGAACGTCGTGGTGCTCCTTGGCGGGGCGGTCGTGGTCAGCCCGTTCGACCCGACCTCGCTGCTCACCGATCTCCGGTCGCGCGCGTACATGGCGCATCGGCACCTGACCGACCGCATCGTCCCGGTCGGATCGCTGCGCGACGAGGTCGACATCCTCGCCCGCTCGGTTGCCTACGCCGGGACGCTCCTCGCTGGATCCGAGGTGTACGCACTTCCGAGGACTGCCCTGCGGTGACCGACAACCGCATCCTCCTCCCGTTGATCCGCGAGGCGGTGGAGGGGATCACCAGCGCCCTGCTGCATCTGGACACCTACGCCGCGCTGGCCAACGAGCGCATCCTCGCCGACGCCGGGTACCGACTGGCCGGGGTGGTGACCCTGATGACCAAACTCGAGGAGGCGGGCGACGACAGCCTCGAGATCGCCGCGGGCCACCATCCCCAGTTCGTCGCCGACACCTTCTCGCGTGCGCGCATCCGGGTGATCAAGGCCGACGACGCCATCGGTCGGCTGATGCGCGACGGAAGCAACCCGAACCCGATGGACGTGTCGCGCGCCCGGGCTCACCTGTCCACTACGCTCTCGGTTCTCGATCAGGTCCTCCACCTGTTGGAGCACGAACTCATCGAGGTCTACTTCATGCCCTTCGCCCAGTAGGAGGCCGCCGTTGCCCGCGTGTGGAACCCAGTCACTCGACGTGGCGCCACGAGCGACCAGCGGCGATGTGCCCGATTCCCGCTGCAGAGATCGGGTAGTCCTCGGCGATCACCGTGAACTGTTCTCCGGCACGGATGCGCGCCTTGATCTCGCTGACCTGCTCTTCGGACACCTTGGCCACGGGATTGCGTGAGCCGTAGACATGACGATCACGTTTGACCATGTCCGAGTTGTTGTCGCTCGACGTCCCCACCCGCAGGTGTTGAGGATTCACGCACGGGGGGTTGTCGCAGGAGTGGAGCACCCATTTCCCCGACACGTCCTCGGTGAACCTTCTGGCCACGCGGTGGGCGGGTACAGGAACGGACTTGCCTTTGAAGCGAAGGCTGAACTGCCCATATCCGCTCGCCGTCAACGACGCCTTCCATTCCCAGCACTCATCCCTTCCCCGAACGTCCACCTTGCTCCAGAACCTCCCGATCAGTTCGGGGGTGACCACCATCTGCCGCAGGGCCAGATCCTTGTCGGACTCTCGGGCGAGGCGTTCCGGTCGCGCAGGGGCGCGATGAACTGTCGATCCGATCGGAGTCAGCGGCTTCCCGTTCGCCAGTTGCATTCGGTGGGAGTTGCACAGCCAGATCCCGCTTTCCTTGATGCGCAACCTCGGCTCCCGGTCGCATTCCGGTCCTTCGCAGGTGGGCGGCTTCACCCACTTTTCCACCAGCCACACCTCGCCCCGCGTCTTGATTTGCCGCTTGTGGGTGGTGCACAAGCGGGGGCCCTCCGTTCCCCTGAGGCGGGATGCATCTCCCCGATGGCAACCTTCGACCTCGCATGGATAACTCATGGCCGACCTCCTGTTTCACTGTGAACAGCGGCAACGATAGCGTACACAAGTTCAGACCAGAGAAAGTAGGTTGGGGAACTTTGAGCACAGATGAAGACTTTACATGTAGCGCACCGTCACAGAGTTCTTACTCACTTGGCTGCCGCTGTCGCCCCTGCAAGGACGCCCACGCGGAAACGTGGCGAGCGCGTCGGGCGCGCCTGAAGGCGGGGATACCCAGCGACTACGACCGGGTTCCGGCAGCGACGTCGGTCGAGGCCCTGACGTGGCTGCGGGGGCAGGGCCTGCGGTGGACCCAGATCGAGGCCATCTCCGGGATGGAGCGCCGGGCGCTGGACCGCGTGCTCACGCCGGGCCGGGTCAACGTCGCGCGCAGCACGGAACGCACGCTGCTGCTGACGGTCGAGAAGGTGAAGTCCAACCCGGCCCTTATGGTTCGCGACGCCAAGCGGTTCCCGGCGGAGTGGACGCTGTGGCAGGTCCGCGCACTGATGGCGCTGGGCTGGACCGAGGACATCCTCGAGGAGCGGGCGGGCATGACCATCCCGCGCAAGGAGAACAAGTGGGTCAACCGCAACACGTTCGACGCGGTGGACGCCCTGTTCATGCGGCTGCACCACGAGTGGGGGCCGAGCCGGATGACGGCGGTGACGATGTGGCGCAAGGGCGCCCTGCCGCCGGACTGCTATAACTGGGAGGAATCCGACACCCGGCCCATCCCGGGGTCGATGCACCACGAACTGGTGGTCGAGGCGTGCACGTTCACCCCAGCCCACCGGTCGCGCGCACGTGAGGTGCGGGCGCTGCTGCGGGGGCTGGGCCAGTGGACCCGCCCCGAGTGCACGCGGGCGGCGCATCGAGCGTGGTGCGAGCACCAAGGGATGGACTACGACGACTACACCGACGAGCCGCTGTCCTACGCCCACAAGTGGCGCGAGGCGTCGCCGTGGTGTCGCCGCACGGACCACGACCACTCCGTGCCCGAGTTCTGGCGGTAGGCTGGCGGCGGCTCACGGAGGCGAGCACAGAAAACCCCCCCGACCGGTATCTGGTCGAGGGGGTTCTCTATCGGGTCAGCGGGTGATCCACATCCGTGGCGGCTCGACACAGCACGGGTAGTCGGCGGCCACGTGAGTGGGGCGGCTGTCGCAGTCGAAGCACCGCCCGTCGATCCCGCCGAAGAAGTGGGTCGCGCGGTTGGCGGCGCGTTCCTCGGCAGTGCCGGGGAAGGGGACCGGGACGTTCACCTGCATGGGGGTTTCCTTTCGTTGGGGAGGGACTTTCCCTCGCTCACAGGAATAAGCATAGCACAAGGGGGCTGACAGAATCAACACGAGCAGGTAGCCTCCTTCCTCATGCAGATCAACGTGGACATCACTGGGACCGAGGCGCAGGCCGAGATCGCGCTGGGCGACATCCTTGAGTCCCTCAACGCGCGCCGCGACATCGAGGTGGTGAAGATCAGCCGAATGACAGTTGGAGACAGGCACACCATCCACGCCGTGCTGGGCTGACATTGCTATGGTTCGCTCATGCCGAGCATCCATCCCGAGACCCCGCTGGTCTCCCCGACCGGATGGATCGAGGCGTGGCGCGCGGCTCCCGGCGACCTGCTCTATGACTCCTCCGGCAAGCCGACCCCGGTCGCGCGCGTAGCCCGCGAGACCCCGCCCCGAGCCACCGAACTGCGGATCTCCGGCCCGCCGATCCGCTGCTCGACCGACCACGACCTCGTGCTGGGAACTGCGTGGGTGTCGATGAAGGCGTGGCCCGGCGAGGCCGAGCGCCGCGACCCGGTGGTGACCGAGCGGATCGCGCTCATCGGGGAGATCCCCGAGGACTGGCTCGAGGCCGGGCCGCCGCTCGATCCGTGGACGTATGGTTTGTGGCGGACCACCGGCATCGAGGATGCGGTGTCGGTTCCGGCCAATCTCGCCGACCGGGCCGCCGAGATGATCGAGGCCCGCGGCCTGAAGGTTCGCCGCCGCACTGCCCACGGCAAGCACGCCTACCTCTACGTCGATGGGCTGCTGGAGCGGCTGCATCGCATCGACGCCTTCTCCGAGCCGGTCGCGCTCGCGTACCGGCGGGCGCCTGTGGAGGTGCGCCGTGACTTGATGGCCGGGGCGCTCGATGGCAAGGGTGTGTTCAACCGCGGCCTGCGCCGCCACGTCGTGATCCGCTCCCGGCGCCCTGAGATCGTCAACGCACTGGCCGAGGTGGCGACCTCACTGGGCTGGCGGTCCTCGGCGGTGCACAACTCAACCCAGTCGTTGACCCGCGTGCTGATCGACCCGGTGCGGATGTACCTGCGGGACATCGACCTCGCCGTGGCCCGCGCGGCGGCGCCGAACAAGCGCCCGAACGAGGTGCGCCCGGCCTACTACGTCCATGCCAGCGCCGACATCGAACCCAAGGAGTACGTCGACATCCACACCGAGGCGGGGACCTACTTGATCGGGCGAGCGATGGTGCCGGTGCGGGACTGGTGAGCGGGATTCATCGCGCGTGAATCGAGCATGAACCGCGGTTGACACCCGAGACGGCGGGATATGGTTCGCCCCATGACCTACGGCCACGAACTCTCGATGGCCCAACGCATCGCCCTGCTTCCCCCTGAGGAGCGCGAGGCGACCCTTGAAGGGGTTGATGCCGAGTCGCTGATACACGATTGGGCCTTCTGGAGGAGGCCCTCCCAGACCCCTCCGTCCGGAGACTGGGTGCTTTGGCTGGCGATGGCAGGGCGGGGTTGGGGGAAAACGAGAACCGCCGCTGAGTGGATCAATGAACGGGTCCGCGATGGCCACGGCAGGCGAATCGCGCTGCTGGGCCGCACCGCTGCTGACGTCCGCGATGTCATGGTCAACGGCCCGTCGGGGATCATCGAGTCCTCCCGACCCGGCGAGGTACCCGTCTGGGAGCCATCCAAGCGCCGGGTGTCGTGGCCGAACGGCGCGTATGCATTGGCCTTCTCCGCCGACGAGCCGGACCAGTTGCGTGGTCCCCAGTTCGACACCGCGTGGTGCGTAGCCGAAGGGGAGCCGGTACTCACCTCGCTGGGGCCGCTGCCCATCGAACAGATCCAGCCGGGGATGAAAGTGCTCACCCGTTCCGGCTTCTGGCCGGTCGCGCGCGCACAGCGCACGGGAACCGACCGCGAGGTGGTGGAGATCGAGGCCGGGCCGACGACATTGCGCTGCACCCCCGATCACCTCGTGTTGGTGGCGAGCGAATCGAGGCGGGACACGTGGGTTCAGGCCGCCGACCTCGAGGCCGGGGATATGGTTCACGTCCGCCTCAGCACAGACTCGAGCACCACCCTGTTTCCTGTTGCTTCCGTGCGCCCGGCGGGTCGAGCCAATGTCTATGACCTCACGATCAACGGAGCGCCGGAGTTCTATGCCGCCGGAGTCTTGATTCACAACTGCGACGAGTTTGCTTCCTACCCGCAGGTCTCCGGCGCCGATGGTCTGACGGCGTTCGCCAACTTGCGGCTGGGTCTACGACTTCCGGTTGATGGCGACATGCCGCGTATGGTTGCCACGACCACGCCGCGACGCGTTCCCTCGATGTTCCAACTGCTGGAGGAATCCGAGAATCCTGAGTTCGGCATCGTCATCACCCGTGGAACGACATATGACAACCTCGCCAACCTTGCGCAGTCCTTCCGCGCCACGATCCTCGGCCTGTACGAAGGGACCCGGATCGGCCAGCAGGAACTGATGGGCGAGATGCTGCACGACATCGAGGGCGCGCTGTTCATGCAGTCCGACCTCGATGCGGCACGGGTGACCGAACTGCCGGGCGGGATCAAGATGCACACGGTGATCGGGGTCGATCCCAGTGTTGCTGAGCGCCCCAAGGACGAGGCGGGCATCGTGGTGGTGAAGGGAACCGCCGAGCGGGACTTCTACCGCCGCCAACTCTACGTCGTGGAGGATGCGACCGTGCTGGGCAGCCCGGCGGTCTGGGCCAAGCGGGTCGTGGACATGGCGATCAAGTGGGGCGGCCCAGTGGTGGCCGAGGGGAATCAGGGCGGCGAACTGGTCCGCATGGCCATCGGACAGGTGAATGCCAACGTGCCGGTCTACATCGTGCACGCCCGAGCAGGCAAGGCAACCCGCGCCGAGCCGGTGGCGGCCCTTGCTGAGCAGGGCCGCCTGCATATGCTGAACTACCACCCGCTGTTGGAATCCGAGATCACCTCATGGGTCCCCGCGGAATCCAAGGTATCTCCGGGACGTCTCGACGCGATGGTCTGGGCGTCGCTGGCCCTCACCACCAAGGTCAAGGGCGCTTCATTTGCCGTCAATTCTAATCTGCGTGCCCGCTCAATGTCTGCCTATCGGTTGCCGCCACTAGGGGCAGCGAACCTCGGAAAACGTTCTCCGTACAAGGGCAGGCGGTAACTTACCGGCGCCGCTTCATGTTCACGATCAAAGATACGTAGGGCGCGGTTATCCTGAACTGGGAGGCTATTTCTTGTTGCGACAGCGTTCCGGTCGCCCACAGCAGGCGAAGTTCGCGCACATCATCATCGGATAGTTTGGTGTGAGGCAGGGCGAAACCTCGTGCTTGAAGCCCCTTTTCCACCTTGTCCCGCATGTTGTCGGAGATGGTGCCAAGCCACAGGTGATCGGGGTTCACGCACATCGGTCGGTCACAGCGATGGAGAACCTGTAGGCCGTTGGTAGATCCGTTGGTGACGAGCCATGAGAACACATGGGTGCGCCAGTTTTCGCCGTCCCATGTGAAGTGTCCGTAGCCTTGATTGTTCGTCTCCAGCGTCCAGTCAAGGCAGTCGCCGTTTGGTTTGGTCTGCGTCCAAAACCACTCCTCGATGAGCACGTCCTTGGGACGCATCGTCGGGCCACCTTTGAGCGGGTCACCATGGCGACGCCATCGCGTGTAGTGCGCCGCGCACCACCCGCGCCTCTGGACCTTCTTCTCGCATCCATCGACCGAACAGGTCACAGCATCGCTCGACTGCCTAGAGGGACCGCCTTTGAGCGGGTCCCCGTGACGGTGCCATCGAGAGTAGTGCGCCATACACCACCCGCGCTTCTGCGCTTGCTTGTCGCACCCGTCGATCGAACAGGTCATACTGGTCATCAGTTCACCTCTGCCTAGGTGGGCTCGTGCTGCCCGCGTTCCAGCGCGGGCAGCACTCACTCTAGGGAGGGTTCGGGATCGGTGTCCAATGCTTGTTTGCCCCACCGGGGCCGGTCGCGCGCATGAGGCGGCCCCGGCAACCTCGTTCGAATGAGGCGCCGGGGCCTTGGCTCCCCGGGGAGCGGCGGGAATCTAGGTCAAACGTCAAATGCTCTGACCTTGCAAAGCGCTCCGGCTTCCTACACGCGGAGCCAAGCCTGTCCCGGTTCGCCCAACCAATCAAATTAAGGCACCAGCATAGCAGCGCGTGTAGGGTTCCGGTCCATGAAGCGCGACCACGAGGACGACATGGCCCTGCTGACCGTGTTCCTGCTCGGATGGGGGGTGTTCCTGTTCCTCGGAATCCTGCTGAAGTGGTGATGTCATCTCGCGCGATGTCAGTGGGGTCCGATATTGTTTCTCCACCACCCACCAAAAAGCGACAGGAGAATGACGATGGCAATGCGACAGGTGAAGATCGACGACCTCGATGGAAGCGAGGACGGCGTTCGTCTCGTGACGTTCGCCCTTGACGGGAAGTCTTACGAGATCGACCTCGGCGCGGCGAACCGCGAGATGCTGGCCAACGCGCTGGCCCCGTTCATCGCCGCGGGCCGCCCGACCACCAGCACCCCGATCGCCGGTCGCGCACGCACGGGCAAGCGCCGCTCGAAGGGTGGCAGCGAGGTCCGGCAGTGGGCACGGGCCAACGGCCTGCCGGTCCCGGATCGGGGCCGCATCCCGAAGCACGTCATGGATGCCTACATCGTGAACAACCCCCCGGCCCCGGAGCACGTCGAGGCCTGAGGCAACGCAAAAGGCCCCGGTTCCCTTTCGGGTTCCGGGGCCTTTTGCGTGCCCGCTAGGCGGGGCAGGTGACGTGCACGAGGAACTCCTCGTGCACCTCGCCGTCCACCTCGTCCCACACGTAGTCGCCGATCGTCTTGACCGGGCCGGTGAGGGCCTCGTCGCAGTTGTAGCAGGTCTTCATGATGTTCCCTTCGTCGTGGTGTTGGTACAACCTTAGCACGACTCCTGGAACGGCGTCAAGTCAGGCGACATTGACCTCGGAGCGGAACCGATCCGGCGTCACCCCGATGCCCTGCACCACGGCCTTCACGGCGCACTCCGGGTGCTGCATCCAGCACGTGCTGTGGTGCGTCTTGACCGGAGACCCGTTGGCCCGGATGGCCCGGGCGATCTCGGCAGCCACCTTGGTCGCATGGCGCCGAAGCGCCTCCTCGCCCTCCTTGCGCCCCACGGCGCGGCCCTTGAGGTACGGCTCGCCCCCGGCGTCGACCATCCGCTGCTTCATCTCCGCGATTGCGATGTCGCCGCCGACCTTGACGCCCTCGTCATACCCGGCCTGCCACTCGGCCTCGGCCTGCGCGCGACCGGCCTCGAAGCCTTCCCGGCGGGCCGCCTCGGCATCCTCGGTTGGCGGGGCGTCGGCTCGGCCCTTGGCCACCCCGTCGGCGAACGCCGCGCTTCGGGCGGCCTCGAGGTCGGCCACCCCCTGCGCCACGCCCTCGGCGAACCCGGCCAGCCGGATCGCCTCATCGTGCTCAGCCCGGGCGTTCTCGGCCATCGTCCGCTCGTGCGCGCGACCGGCGGCCACGCCCTCGGCGTAGGCATCGCGCCACACGGCGTCCATGTCGATGGCCGGGGGAGTCTCGGAAGCCACGGGGAGGGGAGCGATCGGCTCCGCGGCGCGCTTCTTCGGCGGAACAATATCCCGGTTGATTCGGAACTCCGGCGCGACGTAGACCGAATCCGCGCCCCGCTTCTCGGCCAGCCGCAGGGCATCGCCATCGCGATGCAGCCGGGACAGCATCCCGGAGGCCGCACCATGGTGGGCGCCGGTCGCATCGGCGTAGTCGCGCCACGTCAGGCCGCTGTATCCCGCGTTCCAGAGAATCTCGCGCGCCGCGGCAATCTTGGGCGCCTTGCGGGGGGTGTCGTTGGTCATCAGGCAATCATACGGCGGTGGGCATACGAAAGCCCCGGTCCCTTTCGGGAACCGGGGCTTTCCGGGGGAATCAGTCCTCCCAGTCCTGCTCCACTTCGGCGGGCTCCTCGCGGCCTTCCAGCCAGCGGATCAGGCTTCGGTCCATCGTGTACGGGTTCATCGGGTTCCCTTTCGCTAGGCGGGGGACTCTCCCTCGCTCATGGATCAAGCATAGCACTAGCGGTGCGCAGAATCAAAACGCTCAGAACAGCGGCGGCTGGGAGTCATGCAGCGCCGCGGCCCGCTCGATGATGAAGTCCCGCTCCTCCTGAGACATCCCGGCGAGGATCGACAGCAGTTCGGCGCGACCTTCATCCCATCCCCGCTTGTAGTCCGCGGCGCTCTTGGGTTTGTTGTGCCGCCGGGTCGACACCTTGCGGCCTCGCACCTCATCGGGCAGCACGTAGATCTCATAGCGGCCACGGCGATCCCTGAGCCGGGCGACCAGTCCGGCCTGATGCAGCACGCTCATCGCGCCGGACGAGCGACCGTGATGGATGCCCGTGGCGATGCCGAACTCCTTCGAGGTCAGCCCATCGGGCCCGGCCGCGGCCAGCATGCGAAGGGCCCGGGCCTGCACCCGACGGTCATCGCCGGAAACCACGGCATGCAATGCCGCCTCATGCGAGGTCTCGCTTCCCGACCACCCCGCCGTGTTGATGCCGGTCGGGTCGGGGTACGGGGTCACGGGAAGGTCGCTCATGGGGGAACCATAGCAAGCGCGGTGGAGACGGCAGAACCCCCACCGTCGACCGTGGACGGTGGGGGTTCTGTTGGTGCATCACTTGAACTGGATGCCCTTGCTCTCCAGTTCGCGGACGGTCTCCTGATGCTTCTCCATCATGCGCCGCCATGCGATGGCCTTGGCCTGCGCCTTGATCTCGCGGTTCTCCTTGTAGGCGTTCCACGCGGGCTTGGCGACCAGCGCGGGCACGACCACAACGAGGATCACGAACAGCACGGGGCTGAACTGCCAGAGCAGCACGAACGGGTAGATCACGATGCCAATCGGAATGGCCAGCAGGAAGGGGCCAAGCACCTTGTCGAACATCCACGCCAGAACCTTGAACAGAACGACGATCGCGAGGATGGTGACGAGGAAGTCCATGAGTGTTTCCTTTCAGGTCCCCGGGGCCTTTCCCCGGGCTGTTGGTACAACCTTAGCACTAGATATTGTTACGTGTCAAACCTGCCTCAGGTGAGCACCACTCCTGTGGGGGCGCAGGCTCCCAGCCCCCTGCCAAGGTAGCCTTTGCTAGTCCAATCATGTATAGTTATCTAGGTGAGCAGGGGAGAGTCCCCTGACCCCCCACGCAAAGGAGATAGCCCCCATGGAGATCATCAACAGCGCGACTGGCGAGGTCTGGCCCCACGTGCGCTGGCGCGACTTGTTCGCGATTCGCAGGGCGCGCAGGGCAGGCATGAGTGATCGCGAAGCCACGTTCTGGGTTCTGGGCAGCCCCAACGCCCCCCAGAGTGACTGGTAGCCCCCAGCAGAGGCCCCTAGGACCCCACAGGTCCTAGGGGCCTTTTGCTTGTCCTGCCCAGCCCCTGTGCCTGCCCCTAGGCTCCCTCGCCCCCCTGAGGCCCCCCTTGCCTGCCCCTTGGCTTGGGGGCCATGCATCCATTGGCCCCGACGTGATTCGACGAACACGATTGACGTCCGGTTGTCCCGTTGGGCCGATGGGGACCGGAACCGTCCGAAACCCTCGAACCGAAACGATCCCCCCGCCTCCCGTGCGCGCGACCGGGGTCGGTGGGGGCCGTTGCACCGTTGCCACCGTTGGACCGAAACGCACCGTTGGACCGAACCCCCCCGGCACTTTCAGGAAACGTTTGGGGGGGCGGTGGGATACCTAGGGGGTCCCCCCTCCCCACCTATCAAAAAATTCAAGTCCTGCTACGTAACGTATCCGTTCCTGCGGAACGGCTCCACCATCAGCCGAAATCTGCGATTTCGCCTTTGCCACGTATCCGCCCCCGGGAAGAGTCCCGCCCCGCCTGTCGAACCCGCGGAACCCGCGGGACCCGCGGTGCCGCCTCGTCGCTGTCGAACCCTCGGGTCCACCCACCCCCTAGCGGGGGTGCCCGCACCGATACGCTGCGTAGCACCGGAGGGGGCATGGGTGGATAGGTTGATAGGCTTTGGCGATGACCGCTGCCATCGACTGGCAACCAGTGCTGCATCGCGCAACGCTGGATGCGCAACGAATGGTGCAGGGGATCATCTCTGGAGAGTCGATCACCCACGAGGTGGATGCGTTGGTTGCCCGACTCTCGCCGGTCGTCAGCGCTCGGGTGGTGATGGTCGGCGATCCTGAGGTGGTCGACTCCATCGATGCAGCGGTGCACTCGATCCTGTCCTGCGCACGCGAACTGCCGGTGGTCCCCGCAGATGTGGCCCGGCGGTCGCTGTGGTCGATCGTCGCGCAGATCGCCACCCTTGAAGCCCTGTTGAGGAATGTGGATTCCTACCCCCTGCCTCAGGCGCCGAAGTCCGCGCCTCGTCCGATGCCTGCTGCGCCGTCGCTGATGGTGTCGTTCTCCGACGAGGAGGAACGGGTCATCGACGTCGACGGCATGGCTGCTGTGGTCCTGCCGCCGTCGGTTCCGATCTACCACCTCGACGGCAGGGAGTTGCCGCGCGGGACCACGTGTGACGTGCAGACCTCTTCCGCAACGGGGACGATCACCTACATCCTGACCGAGCCGGACGGGACCCGGCACGTCTACAAGGTGGCCCTGTGAGCGCCTTCTATCGAGCGATGAACGACATGCGCGATCGGCTGGCAGTGGTGTCGGCGACCATCCATGATCCACAGGCCGCTGAGGAAATCATCGCCGCTGCGGTCTCCCGTCACGCCGTGCATCTGGCTGTGGACTCCTCCAAGGCGCAGCAGATCTGGCAGGCCGAACACCACGTAGCACCGCGGGAGACGGAGGTGCACATGGACAAACTGCTGGCCTCCATCATCGAGCAGATCGAGCAACTTCCGCGGGCGGCGGCGACCTACCCGCGGAACGGGGAGATGTTGTTCAGTCGAATTCGGATGCTGTCGTCGTGGACTGAGATGGCTCTGGAGCGCTGCTCCTCGGTGGAGTTCCATCCGATGCCTGCCCTTGATCGCTCCTCCTCTGGCCAGCAACTGACGGTGGACTCCGAATCCGTCGCTGCAGTGGTGCAGGCGTGGAAGGGTGCAGGGATCGGCGGAGCGCATCGGGCATTCAGGAGTGGAGCGTGAACGACAGCGCAGCGCTGGTGGCGCAGTTGGACACGGCTACTGGGCTGCTGAGTTTCGGTGAACTGACTACGGCCGACTCCGACGCGCAGGTGTGGGCGGCGGAGATGATGCTGGCCGAAGTCAGCGACACCATCTCCCGCGGGGCGTTCATTGCTGGTCCGACCTACGTCGAGGATGAGGTACGTGCTGTAGCACTGAAATCGCTGGCGAAGGCAATGGATCTGTGCCGGGTCGCGCGAAAGCAATTGTTCATGTGGGAGAAGCGGGAGACCGCTCAGCGGATCTCCATCGAGGTGCTGCGTGCCCAAGAGGTGCTGCGGCGCACGGAGTTCTACGTCCTGCCGAGGATGGACAGCGATGCGTGAGACATGGGTGGCCGTGCTGCTGCTGACCGGCTGCTCCGTGGTTCCCGTAGCACCGCAGCCGACATCGGAACCAGTGGTTGAGGATCTGCGGTGCATCTACATGATCAGCAACCTCGTGGAGCATCCCGGAGAGTTTGTCGAACATTCGTTTGACTTCATGGTCTGGGCCGTTCGCGGGAAGAACGTCGATGGTCTGACTGGGACGATCTTCTCCGAGTCGGTTCAGCAGTGGTTGACCATCGACGGGTCGCGCGCCGCAGGGACGCAGGAGGTCTTCCCCGACGGGACAGAGTTCGTGATCTACCCCATCGTCGGAGAGCCACCGGATGTGACGGCCATCGGCTGGACGCGCGTGGACGTCGCGGACATCCAGCAGTACAGCAGTGGGTACTTGGGTGATGGAGCCGTGGGCGGCTGCTGAAGAAAGTTCGTCGGTACCGTATGGTTCACGGCCCTTCGTGGGCTACCGTGAGTTCCATGATCCGCCGCCGCCTTGCCCTTGCCCTGTCCGCTGCTCTGGTGATGGTGGGGGTGGTGGTGGTTCCCCCTGCGTCGGCGGCGGACTGTGATGCCACCCAGAGCCCCACGCTCACCGTGACTGCAGCCAGCGGGTCCGTGGCTGGGGCGGGCACAAGTGCTCCCACCATGAGCAGCACCGCGTCGGTGACAACGACCTGTGGAGTTATCACATCAGCGCTCGCCTACGCGTACAACGCCTCCACTGGTGGCTACAGCACCGTCCCGATGCTCAAAACCTCAGACAACGGAATCACTGCGACATTGGCAGGAAGAAATTCGATTCTGTACAAGGATCAGTACGGAAAGTTCTACTACCCATACATCGTCGTGTACTACAAGCAGAAGTCAGCCGACGTGAGATTGGTAGAGAAATACCTGTACCCCGGAACTGCATTTACCTTCTACAGTCGATCAACCCCCTATTTGTCGAACCCTTCTCCTGCCACCCAGACCGTCAACGAGGGCGACAAGGTTGGACTCACTGGGTACCTGTCTGTCGTTCTGGAGAAGGCAGAGAGGATCGACCTACAAGTTCTGGACAGCACCACGTGGAAGACTGTGGACACGGTCGATGTCAACGGTGACGAGTTCTCCTTCATCTACCAGCCGACGAAATCGGTGGACTATCGGTACTACTACCAGCAGACGGACTGGGCAGCAGCGAAGGCCAGCAACCCAGCGGTGATCAACCTCATCCCGAAGACGGTGATGACCAAGCCCCCGTCAGCGCCCAGCGCATTCATCAGCGATACCACAGCAAGCACGATTTCGTTGAACTGGTCGGTTCCCGCTGACCCAAACGGAACCATTTCGGCTTATCGATTCGGTTGGAGCACCCCCTCAGGCAAGCCAGTTCCCGCATGGGAAGATTCCTTTCCGACCAGCAATGGTGTGCCTGATCCTTTCACGTTCACGAAACTCGCTGCTGATACTGATTACACGGTCTGGATCGAAGCCGTGAATGAGAATGGTCGCAGCGCAAGGACCTCGATTCTGGCGAGGACCAGGGCGGTTGCACCGACCCCAACCCCGACTCCGACTCCGACGGTCACACCGACCCCAACCCCGACACCGACTCCCACCCCGACCCCAACACCGACCCCGACGGTGACAGTGACCCCACCGGCCCCACAGCCGCCCGTGGCGACTCCACCGACTCCTCAGGCATCGGTCTACGTCGCGGCGCGATCGAAGGCCAGCAAGTTGTACGTCGACGTGAACCCCAACAAGGGCAAGGGCTACTGGACCTTCCGGGTCCAGAAGTGGACGGGCTCGACGTGGAAGTACCGCGGCGGCACCTACCGGACGAAGGGCTCAGCGGAAACGCGCACCATCAATCTGCCCAAGGGCTCGTACCGCGTGGTGGTCAAGGGCAAGTACGGCTACCTCGGCGTGGTGTCGGAAGCCGTGTACTTGAAGCGCTGAAATGCCATAAAGTCGTGACCAACATTTCCCCTAGGAGGTTGTCATGGCAGAACTGAATGTGGCCAGTCGCGCCGAGGCGGTGTCGCGGATCTTCCGCACACTGGCCACCGTCGTCGTCGTGGTGGGCGCACTGTTCATCCTCGGTGGGCTGATCACGTGGCTGAGCGTGCTGTTCGACCGCGGCTTCGGCGATGCGTGGCCCGCCCTGTTCGCCGTACTCGGCGCCGTGGTCTACACGGCTGTCGCGTGGGCAGGGGTCACCCTGTCCTCGGTGGTGGCGGGCTACATCGCCCTGAAGTCCCCGGATCGCCCCGTCTGACCTCGATCCACCCAAACACCCCCGGTTCCTCCGAGCCGGGGGTGTTTGACACGGCCCGTAGCATGTGGGGTGAGTGGGGGTAGTGATTTCAAAAGGATTGCAAATGCGGGTGATGGTGACTGGTTCACGGGACTGGACGGACATCCAGACCGTGCACGACGCGCTGGCTGCCAAGAGCCCGACGCTGGTGATCAACGGCCGGTGCCCGACCGGCGCCGACCAGTACGCCCACGAGTGGTGTGAGATGACCGGGGTCCCCGAGGACCCTCATCCGGCAGACTGGAACCAGTTCGGAAAGCGGGCGGGCTACCTGCGCAACGCAGAGATGGTCGCCCTGCGCCCCGATGTGGTGCTGGCCTTCCCGCGCCCCGGTTCCCGGGGGACCAACATGACCATCGATCTGGCCCGCGAGGCGGGAATCCCAGTGGAGATATTCGAGGAGACGCAATGACAGCATCCGCGCACGTGTGCTTGGTGATCGATCGCTCTGGGTCGATGCAGATGACCCGCGAGGACGCGCAGGGCGGCATCGAGTCGTTCGTCGCGGAGTTCGCGGGCAACGACGACGTGTCGATCGCCCTGTGGGACTTCGACGACAAGATCACCGAAGCCGTGAAGCCCGTGGTTGCCTCGGCGTGGCCGGGCTACACCTTGACGCCGCGCGGCGCCACGGCGCTGCTGGACGCGATCGGCAAGGCGGTGTCCTCCACCCGCAAGCACGTGGCCAAGAACCCGGCCGAGAAGGTCGTGATGGTCATCGTCACCGACGGCGGCGAGAACGCCTCACGGGAGTACACCAAGGAGTCCGTGTCCGACCTGATCGACGCCGCGAAGGCCGACGGGTGGGAGTTCGTGTTCCTCGCCTCAGACCTCTCGGCGGTTCGGACCGGCGCGTCGGTCGGGTTCGCCCCGGTGTCCTACTCCGCCACGGAGACGTCGAGCACCTATGCCGGGCTGACCCGCTCGGTGTCGTCCTATGTGCTGGGCGAGACGGCCTCGGTGGACACCTCGGTGATCACCACGGACACCTCGGTGATTGCCACCCCCTGAGCCGTGATACAGTTCCCAGCACCACCTGAAAGAGGAATGACACAGTGACCAAGTTGAACCAGATCCTCGCTGTCGAGAAGGGCGTGCGGGCCCACGCGCACCGCGCAGTCTCCGACGCCTACCACGCGCTGCAGAAGGAAGCCCGGTTCGCGGGCATCTCGCGCACCTACCGGCCCAAGGACGACGAGGGCGACCGGCTGCCCTCGGAGTCCACGCTGGTGCAGTTGAACGCCGAGACGATCCTCGCCAACCTCGGCCGCGACCTGACCCGGCTCTTCGACGTCACCATGACCAAGGAGGCCGCCAATCAGCAGGCCCGCGCCGACGTGGTCGTCGACGGCACCGTCGTGCTGGCCGATGTCCCGGTGACCGGCCTGCTGTTCCTCGAGAAGCAGATCACCGACATCCGCACCTTCATCTCGAAGTTGCCGACGCTGGATCCCTCAGAGAAGTGGCACCACGACGCCGCCGCGGGCGCGTGGGCGACCGAGGTCACCGAGACCACCCGGACCAAGAAGGTGCCGCAGAACCACGTCAAGGCCCCGGCCACCGACAAGCACCCGGCGCAGGTCGAGATGTATTACGAGGATCAGGTCGTCGGCTACTGGTCGACCACCAAGTTCTCCGGTGCCGTTCCGGCCGATCGGGTCGCCGAACTGCTCGTTCGCGTCGACACCCTGATGGACGCGGTCAAGTTCGCCCGCGAGCAGGCCAACTCGATGGAGATCACCGACGTGCACGTCGGCAAGAAGATCTTCGACTACCTGCTGGGCGCCTGATGAACCGCGCACGCACGGTCGCCGCGGGAGCCCTCATCGCTCTGGTCGGCCTGACTGTGGCCGCCTGCGCTGATGGCGGCCCGATCGGCAGCGCGCAGGAGGCCCGCGACCTCAAGGGCGTCCCTATCACCGACCCGGACAAGGTGCGGATGGTCGCCAACGTGAACCTGCACCCGACCATGGTCGCCCTGTGCATCGAAGGGGCGGGCTTCATCAGCACGTCGCGCGATGCCTCCGCGGCGGCGCTGCAGCCGGTACCCTCATGGGACGCGCCGAACGGTTGGTGCGGCGAGTAACAACTACACAGACTCCCCCTGCGCCGTATTGCACGGGCCGTGGGGGGTGGGTATGGAGCACAGACTCAGGCTGAGGCTCAGACTCAGGGACACGTCGTGACAGTGCAGGTTCGAATCCTGCGGGGCCCACCACATGGGTCCGTAGCCCAATCGGTAGAGGCAGCGACCCCCATCAGATTCAGGCTCTCGCTCCAGTCTTAGCACCACCTGTACGACCCGAATCGAATAGTGACGGACTCTCCTCGCGGAGATGCAGGTTCAATTCCTGTCCGAGACTCTGGTTGCCCTGTGCGACCGCAGCAACACCCCATGTCTCGGTGGCCTAATGGCAGGGCGCCGCGACCTTGAAAATGATCCGTCACTTCAAGTGCCGTCGGGACGATGAAGCAGGAACCCACTGCTAATGGGATAACCAAAGGCCCCTCCTCGTCGGATATGCGAGGGGGGGCCGCCCCATATCTCAGCCGCGCGGCGGAATGATGTCGCGCACGGAGAACCACTTGTAGCGCAGGTCATCCACGCCATCGGCACGCAACAGCACGGAGAGGTTGGGCAGCCCACTCTCGGAGCCGTCGCGCTTGCCAAGGGTCAGCGGCAGGGCGGGATCGACGTCGGGCGCACAGGCGACTTCGCCGACCTGACCGGTGTCGTCGTGGGTCGCCACCTTTCGCCACGTCCCGCCATTGCGGCCCTCGGTGAGGTCGACCCACAGTTCCTGCCGGGTCCCGCCGGGGATGTCATAGACGACGTGCTTGTAGCCGATCCACTTGTTGTACGGCAGACCGCCGGGGAACAATATCCCGGCTGGAACGGCCTCCCATGTCGGATGTGAGGTTTCCTTTCCGAAGTCAATGGAACCATCGAAGCGCATCCGTGCCGCGATGGCCCGAGAGTCGCACGGGGCGGATTCCAGTGGATCCGAGACGCCGTGGTTGGTGCGTGCCGATGTGACGATTCCGGAGTACCCGATGTTCTCGTCGGCGACCCGGTATCCGTATACGGTCACCTCGACGTTGCCCCACTGGGTCTTCATGTCGGGATTGCGCACGTAGAGCCGACTGGTCGGCCCAGTGACGGTCAGCACACCGTTCTCGGTGCGGTAGCGCACGTTGTTGCTGCCGCGCTCGACCCATGGGTCATTGGACCACTCCCGGGTCCAGTCGGCGGCCCAGCGCTGCCCTGTGGGGTCTGAGCGGTACAGGTTCGTGATGCTGAAGGCGTCGGTGCGGTCCTGATGCGACCAGACGCCTGCGGTCAGGGTGAGCAGCAGGGCGAGGGCGGCGCCTGTCGCCGCCCCCACCCGCAGGATGGTGCTCCTAGCCACTCGTCTCCTTCTCGATGGACGCCGCAGTGGCATCCAGTTCATCCGCGGTTTTGCGCAGCGCGGCGGCCTGCGCCCGGATTGCCTTGGCCTGCGCGGAGAGGTCAGGAGCGGGCGCCACGGGCGGGGACCCCACCGAAGCCACCACACCGACCTTCGCGTGTTCCAGCAGCCACGTGCGAGCCTCTCCGTGGCCGGACAGCACGACCCCGCCCTTGGGGATGGCGAGGTTCTTGGCTCCCTCTGCGCCCGTGCGCTGGTCGAGGACGGCGGTGACCTTGCCCTTCTCGATCAGGACTTCGGCCCCCCACTCGTTGGTGTCGGTCTTCGAACCATACGCATCGTCGAAGACGACCAGCGTGTCCGCGGCGCGCGCTGCGTTCTTCCCGTTGTACGCCCGCTTGCTGGCGCCGACGTAGACATCGCCGAGCACCGCCGGAGGAGTCACGACCGGCGGAGGCGTCACGGCCTCCTCGACCTCGACGAAGTTGCGGGCGTCGTAGATCTTCTTCATCTCAGCCTCGGTGAGGCGGCGGTTGAAGAAGGCCACCCGGCGCAGCCGACCAACGAGGAAGCCCGTGTTGTCCCCACGCGACCCGAGGAACACGGGGGCGTCGGTGTGCTTGGGGTTGACCGAGTAGGTGCTCAGCGCGTCGGTGTCGCGGATCACGCCGTTCTTCCACATCTGCGTCGAGCCACTGGCTGAGTTGCCCCAGACCATGCCGCCGATCACCCGCTCGACGCCCGCGGCGTCGTCGTCTTGGAAGTACGAGCCGGTGCCCAGACCGCCCGCCGGGTTGAACGAGTAGAACGAGGTGCGCCGCTTGCGGGTCGCCGCCTCACCGCTGCCACCGTCGATGTAGTACCGGAACACCCACTCGTGGGCGCCTGTGCGGCCCTTGCCCATCCAGTGGACGTACTCGTTGTTGTGCGACTGGCGCTTCCAGTCGGTGACGGTGTGGAAGGCGATGATGGTCAGGGCCTTGGACGCCGTGCCAGCCGGGGAGAAGTCGGCGCTGTTGGCCAGTTCGATGCTGGACTTGCCGTCGAACGTCGCCCCGTTGGCGCCGAACATGACGTTGCCGTTGACCTTGCCGTTGATCTTGCCGACCAAGTCAGTGGCCTTGGTCTTGTCGTCCAGCGCGTAGTAGTGGGTCAAGCCCGAGATGGACGTGATGACCTCGCGAAATGAGGGCATGGGTGTACTCCTTGGTGAGGTGACCGTTCTGGTACGTCCACAGTAGCCCCGTGAGCGCTCAGGCGGCAGTCCTCTTGGGCAGGCCGATCACGCGCCCACCAGATGGGGCCGGGGCCACGCCGTCCATCTCAGGCTCAGGAGCATCGGCTCCACGGGTCCCCCAACTCTGATCGCGGACGGTGGCCAGCGCCTTGTACGCCGCGGGACGCAGCAGGATCAGACCCCAGATCGGGTAGAGCAGGGACAGCCCGACCTGCAGCACCTTCTGCCCGAACGGCATCGAGGGCCGCTGGGCATAGGCAGCCCCGGTCATCGTGAACGACGTGACGAACCAGAAGGCGACGCCGTACATCAGCGACGGGATGCCGTAGGCGATCCAGATCCACGACAGGAACGCCACCGACAGCGGCCACAGCAGGGCGAACAGCAGCGGGTAGGTGTAGAAGAACACCACCAGCGGCTTGAGGTTGGTCCACACGAAGGGAGTTCCCAGCCATGCCGACTTGGCCCAACGGGTGCGCTGCTTGAAAATGCCGCGCGGCGTCTCGGGCAGGTGCGTCTCGCAGGCCGCCTCGTTGACCGTGACGACACGGCCCTTCATGAGCGCGTAGAACGACAGCCGTCGGTCGTCGCCGATGTTGCCTGAGGTCAGGTAGTCGTCGAGGTTGTCGAAGAACACCCACGGCCGGTAGATGGCGATGGCCCCCGAGGTCGGCGTAACAATACCCATCCACGAGCGGAGCATCCGCATCTGCAAGCACGAGATCTGCAGGTTGATGTCGGTGAACCGGGTCATCAGGTTGGCCCGCCAGTTCGACGTGTAGATCATCGCCGTCGAGGCATGGATGTCCGAGTGGTTGAACGGGCGCATCAGGTGCTCAACCGCATCGGCGTCGAACACCGAATCCGAGTCGACAGTGAGGATCAGGTCGTACTCATCGCGGTCGAACTCGGCCAGTGCGCGTGCCTGCGCGTGGCGCTTGCCTGCGTTCTCCTGTCGGATCCACGTCACCAGCGGGTGCTCGAAGCCCACCAGCGGTGGCTCGGAGCCGTCGTCGACCACGTAGATGTGGTCCGGCGGGCGAGTCTGATGGATCAGCGAGAGCACCACCTTGTGGACCCGCTCGGTCTTTTCCGCATAGATCGGCACGATGGCCACCACGCGGGCGTCGGGGACCGGGAGGTCGGTGAACGACTTCCAGAACAGCCCGGAGATCATGTTCCCCAGCGTGATGGTGGCGAAGAAGGCAAAGAAACCGACCAGCAACCATGCGCCGCTCTGGTTGATCCAGCCCATGGCCGACCATGAGAAGTAGCCGATGAACAGCCCGATGAAGATCAGGCTGGCCACCATGCCCAGACCGCGAGCCGGGGTGTTGCGACCTATCGGAGTCATGATCCCTTCCCGTACTTGTGATGGCGAGTGCGCACGCGATGGATCAGGACCGCGCTCAGCCCTATCAACGACCCGAGGCCGATGATGGTGATCTGTCCGTAGGACATGAGGAATTCTTGGGTCACAGCAGACACCCCCCCTTGGAAGCGGTCACAACTTGTGGACCCGCGCCGTGCCCCGAGGGTAGCGGTTGCGTGTGTCGAGGATGACACGGGCACCCTTGTGGATGGCCTCGTAGTCGAAGTCGTCGTGATCGGTGGCCACGATCATCAGGTCGAACGACCCCGCGGACTTTGCCGCCAGTTCAGCATCCTCAGCGGTGTTGACGTGCGGATCGAACACGGAGACTTCCGCGCCGGTCTCGCGCAGTCGCTCAACCAGAACCAGAGCCGGAGACTCCCGGATGTCGGCGACGTTGGGCTTGTAGGCAACCCCCAGCACGCCGATGCGCGAGTTCCAGATCGGAACCCCGTGGTCGTTGAGCACCGAGCGGGCCCGGTGAACCACGTGCTCGGGCATGCCGCCGTTGATCTCATCGGCCAGTTCGGCGAACCGGAACGCCTTGCCCGCCATGTTGCGCCGCATCCACGTCAGGTACAGCGGGTCGACGCTGATGCAGTGCCCACCGACACCGGGGCCGGGACGGAACCGCATGATCGAGTGCCCCTTGGTGGCGGCGGCGTCGAGAACCTCATCGACGTCGAGGCCCAACTCGGAGCAGACCAATGCCAGTTCGTTGACCAGCGCGATGTTGACCTGAGCGAACGTGTTCTCGAACACCTTGGCCAGTTCGGCCGCGCGCGGCGAGGACACGGGGACGGTCCGCTGGACCAGCGTGTCGTAGAACGACTGGATCCTCGCCAGCGAGGCCGCATCGGTGCCGGACACGATCTTGGGAACCGTGTCGAAGGTGTTCACCGAGTCGCCGGGATTGATGCGCTCAGGCGAGTACCCGAGCATGTAGTCGCGCTCCGGCTCCAGCCCAGCGATCCGGCGAATGCGCTCGGCGACGACATCCTCGGTGGTGCCGGGGTACGTGGTGGACTCCAGCACTACAACCTCGCCGCCGTTCATGCAGGAGGCGACGTAGTTCGCCCCCGCCTCGATGAACTGCAGGTCGGGCCGCTTCATCGCGTCGACCGGCGTCGGCACGGTGATCAGCGCGATCTCGAAGGAGTGTCGCTCACTGAGGTCGGTGGCCCGCAGGGCCCCTGATGCAACCACGGCCTGCAGCCGCTCGTCGCTGACGTCCTCGATGTAGGACATCCCAGTGGCGATCGAGTCGATCTTGTCCTGACTCACGTCCACGCCGATGACCTCGTGGCCAACCTCGGCGGCACGTACGGCGATAGGCAGGCCGACGTAGCCCATCCCAACTATCAGCACCTTGCTCATTCACTGTCTCCTAAAACGTATTTGATCTTGTCCGACGTCCGCTCCCCGGGCGCGGCGGCTATGGCATTCAGGAAGGAGCACGCAAGACACGCGCAATCCTCAGTGTGACCATAAACGTGCAGGCGATCACTCACTCTGCTTTTCCACAGACAATGCACACCTGCGTCTTTTCCTTGCGCGAGAACACGCGGCACCCACGGGCGCACGAATCAGACATTCTGGTCCCCTTCATTCTCAAGCATGATGATTTCCATGGGGTCGGCGTAGTCCATCAGAAGGGTGACGACCGAATCGTGCGTGACCGCGCGGTGCCTCGACCACTCGATCTTGATCCCCGCCTCGTCGAAGATCGACGTGTCCTCCATATACGCCTTGGCGCCGATCCCTGACAGGTAAGTCTCTACCCCGGGGTAAACCCGCATGAAACTCAGGACCCCCTCGGCCTTGCCGCCGATGGTATCCACTCCAAGTGTCAGGGGGGTTTGGATCCCGAGAACATCGCGCAGGTACAGGATGAGTTCGAGGTTGAACTCCCACAGGTAGCCGGTGTCCAGACTCTGGATCCGATCGATCAGGTCGCCGCCACGCTGCTTGTAGTACGGGGCGCCTGCGTACCGACCCTTGATGGTGTTGCAGATCTGCGTTCGCGCCTTGGCGATGTCGATGCGGACCTCATTGGTCGGCTCGTACTTCGGCTTGTCGACAACAGGAACTGCGCACCACGCGTCGCGCATCTTGACCCGGCGGATGTACCCCTTCTCGGTGTACTGGGCCTGATAGCGAAGGTCGAACAGATCGGCCTTCTCCATCTTGTACCAGAAACCGGAATACGGCATGAAGTTCAACTGATGTGCCGCAAGAATCATGCGCGGACCTCCCTGACCACCGCAAACTGTTCGGCATAAGCGACATTGCGCTGCGCCCCGATGAATCGAGCGTGCTCGCGGGCGAAGTGCGCAGGATTGAACGCGCCGTTCATCTGTGAGGCGTAGGCCTCGATGGCCTTCGCCTTGGCATCCATGTGCTCCTCGGTGAGCACCTCGAAGCGGTTCCACGGGTACGGGATCGTGTACAGGTCCGTGCTGTATGACGGGATCTCGTACAGGAACACCGCGGGGACGAACCACGCCCCATTGGTGTAGGACAGGCGTGCCGCCCGGACGCCCGACTCGTAGGCCGCGATGTGGTCCTGATGTGCACCCGGCGTCGGCAGGTACAACTCATTCGGCTTGATCTGCTTGATCAACTGATCCAGCCACGTCGTGACCTCACGGGACCGTGCCGCCAGTTCCCCGGTGACGAAGTCAGCCTTGGTGCTGTGCTTGTACCTGAGAACACCCTTGGCCCGGTAGAACTCCGTCATCCGACCATCGTTCTTGTCCGAGAGTACGGCGACCCAGCACTCGTCTGGGTACTTGGCCAGCAGGCCGCCACATCCCAGCACTTCGTCATCGGCGTGCGGTGCAACGATCAAACGCATAGATCCCCCCTTGTAGGTGGTGGTTGTGTTGGTCAGGCCGACTTCTTGCCCTTACCCTCGCCCGGGACGTTGTGCGCACGCCAGCGGTGCATGCCCAGCGCCTGCTTGGTCGGGAAGGTCTTGTCGCAGTCGGGACACTGGCCGCCCGCGGGCGCCGGGCTCTCGACGCGCTTGCGCCGCTTTGGCTTGGGCTCATCGCGCCCGTAGGCGTCCAGCGCCGACAGGGCGGGGGTGAGGAAGGACTCGGCGCACTCGGCGCACAGGTCGATCTCGACGCGCGCCCCGGCGCTGTTCAGCCCGACGTACGTCATGCCCTCGACCTGCAGGTTCTCCTCATTGAGACAGTGGTCGCACCACGTCATGATCTGAACTTCACGTGCCATGAGACTTGCTCCTAGTTGTTGGTGTTGGCGAAAAGCAGGGTTTCGTTGCTGCGGCTCTTCCGCACCCCCATGAGCCATGCATTGACCAAGGTGATCCCCCCGAAGGCGACGAACGCCCACCCGGCTCCGAACAGTATGGCGATCCCCACTGTCAGGCTGATGGTTCCGACGAATCCAAGGAACAGGGCCCCGGCCACCGCTGCGTCGCGGTCCATGTCACTCACGGGGCAAACCCTAGCACGGACTAGCAGGGATCCAAATCGTGGTAGGGTTTGGCAACTCGTCAGACAGGGAAGGCCTGCTGGCGCAACCGTCCATACTCACGTCATGCAGGAAGAGGGGACCGTGCAGACGTATCACTACGACTACGACCGGTACAGCGAGTTGGCCGGTGAGCCCGTTGAGGCAGGTCCTGAGCACACTGTTGAGTACCGTCGACTCAATCACGGCAGGGCTCGCCTGTGGTCCATCCTTCTGGTCAGCGCAGCGCTGCTGTTCCAGTCGGTGTTCCTGATCTGGCTCATGTGGCCCAGTCACTACCCGCAGGGGCAGAGTGGCTGGCAACTCGCCGTCAGCGTCACGATGATCGTGTTCATCGGAGCCATCGAGACGTTCCGCTTGATCAACGTCGGCACGTTGGCGATGGCCACCGTGCACGCCCGTGACCCGATTCCGGTCCTGCCGGAAACCGACAGCCGAGTGGCTTTTATCACCACAATCGTGCCCGGCAAGGAACCGCTGCACATGCTGCGGCGGACCCTCGAGGCCGCCCTGCAGATCAGGCACTCCGGTGTTCTGGACGTCTGGGTGCTCGACGAGGGCGACGACGACGAGGTCAAGGCGATGTGCGCCGAGATCGGCGTGCGGCACTTCTCGCGCAAGGGCATCGAGGAGTGGAACACCGCTGAGGGTCGGTACAAGGCCAAGACCAAGCACGGCAACTACAACTCGTGGCTGTTCACCCACGGGTACAACTACGACTACTGGATCTCGGTCGACACTGACCACGTGCCGCTGCCCAACTTCGCCGAGCGGTTGCTGGGCTACTTCCGTGACCCCGACGTCGCGTTCGTGGTCGGCCCGCAGGTCTACGGCAACTACGACAACTTCGTGACCCGCGCCGCGGAGAGCCAGCAGTACCTGTTCCACTCCGTGCTGCAGCGCGCGGCCAACACGTGGGACTGCGCAATGTTCGTCGGAACCAACAACGCCGTGCGGATCTCGGCACTCATGGAGATCGGCGGGCTGCAGGACTCCATCACCGAGGACGCCGCGACCAGCATCGTCTGGCACGCGTCGGTCAACCCGGCGACAGGGAACAAGTGGAAGTCGGTCTACACCCCCGACGTGCTTGCAGTCGGCGAAGGTCCATCGCTTTGGGGCGATTACTTCACTCAGCAGGTGCGCTGGTCGCGCGGCACCGACGACGTGGTGGTCCGGCAGTTCCGCACCCTGATGCCTACCCTGCCGTGGCGGCGCCGGGTGCACTACATGATGTTGATGTCCTACTACCCGACTGCCGCCCTGACGTGGATCATCGGCACCTTCAACCTCGTGATGTACCTGCTCACCGGCATCGGCAGCGTCGTGGTCACCGCGGGTCTGTGGCTGATGCTGTACCTCAACGCCGCTGCACTGCAGTTGGGCATCTACTTCTGGAACCGCCGCCACAACGTGTCCCCGCACGAGGAGCATGGTTCGTCCGGCATGTCGGGGATGGCCGTGTCCATTCTGTCGGCCCCGCTGTACGTCACGGCTCTGTGGCACGCAGTCAGCCGCAAGCCCGGCGCGTTCAATGTCACTCCGAAGGGACCGGCACCGCAGGGCCGTGAGAGGATGTCCACGTTCTGGCGGACGCGTCATCTGGCATGGGGGGCACTGCTGACCTCCGCGTTTGTGGCATCCGTTCCGTTGGGCCACGACCACTTCATGATGCGCATGTGGGCGATGCTGGCGATCGTCGTCTGCCTTGCTCCGGTGGTCATGAACCTCAGCAAGTCCAACGACGACATCATCAGCACCCAAAGCCTTGAAAGGGCCGCTCCATGATCTCAGCCCGGACCAGAAATCGGATAGTGACCGCGGTCGCCGTGGTCGGAATTCTGTCGATCAACGCCGTCGTCATCGGGCCCGCAGGGGCCCGCGCCTATCAGGATTACCGCGAGGGACGCCCGGACTACATCCGCGAGCACGGCCAGTGGCAGACCATCGAACTGCCTGACGAGTACCGCGTGCGGGCGATCCACACGGCCCTGCTGTATTCCGGCGAAGTGCTGCTGCTGGCTGGCTCGGGGAACAGCCGCAAGGCGTTCGAGGCAGGCACGTTCGAGACCGTTCTGTGGAACCCGGTCACCGGAGACACGACCAAGGTCGACACCCCCGAGGACCTGTTCTGCGGTGGCCACGCCTACCTGCCCAACGGCGACCTACTGGTGGCCGGAGGAACCTCCAAGTACGAGGTGCTGCCCGACAACGTCAAGAAGGCTGCGGGGGCGCTGTGGATCAAGAACGAGTCCGGAGAGCCGTTCGAGGTCAAGAAGGGCGACGTCTGGCGCCGCGCCAACGGCATGGAGTACGTGACCACCGAGGATCGGGTGATCCCCGCTGCCCGCGACGTGGATGGGAAGTGGACCTCGGGGCAGGCCAACGTGTGGGTCGAGGCGGTCGAAGAGGGCAAGGAATACGCCATGACCGAGCACGCTGAGCGCATCGACCTGACCCGCCTCTCGAACGCCGAGCAGCAGAACCTGTACGGCTGGTCGAACGTCATCACGATGGACAAGCAGAACTACGCCGGGCTGGATTCGTCCTACATCTACTCCGTCGAGCAGCGCAAGTACATCAAGACCGAGGACATGAACTTCGCCCGCTGGTATCCGACGCTCGTGTCGCTCAACGGCGACAACATCATCGCGGTGTCCGGCCTCGACGAGCACGGCTACATCCTTGAGGGGCAGAACGAGGTCTTCAACGTCGGTGACGGGACGTGGCACTACGACGGGAAGGTGGATCGGTTCTTCCCGACCTACCCGTCACTGTTCCGCATGGCCGATGGGCGGCTGTTCTACTCCGGGTCGAGCACGGGCTACGGCGCTGCCGATGAGGGCCGCCAGCCCGGCCTGTGGGACGTGTCGGACAACTCATGGCAGGACGTCGATGGACTGCGCGATCCAGAGATGAACGAGACGTCGTCGTCGGTCATGCTCGCCCCAGCACAGGATCAGCGCGTGGCGATTATCGGCGGCGGCGGCGTGGGCGAGAGCGACAAGTCGACCAACCGGATCGACATCGTCGACCTCGATGCCAGCGACACGCCGCGCTACGAGCCGGGACCGGACTACCCTGAGCCGGGCCGGTACATCAGCGCCGTGACCCTGCCTGACGACAAGACTCTGCTCACGGGCGGCTCGCGGGACTACCGGGGCAGGAGCCTGTCCGACCTGCGCCTGACCATGATGCTGGACCCGGCGACCAACACGCTGATCGAGGCGGCGCCGAACCACATCGGGCGCAACTACCACTCGACGGCGGCGCTGCTGCCTGACGGCTCGGTGATGACGATTGGGTCTGACCCGCTGTTCGGCGACGAGCACAATCACACGCCGGGCACGTTCGAGACCCGCATCGAGGTCTACCGCCCGCCGTACCTGTTCACGGGGACGCCGCGGCCCGAGATCCTTGCGGCCCCGGCCAGCGTGGAGCGCGGGGAGCGGATCAGCGTCGAGGTCACGGGCGACATCGATCGGATGCGGTTGATCCGCCCCAGCGCGGTGACTCACCTGACCGACCCCGAGCAGCGCTCGATCGCGCTGGAGGACCTTGCCGTCAAGGATGGAATCGCCACCGGCATCGTGCCCGACTCCCTCGGGATGGTGCCCTCCGGCTACTACATGCTGTTCGCCATCGACAGCAACGGAGTGCCCTCGATTGCGAAGTGGGTCCGTGTCGAGAGTTGATCGAAACCAACGAAGGGCACCCTTCTGGGTGCCCTTCGTTGTTGTTGCCACCCTCGCGATGACGGCGTGCCGCCCATCGGCGGAGGTGGCCAACGCTCCCGAGTCGGTCAGCAATCCGCTGGCTGGGGCAACGCTGTACCGAAGTCCGCAGGGCTCGGCGGTCTGGGCACTGAACAACCTGCCCGACGATGCGCCGTCGGAACTGGTGCAAGCAACTGCCCGGATAGCCGCCCAACCGACGGCCGTATGGTTCACCGATCCCTTCCGAGATCCCACCGCAGCCGTGGATCGCTTGGTCGATGAGGCTGCCGTCGCCCGGCAGGTCCCGATGATCGTCGTCTACGGGATCCCTGATCGCGACTGCGGCCTGTACTCCAAGGGCGGGGCTCGGACGGACGCGCAGTACCTGCGCTGGGTTCAGCAGATCGCGGCTGGCATCGGGGGTCGTCGGGCCATCGTGATCATTGAGCCAGATGCGGTCGCGCAGGCCGTCGACGGATGTCAGGTCCAAGGTGGGACGAAGAATCGGTACGCCCTGCTGTCCGAGGCGGTGACGTTGTTGACCGAGGGGGAAACCCGTGTCTACCTCGACGCAGGAAACGCGACATGGAAACTGGATCGCACAGAACTCGCGCGGGCGCTGGGGCGTTCCGGAGTTCGTCGGGCCACCGGCATCGCAGTGAACGTGTCCAACCACGTTTCCACGGCCCGCAGCGCCGAATATGCACGCGAGATGGGCCGTCGGGTTGGCGTCACGCGCTACGTGATCGACGTCAGCCGCAACGGCGCCCCCGTCGAACCGGGCGACTGGTGCAACAGCATGACGGCGCGGCTGGGGAAGAGCCCCACCACTGGCACCGATGAGCCCGGCGCCGACGCCTACCTGTGGATCAAGCAGCCCGGAAACTCTGATGGCGAGTGCGGCCGGGGCGAGCCGCCCGCAGGAGTGTGGTGGCCGCAGGCTGCGGCGTCTCTTGCTTCCTGACGGTTGACCCGTGGGCTACCGTGGACGCATGGCAGCCCTCGAACGCCCCGTCATCGTCCCCGCCACCTCATCCTCGCCCGCTTCATTGCGCCGTGGATCGGCCAAGGGTCCCCGCCTGCAGGTCGCGGGCGTCTGCGTGTGGGGGGTGCCCGGGTACGACCAGTGGCATGCGCAGCACGCCGAGCATCAGTGGAAGGGCCGCACGACGGTCATCGACACCATCAGGTCGTGGGGTGCCAACCTCGTGCGACTTCGCCTCGATGCGACCGATTACAACGGGCAGAAGTGGGGGCTGACCAAGCAGCAGTACCTCGACCGCACCAAGGAGTGGGTCGATCTGGCCACCAAGGCGGGCATGTACACGCAGATCTGCTGGTGGGATTCCCTGAGCCAAGGGTCGGCATGGCCCGGCCGAGCAACCGAGGCTTTCGACATGATGGCCAAGGTGAACGCCTTGTTCAAGGACAACCCGGCGGTCATCTACGAGCCCTTCAATGAGCCCAACAACGTGACGTGGGCTCAGTGGACGCCGTCGATGAAGGCCGCCGTCAGCCACTGGCGCAGTATCGGCTACCGCGGCGTGCTGGCAATCAACACGATTCACTGGAGCCACTCCTATGACGACGGGCGGATGTCGGAACTGGAGGCCCACGACGCAGCGCAGCCGGGGATGAACGGCACACACCAACTGATGTTCTGCCGCCATGACTACGCCAACGAGTTCAAGGACAAGAAGTGGGATCGGGCGAAGTGGATCGCCGACAACGGCGGCACCTCGACCAAGCACGTCATGGAAGAGAGCGAGTTCGGCAACTACAACGGAACGCCGGACACGGTCAGCGAGCAGTGGACCAAGGACGCCTGTGCGTTCTTCGCCAGCAGGTTCAAGGACTCACCCAACTTCGCCGGGGCCATCCCGTTCCTGTTCGGCCCGTGGTTCGACGTCAATGCCCTGACCGACGGGAGCAACGTCAAGCCGACCTCATGGGGCGTCATCGCCCGCGACCAGTTCCTGCGCTCGGTCGCATGGGAACCCGAGCCGCAGCCGGAGACGTCCAAGCCGCACCCAGCGGTGGCGGACCTGCGCGCCAAGGCGGCTGCGCTGCGGGCTTCGGCGGATCAGTTGGACGCCGTCGCCGCGACGATGGAGTAGGTCAGGAGATGTTCGGCCACTCGCCGAGCACCTCAGCCTCCTTGCGCTCGATGATGCGCAGGCGAGTCCTGTGGTAACTGCACAACAGGGAGAGGTCGGGGCCGACCGCCAGAACGGCGGCGGTGTGACCCTTGCATGCGGGACATCGGCGCCGCTGGATGATCAGGTCGACCACTGCCCAGATGGCGACGCCGCCGTAGATGAGCAGGAAAGGTGAGGCGACCAGCAGCATTCCCAGAAAGACCTCCCACCAGAACTCGATCATCAGTCCTCTTTGATCCGCGGATACTTGACGGTCAGCGGGTCCTGTCGCACGTAGATGCCGCTCGACGTGCCGAACCCACAGAAGGCGCACTGCTCCAGTTCGGACTCACGGACCCGCACGGGGGTGCGCTCGCCGCGCTCGCGCCGCCAGCAGGCATCGCACATCGGCTGGTTCCACGTGTACTCAGCCATTCCACCGGCTCCCATCGGGCCCATACTGCGCGTCCACGATCCGCTGCCGCTCGCTGGCACGGATCACCGGCTCGATCCGTTGCACAATTGCCACAACGATGTCGTGGTCGGTGGGCGGCGGATAGATGTCCCTGTCGTCCCAGTGGCGGTCCCACAGTTCCTTGACCGCAGCCTTGGCTTCCTGCACCAGATCCATTCTTGAATCTTAGCATGCTAACCTTTGGGCATGGCCACGTTCCTCGCCGCCCGGGACACGACGTGGCCCGAGTGGGCCATGCTGCCCAGTTGGCGTGCCATCCACGCCGTGCGCAGCGCCGAGGACTACCACTACGACCCCGATGACTACTGGACCTCAGGCCCCGGCGTGACCGTCTGTGGGCGCTCAGGGCACCTGACGCTGCCCGGCCTGTTCACCCGGCTTTCCGCCCCGCGCTGCGCCCACTGCTGCGACGCGCTGGGGATCCCGCGGGGGAAGGGGCACCCGAAGAACGACGATGAGTGCCGCCGGATTTTGGGCTACCCGCCCTCGCGCGGTGCAGGCTCGTCAGTTCCCACAGCGTCAGGGTGAGGCCGGTCTTCCCCCGCGCGCGCCACTCCCGGGTGATGCGCCGATGGCAGGGACGGCACACCAACACGAGATCCGTGAACCTCTCGTTGCCCCCCACCCGCTCATACGTGCGGTGATGCAGATCCAACGACTTCCCGAACTCGGCCTGTGAGATGCGACAGACATAGCACCGCCGCACCTTGTACTTGCTGTCGTACGTCGCCAACCACGCGGCGCGGAACGCCCGCCACGCGGGGGAGCGCATGTAGGCCATGTAGGCCGCCATCTGCGACGACGGGTCGGCCCGGAACACCATCCCCCGCGGACGGCGCGGCCTCATCAGGGCAGCGGGGGGACCTCGTCGGACACCGGCTCGCCAGCAGGCGGAGTCACCGGGGGCTTCGGCGGCTCGGGCGGCGGCGGTGGTGTCGCCGGGGTGGCGGGGGTTGCCTGTGACGCCGGGGTGGCGGGGGTTGCCTGTGACGCCGGGGTGGCGGGGACGGCGGCCCGCTCGGGCTTGGGCGCAGGCTTCTTCGCGGCGGGTGCCGGTTCGGCCTTCTTCACGCGAGGCTTGCGCAACATCGCAGGTGCTCCATCGGCTCGGGGAACGTCGTGCGTCACTGACGTGAACCATACCCCCGCTGCTTCCCGTCCGTGGTTAGTTTTGTTTGCTATGATTCCACCATGTCACATGCGGCCGTTCAGGAATCTTTGGAAAGTCGGGCGATCAAATCGCTTCGATTGTGCCTCAAGGAGACCGGGCAGGTCCCATCGGCGGTGTCCTATCGCGCGTGGCGCGACCTGATCCCCCCGGCCGACCGCAAGGGGATCCCCTCCTCCACCGCCATCGTGCCCTACACGTGGCGCACATGGAACGAAGCGCGCGTGTCGGCGGGCATCTCCGAGGAGCAGGCGGCGAAGTCCCTCAACGGACCGAAGCCCAAGTGGACCGCCAATGAGTGCCTCGACTGGGTGGCGCAGTGGGTGCGCAGCGGCGAGGGGAAGTCACTGGCCGCGTTCACCACGTGGATCGACGCCCGGCGCAAGGAGGGCAAGCGCGCACCGTCGGTGGCCACCATCCGACTGCGGATCGGCAAGCCGTGGAGCCAGATCGTCGCCGAGGCGCAGGAGCGCGCGGGTGCCTGAGTTCACCGTCCAACTCTTCGTCCGCCCACCTGATTCCGTTACCGCTGAACAGGTCGCGTTCGAGATGGCCGTCGAAGGTCCGAAATTCGCAGTTGAGGTCGAGGGCCGCGAGGACGGGCTGATCCTGTTCCGCTGCTCGAACGTCAAGGCATCCGGCGTCGCGGCGATGCCCGAGGCGATGCGCGTCGCGCAGTCCGGTTTGTCCGCCGCGCTCAAGCACTCCATCCCCGCCTATGCCGACCATGGAGGGTTGCTGTGGAAGGACGTGTGGCGGGCGGAAGCGATCGCGCACTCCTGAGACTGGGGATCCATCCGGCATCCAAGGCGTGGTTGCTGCGCAAGCGGTGCCCGACTGAGGCGACCTGCGGAGAGTGCGTCTTCTACCAGCGAGTCGGCATCTCTGCCCAGTGTGTCGAGCCGGGCAACTTCGGTGGGCCGCAGCGGACTTATGGGTCATGGCCTGCGTGCCTGTTGCTGGAAACTGAATAGGCGGGCGTAGTCCAACGGCAGAGACAATCGGCTCAAAACCGATGCAGTGCGGGTTCGAATCCCGCCGCCCGTACCAGAATCAAATGACCGTCAAATACAGATTTCCCTGACGCCCCTCCTTCGTATGGTTACGCTGCCACACAGCGCGGCACGAACCACAATGCGGAGGAACCATGCTCACCAAGGGCGGACCCGACGATCCCCTGCTCGGCTACAAGGACATCTCGGCGCGGACCGGCGTCGGCGAGGCGACCCTGCGCAACTACCGAAAGCGCGGCTACCTGCCTGAGCCCGACGTGATGCTGGCCGACCGGCCGAGGTGGTACCTCTCCACGATCATCACGTGGCAGAACATGCGCGCCATCGGTGCCAACGAGTCCCGCCACTCCTGAGCAAAACCGACGGTAGAGGAATCGATTCGTGGGTACCCTCAACTCTGGTGGCAGCGGCCTTGCGTTGGTCGTGGACGCCTTAGCGACATATCGACTGACCCGCCTTCTGATCGAGGACGAGATCGCTGCACCCGTGCGCGACTGGGTGTGGGACAGGCACGATCCTGCCGACAGCAAGATCGGATACCTGTTCACCTGCCCGTGGTGCGTGAGCATCTGGGCCGGAGCGGCCGTCGTCGTCGCCCGGCGGGTCTCGCCAACGACATGGGAGCCGGTGGCACGAATGCTCACAGCCTCAGCAGTGACCGGCATGATCTCGACGAGGCTCTGATGGGCGTCTTCAGCAGGGCCCCCGAGCCCCTGCCCGCCGGGGTCGAGCGCGCCGAGGCATTGCCCTTCAACGCCCCCCGCCCGTTGGTCGCCGCCGCCGCGCGGATGAAGATCACCGATCGCGGCGAACTGGAGCAGTTGAAGAAGCGCAAGGGCGCCACGTCGGCGTGGCAGTCCGAGGCGTGGGAGTATTACGACAGCATCGGGGAGATCAAGTACGCCTTCATGCTGGTCGCGGCCCTGATGTCGCGAATGCGGCTTCATGTCGCCTACGTCGCTGAGCCCTCCGATCCCCCGTCGACGCTGTCGGACGTACCTGCGCTCGACGAGGACGTCGTCGCCCTCGCGCACAACCAACTCAACCGACTGCAGTCCTGCCACGGCGGCATCCCCGGGATGATCGCCGACGCCTCCATCAACCTCTCGGTCGCAGGCGAGTGCTATCTGGTCCAGCAGTTGCCCTCCATTGATGGAACGGTTCCAGAGAAGTGGACGATCCGGTCGATCGACGAGGTGCAGGTCGACAACAACGGGAAGATCTCGGTCCAGACCGCTCGCTCGATGGGCACCCAAGGAATCAAGCCGCTGGAGTCCAGCGCGTTCGTGGGACGGATCTGGCGGCCCCACGCGCGGTTCCACGACGAGGCCGACTCCTCGATGCGGGCCCTGCTGCAACTGTGTGAGGAACTGCTGCTGCTCAACCGCACCGTGCGGGCCACGGCGAAATCGCGGCTCAACGCGGGCGCACTGTTCGTCCCAGACGGCCTGAGTGTCGCCGCCGCGCCGGATGTGGTCAACGAGGACGGCTCCTTCGAGGAGGATGCCGACTCCTTCGAAGCCGAACTGATGGCCGCGATGACGACTCCCATCGCCGACGAGGAATCGGCCAGCGCCGTGGTTCCGCTGCTCATCCGCGGCCCCGGTGAGTTGGGTTCCCAGATCAGGCACTTCAGTTTCGAGCGGTCCTTCGATGCTGCGCTGGCTGAGCGCGCCGACCGGGTTCTGGAGCGGATCCTGCAGGGCGTCGATGTGCCCAAGGACGTCGTGACCGGCTTGGCCAACGTCAAGTACAGCAACGCGGTGCAGATCAACCAGACCATGTACCGCGGGCACATCGAGCCCATGACGTTGCTGCTCTGCGACGCCCTGACTGCAATGTTCATGCGGCCCGCCCTGATTGCCAAGGGCGTTGACCCGGACATTGCCGAGAAGATCGTCGTCTGGTACGACCCGTCGGACATCCTCACCTCGGCCGACCGGGCACAGAGCGCCTCCGATGGATGGGATCGCTACCTGTTGTCCGGCAGCGCGTGGCGCTCGGCGCACGGCTTTGCCGAGACCGACGCCCCCAGCGGCGATGAGTTGATCAAGCGCATCACCGTCAGCCGCGGACAGATCGCAGGCGAGTTCGCCGAGTCGGTCTACCAGCGGATCGCCCCCGACCTGCTGGGCGAGGTACGCGAGCAGAACATCGCCGGGGCCAAGACGCCGATGCCGGAGAACCTGCAGAGCCTGCTGGAGACCGGCCAGATGCCCGCCCCGGGCGAAGGGGCCGCCCCGCTGCCACCGGAAGTCCTTGAGGGCCTGCCGCTGCCGGAGGTTGGGCAGGGCCCCGCCGCGCCGGAGCCGGAGGAGGTTCCTGAGGAAGAGGCGCCACCGCAGCAGCCGGAGCAACTGCGCAAGAGGATCCCGACGGACACATCGATCCCGATGCCCGATGAGTATGGTTTGCGGAGGGTTCGATGACCAGCCAGACCGGCTACCAGATCGGCAGCGACGACCTGCGGCGGCGGATGATGGCCAAGATCGGCGCCCCACTGGCAGCCGTAGCGCCCATCACGGCGGCGGCCAGCGACACCTACGCCCCGCCGAAGGACGTGCAGAAGGCTGCGCAGCGCGGCCTCGACCTGCTCAAGGAGGGCCGCGGCGGAAAGAACCTGACCGACGTCGGCCGGGCGCGCGGCAAGCAGTTGGCTGCGGGGCAGTCATGTAGTCGGGAAACCATACGGAAGATGCATGCGTACTTCGCCCGGCACGCGGTGGACCGCAAACCCGACTGGGCCAAGAAGGGCTCGGAGACCCCGGGCTACGTGGCGTGGCTGCTTTGGGGCGGCGACCCGGGCAAGCGGTGGGCGGATTCGATGGTGCGTCGCTTTGACGCCGAGCAGGGGATCGCGGAAATGCCTTCGGCGGATCAGTTCGACGCATTACTCTCAAACATCTGTGAAGCACAGCGTGACGGCATGACGAACAGCAACGGTACGACAGGAGAGTCTGGTGCACTCTGACGACCGCTCGCCGGTTTTCGGCTTCGATTCGATGGTCGCAAGCACCAACGCGGCACGGAAGGAGATCGGCCTGCCGCCGCTGGCGACCGAGTTCGACATCCTCGATTTCTACGGGACGGATTCCCAGTTCGTCGGCCGCGGGGCGTTGCCCGGCGCGGTCCTTGCGCTGATTGCGGACTTCAAGGAGATCTACTGGCTGCGTGACCGCAAGGGCCGGTTCCTCAAGTACATCGGCCCGCGGCGGCGCAAGCAGCCCAACTGGGTGCGCAACGAGAACGGCGAGGAAGAGGCGACGTTCCAGATCGTCTCCGTCTTCAAGCGCCCCGATGGTCGCGACGCGGTTGCCTACGGGCGAATTGCGGGCGCATTGAACAACAATGAAGACGTTGTTGTTGAAATCAGCACCCGAGTAAATGATCTCGGGCGCGGCGGTGATCCGACCAACGACGACATCGAGAGCATGGGAATCGGGGTTCCCGATGACCTGCAGCCCGGCGAGACGCGGTTTGTGCGCCTGTCCCCGGACCAGTTGGAGATCGTTTCCGACCCCGGGACCAAGGCGGGCGGGCGGGCCCAACTGCCGGACAACCCGAATGATGCCGAGGCCCTCGGCGAGAACGACCCCGAGGACCTGATCGGCGGGGACTACGAGAAATGGGACGGATCGGGCGCGCGCGGCGAGCCGCTCGGGCAGCAGCAGGTGCGGGAACTCAACCGCCTGATGGAGGGCGCCAAGCGGCGCCAGCGGATGGCCCCGGCAGGACAGAAGGACCGCTTCGCCCGGGCACTGCAGATCGCCGACAAGGCCATCGCGAGGAACGCGGACGGGATCGTCGATCCGTTCGCGGCCGACAACCTGCGACGCATCGCCGATGACTTCGAGCGCGGGAACTTCGCCTTCGCGCAGGGCCGCGACCTCGGCCGCCAGTTGCGCGAGGTCGCCGACCGGATGGACATCCCCACCGAGGAAGGGGATGACGCGCTGGCGCAACAGGCGGTGGATCTGTTCCGCAGCCTCGCCCCCGTTGATCCCGACTTCGACCAGCGCAACAAGGTCGCTGACGCCATCGTCGGCCTGCTCAACGACCCCGGCGACGACCGCCGCGAGAACCTGCGCCGCGCTCTGCGCGACGCCCGCGAGGACCAGCCTGCGGACATTCAGGAGCGCATCGACGAGATCGGCGTGGCCGCCGGATCAGGTGGCCGCGAGGATACGATCCGGGCATTCACGCGCCCGGAGCAGCGGGCCACGACCGAGCCGCAGGAAGCCCCCGAAGCCGAGGCCCCGGCGGCCCCCGAGCCACAACCAGAGGGAGAAGAAGGTGGACGAGGAGAAGGCCCCGAAGGCGCAGCCCCAGCCGGTGCTGATGAAGCCGAACCCGGGGGAGACGAAGGAGCAGTTTCTGCAGAGGGTGACCGAGGCGCTGAGGGCGTCGGGGATGCCGGTGAAGTAGCCCCCGAGCCCGAGGTCGTCGCGGAGATTCCCGAGTCGGAGCCGGAGGCCGCCCCCGAGACCTCGCCGTATGGTTCGGACGACGCTGTCGCCGACGCCCGGGCGCTGATCACCGACCCGGACACTGTCGACGCGCTGGGCCCCGAGGATGTCAATGCCCTTGAGGCAATGGCGCGCAACATCGAGTCCGGTGAGATCGAGCCGCTGGCGATGCGCAGCACGGTCTTCGACCGCGCCGCTCTGGCCGCAAACCGGGCCCGCAAGGCCGCCGAGCGGCGCATCGCGGAGATCGACGGGCAGCCCAGTGCGCTAGTTTCCGCTGAGGATCGTGCCCGCCGCGACGTTGCGGCAGGCGTTCAAGAGCGCGCAGGCATGGTGGAGACGTTCGCGCGCGACAGCCGCGACATGCACAAGCGGCTAGAGAACATCACCGCCCCGGCGCGGCGCAACTTCGACATGGCCTACGACAACCTCGACGGGCTGCTCGACGGGTTCGTGGCCGACAACCCCGACGCAGCCGACGCCGTGGCCGCCCTGCGCGCAGTCGACGCCGACAGCGAGGCGCGCGAGAGCGATCTCGGCAAGTGGGCCAAGGATGTTGCCAACGCGGCCACCGCCGTGCAGCGGGCCGCCCTGCGCCGTCGGTTGTCGGGTGGCGACGACAGCAGGCTCGCGGTTGACGTCAGCGACGCCGCTGCGGGTTTGGTGGAGACTGCCCGCATCCTTGGCAAGCGGGCCAGCGAGCGGCTGCCGAGCAAGCAGTTCGTCCGTGGCAAGTTGAAGGAGCCCTTCCTGCCCGGCCGCACGTTCCCCGCCCTGCAGGGACGGGCCGCTGGCATTCAGAACGAGGATGGGACTGTTTCGCTCGAAGCGCTGCGTGACCGGATCAACAATGGATCCTTGGTCGGCTTCGACTTGGAGACCACTGGCCTTGCGGGCGAGCGGATGCAGGCCGACGCCGAGGGCATGGACCTTCCAGACCGCCCCGTCTCCGCTGCGCTGATCCGCTTCGAGAACGGCGAAGAGGTCGATCGCCGCGTCTTCAGGATGAACCCCGGGAAGCCGAGCAACCCGTTCGCTCAGCAGGTTCACGGCATCACCGACGAGGAGGCATCGCAGGAACGCCCGTGGCAGGAAGTCCTGCCCGAGATGGTCGAGTTCATCGGGCCCGACATGGTGGTGGCGCAGAACGCCGCCTTCGACACCTCGATGCTGCGCGACATGATCGACGCGGTGATGAACCCGTCTCGCGCAGGGGAGTCCGAGGGGGTCGACCTTGAGCCGATCCGGCAGCGCTTGCGCGACTTGGGTGTGACCGGCGGACAGGATTGGATGCCTGAGGGCGGCATCCTCGACACCCTTCCGGTGTTCCGCGCGCTCCATGGCGAGAACCTGCGCGGTCGGGGCGAGGGAGTTCCGCGCAACGACAAGATGGACACGATGCGCCGGTTCTACGGCATCGACCGCACGGGCGAGCACCACGCCGACACCGACGTCGAGGACATGGTCGCCATCCTCAAGGCTGCGGTCGACGGCGGCATCGAGCGCGGCGTCGAGCCGTTCGACCTTGAGGCCCAGCGGGCCAAGCAGGAGGAGACCGACCGCAAGTTCCGCCAGCGTCTCGACCGGCACCGCAGGCACCTCCGGGTCAACGCCGACGAGGATATGGTTCCCAACGATGCAGTCGAGCACGTCATTCGTGCCTTCGATGAGCGGCAGGGCGTCGCGTTCGACCCCGCCGAGGGGGCTTTCCCCGAGTCCGGCATCGCGGTTGCCCGCGGCAATGAGCGGCGGTTCCAGTTCGCGGAGTTCCAGCGGGCCAATGCGGCGACGTTCATCGACGACAACTGGGAGGAGTTGAGCGGCGAGAACGGCGCGCATGTCGCGTTCGTCGTCGACCCCGACACCGGAGAGGTCGTCGCCGACATCGTCGACGTCTACGACACCCCCGAGGCGGCTGAGGCCGCGGCCCGCGAGCGCGGTGCCCGACGGACGCTGGATCTGGCTACCTTCGAGTCGACGGATCTTGAAGAGGTCGATGAAGAGGCCCCCGAGGGGGTGCGGGCCGAGATTCCCGAGGAGGAGCCGCGCGCCGAAATCCCCGAAGCCCCCGAAGAGCAGCGCCCAGTTCAGGGAATGACTGGGAACTACCGCACCCCGGACGGCGAGGAGATCAGCGGGTGGCTGGAAACCCAGCGCACCCCCGATGGCGAGATCACCACGGTGTACCCGTACCGGGGAGCCGAAAGCGGCAGGACCTTCCGGGTGGTCCGCCGCGACGGGCGGATCGTCAGCCACGAAGAGGTGACGGCAGGCGAGGCCCCCGAGGCCGAGGCTCGCCCCGCCCCGGGCCGCCGCTACTTCGAGGTGCCCTTGGGCTGGTCCAGCCAGTGGCCCGGAACCGAACTGTCCCCCGGCGATCGCATCGAGGTCGAGTATGACGCCGACGGGAATCTGGTCGACATCGCTGGCGCCCCCGAGGGCCTGAGCAACGAGGAACTGCAGGCGCTGGAGGAGTCGGGTCTGGAGGTCCTTCCCGATCTGGCCGCCGAAGGTGCGATGGGTGCATGGCAGGGCCTTTCTCAGGGCGACCTGATGGAGCAACTGATCGACATCGACGACGCGGCCAACGGGGTTGGCTTGATCGGCGACGCCATCAACGCCTTCCCCGACGAACTCACGCATGACTACCTGCGTGAGCGGATGCGTCGGATCAGCGACTTCCTCGCGCTAGCAGACGCCGGAAGTGGCGACGACACGATCCGCAACATCCGCGCAGCCGTCGGAACCATCGACAGCATGATGTCCCGCCTCGATGACATCGAGGATGACGACTTCGCTGCGTGGCGTGGCCTTCGGAACCATATGGGCCCGCTGCGGACCGAGTTGGCCGACTTCCTGCGCCAGCACGACGCAGATTTCGATGCCGAGGAAGACGACGCGCGCGGGGCGTGGCTGAACACCGAGTTCGACGCCGAAGCCGATGACCTCAACCAGATGGCGCTGTTCAACGTCGAGGACGCCGTCGAGGCCGAGCCCGAGGTTGCCGCGCGTCCCGAGGTTCAGGCGGCTCGCGATGCCATCAACTCGGTGGTCAGCGACGACGGCTCGATCCGCCCCGACGCCGACAGCCACAGCCTGTCGGACGCCGCCAACGCTGTGGACGACGGCGCCATTGCGGCTCAGGACAGCGACAACGTCGCCGGGGCCCTCGACGACGCCGCGGACACCCTCGAAGAAGCGGCTGACATTGCCGCTGCCCGGGAGCAGGCCGAGCAGAACGGGCCGCCACGGGTGCCGCTGGGCGAGAACCCGGCGGTTGGTCGTAACCCCAACGACAACTTCGACTTCGCCGAGGACGCCGAGTACCTCGCGGAGACGAAGCGGCAGATCGAGGAGCGTTCGGGCGGAGCGACTTCGCGGCTCGATGACGCGCGCGGTCGGTACAGCGAAGCCCTCGCCAACGGCGACGAGGATGCCGCAGCGCAGGCGCTGGCCGACATGCAGCAGGCGTTGAGCGACTGGGCCGCCGAGGCCGAGGCGCTTGGTGAGGTCAACGCCGCCCGCAAGGCCCGTGCACAGAGCCGCCGGATCGGCAGCATGCTGCGCAAGGCCGGATACCCGCGCACGCGCATCGACCGGCGCAACCAGCCCAAGGCCCGCGAGCGCCGACGGCTGGCCGCCGAGCGCCGGGCGGCGCGGCAGTACCGGGCCGAGCGCCGGGCAGCGGCACGCGACTGGCAGCGCCAGATCAATCGCGACCGCCGCGACCTGCAGCGGGAGCGGCGACGGCGCGAACGCACCGGGGCGCAGCAGGCGCCCGCCGCAGAGGTCGCGCCGATCGAGGACGAAGATCCGATCAACCTGCGCGCGGAAGGCGCAATCAGCGACGCGGTGGATCAGTGGGACTCGCTGACGCAGCGGCAACGCAATGCGCTCGTGCGCAACCTCATGGATGAGCACGATGGCAACGTCGACGAGTTCTTGAACGACCTCGCAGGCAGCGATAGTGCCGAGTATGCGGATGCGCTGTTGGGCGAAGGGCCCCGAGGGGCTGTTTCTGCGACCCCAGAGGCCAGTACCCCCGAGCCGACCCGTGAGTCTGTTGCACAGGTGGCGCGCGAGGCGGGGATGGACGAATCCACCACCCGCCACGTGGAAACCGCCCTCTCCGAGGCCGACGCGGCCGAGGCGGTGCGCAACGACCCCGCGACGAACGCGGCGCTGGAGGCCAACGCGCAAGGGCAGGACGCCGATCCTGCGGCGCTGGACGCCTACGCGCAGGCGATGCAGATGGCCGACGCGGGAGACGAGCCCGACGCCGCGCCGACGGTCACCCCGCAGGAGGCGCAGGTTTCGGCGGAGCGGGCCACCGACTCTGCAGGGTGGCGGCAGCAGCCTTATGCGGATCAGTTGTCCGGCATCACTGAGGCGCTGTCCGGGGCGCGCCCCAACGTCCAGCGCTACTGGCAGGAACTGGTCGACAGCATCGGTGATCTGTCCGAGCCGCTGGGAACGCGCCGGGCCAACCGTGGCCGCGCCAACCGGCTGCTCTTCGCGTCGCGGCATTTCACCCAAGAGGCCAACGGTGCGTTCAGCGCAGCCGATCGGGTGAGCCTGCTTGAGGCGTCAGCACGGGCCGATGCCCTGCTCAACCGCTATCTGGACGACTACCCGCAGGTTAGCCTCGAGAACTACACCCGCGAGCAGGCCGACGCGACCAGCGAGTGGATCGAGTCCGGGAACCGGATCCTCCAGACCCCCGAGGGTGATCCCGACGGGTACTGGTACATGGACGACTACATGGATGAGGCTGACTACTCATCCTCGGTCGACAGCCTGCAGTCCGTGGCCGACCGGCTCAACGGACTGGCGGGCGACCCCCGATTCCTGACCAGCCAGCAGGTGCAGGCGGCCATCAACGTCGCCCAGCGCGATCTGAACCGGCTGCTGCGCGGCGACCTCGGACCGGCCACCAACTTCGATCGCGAAGCCGTGCTGGAGCGGGTCATCAACCGCCTCAACCGCGCCGCGAGCCGCTCCGGCGACAATGCCGATCTGGCCCAACTGCGCGATGAGTTGCTGGACATCCGGCATCGTGCTCACGGCCGTTCCCTGAGCGACACCTCATGGGACATGGACGACGAGGCGATCAGCGGGTCGATCGCAGCACTGATCCGCTACATGGGACGCGGCAGCGAGGCGGGGTCGGCCCTGATCTTCGCGAAGAAGGCATTCGGGGATGCGCTGAACGCTGAGCCGGGTTCGGCGAAGCGCTGGGCCGCCCTGATGCGCGCCCGCAACGCGCTGGATCTCGTGCACGCTACGGAGTTGCGGGGCTTGATGAACGCCGCGCGGGTTCGGGTCAACCCCGACCGGCTGCGCAACCTTGACGATCCGACGTTCCGGTTGGCCGACGACAACCTCGCCCCGAGCCGCCCGACCGCCCGGGGGGCTTCGTGGACCGACGCGGAGATCGCCTCGATCTCTGATGAGGTCACCCGCCAGCGGGCCCTCGTGGCCGAACTCGGCGAGGGGCAGGAGGCCGACGCCCGGCGGAAGGCGGCCAACTCCTTCGCGCTGGCCCGACGCGCCTACCGGGCGGGGCAGTTCGGCGAGTTCGAGGCCTTCTACTCCCTCGGCCTCTCGCGGCTGTCGCAGGCGGGCGATGCGGACGCAGTGCGGCGCATGATGGCCCTGCGCGACTCCCACTGGGGCGACAACGACTGGGCCGCCGCCGCCGCCGACACCCGGTCGCGCGTGGCGAACATCATGGGTGGCCTGCCGACCAACATGTCGGTGTCCCCGCGCGACCCGGCGAAGGCGACCGCCCACCGGCATCGCCAGAACGCCCGTGCCACGCTGGCTGCGGCGCTGCAACTCCCTGACGGTTCAGCGGAGCAGCGGATCATGTTCGACGCCGCCCTGTGGCGGCTGCGCCAAGCGGGCGACGCGCGCGATGCAGAACTGCGCGATGCCCTCGCCGTGTGGGATCCCAACGGTGACGTGCGCGACGCCATGCCCGACCGACGCGATCCCAATGACGGCGTTCCGGGCCTGCCCGTGTCGGCACCCGGCAGCGCCGAGATTGCCCGCGCCCAGCAGTTCGCCGCCGCGCTGCGCGATTACCTCGCGGTCACGCCGGAGTTCGTGGCGACGTACGGTAACATGAACATGGCCCGCGCCCAAGGGATGCTGGACCGACTGGTCGACGCCGGAGTCCTGTCGCGGATCGACATCGGCGACAGCATGGCGCGGTACGGGTACGGGGCGGGCGCCGCCAACCTCACCGACGCCGAGATCGCCGATCAGATTGTGCGCGCCTACGCACAGAGCGAGTCGGTCGGTCTTGACATCGCTTCGGTGGATTCCAATGTCGCCCAAGCGGTCGATGCACTCGTTGGCCAGAACGGCGTCGTCAACTGGGATCTCACGGAGATCCGGGGCATGTTCCCGCAGTGGAGCGACGACGAGGTTCAGCGCGTCCTGCGCGTCCTTGAGCGCGCCGGGGTCCTGCATGAGATGGACCCGGAGTCGATCGAGGACCTCCGCAACAGCGGCGCTGACATCCGCCCGGGTGAGCGCCTTTGGGAGAACCCCGCGGTCGACGGCGCCATCAGTGATGCCGACATCGTCCGTATGGTTCGAGAGGAACTGTCCCGCGGACAGGCGCCACAGGACAGGCCGACCCCCGAGGAACCCCCGGCCCCCGAGCCCGAAGCCGCCCCAGAGGCCCCAGAGGCCCCCGAGGCCCCCGAGGAGCCGACGGCGCCCGAGGCTCCCGAGGCTCCCGAGCCCGAGGCTCCCGAGGCTCAGCCGCAGGTGGATTACAGCGACCTCATCTCCGAGGCAACCGGAATCCTCGAAGCCCAAGGCGTTCCGGCCGACCTGCGCAGGATGGGGCAGCGAGCCGTGGACGCGCTGCGCAACGGCGACGGAGCCACCGCGCGCAACATCCTGACCGACGTGATCGACTCGCTCGCCTACGGTGACTACCGGCGGTCCGTCGCGGTCGGCCTGCGCGACCGGATCGATAGCAGGATGCGGGTTGGGTCGAACCAGCCGCAGCCTGAGGCGACCGTTCCTGAGTCAACGACTCCCGAGGCACCCCCGGTTGATTTCACCGAGAAGGCCGACCAGATCGATGAACTGGCTCAATCAGTCTTCGCGGACACGGCCGATGCTGACGTTTCCACGGTCCTGCAGTCCGCAGCGACCGCTCTGCGCGACGGCGATGCCGCCACGGCGCGAGATCAACTCGAGCGGGCGTCCGCGGCGTTGCTGAACAACGCCGGTCTGGGCTCTTCGTTTGAAGGCTATGACCCAGATCGTGCCGATGCGGTCAACTTGGCCTACGCATCGATCCGCGACGCGATGGGGGGGATTGGGGAAGTTCAGCAACCCTCAGGCTACTCGGCGACATCGCGCCGGAATTCTGCGAAGGCGGCCATCGACCAAGCGGCTGCGTCTGATGGGGTCAGTGAGGCAGAGCGGTCGGCGCTGCAGGTCGCGAGCAGGGCCATCGATGGCGGAGACCTCGTCGGAGCGAATGGGATCCTGCGCAACCTCATGGTCGCCCGGCGCGAGCGAGGCCAGACGGTCCCGCCGGGATTGGTGGCTGCCAACTCATCGCTGATGCAGATCGCGATCAACCGCTATGGCGACGACCTCACTGGGGTCATGGAGAGCGTTGATCCGGACGCTGCGCGGGCCTATCGGACAGGGATTTCGGCGGCCAACGGCCTCTCATCACCCACGATGCTGTACGCGGCCCGCCATGAGGTGAACATGCAGGCGCTCGCGGTCGTCGAGCGCATCGCCTTGGATCCCGCAACCCCCATGCAGCAACGCCGCGAGGCGCTGTTCGCGATGCGGACCCTGCAGGACGAGATGGACGTCGAGCGAGTCCGTCAGGCACAGGTCAATGCCTTGGTCGATTCCGATGGACAACTGGTTCGTCGACCAACTTCCGGGACCGATGGCGTTGTCACGGACGGGGGCGGAAACGGTCTGGTCGTCGGCGACACGGTAAGGATGGGATATGGCTCAAGCGCCCAGTCTGCCGTGGTTCTTGGCACCGAACCGGAGCCCGGGACGAACGCTGCTGCCTCGTGGGGGTATGTGACAGTTCGCGACCTGCGCACCGGGGAGGTGCGACGGGAGCGCGGTTACGATCTGTCGCTGGCGCAGTCCAGCCCGTTGGTCGCCGACCCAGTCCGTTACTTCGGGACGTCGGGGATCAATGCCTCCTTCAGTCCCGCTGACTCCGACGCCCTGCGCAGTCGCCACGGGGCGGGCGAAGCGGCCCGGATCATGCACATAGGGCAGTCGGCGCCATCCATCGCCAATCTTGCCGATTCCTCGGTCCCCGACGCGGTTCGCGAGCAGTTGTTCGCCGACCTGCTGTCCAACCCCGAGTTCCGTGGGATTCAGTCGATTGACAGCATCGAACTGACCCCGACCGGCGGGCGCATCGCCGTGACCCTCCAGCCGCGAGGCCGCGCCGAAAATGGCGGCAAGTTCACCCTGCAGATCGACCGCAGCGGCGACCTTCCTCCGACCGTCAGGGTCGGGATCGATCCGGGAACGTCGCAGTCGGTGCGCCTTGCCCAACAGGAGGCCCTGAAGGCGGCGGAGCGCCACGCGATCGCCAACGGCGCAACGTCGCTGCAGATTGTCGATGCACCCCCGTCGGCGCGGCTCACGGCGGCGAACTCGGGCTTCGACTGGGACGTCATCGCCATGGGTGGCTTTGACTCCACCAAGGACATCGTGCGGGCCATGCTGGCGCGGGCGGCCCGGGATTCGGGCGACGACGAAGCGGCGCAGGCGATCATCGCGGATATGGTTCGCGACCTCGAGGATGCCACCGACCTCGAGGGGCTCCCGACACCGTTCGAGATCGCGTCACTGGCCAGCGTCAACCGAACCAACCTCGGCGCCGCCGCCCTGCGGTCGCGCTCGTGGGTCCCGGTCAGGGAACTCAATGGCCCGTCGGTGATGAGCCGCCGCGCCGAGCAGATCAAGAAGCGCGAGATCCAGCAGTTGGTTGCTCAGTTCAACCCGCTGGGCCACGATTTCGAGCGCGCAGGGGCCGCAACGCGGCTCGATGACATGACCGCGGACAACTCGACACGTGCCTTGCGGGCCGTTGCTGAGGCGACTCAGATATCCGATCGCCCCGGTGCCCCGGCGCTGGCAATGGTCGTCACCTCAAGCCCGATCCGGGATCGCAACGGAAACATCAACTACGAGTTCCGTGAATTCGTCAGCGAAGCGGACCAATCGAAACCGCTCGGTGAAACGGGATTCTCGATTGGAAATTACAACCAACTTCGTGAATTGCAGAAGGCTCTGAGCAGTTATGCAGGGGATGGATCCTCCTCGTTCGACTTCTCATTGATGCGGTCCTATGCGCGAGGGGCCACGATTCTCGATTCCGATGGGAACGTCGCATCTATCGAAGATCTGTGGAATGCGGTCGGGCAAAATGTGAAGAAGTTGTCTGATGCGTTTGGCTCCGCGCGCAAGGCGTACGGCGAGAAGGCGCTGGCCGAACTGCATCAAGTCGGGTCTTCCGGGTTGCAGTTGACCGCACCACAGATCCTTGAAGCGAGCCGATGGATCGTTGACATGGATGCTGCTTCAACATCCGACATCGCCGACGCCCTGCGCCGAGCCAAGGTCGGTGATGACGCGATCAGCCAAGCGCTCAATGCTGATTCACCATCTGAACTGGCGCAAGCAATTGAACGGCAGCGCGAAAATGTCCTGCGGGACATGCCGCGAGTCGGAAACGGCTACGTCACGGTTCAAAACACCAGCATTTATGCCGCATACATGATCATGGATAATGACGTTCAGAACACCGGACTTGCTGGACAATTGGTGAAACAGACGTCCGATTGGTCCATTCTGAATGGCATCAAGCATTATGATGTTCATGCAAACATCTCAGTCGGTGGATATGCATGGGCAACGGCAGGATTCGGCTGGAAGTCAGACCCTCTCGGTCAGGCCCGGTACTTGATGTCATCTATCCAACGGCACCTGAGGACGGACAAGGACCGTGCCGACTTTGCCGCGATCCAAGAGCGCATGCAGAACACCTCGCCAAGCGACGAGAACTTCCCGACCCCGTTCGAGTTGTCTCAGATCGGCTACGACCCAGCCGATGAATCTGGGCAGCCATGGGCGGGCAAGAAGGGCATGCTGGGCAATTCATGGCAGGGACGCAAGAACCTGCGCAGGGATCGGCTGTACACCCTCGTCGAGAACTACTACACCGAGAAGATGATGCGCAGGATGGAGCGCATGCGTCGAAAGGCAGAGGCGCAGCGCGGGGGCAGTGGGCCAGCAGCCCCCGCGGCCCCCGCTCCGCAAGTCCCCGAGGGTGAGGTCCCCGAGGGCGCAGTACCTGAGGCGGGCGCCCCTGCGGGCGGCGGAGCGAGCGGAGGTGTGGTGTGAGCGCGAGCGGTCAGGAGCAACTGGCCACAATTGCCGAGGTGCAGAGCATGTGGGCACAGTGGCTCAAGGATCAGGGCGTCGATCGCTACGATCCGATCGCCGCGGCCGAGTACCGAGCGGGTGGGTCGGTCGATGACGAGACCGGCGAGCGGCAGAGCGACTACGAGGAGCACGCCAACATCGTGTCGGCGTCCCGCGAGGAGTGGCTTGCCTACATGGCCATGCTGACCGCCCGCGGCATCAACGTCTCCGGGGAGGGCCTGTCCTGATGGTCACCGCACTGGTTGCCTCGAACCCGCTCACCGGAGCCCCGACTCTGGCGTTCCTCTCTGACGGCAAGGTTGGCCGCATCATCTCGGCCGACGGCGAAGTGCCGGGATCCAAGGCCGCGTTGGTCGCTATGCATGCGCTGTACCAACAGGCCAACGTTCCGCTGTCTGACGAGTTGGCTTTCGAACTCTACGGAACCGCCCACGGCAACCTTGCCATCTCCGACCCAGTGCAACTGGACATGGAGTTTGTGCCCGCCATCGATGCCATGCGGGCGCAGTTGGCTGCCGCGATCCGACAGGCGTCACCGGAGCGACAGGGCCGCCTCGACCAAGTGCGCCGCGCGCGGGAGCGACTGGCCATGGATGACCCCTCGGCCTGCCTCGCCAACGTCGAGGGGCTCGATGAGGCATGGAAGCCCGACGTGGCCGCGGAGTTCCGCGCCGCCGCCGGAGCGATGGCGATTCCCTACACCGCCGAGGAGCGGGCTGAGCGCGTCGCGTTCCTTCAAGATTGGCTGTCACGGCAGGAACTCGACGACGAGGATGTGGCCGATGAGCAATAAGAAGCGGACTCTGCGGGTCCCCAAGAAGGTGGCCCAGCGCGCCGACGCCGCCCTCAAGGCGCGGCAGGGTGAGGCCCTCGGGATCAGCGACGCCCCCTCGGTGTCAGTCGCACAGGTGCTCAACTCCTCCATGCCGGTGGACCTGAGCGTTCCGATGGAGATGCTGCGGTTCTTCTCCGGAGACTGGCGCTACGACCCCAACCGGGCCGGGCAGGCGGGGCTCTATGGCGGGGACGCCGGGCGGGAGTGGGCGCAGCGCTGCGTGGCGATGCTGGCTGCCGCCGAGGATCCCGACGGGGCGGTGGACGAGGATGCCGACATCGACGTCGAGGAACTGTTCGAGTTCACCGACGAGGAAACGACCGCGATCATCGACTTCCTCACCAAGATGGCCGGGGAAACCCCGCAGGCCCCGCAGGCCACCTCCGAGGAGCCCGACGTCACGGGGTCAGCCGAACTGTCGGTCCAGTCCATGGAGATGCCCGACAGTGAGCCCGAGAATGACGAGCCGGAGGAACTCCAAGAGATCGTCGAAACCGCACTGGGCCTTGCCACCCAACTCGACGAGACCGTAGAGAAGTTGGCCGACGCCCTTGAGGATGCGATGGGCGACGATGGCCCCGACGGCGACGACGATGAAGACGACGAACTCGAAGCCAGTATGGTTCGCGACGCCCTCGCCGAGGTTGTGCACGACGGCGCCTCGCTGAGCGAACTGGTCGCCACCGACTTCAGCGCCGAGGCAGCCGAGGCGCGGGAGCGGATGGCCAAGGCGGCACTGGTGCGCCAGCGCAGCCTCGCGATGGCGAAGATGGCCTCGACGCGGATGACACTGGCCGCCGCAGGAGAGCCAGCCGCGGCTCCTGTCGCCGAGGAAGGGGCCGAGCCCGCGGCTGATGCCGACCCAAAAGAGCGAGCCTCTGACCACCACAGCACGAACCAGCCGCGCGACTGGCACGGCCGGTTCGCGAAGGTGGGTGCGCGGGTGCGCAGCAAGGACGGCGCCCTCGGCTACGTCAAGGGCATCGAGAACGGCCAGTTGGTCATCGAGGACGACGAGGGCAACCGGCGCACGGTCGACTCCAACAGCATCGAGGTCGTGACCAAGGAGTCCCCGGCGCGACTGCCCGAGCCGCTGCCGTTGGTCGAGGACCCCAAGGCGCGCCTTGAGGCCTACCTCGAATGGGCCCGCGAGCAGATGGGGATCGGGGCATGAGCGCCACCACGTGGAGCCGGGCCGAGGTGGCTCTGACAGCGGCTGGTCAGCCCATAAGTCCTTGGTTTGGCGCTCTGGTCGACTCCATCGACCCTTCGGCGGTCGTGAACCTGTTGGCCATCGTCCCCAAGCCGGACGGCTCGGGGCTGCGGGCCTTCGAGCGCAAGAACGGCGGCTGGGTCGAGGCCCCCAACTTCCTGCGCGCCCTGACCGGGATCAAGCCGCCACCGGTCGTGGAACTCGATCAGGAGACGTTGATGACCGTCATCGAGCAGATGGACGCCTACGACCGGAAGAAGGCGGAGTCGAAATGATTCCCGACGAGATCACCCCGCTGTGGAACCCCGACGGGTCGGTCGCGACCTTCGTCGCCCGCGACTCCCGCATCCTGCCGCGTGGCCGAGTCGTGCGCGACGTGCACCACGAGGGGCAGGGGGAGCGCGACCCGCAGGCACCGGTCAAGACGATGTTGGCGTTCCGCATCGTGCCGGAGGTGGCCAGCCAGTACGGCGTGGGTCCCACGGCTGCAGCACAGGCGCAGGAACTGCCCCTCGACGAGCGCCACATCACGTTGGCCTACATCGGTGAGGCCGACGGTCTGGAGCGTCAGCGGCTGCACGACTTCACCCGGCGTTGGTTGGCCGAGTCGGACTGGCCGCCGGTCGAGGGCCGCGCACAGGGTTGGGGCACGTTCACCCCGCCGGAGGATGGCAAGCCAGTGCTGTGGATGTCGTGGGACATCCCCGGGTTGGCCGAGATGCGCACGCAGTTGGTCAACGACCTCAAGGCCGAGGGGTTCGACGTCTCCGAGGACCACGACTTCACCCCGCACGAGACGATCGCCTACATGACCGCGCCGATCGCCGAACTGCCGCCGTTCCCCGAGTCGCAGCCGACGCAGGTCTTCAACTCGCTGGTCGTCGGCGAGGATGACTTCTGGACCGAGTACACCTTCCCGATGGCGATGGCCCTGCGCGACGGGGCGACGATGAGCCTGACGGCGGCGCTGGAGTCGGCCACCACCGGGCTGGAGGCGTACAGCGACGAGGAACTGGACGCCCTGATCGCCGCGGGTGGGGCCGACCGGAACCGGGGGAATGCCGAGAAGTTGCGCCGGTACTGGACCATCGGGAAGGGCGGAGCGAAGATCAGGTGGAACTCCCCGGGTGACTTTGATCGCTGCGTGAAGTACCTGTCCAAGCATCTTGGTCCGCGGGCAAAGGGTTGGTGCGCATTGCGCCACAAGGAAATGACACGGATGTGGACCGGTGACATGAAGCACCGGATCATGTACGGCTGGGGTGGTCGCCCCGGTTCGTATTGGGCAAAAGTGGCTGCGCGCAGCGCGGCGAACGCGAACAATACGGTGCTAGTGGCCACCGCCGATCACTCAGGAGAAGCCATGCCCGATGCAAACCCGATCCTGATGATGCTCAACGGCCAGAAGCCCGCGCCCGTCACGTTCCGGATCCCCCTGCTGCTGCCGGAGGGGATCGAGTCCGGCGACGGCCGGACCTTCAAGGAGGGCGTGGTCGAACTGCGCGACCTGCCGATCCCGTTGCTGTGGCAGCCCAACTCCATGCAGGGCCATGACGGCGCGGCGATCGTGGGCCGCATCGATTCCGTCGAGCGGGTCGAGGGCGGGATGGGCAACGCGACCGGCGTGTTCGACACCAGCCCGCTGGCGATGGAGGCTGTGCGGATGATCCGCGAGGGCTTCCTGCGCGGCGTGTCCGCCGACCTCGACCGCTTCGAGGCCAAGATCAAGGGCAAGGGCCCGGGCACCACGGAGGCCGAGAAGAAGGAGGATGACGAGGAGACCGTCACCCCCGACAAGATGGACATCACCAAGGGTCGCATCATGGCCGCGACGCTGGTGGCCAAGCCTGCCTTCCAAGAGTGCCGCATCGAACTGGACGAGCCCGCCCCGCTGCCCGACGGCGAGTACACGCAGGAACTCGGCCCCGATGAGCAGCGGATGCTTGAGGAACTGGCCACCCTGCTGCGCGAGGAGGCGCAGGCCACCTTCGCGATCACCGCGTCGGGCTTCAAGGCCGCGCCGATCTACCCGCCGAAGGAGTGGTTCGACAATCCCGGGCTGACCAAGCCCACCCGGCTGACCATCACCGACGACGGCCGGGTGTTCGGCCACCTCGCGGCATGGCACGTCGACCACATCGGCATGGGGTTCGGCACCCGCCCGCCGCGCTCGCGCTCGGGCTACGCCTACTTCATGACCGGGCTGGTGCGCACCAAGGAGGGCGAGGATGTTCGCGTTGGCCAGTTGACGCTGACCGGCGGGCACGCCAGCCTGAGCGCCGACGCGCGCGAGGCAGTCAAGCACTACGATGACACCGCCAGCGCGTGGGCCGATGTGGCGGCAGGCGAGGACAGCCACGGCATCTGGGTCGCCGGGTCGCTGCGCCCGGCGGTCACCGCCGAGCAGGTCCGTGCCGCGCGGGCGTCGAGCATCTCCGGGGACTGGCGACCGATCCAAGGCGCGCTGGAACTGGTTGCCGCGTGCTCGGTCAACGTCCCCGGGTTCCCGCTGGTGGAGGCTCGCGTCGCCTCGGGCGAGGTGCTGGCGCTGGTCGCCGCAGGCCTTGCCCCGCTGTACGCCGACCAGTTGATCGCACTGGACCCGCAGGCCGCGGCGCTGGCCGCCCGGCGGCGGGTGTTCGCGCCACTGGATGCCAAGGCGCTGGAGGTCTCGGCGCGGATGGCCAAGGCGCGGGTTCTCTCGACTCAGCCGGTGAGCGTCGAGCGCCGCAAGGCGATGGCCAAGAAGGGCTGGGCCCTGCCCGATGGGGCCTACCCGATCGCCGACGTCGCCGACCTCAAGCGGGCCATCAAGTCCTACGGTCGGGCCAAGGAGTCGGAGCGGGCCAAGGTGCGCAAGCACATCGCCAAGCGCGCCCGTGCCCTCGGCCACCCGGAACTGATCCCCGAGGACTGGAAGAACCTGTCCGACTGGTCGGAGATCACGCTGGCCATGCAGGCCGTCGACGCCGCGGAGTTCCGCGACTACTCCTCGGAGAAGCGCGAGGAGATGGCCAAGGAGGGTATCGCGATGAAGGGCGGTCGCTACCCGATCGCCACCGTCGCTGACCTCAAGGCGGCCATCAAGGCGTACGGTCGCGGGAACCCCGCGGACAAGCCCGAGATCCGAAAGCATATCTCGAAGCGGGCCCGTGCCCTTGGTCACCCGGAACTGATCCCCGACACATGGAAGGACTTGTCTGCCGACGTCCCTTTCGTTGAGGCCACCGAGGCGCTGGTGGCATCTCTGAAGACGATGCGCCGCCGCGAGTGGGATGAGCAGAAGATCTCCCGCGACGACGTGGGTCGGTTCCGCAAGATCTACTACCGGCTGCGCAACTCGCCGAGTTCCTCGGCCCCCGAGGTGCGCGCGGCACTCAAGGCCATCAAGGAGGCCGAGCGCGTTGCGGAGCAGGAGGGGATGGCGGAGCCAGAGACAGCGAAGTTGGCCAAGGAGGCCCTCGACTCCGCAGCCGAGAGCAAGATCGACGAGCGCACCCAGTCCGAGGTGATCAAGGCGGCGCAGGACATGGCCAGCCTGATGGAGCGCATCGAAGCCCGCGGCCCGGAGGCGACGATCCCGTTCGACCAGTTGCCCACCGAGATCCAAGACGCGATGAAGAGGTACATGAAGCAGAGCAACCTCGAAGAGCGGATCACCAAGCACTTCGGGCCGTACATGAGCGGCGAGGTCGAGCGGTCCGTGGCCGACATCGTGAATTTCCTCGAGCGCATCATCGTGGATTCGCAGAACTACAGGCGTGGCTACGACACCGAAAGGGTGTAGGCAGGCAAGAACACCACCCCCGGGCAACCGGGGGTGGCGTTCGCTTTCCGGCCGGGATGAGAACTGGATCAAAGAAGTTTTGACGGATTCGCGGAATCTGTTGACGCGTATGGTTCGAGCCATACGATGAACCACAAGCAGCGAGCGCTCCGCGCCCCCGCCCCCGGCGGAAGGCCCCGACCCCTCGGATGCCCCGAATGACATACGCACCCACGCGGTGATGCGCCCTCGTTCTACGAGCCGATGGTTTCGGGACAGTCCCCATGAATCCCCTCGCCGTCGATCACCGCTTCCGACAGGAGGTAAGACATGGACGACATCCGAGGGATGATCGACCGTCTTGCAGATCTGTCCGAAGACGAACTCTCGGAACTGGAGAGCAGCATCATCGCTGCCTTCGAGGTTGTCGAAGGGCAGGAAGTCAGCCGCGAGTCCGTGGCTGAGATGACGTTCCTCGCCGACTCGGTGGAGAGCGTGCGGGCCGAGATGGGCCGCCGCGACGCCGAGAAGGCAGAACTGGCCGCAGAGGCCGCGCAGGCCGCGACGCGGATCCAGAGCGCCGACGCCGAGGCCGCTGAGGCTCCTGCCGAGGAGGCCACCGAGCCGCCGACCACCTTCGCCACCGAGGAGGCTGCCGAGGCAGTCGCCGAGGAGCCGGTGATCGCTTCCACCGAGGCCGTGATCGAGGAGGCCGTCGAGGCCGCCACTGAGGTCCCGGTCGAGGCAGAGGCGGCGACCGACGAGGTCATCGAGGCCGCAGTCGAGGAGACCGTCGAGGCCTCCGTCGAGGTCACGGCTGAGGCCGAGGCCGCGGTTGAGGAGGCCGTCGAGGCCGCTGTCGAGGCCGAGTTCTCCATGGATGAGTCCGAGGAGGACGAGGTTCCCGAGGTCATCGAGGAGGTCATCGAGATCCCCGCTGAGGAGATCGCTGAGGCCCCCGAGGCGACCGAGGAGGACAAGGAAGAAGAGACCCCCGTCTTCGCCAACGAAGACACCACCGCTACGAGCACGGAGGCTCAGATGAGCAACGAAACCTCGGAGCCGACGTTCTCGGCCCCGGCTGACCGTCTTCCCGTGGCCCGCGGCAACGCGGCCCCGATCGCCCTCGTGGCGGGCGGCGACATCCCCGGCATCTCCGCCGGGTCGCCGCTGAAGGATCGACTCGCACTGGCTGAGGCCATGGCGATGCGCCTGCATGGCCTGCGCCGCGCTTCCGGTGGCAACGGCGAGCAGGTCGTCGTGGCCTCGCTGCTGGCGACCTTCCCGGAGGAGCGCACCCTGCGCGGCAACGAGGTCGACACCAACACCGAGAAGATCAAGAACGTCACCGATCCGAGCGTGATCGTGGCCTCCGGCGGCTGGTGCGCCCCGCTGCCGGTGAACTACGACCTGTTCGACATCGGCGGCTCGACCGCGACCCCGGTCAAGGACTCGCTGCCGACGTTCAACGCCGACCGCGGTGGCATCCGGTTCGTCCCGTCGCCGACGTTCGACGAGTACCTCGGCGCCTTCGGTGTCTGGACCAACGACGACGACATCGCCGCCGCTTCGGACCCGGACCTCAAGAAGAACTGCCTCACCGTTCAGTGCGCGCCGGAGACCGACGTGTACCTCGAGGCCGTCACGATGTGCATGTGCTTCGGCAACCTGATGACCCGGGCCTTCCCCGAGTTGATCGCCCGGCACAACGATCTGGCGCTGGTCGCCGCTGCCCGGTTCGCCGAGCAGTACGTCCTCGACAAGATCAAGGATCTGTCCGACGCGCACACCGTCGACGCGACCCTCGGCACCGCACGCGACGTGCTGATCGCCGTGGAGCGCGCCGCTGTGGCGTACCGCTACAAGCACCGCCTCGACCCGAACCTGCCGCTCCGCTTCGTCGGGCCGCAGTGGCTGCACGCGATGATCCGCTCGGATCTGACCGCGCAGTTGCCGGGCGACGGGCTGGAGACCACCTTCGCGCTGGCTGACGCCACCATCGAGCGGTTCTTCGCCGCCCGCAACATCCGGCCCACGTGGTCGATGGAGGGTGCGTCCGGCGGCGCCGAGCCGACCGTGGACGACTACCCGGACACCGTCGAGTGGGCGCTGTTCGCGGAGGGCACCTTCACGCTGCTCGACGGCGGCACGCTGGACATCGGCATCGTTCGGGACATGAACCTCGTCCAGAAGAACGACTACTGCATGTTCACCGAGCAGTTCCTCGCCGTGGCCAAGACCGGCCTCGACAGCCTGTGGGTCACCCAGACGCTGAACGTCAACGGCGCGTCCGCGGGCACGCTGGACGTCAGCGCGGTCGACTACTGATCGACTGACTGACAGGCGAAAGAGCAGACCGAGGAGGGGCCGTGGCCACGAACAAGACTGTCGGCGGAGTCGTCGACGCTCCCGCGCTGGCCGCGGCCCCTTTCGGACTGGTCAACAGGATCACCCTGACCCCCGATGTCGATCGGTGGGAGGGGGGAGTCGCCTACGAGTCGCTGTCCTGCGCGGCCAAGGTTGACCTCTGGGACCTGTGCGACCCGAACGAGACCAACGTCTCCGACGGGACGGGCAAGGACCGGATCGTCAGCGCGCCGCCCATGGGCATCACGGTCACCGACACCTGCACCTCGACCTTCGGGGCGGACTTCCGCAACAAGGCCGAGGGGCGGGTCAAGGACCTGCTTGAGGCCTCCACGCAGAAGGCGCTGGAGTTCGAACTCAAGTGGGGCGCCGTGGCGTCACAGGCCGACCCCGTGGGCCGCTGGCTCACCGGGCCCGGCACCGTGATCGTCGACTCCTCCGGGGTTTCCCCGAAGGCGGCCATCGCACTCCTTGAGGATGCCTACGCCGACTGCGGCTACGGCGGTGCCCCTGTGCTGCACCTCACCCGAGGGACAGCCGGGGCCATCAAGAGCCTCGTGGAGGAAGACGGGGTCCTGTTCACCAAAGTCGGGTCCATGGTCATCGCGGGCAGCGGGTACAGCACCAGTGACCCGTCCGGTGGTGGCGCGTGGGACGGGACGTGGGCGTTCGCCACCGGGCCGGTGCAGGTCTGGTTGGGGGATCCGGCGATCTATCCCGAGACGCTCGGCCAAGCAGTCGATGTGGCAAAAAACGACATTCGCTTCAAGGCAGAGCGCCTTGCGGCGGTCGCATTCGACGGATGCTGCACCTTCGCCGTCAAGGTCGACCTCAACCAAGTCTGAACCGATTAGGAGACACACAAATGGCTGTCAATAACTACGCGGCCAGCGTGCAGGGGGTCTGCCTTCGACTGACCCGCCTTGCGCCTGACGGCACCCCGATGAAGGCAGCCGAGGGGACGGTCTACGTCACCAAGGCCTTCATGCGGGTCTCGTTCACCCCCGAGTACGAAGAGGGTGACGAGACGACCGAGAAGAACGCGGCGGGCGAGGTCTGCATCACCTACAAGGCCCCCGACACGCTCAAGCGCGCCACGATGGAACTGGCGATCTGTGAGCCAGACCCAGAGGTCACCGAACTGCTGACCGGCGGCGTCCTGCTCAATCTGCCGGAGAGCGATGGCGACCTGCCCGCTCCGCTGCAGGGCAAGGACCTTGAGGGCTCGACGATCGGCTACGCCTCGGGCAAGGTCGGCGACGCGCCCAATCAGGACGGTGTGGCGATCGAGGTCTGGTCGCTGGCCATCCGTGATGGCGCCCGCGACAACGACCTGCCGTACTACCGCTGGGTCTTCCCGAAGGTGCAGTTGCGCCCGTCGGGCGACCGTGTGATCGAGAACGGTGTGCTGGCCAACGCCTTCGAGGGCTTCGGCGTCGGCAACATCAACTTCGGCACTGGTGGTGTGGACGACTGGGCGTGGCCGGATGCCACCGACCGTCCGTACATGTACGCCCGCGACAACGAGATTCCCTGCGAGACCGGGCCGAACACTCGCGGCTGGGTGGACAACAGCGGCGTCACCAACGATCCCGGCGTGGCCGACTCTGCCAACATCAAGCCGCACCCGGAGACCGTCACCCCGTTCTCCTACGAGGCGGATCTCGGGCAGGCGACCTCGGCTCTCGACGCTGGCGCAACCCGCTGACCCCCGGAGTCGTCACCTGAGGAAGAGGCGATTCCGTGGCATGGCGGACGCGCGGATGTGCAGAGGGGGTCGGCTGTGATGACTCGCAGCCGACCCCGCTGTGCATCGTTCAAGGGCAGCCCCTCAACATCTCGTTCCCTGCGGGGTTCGGTGTCGAGGGGCAGCCTGTGCGCGCCGAGATTCGGGCCGCCGCGGCAGGGCGGCTGATCCTCGACCTCGCGCCGTATTGTTCGGTCGATCCCCTCGACACGACGATGCTCAACGTCGACCTGCCCGCCGAGGTCACGGCGGCCGTCACATCCTCCGGGCACTACGACATCTGGGTGGCCAACCAGCGGATCGCCCACGGTCCTGCGTTCGCCGAGTTGTCTGTGTCGATCAACCCGCCGCGCAGTGCGCTGGCCGGGTCGTGGACACCGATCCTCACGGCGGGGCATTCCTTCGAGAGAACCATATCTCTCCCCGGACTGCTGCCCGCGGATGACGAGATCTCCTTCGACTCCACCCTCGCCCCGGAGTTCGTACTCTCCGACTTCGCGGGCGATGAGGTTCTGCGGTGGATCGGTGCACCTTGGCTGACAGTTTCCCCCAACCGCGACACAATCATCCTGAGCCTCACGGCCTCTGACGCAGCGACTCTGACACCCGGACGATTCAGTTACGTGTTGCGCGCGTGGAACACCTTCCATGAGCCGCGCATCCTGCTCGCCGGGATCCTGTTGGTGCAGGAAGGGAGCGTGCTGGATGCCCGTCCGTGACGATGGCGCCGTTGTCCGGTACAGCACTGCACCTGCGCCGCTTCCTGCGCGCACCCTGCGTGCCTATGATCCGCAGTTCCTGTTTCCCGGGACCTACAACATCTCGATCTACCGCGGCGACACCTACGAGTGGTGGTTCGTGGTCGGCTCGCTGGGCCCCGATGGGAACACGCCCGCCGTGCTGGACATCACCAACTGGCGGTTCAAGGCCGAGATCCGCGCGTCGCCCGACGCGCCCCTGCAGGCCGCGATGCAGGAGGTCGCCCGGGACAACGAGAACGGCGTTGTCGCCATGCGGCTGACGAACCAGCAGTCGCGGCTCATCACGACCAGTGGAATCTGGGATCTGGAGGCGATCACTCCGCAGGGCTGGGTGCGCACGGTCCTGCGCGGCACCGTCACGCTGGTCAACGACGTCACCACCGGGCTTGTCGAGTATTCAACGGAGTACGGAAATGCCAAGGCGCGCTGAACTCCCGAACCTCACGCCCGCGCGGCTGGACATCACCCACTACCGCGGTGACTCACTGACCATCCGACTCCGCATGCGCCATCAGGGGCAACCCGTCGACGTGAGCGACTGGACAAAGATGGAAGCGCATATTCGCGCAAATCCTGACGGTCCAGAGATTTCACGGTTCCAGATCATTGATGATCATCCGATCCTCGACCAGAACGGCGATGAAATCCGGGATCCTTTGACCGGAGACATCATCACATACCGGCAGCAGGGAATCATCAGGCTCTACCTGTCGGAACCATCCGCGCAGTACCTGCCGCCAGTGAGTATGTGGGATTTCCAAGTCACCGAAACCATTGCTTCGTATGGTTTCAACTACGACCACGTGCGCACTCTGGTGCGTGGCTTCATCTACGCCCCTGCCGACGTCACGCATCCCGCGATGATCACGCCGGTAGCAACAAGGAGGAGGTGACCAGTGGCGCTTGAGCCGAGCATCACTCCTCGGGCAGCGACGACGCCCGTGGACTGGATCGACGCTGTGGACGTGGCGATCGAACTTCCTCGCGGGCCGATGGGGCCACGAGGATCCGAGGGAATCGGTTGGAAGATCGGTTCAGGCGATCCCGTCAATCCCCCCGGCGTCCCGAACGGCAGTTACTACCTTGACTCCGACTCCGGCGACGTGTGGGTGGTTGAGAACGGGGTCTGGGAGCCGACAGGGACGTCCCTCAAGGGTCCGACAGGGTCCGTCAACGAGCATGACCACGATCTGGACTACCTGCCTTTCGTTGCCGGTCCCGACAACCCGCTGACCGGAACCCTGTACGGCAACGAAGGGGCCGACTTCGACAAGGCAATTCAGGTCGGAACGCCTGATTTTGATGCGCCGAATCTTCGAGATGCGGTGAATGTCGAATACTTCAATCGCGTTTATGACAGGGTTCCCCTTCAGAGGTTCTTTGGAGACTATGTCTCTGGGGTCAACGAGGCCATCGACACGGGGCACGACTGGGACAACGCCACCGAGCAGGGCATCTACCAGCAGATCGGCGGCGCAGGAACTCCCGCGGCGGGCAAGAGCGCCCCGCCCGGAACGCCGGGGCGCACGATCGGCTTGGTGGAGAAGATCGGCAACTCGACCGTGGCCCAAACGGTCGTCGACATGGAGCGCGGGCTGATGTTCAGCCGGGTCATGCGCGACGGGAACTGGACCGACTGGATTCCGTTGACCAACATCGTGAGCGAAGCGATCCCGAACCGCCGCGGAACCCGCGGTTGGTACGGCACGAACTGGTCCCATGGGCAGGTCTGGATCCAGATGAACGGCCCCGTGGAGGAGAACTGATGGCCGACTACGACATCGGATCTCCGGTCGAGATTCCCATCCCGGACGTCGACCTGAACCGGGACGGGATCCCCTACCCCGACGTTCCTGCCACGGAGATCATTCATCCGCAGGGGCGGTTCCCCGTGCAGGGGGATCCTGTCGCGGGTCGCGCCGAGGGTGAGCGGTACACGACGATCGAGTACATACAGGTTCATCAGGGCCTGCCGATGGGTCCCGCCGGACCCGAGGGGCCGCCGGGCAAGGATGGCGCCGACGGTGGTCGGTGGTTGATCGGTCAGGGTGAGCCCAGCGCGATCCACCCCACAGGTCCGCCGAATCCGAATGATCTCTACTTCGACAGCGTCAGTGGAGACATCTGGTACTGGAACAGCACGCTCGGCGAGTGGATCAACTCCGGCTCCAAGATCGAACTCCCCGAGGGGCCGCAGGGTCCGCAGGGCCCGCAGGGGATTCAGGGGATTCAGGGTCCCGAGGGTCCCCGTGGCGGCGGCATCCTGATCATCGGCACCTTCGCCAACGGGCCCGACTGCGAATTTCCGCCGCCGTTCCCGGGCGTCAACGTCGGCGACGGTTACATCGATACCTGCAGGAACCTGTGGGCATGGATCGATGTCAACGGCGCTCCGGAGTGGTACAACTTCGGGACGGTGCAGGGACCGCAGGGTGAGCCGGGGCCGGGTGCCGAGCACGCCATGTTCCCCCTCGCCTTCCTGCAGGTGACCTCGGGGCCGCTGGCCAACGTCTATGCACAGATGGACGTTCCGATCCCGGACAACTTCTACAACAAGAGGCCGAACGTCGAGATCCTGATCGACTACACGCGGTCGGGCACCTTCGTGTCGAACAACGTGGTCTACATCGAGTACGTGTCCAACACCCTGATCCGCTTGACTGGCGAGAAGTCGATCATCAACCACAACGGGTCCCGCGGTTGGGTGGTGCTGTCGTCGTGACCGCCGGACTCTGGGCCGAGGTGACCGACCTCGACAAGCCCACCTCACCGAACGCCGCCGAGGCGCTGGCCACGGCCAGTTACCTGCTGTGGGTGCTGTCAGGGCGCAAGTGGTCCGGGGTCCATGAGGTCACCGAGGAGTACATCTGCGACGGCGGCATCCCCTGTTGCGGGGGATGGGTGCCCGACGCGGGCGACTACCGGGCGGGGTACGCCTACTTCGCCTCGCGGTTCCGCGACCCGAACTGGGGCCGCCGCGAGGATCAGAAGTTCCTGTTCCTGCGGGGCCGCCCGGTGCGCGAGATCAAGGCCGTGCGACGGCTGCCCTCGGGCGCCGAGGTCGACCTCAAGACGCTGGCGGTCTACGACCACGCCTACCTCGCGCCCGCGGGTGATGGGGTGTGCGATCCGTGCTTCGACCCGTGCGGCCTCGAGGTGACCTACACGTATGGTTCGAAGCCGCCGCCCGCCGGAGTCACCGCGGTGCTGGATCTGGCCAACGAGTTCGTGAAGTCCATCGAGTGCCCCGACGAATGCCGCCTGCCCGAGCGGGTCACCAGCGTGTCGCGGCAGGGTGTCAACTACAGCATCTTCGATCCGCAGGATTTCCTGACCGACGGCCGCATTGGTCTCTACTCTGTGGATGTATTCCTGAAAGCAATCAACCCGAACAAGGCTCAGTTGCCCGCCCGGGTCTTCTCCCCCGACCTGCCGGTCGGGCGGCGCAAGACGTGGCCCGTGGCAGCCCCTGCAAGAAGGAGGCGCAGGTGAGCATCCCGAGCAACCAGTGGCGGGCAGTGACGTCCTCGGCCCCGCCGTGGCCCCGCGACTGGCGGATCTGGTGGGACCCCAAGGCCCCGCACGGGTCGGGCAGCGGCGCCTCGCAGAAGCCGACCATCGACCCGATCCCGCCGGTCCTGCCGGAGAACCCGCCGACCATCACTGGCACGGGCAAGCCGGGCTGCCAGATCTGGCTGGTCATCAAGCCCGGCGGGTCCTCGGTCTACGCGACGGTCAATCCCGACGGCACGTGGTCGTTCACCCCCGACGACGCGCTGCCACCGGGCGACTACTGCGTCGAGGCCAAGCAGCGCTGCCCCGACCCCGGTACGTGGTCCGAGGCGGCCAAGGAGTGCTTCTCCGTCGTCGAGGTCGACCAGACCATCGATTTCGAAACGAAGGGCCTGCGGTTCGACAGCGTCAATGACTGGCGCGTGCAGGGAACGATCGCCTACAAGATCAATGGAACGTGGGTCCACGGGGTCCTGCGCCGCGCAGTGGAGGTTCGACATGGCTGACCCGTTCGAGATCGTCGATGCCGACATCTGGGTGGGTAGCACGCCCCCCACGGCAGCGGATCCCGATGACTTCTGGTTCGACACCTCGAAGGTGCCGCTCCTCGGGCTGAACATCCTCGGGCACATCCCGGTGGGCCCGCCTGCCGACGCAGGCGAGACCCCCGGCGATGCGTGGGTGTCCGACGACAACGGCCACCTGTGGGTGTGGGGCGGCGAGGCGTGGGTCGACGCCGGACCGTTCGTCGGACCGCCCGGACCGGCAGGACCCGAGGGCCCGCAGGGTGAGCAGGGCATCGAGGGTCCCGAGGGGCAGCAGGGCATCCAAGGCCCGCAGGGTGAGCAGGGCCTGCAGGGCGACCCCGGCCCCATCGGCCCCGAGGGTCCGCAGGGTTTGGTGGGCCCCGCAGGCCCCGAGGGACCCGAAGGCCCTGAGGGTCCGCAGGGGCTGCCCGGCATCGATGGCGCAGAAGGCCCGCAGGGCGTGGAGGGGCCTGTGGGTCCCGCTGGCCCCGAAGGGCCCATGGGCCCCGCAGGGCCGGTTGGCCCGCAGGGCGAGGCTGGTCCCGTTGGTCCCGTTGGTCCCGAGGGACCACAGGGTGTTGAGGGACCCGAAGGTCAGGAGGGGCCCGCAGGTCCTGCTGGTGCCGATGGGGCGCAGGGCGAGCAAGGGGAGCCCGGGAAGAGCGCCCTCGAGATCTGGCAGGAAATCCCCGGCAACGAGGGCAAGGACGAGACCGAGTTCCTCGAAGGGCTCAAGGGCGACAAGGGCGACCCCGGCGCTGACGGCGTTGACGGCAAGGACGCCTACGACCAGTGGCTCGATGCGGGGAATGAGGGAAGTCTTGAAGACTTCCTTGAGGGCCTGAAGGGCGAGCCCGGAGAACAGGGACCTGCGGGTCCGCAGGGTGAGCAGGGCATCCCCGGCGAGAAGGGCGATCAGGGCGACAAGGGCGACGCAGGAACCAGTGTCACGATCAAGGGCACTGTTCCCGACGAAGCCTCCCTGCCTGCTGTGGGAACCAACCCCGGCGACGGCTACATCGCCGAGGATACCGGTCACCTGCACGTCTGGGACGACGAGAACAGCAAGTGGGTCGACGTCGGTCCGATCCGTGGGCCGCAGGGTCCCGAGGGACCGGAGGGTCCCGCTGGCGCTGACGGAGCCGATGGTGCCCCCGGAAAGAGCGCCTACGAGATCTGGCAGGAGGAGGGCAACACCGGAACCCTTGAGGAGTTCCTTGAGGGGCTGAAGGGCGAGCCCGGTGCCGACGGCGCTGATGGTGCCGACGGCAAGGACGGTGTCGACGGCAAGAGTGCCTACGAGATCTGGCAAGAGGAGGGCAATACCGGGACTCTTGAAGAGTTCCTTGATGGCCTGAAGGGCGAGCCGGGTGAGCCCGGCGAGCAGGGCCCACAGGGTGAAGTCGGTCCGCAGGGCGAGGTTGGCCCACAGGGCGAGCAGGGGCCGCAAGGCGAGGTTGGCCCACAGGGCGAGCAGGGGCCGCAAGGTGACCCCGGAGCCGACTCCACCGTGCCCGGCCCGCAGGGCGACAAGGGCGATCAAGGCGACCCCGGTCCGCAGGGCGACCCCGGTCCGCAGGGACTGCAGGGTGACATCGGTCCTCAGGGACCACAGGGTGTCGAAGGTCCGATTGGTCCCGAGGGGCCACAGGGTCCGCAGGGGCCGCAGGGTGAGGTTGGCCCACAGGGCGAGCAGGGCATTCAGGGCCCGCAGGGTGACCCCGGTGACCCTGGAGCGCCCGGCCCACAGGGCGACAAGGGTGACCCCGGCGATCAGGGCATTCAGGGCGAGGTTGGCCCGCAGGGCGAGCCCGGCCCCGAGGGCAAGAGCGCCTTTGAGGTCTGGCTGCAGATCGAGGGCAACGAGGGTCTGACCGAAGCCGAGTTCCTTGATTCCATCACTGGCCCTCAGGGCCCCATGGGCCCTGAGGGTCCCGCGGGTGCCGATGGGGCCGCGGGCGCCGATGGCACCAGCGTCGTCATCAAGGGCAGCGTGCCTACCGTCGGCGAACTGCCGACGGAGAACAATACGCCCGGCGACGGGTGGATCGTCGGCGAGGACCTGCACGTCTGGGACGGCTCCGACTGGCAGAACGTCGGAACCATCAAGGGTCCGCAGGGCGACGCAGGTCCGGCTGGTCCGGCGGGCCCCGATGGTCCGAGCGCCTTCGATGTATGGAAGGAACTGCCCGGCAACGAAGACGGAACCGTTGATGACTACCTTGAGTCCATCAAGGGCGATCCCGGCCGCAGCGTCGTCGAGATCTGGCAGGAACTGCCCGGCAACGAGAACAAGGACGAGGATGACTTCAAGGCGTGGCTGAAGAGCAACTCAGTCGCCTACGAGGAGATCCACACCGTCGGTCAGGTGAATGAGCAGTTCGAGGTTCCGCACAACTTCGGCAACCGTTGGGTCACCACGCAGGTCTTCGACATCGAGGACGGCACGCTGGCGGGCGTCGGAGTCACTTGCGTCGACGAGAACACGGTGCGGATCAACTTCTCCGGCGTGCCCATTGGGGAGCAGTTCATCATCGTGATCACCGGCCACCTTGGCGCATGGGAGCCCGTCCGGCGATGACCAAGATCCCTGATGTTGACATTTGGGTCAGCGACACCCCGCCCGTAGGGGCTGACCCTGACGATTTCTGGTTCGACACCACGTCGATTCCGGCGATCAACCTCAACATCAGGATCATCGGTCACATCCCCAGCGGCCCGCCGACCGAGCCCGGCACCGAGCCCGGCGATGCGCTGATCTCCGACAGCGACTCGCACCTGTGGGTATGGACCGGAAGCGAGTGGGTGGACCTCGGCCCCCTGTCCGGCCCGCCCGGACCGGAGGGCCAACAGGGGCCGGAAGGCCCCCCCGGCCCACAGGGACCCGCGGGACCCGATGGCCCTCCGGGGCCTCAGGGTCCTCCCGGTGAGAGCGTCGGCGGCAGCGCGTTCGTCGCGGGCGGCGGCATCGCCATCACTCCGATCGATTCGCCCGACCAGACGATCTCGGTGCAGTTCGGCCGTGGCCTGAAACTCGACAACGTCGACCATCGGACGCTGGTCGTCGACATGGCCACGGTTGCCGAGGAACTGGGCGACCAGTCGGCGAACGTCATTGCAGGCGACGGCCTAACCAAGGACGAGGACACCCTGTCGGTCGACCCGGGCGACGGGATCGTCCTTGAGGGCGGCAAGGTCACCGTTGACCCGAGTTACATCAAGTTGTTCACCAAGGCCGGAAACGGCCTCTCCGAACGCCTCGGGGGGCGCACTGGGCGGACCCTTGATGTCGTTGCTGGCAATGGGGTCATCGTCAACAGCGCGGTCAACGTCGATCCGGAGTGGGTTGCGCAGATCGTGCAGAACGTCCTACTCGGCGCGTACCGCTATGCGCCCGTGGTGGCCGCCTCGGTCGAGGAGGTGGATCTCGGCGCCGTCGGTGATGTGTATATCGATGGCACCCTTATCCCTGAGGGTGGCCGGGTCCTGATCAAGGACCAGAGCAACCCGATCCAGAACGGCATCTACGTCCACACCGCGACGGGTTTCGAGCGCTCCCCTGACACCAGCGAGGTCAACAGCCTTCGCCCCGGCGTGCGGGTCTACGTCGAGGATGGCGCGGCGAACAAGGCGAAGTTCTGGGCGGTCGACAAGATCGGGACACAGCCCCAGTGGCATCCTGACGTGGATCCGAACACGTGGGTTCAGGTGCCTAGCGAGACGGCCCCAGCCCGCGTGTATCGCGAGCACGTCTTCGGCTCTGGCCCATTCGATATCTGGCACAACCTCGGGCAGCGCTGGGTTTCAGTCGCTGTCCATGACGAGGAATCTGGAGACCGTGTCATCACTTCGGTGACCTGCGTCGACGAGAACCTTGCACGAGTGACGGTGGAGGTCCCATCCATGGGGCCACACTGGGTCGTTGTTTCAGGCTAGCAACACTGCGGAAGGAACGATGATGCGACAGGACTGGGTGAGCCTTGCCTCAAATCCGACCGTCGAAGCGCTGCTGAACACGCTGGTGGAACTGCAGGAACGGGTGGTCCGCCTCGAGGCGGATATGGTTCTGCTGAAATCCACCAACCCCGACACGTGGGCCATCGACATCCACGTTCCCGCCGACACATGGGACTCGATCCGTCAGGAGACACAGTGACCGCTCACTACCAGAACCCCTACCTGCCGCACTCGCACCGCGCCCCGGCCGCGCCGAAGGCCCGCCGCGGGGACCAGATCATCGAGACTGACCGCGACGGGCTGCCCATCGGCACCGCGGTTCAGGTAATGACGTGGGTCGGCGAGGACCCTGACCGCGCCGCGCGGTACCTCGCCAAGGAGCAGGCCGAGTCCCGCCCGCGGGTGTCGCTGGTGGCCAACCTCACGACGGTGATCAAGAAGTACAGCACCCCTGAGGTCGTCGAGGCGCCCGTCGTCGCAGAGCCGACCAGCACCGAGGTCGTCGCGGTGGCCGAGGAGGTCGACCCGCTGGCGATGATCCGAGAGCGCCTGCAGGTGGACTGATGACCAGCCCGGCGTTGACGTGGACGTTCCAAGCCGACCGGCTGGAGCGCTTCGCCGACTACATCCTCGACACAGTGGTCCTGACGTTCCAGACAGCCGGGGTCGACCTGCCCTCGCGGCGGCTGATGACGGTGGGCGAGCCGGTTCATGACTGCGAGGAACTGGTCCTGACATTCGGCGGGCTGGAGAACGGCGCGCCCGGCGCGGGCGAGGAGCCCAGCAACTGCCACGCACCGATCACCGCGACGTTCGAGGTGCATCTGGTGCGCTGCTTCCCGACTCCCACAGGCCGCGGGATGAAGCCGCCGGAGGCCGAGACGCTGACCGCCAGCGGCACGTCGCTGATGCGCGACGCGTGGCTGCTGATGCAGGCGGCCAACGCGATGGACAGTGACCCGCTGGGTCCGAACTACGGGATCATCACCTCGGTGGCCGTGGGCGAGCCGAGCGGCGGCTTCGTGGGCATCGTGCTGTCGATTCAGGCTGCGGTGCCCTGATGGCGGGCGGGGTCACGTTCACCCCGAACAGCAACTTCGTTCGGACGTTCTGGACCCCCGGCGGGATGACCGGGCGGCACCTCAAGGTGCTGGGCAAGATGGTGCAGGCCGACGCCCGAGTTCTGGTGGGCAAGCGCACCGGCAAACTGGCGCGCAGCATCCAAGTCGGGCGGGTGACCAGCCACCCCCGCGGACTGGAGGTCGAGGTCGGGTCGAAACTGTCCTACGCCTACATGCACCACGAGGGCACCCGACCGCATGCGATCCATGCGCGGCCGGGGTCGGTGATGCGGTTCAAGTCGCGCGGGCGGATGGTCGTCACGACCGTCGTGCATCACCCCGGCACCAAAGCAAATCGGTATCTCTTGAATGCTTTGACCGTGGTCATCAAGTTCAAGGCCGCGTGAACTCTCGCCCGGCGGAAATCGCGGGTCGGTGCAGCGGCGCTGTGATTGAATGACCCTGCCCGTATGGTTCACGGGAACGATGCAGAGACGCACAGCAGCAACCGCTCGGCCCTCGACAGCCGACCCGGACTGCGCCGACACGAGTGAGGAATGACATGGCGACAAAGGATGCCCGTTTCAAGGATTTCGGCAAGACCACCGCGATTGACGAGTTCCCCCCGCTCGGCTTCGCTCTCAATGGCGAGGAGTTCTCTTGCCGACAGGCGATGTCCGGCGCAGCCCTTCTGGACTTCGTGCGCCGCGCGGACAGCAACTCGGGCGGTGCCGCCGCCGAGGCGATCGTGGAGTTCCTGAACACCGCGCTGGAAGAGGACGACGCCATCCGGTTCGACGCGATGATCAAGGACCCCGATCAGATCGTCGACGTCGAGACCTTGGGGGAGATCGCAGGATGGCTGGTGGAGCAGTACACCACCCGCCCTACCAAGGCGCGGTCGCGCTCTGCCAGTGGGCGATCGAATGGTGGCCGTACGTCGACGGACACTTCATCGGAAGAGGAGTAGACCTCCGGACTCTCCCAGCCGATCGCGCCCTGAACGCGATTCAACAGCGGATTGTCGAGGAGGCGCTGGTCGAGAAGGAGGTGTACGAGGCGATGATGACGATGCGCCACGAGGTCAACATCATCGCCCAGACACCCACTTCGAGCGGCTCCTCGTACGGCACCCCGTCAGGACATTCGCCCGAGTGGGAGTTCGTCTACGGCGACGGTAGCATTCCCGAGCCCAAGCGCGTCGAGGGCCCCGTGGCCAGCGACGTCATGGCGCTCGGTGACGTGAGCCGCGACCCGACGAAGCCTGTTGCCGGGTACATCCCGCCGACCAAGCCGCAGAGTGGGTCCCGCCCGTTCCCGATGCTCGACGGCCCGATGGGGTGATGTAGCGATGCTCGTAGGAACAGCGACTGTCAAAATTCTAGGCGACGTCAGTCAACTGGCCAAGGACATCGAGCGCCAGTTCGGCCGCATCGACGTCGGCAACATCGGGCAGGAGATCGGCGACCGGATCGGGCGGGGCATCCGCGAGCAGGTCTCGGCCAGTCTGGGCGACCTGCCCGACATGTTGGTCGACATGTCCCGGGACTTCGAGGCTGCCGGGGAACTGGCGGGCGACGCCTTCGGCAACGGGTTCATGCAGAGGGCTGTTGCCCATCTCGATTTCCTGCCCGATGCCATCGATGGCGACAGCATGGGGCGACAGATCGCCGACGACGCCAGCCGGGGGTTCGAGTCCAACCTCGATTTCGCGGGGGCGATGCAGCGCCAGATCCAGAGCGCGTCGACGTCGGGCGGCGGCGGAACCCTCGGGTCGTCAGTGGCCGACAGCGTCAGTGACGCCCTGCGCAACAGGATCGACTACGGCGGCGCGGGCGGCGACGGCGGGAACCGCTACGGCCTCGGGTTCCGCAACTCGTTCGACAGTTGGATGAGCAAGCGCACGCCCGCGCCGTTCGAGAACCTGATCACCGGCCTGCTGCAGAACATCGTGCAGTTGAACGTGATGCAGGGCGTCATCACGGGCGTGATCGGCGCGGTCTCCTCGTTGGCATCAGCCGTGGTCATGCTGGGGTCAGCCTTCGTCTACGCCGCTCCTGCAGCACTGAAGTTCGGCAACGTGCTGATGGCCCTTGGGCAGGCGGGGATCGTCGCCACGAAACTGTTCGGCGGCGTGGGCGAGGCGATCAGTTCGTACACCAAGATGCAGAGCGCCGCCGCCAAGGCAACGAAGTCCTCTGCTGACACCACGAAGAAGGCGCAGGCCGATGAGGCCGAGCGACTGATGCGCATCCGCGAGGCGCGCGACGCCCTCAACGACGCGATCATCGAGGGGGCGCGCAAGAACCAAGATGCTGTCGAGCGGGTCAACGATGCGCACGAGAGTCTCGAGGATGCCATCGAGGGTGTGTCCGACGCCGAGGAGGGCCTGCGCGACGCCATCGAGGGAGTCTCCGACGCTGAGCGCGGAGTGACGCGCGCGATCGCCGACGAGGAGAAGGCGCTCAACTCGATCAACGACGCCCGCCTGCGCGCGCAGGAGCGCATCGAAGACCTGCGGATGTCGCTGGACCGGGCCAGCCTGACCGAGGAGCGGGCGGCGCTCAACCTCAAGAAGGCCGAGCAGAAACTGGCGCAGGCCCGCGCAGGCGGCAACGCGCAGGCCATCTACGAGGCCGACCTCGCCTATCGCGAGCAACTGCAGACCATGCGCGAGGTGCAGGAGCGCAACGGCGACCTGCGCAACGAGGCGAACAAGGCGATCTCCGAGGGGGTCGATGGGAATCAGGAGGTCCTCAACGCCCAGCAGGCCTACGCCGATGCCGTCGAGCGGACCAGCGATGCCTACGAGGCGCTGACCGATGCACAGGAGCGGGTGCGGGACGCGCAGGAGGGGATCGCTGACGCGACCGAGCGGGTATCGGATGCGCAGCGTGACCTGAAGCGCGCCATGGAGGATGTGCCGCGTACGGCCAAGGATGTCGAACTGGCCATCGCCCGGGCTCAGTTGAACATGCAGAAGGCCATTGACGGCACCGACGACGCCATGAGCGACTCGGCCAAGGCGTTCGACACCGCGGTCAACAACATGAACGACGCCTTCGCCAAACTCGACCCGGCGGCACAGGACTTCGTGCGGTTCTGGGTCGATGAGGTGCTGCCGGTCTTCGAGCGGATCAAGAAGGCGGGACAGGCGGTCTTCTTCCCGAAACTGCAGGAGGCCATCGAGAACCTGATCGAAGACACGACGTTCATGCAGTTGATCGAGGATGCGTTCGTCAACACCTCGACGATCCTCGGCGACTTCGCGATCAACCTGTCCAATGCGTTCACGACGCCCAAGACGCTGACGGCGCTGAAAACCATACTCGACAGCAACGCCGTCATCCTGCAGAACCTCGCCACCGCTGCCCTGAATCTCGTGCAACCCCTGTCCCAGATCTTCGCCGCCACGGCTCCACTGGCTGAGGAGTGGTCGCTGTCGATCAGTGAGGCGACGGGGACGTTCAAGAAGTTCATCGACGGACAGGCGCAGGGCGGCGAGAACAGCCAACTCGCCGACTTCTTCCGCACGGCCAACGACATCGCCGGGCAGTTGTGGCGGATCATCAAGAACATCGGCAAGGGATTGGGCGGAATCTTCGAGGCCGCCCTTCCCGCAGCCCGCGTCTTCCTCGACAACATCGAAATTATGACCAGAATCTGGTCGTCCCGCATGAACGACAAGAAGGTCCAGAAGGGACTCACGGATACTTTCAACGGCGCAGGCAACAACGCCATGTCGCTGTTGGAACTGCTTGGTGCCATCGGCGGGATGCTGTTCCGTCTCGGCGCGGACCCCGGAATCGGCAAGATCGCAGACGCGTTCACCGCGATCATCCCGACCCTTGAGTCCGTGGCGCAGGACTCCTTCGGCCAGATCTCGGATGCCATCGTCAAAATCATTGAAGCCGTTCCGAAGTTCGCAAAGTTCTTCACTGAAACTGGAACCATTCAAACTTTTGCTGACATTATCGGCACTGTTGTCACAGTTCTCGGGAATGTTGTTGAATGGCTTTCTCGCTTTGACGGCCTGCTAGGCATCATCGGCAAGGTGGTTGGCGCACTTCTCGCCTTCCGTCTCGTCACCGGAGTCATGGGCACCGTGGCGGGCAAGGCCATGGGGATCGTGGACTCCATCAAGAAGATCCCGGACGCCCTCAAGGGCGCGAAGGATCAGATGAGCAGGTTTGTCGGCTCGCTCAAGGACTTCGGCAAGAAGGTTCAGGGGTTCTTCGACGGGCGCAAGGCGTCCAAGCAGGCGCAGAACCAGTATTGGTTCGATGAGGGATCATTCGGGACGAAGGCGGGCGCCAAGGCTGCAGGGAAAACAGCCAAGCAAAAAGTCAAGATGGAAGTTGATGCTGAAATCGATTCAAACAAATTGGATCGAGATATCAACTCCATCGGCGTCAAGATGCGCAGGCAGTGGGAGCAGGAGGCCAAGGAGACCGAGGCCAAGGCCCGCTTTGCAGCAGAGGCGATCGGCGATGGCACTGCTCAGGGCATCGAGAAGGGGTTGCGGGAGAGGTTCTCCGAACTGGCCAAGGTGAGCGAGCAGGCTGGCGCGGTGATGGTCAAGGCCATCAAGGACTACTTGGGGATCAAGTCACCCTCGACGGTGATGGAGAAGCAGGTCGGCGACCAGATGATCGCAGGCATCGCCAACTCCTTCACCCAAGCCGAGTTCGACATGGCCGCGAAGACGCTGGTCACCGAGATCGAGAACGAACTCCGGCAGGCTGCCACGGGCCTGACCGACGTGGGTTCCGACATGGGCAACAGCCTCGAACAGGGGCTCAAGGCAGCCACGGAGACCACAGGTTCCGAGGTCGGTGCCGAGATCAAGAACGAACTCGACAAGGCGACCAACGGAGTCGGGTCCATCGGCACCGAGATGGGCAACGCTGTTGAGCGAGGACTGAAGACCGCCACTGAGACGACCGGCACCGAAGTCGGCATGGAGATCAAGCGCGACTTCGGCCGCGCCTTGAACGGCATGTCCGTCGACGCGTTCGATGAAGGCAGGGACGCCGCTGTTGCTGCGAAACTGGGGGCCAAGTCCGCGGGGCCGGTCATCATCGACACGGTCACCACGGGCGGCGGTGTTGGTGGTGGCCTCGGCGGCAAGGTCGGCAAGGGGGGCGCCGTCGCTGGCGCAGCCGACGACATGGCTGATGCCGCCAAGAAGGCCGGAAAGTTCGGCAAGGTTGGCTCTGGCCTGAGCAAGATCTGGGGCGGCTTCGGCAAGGTGGCCGGAAAGTTGGGCCTGAAGGCCCTCGGCAAGGGATTCCTCGCGATCCTCGGCCCAGTTGGTGCCGTCATCGGCGCCGTGTGGATGGTCATCGATGTGCTGGGAATGTTCGGCATCAGCATCGATCAGATCATCAACTTCTTCAAGAACTTCAGCACCGAGGCGCCCAAGTTGTGGGGCAAGATCACGGGCGCGTTCTCGGCGGCGTGGGACAAGATCAAGGAGGTCTTCAGCAACCTCTGGGGCAAGATCAAGGCCCCACTTGAAGAATTCGGTCAGAAGGTTGCTGACTGGTTCAAGTCGAATTGGAAGACGTTGCTCATGGCGTCGAACCCAATTGGACTCATCATTCTGTTCTTCCAGAACATCTGGCCGAAGGTTCAGCCGAAACTGGTGGAGTTCGGGAAGAAGGTCGGGGCTTGGTTCAAGGGTCTTCCCTCGAAGATATCCGATGCGGCTGGAAACATCTGGGGGTGGATCACCGACAAGATCTCCAACATCATCCCCGCAATCCAGCAGTGGTGGTCCGGCACGTTCATCCCATGGATCAAGGGCGCGCCCAAGGAGGCCAGCGAGGGTGGTGGAAACTTCTGGGGATGGATCACCGACAAGGTCAAGGACATCGTTCCCGCCGTCACCGACTGGTTCACGACCAGTTTCATCCCGTGGGTGACCGGGCTCCCCGGAAAGATCCTCGGTCTGGGGATTGACATCTTCGGATGGGTGCTCAGCAAGGCATGGGATCTGATTTCAGGCTTGGGCAAGTGGCTCGTCACAAAATTGATTCCATGGTTCCTGACGCTGCCGTTCAAGATCCTGTCGCTGGGAATCGATATCTTCGCGTGGATCGTCAACAAGGCCGTTGATCTGATTCCTAAACTTGCCAACTGGTTCGTGGGTTCATTCGTGCCATGGCTGGTGGGACTCCCGGGCAAGATCCTCAACCTTGGAATCAACATCTGGGGCTGGATCATCGAGAAGGCCAAGGGCCTGATGGTCTCCCTCGGTACGTGGCTCAGGGAATCCTTCATCCCGTGGGTCAAGGGACTGCCGAGCAGGGTGGCAGAGAACATCGGGAACCTGTTCGGGTCCTTGAAGGACAAGGCGGTCAGTGGGTTCACTTCGCTCAAGACGTTCTTCACGGACACGGTGATCCCGTGGGTCAGGGGCTTGCCGCAGAGATTTGCTGACGGAATGTCGGGCCTGTGGGACGGATTGAAGTCGGGCGCGGCGCGGGCCAGCAACTGGGTGACCGACAAGATCAACGAGTACATCATCCCGTCGTTGAACAAGTTGCCCTTCGTTGACCTCAAGGAACTGAAGCGGATCCCCGGGTACGCCACGGGCGGTGAGGTCAAGGGACCTAACCGCGGCGACAGGGCCGACAACGTGTTGGCCCGGTTGACGCCGGGCGAGTACGTGCTGACGCGCAACATGGTCAAGCAGGTTGGTAAGGACTCGTTGGATAAGTGGCGCCGAGGCGGCCCGCCGCCACAGGGTGGGGCCAAGGAGTGGTTCGGCAAGGCCACGGACTGGGTGGGCAGCCTCAAGCCCGACTTCATCGATGACCTGTTGATCAAGGGTGCGTTCCACGCACTGAACACGCTCATTTCCAATGGCCTGTCCCTGATTCCCGACAAGGACGGAATGATTGGGCTTGTCACCAACTACTTCCGCAACAACCTGCAATTGCTGCGACAGTTCGCTGACAAGGCGCAGAAGGGCTTGGATGCCGACAAGTCGTCCGGTGCAGGGGGTCCCGTGGAGCCCTACAAGGGCCCTGCCGATGGATGGACCTACCCGTTGGCGCGGCGGTTCCCCTCCTACACGCGCAGTGGGCACAACCCGTGGTTCGCCTACGACATCGGATCGCCGACGGGCATCGTCGTGCAGGCGGTCTCCTCGGGGCGCGTGATCACCTCGGCCGACAGGGGGAACAAGTCCTACGGTCAGTACCTTGCGATCCTGCACCACGACAACACGCGCAGCCTGTACGCCCACCTGAGCAAGCGGTTCGTCGGCGTGGGGACCAAGGTGCGCGTCGGCCAGCGGATCGGCCTGTCGGGCAACACGGGTGGATCCACCGGCCCTCACCTGCACTTCGAGTTGGGCTTCGACGACGCCCGCAGGATGATGGCGCGCCGCGGCGTGCGGCTGGCCAAGGGCGGCATCGTGAAGGCGACCCCCGGTGGCGTCCCCGCGCTGCTGGCCGAGGGCGGGCGGCACGAGCGGGTCACCCCGCTGGACTCCAAGGGGCGCAGCCAGACCGAGGTCGAGATGCTCGCCGAACTGCGCAAGATGTCCGAGGCGCTCATGGCCAGCGGGGTTCGTGGCGGCGACACGTTCCAGATCTTCCCGGCGCCGGGGATGAGCGAGCGCGAACTGGCGGTCAAGGTCAGCCGTGAGGTTGCGTTCAGGCATCGGAGGCGCGCATGAGCACCGTGACGGTCAACAACATCGTCCAGTCGACGGCCAGTTTCATCGGGCAGACGATCGATGGAGAGATCCGGATCAACGTCTCCGAACTGGCCTACAACTCGCTGGCGAACCTGATCATGCTGACCCTCGACGCAGAGGTTGAGGTCTCGGTGCGATCCGGGTCATTCGTCAAGTATGGGCAGTTGGGTGCAGAGGACGGTTCGACCCTCGCGGGACAAACTGCCGTTGTCCTTGTTGCCGAGGGGCCGATCCAGAACGATCTCGTGCTGCGCCTGAGCCCGTCGCCGATCAACCCGGTCAAGTGGCGGGCGTTGGGGATGGCCATGTCGGGGCCGTTCGTGCGCAACGCCGATGGGCGGCCGATGAGCGGCATGACGATCGCGCAGGTCGATGGCGAAGGGAACTTGGATCTGCTGGAGTCGGGGACGGATGAGCGTCGGGCCTACGTCGGGATCTTCGCTTCAAAGGGCCAGCCGCCGACCATCCGGAAGGACGACGTCGGACACGTCGCGCTCAAGGGGCAGGTCTCCGATCCTGCGGATCTGATCACGGCCTATGCGTGGAACAAGCAGGAGTACACCGTCGGCTCGGTCGGGCAGGGGCCGTGGTTCCATGCCGCTCTGCTGTTGCGCTGGACCGGCGAGATCATCAAGCCGCCGCCGACGGAGTCCGACGACTTCTGGGCCAAGCCGGGGCCCTGCGAGGCATCGGACGTCTTCCTGATCAACAACAACGCCGTCGCGCCGTACTGGGATGTTCCCGAGGTCAACGTCTGGAACGAACCCGACACCCTGCTGCTGAACTACACCGACCCCGACGGCACCCGCTGGAGCCTGCTGGACATCGACGGCTGGTGGACCCTGCCGCCGCCCGCGCTGCCCGACCTGCCGCGCCCGGGGTACCTCAACGGGTCGTTCCCCATCGACGGGCGCTACGAGCCACGCATCATCACCCTGCGCGGGGCGTTCACGCCGGGCCGCGGGGTGTCGGTGGCCGTCCCGCGGCTGCGGCTGCTGCGCGCCCTCGATGCGGTGCGCACGGGCGCGCTGTTCGTGGCCAAGGAGCCGATGGGCAACAACGTCGAGTTCTTCGACTATCAGGGGCTCCATGACTGGGAGCAGGGTCCGTGGCCCAAGCAGGCGTGGGTCTGGCTGTCCGACCAGCCCAAGGTCGACACCCTTGACGGCACCGGTCGCACTGAGTTCGAGGTGCAGTTGAAGGCTGTGGACCCGGTGAAGTACCTGTCGGGGGCACGGGGGTTGGACCGCAAGTACATCAAGGTCAACGGAACCACCGACGGCCGCGACTACCTCGTCGAGGATGAGGGCCACAACCAGCGCTACACGCCGACTCCCGGGCGAGCGTATGGTTCGGTCGAGTTCGATCCCTACCTTCCTGCGGTCAACAAGGGCACCACCAACGTGTGGCCGCGGTTCTACATCTTCGGACCCGCCACCGATTCGAAGATCGTCAATCGGACCACCAACCAGACCATGGCGTTCCAAGGATCGATCCGTACCGGCGAGGTGCTGATCGTCGACTGCTACTGGCGCACCGTCGTGCTGCGGCAGGCCGCAGACGTGATGGTTGACGACATGTACCAGCACGACATCAACGGCGAGAACCGGCGGTGGATGCTCAAACTGTCCAGCCCGTGGATCTACCTGCAGCAGGGCGACAACGAGTTGACGTTCCACGCCAACGGCGCTGTCGATCCTGCCAACAACCCGCCGACCACGGATGACCTTGACGCTACCCAGTGCTGGGTGGTCTACCGCTCTGGCTGGATGGGGTCCTGATGCCGGGGTCCAGTCGCGTCGAGGGCACGTGGTCTGCACCGATGCAGGTCGGTGTGGATGTCGGGCGGGCAACCCCGGCGAGCGTGCTGGGCCGTCGCCTGCCGCTGGATGGGCGGAGGCACGAGTACGTCTACGTCGCGTGCGACCTGTTCACCGACGTCCCCATCGCGGAGTTGCCGCTGCGCAACGTGCAGTTCTCATGGTCGATCAAGAAGCCCGGCACGTTCTCCGCCGACCTGCCGGTGCCGGTGTTCTCGCGGGTGCGCGACTACATGACGGCCACGACGCCCGGGCGCTCGGTGGTCTACGTGTTCCGCGACGGCGTGCCGATCTGGGGCGGCATCCTGTGGAAGCGCACGCTGTCCTCGGGGGAGCGGGTGGTCAAGATCGAGGGCGACACCTTCGATTCGTACATGTACCACCGCATCCTCGATCAGGACCTGATGTTCATCCGCGACATGACCAAGAACCCGCCGATCGAGGGCACCGACCAGATCGACATGTTCCGGGTGCTGTGGGACCACATGAGCGGGAACCGAAGCGAGTATCTGGGCGGCATGCTGGGAACCGCCCAACTGCCGCCGCGGCCCAACTCCGACATCCACGTGCTGCTCAGTCCGACGCCGCGCAACACGGTCAAGCGGGGGCGGTCGTTCATGAAGTGGGACTTCCGCACCTACGGCGAGCATCTGGAGACCCTCGCCGGGCTCAAGGACGGCTTCGAGTGGTACGCCACGGTGGCGCAGGCGCCCGAGGGGTCCACCTCGATCTCCGGCGTCGACCGGCGTATCGAGTTCGCGTGGCCGCGGTTCGGCCGCCCGTTCCTCGAGACCGGGTTCATCTGGGAATTCCCGGCCAACATGCTGTCCTACTCATGGACCGCCGATGCGGACAAGTCGGCGACTGCGGCCTACGTGCTCGGCGCGGGCGAGGGCGACCTGCGCGCCTACGCGGTGCTCTACAACCAGCAGCGTCTCAACGAGGGGTGGCCGCTGATCGACGTGGCCTACACGCACTCCACGGTCAGCAGCAAGGCCACGATGGAGTCGCACGCAGCCAAGTACCTGCGGGCCTTCGACCCGCCGGTCGGCGAGTTCGACCTGACTGTGCATCCCGACCTTCCGCCGACCTTCGGCCCACCCGGGACCGAGCAATACTTCATGGGCGACGAGATCGGCATCAAGATCGAGGACGACATCTTCGCCGGGTCCGACGTGCGCCCCGAGGACCTGTACGTCGTGATCGGCGGCATCACGGTGACCCCCAACGACGACGGCATCGAGGACGTCAAGCCTGAGATCACGATCAACTCCCGCAACCCCTACATCGGCCCCGACGAGGAGGACCAGTCGGTCGAGGAGACCACCCCGACACCCGAGGTCGACACCGGGTCGGACTCCGAGGGCCTGCGGTACCTGCGGACCTCGGACGGCACCCACCGGGCCGTCGGCACTGGCGGGTGGGGGGGCAGTCGGCCATGAGCGGCGGCATGATCGGTGGGCCCATCTCCCCCATCACCCTTGAGGATCACATCGACCGCTTGGAGCGCCGCCTCAGCGAGGCCGAGTCGCGCGAGCGCGGCACCGGGCGGCGGGCGTGGCGGCGCGGGGTGCAGACCCTGATCCCGGGCGCCAGCGAACTGGACGGCGGCGAGCCTGCGTGGCGCAAACTCAACGACGGGCGCATCGAGTTGCGCGGGCGCGTGCAGTTCCCGGGGTCCGTGGCCAACGGCACGACAGTGCTGCGGTTGCCGGGGCTGTGCGCCCCGCTGGGCAACGGCACCACCTACCGGGCGTGGGTCAGCACGTTGGCCCCGTGCTCCAGCGTCGGCGGCGCGCCGGGCGTGGTGCGGGTGGACGTCCAGCCGTTCCTGCAGAGCGAACCATACGTCGACATCGATGGAACCACCCGGACGCAGCACGTCATCTACGCCGACGTCATCGCCCGCCCGTCGCAGAACGTTCCACTGACCGGGTGGATCGGCTTCGACCACGTGGTCTACGACCCCGACCTCTACATCGACGCCCTTGAGCCGGTGCCGCCCGACGTGTACCCGATGGTGTTCACCCGCGGCGTCGAGGTGGAGCCAAACAAGTGGGCCATCCGCGATCTGGTGCCCGCGGAGTTCGGCATCGCGATCCTCGGGGTCGACGACTACGGCCCGATCACCACGACCCCGGGCCTGCAGGCCCCCAGCCCGCCGACGCCGCTGTAGCGCAGGAGGATCCCCATGCCAAGCAACGCCAACCCGCCGCTGTTCGTGCAGGACGGCATCTATCCTGCACGGCTCGACCGCAGCCACACCGGGGCCCTGCTGACCCCCGGCGGGAAGTCGGGGTCGGGTCTGGTCCCGATGTCCCCGCGGCCCGGCGTGCGCCCGCAGGGGGTCGACTCCTTGGGGGAGACGGCGTTGCGGGTGACGGGCTCGGGAGCCAAGATCAGCGTGAACACCGGGGTTGCCTTCGTCCCCGGGGATTCGGCGGTGCAGGGGATCGCCGGAGTATACGTCGTGATCGTTGATGGGCCGCAGCAGCCCGTGCTGCCCGCCTACGTTCCCAACGTGGATACCACGGCCTTCGTCGGCATCGAGATCTCCGACCCGGAAGCGGGTGGATCGACCGTCACCCCCGGCGCGTGGAGCATCGTGGCGAAGACGACCCAGCCAGCAAAGAACTGGCTGCCGTTGGCCAAGGTGACCATCCCCGGGACGGCCAACGCCGACGTGAAGGTCACCGATGCCCGCACCTACACCGCAGCGCTCGGCGGGACGTTGCTGGTGGGCGGGAGCATCTCCGAGATCGGTGCCACGGCGGGCAACGCTCCGTATGGTTCCATGGCGTTCTCGGTCGAGGAGAACGTCCTGTACCAGCGCGACAGGGACGGATGGAGCACGATTCCCTCGGTGGCCAAGGTGGTCGGCGGGCAGTCGACTGCAGGCGTGTCTGGGCGACCGGGGCAGTTGCTGTGGCTGCCGGACTCCAAGACCCTGTACGTCTGGGACAAGAAGCCCGACGGCAGCCCCGGCTACATCGCCATCTCGCGCTACTCACCGGCCCTGCGCACCGGCAGGGAGTCGGCGTGGGCCGAGGGGCCCGCCATCCGGGCGACCTCCCCGTTCGACCTCGAACTGCAGGTCGACGGCGGGTGGCACAGCATCGGTAGCGGCAGCATCACGTCCTACAACCCAGACAAGCCCAAGCCTGACGAGATCGCGATGATCCTCTACATCCGCAACTACTCGCCGAAGTCGATGGTCTACGCCCGGCTGACCGCAACCATCGAGGTCAAGAAGATCAAGCCGCCGCCGGACCCCGCAGTCCGCGCGATGCCGGAACTGGAGACCGACCCGGCAGGTGTGGCCGACATGGCCATCGAGATCCGCAACGTGACGCTGCCCGGCACGCCGGTTCCGATCGCCGAGGAACTGGTGATCGACCCCGAGGGGACGGTCGACGTCGCGGTCGAGGTCGTCGGCGGCGCGACGATCGATGTGGACGGCCAGCAGGTCATCGACTCCGGGGGCAGCGGCTACTACATGATCAGCAAACTCGAGGACGTGCTGGGTTCCACTCAGTGGCAGGGGGCGGCTCGCAAGATCGAGGTCGACGTCCCGTTCGTGCTCGATGCCATCGGCGACTACCAAGTTCGTCCCGTTTTTCGGTCGCAGAAGGCCAGTTATTTGGATATCAAGGGACTCAAGGTGGAAGTGACCACTCAGTATCGGATGACATGATGACAGTAGACGACTCAACGACTCCGTTCGCGATCCCTGCGGGCAACGGTCAGGTGTACCGGTTCACCGGGCAGTTGCTGGCCAGCAGCGACTCGCGACGCAACGGCGCGCACAGGTGGATCTCCTTCTCCCTGTACCGCTCGACCGGCGGCTCCTACGTGCTGGCGCGCGTCGGGCACTCGACGCTGTACCACTCCCCCAGTTGCGATGTGGTCAGTCGCAACCGGCTGGAGGTCGGCACCCCGCCGACCGGCGGGGTGCCGTGCGAGGAATGCCATCCTGACCCGGATGGGCCGGTGTGCCCGGAGCAACCGCGGCACTGGGCAGCGATCATCAAGGACGCCCCCGGCGTGCTCAAGGCGTTGCAGCGCAGCAACGGCGAGCAGCAGTACGTGACCAAGGTGGCCGCCCGGCTGGTCGAGCAGGCGGCGGTCAAGGACCGGGCGCTGGCCGAGGCGTGGAGCGTTCAGGTCGTCGACTGACTGGCTTCCTTGGCTTCGAGGTAGCGGCTGATCACCGCCGAGGCCGTGGGCCGCGAGGTGGTCTCGGCCACCTGCCGGGCGGCCTTGAGCAGCAGCGGGTCGACCTCGGACCCGTCGGCGTAGGCCGACACCATCGACTGCGCGGTGAGGTAACTCTCACTGAAGGAGTCATCCACCGTGGCCGGGCGGATCTCGCCGCGCAGCAGGGCCTCGCCCGCTGCCTTGGCCACCCGCGTGCGCATCGACGAACGCCCGTTGCCCCGGCCCAGATCCAAGGGTTCGCGCTCCACGACGCCTTGGGCCACCGCGCGCTCCATGGCCTTCTTGGTGTCGCGGGTGGTCATCCCGGCCAGTTCCTGCAACCGCTTGACGGTCATGAACGACCAGTCGAACTGCACCTCGCGCCAGATGGTGAGCACCAGCGCCAGTTCCTGCCACGACAGCACCCAGTCGCCGAGCACCGCGAAGTAGTTGGGCGCCACGTCGCGGTAGGGGATGCCGTACTCGGCGAACAGGTCGGTCAGTTCCACCGGAATGCGCCCGCTGCGCTTGACCGGCGTCTTGACCTCATCGGACTCCGCGCCGATTCCCAGCAGCAGCATCGCGCGGTGCTCCCACGGCTGGCCCTTGGCCGCCTGTGCGATCGCCTTGGCCAGCACCGGGTCGATCTTGCGCCCGATGGCGGGGTTGCGCTGGTGGCCGTCGACCAGCGCCATCTTCTCGGCCAGTGTCAGGCTCAGGGAGATCCACTGCGCCATGCCCATCCCGTTGCGCCGCGCGGCGTCCTTCCACGCGCGCATCTCCTCGCCGGTCACCCGCACGGTCAGGTCATAGCCGCCGCTGCGCGGCGCTTGATCGATCCGGATGTCACTGGGCATCGCTAGGGTTCCTCTCATGCCGATCATCCGACCGCAGTGGCTGGATCGTCGTGGTCCTTGCAGGGTATGCGGGGAACCCGCCGTTGTCTGGGAAGGCGTGGGGGCGATCCACATCGAGTGCGCCCCGCCGGAGTTCTTCGCCGCCCACCGGGCTCAGAAGAGGGCCTCGGTCTGATCCCCGCGGCGCTTGTTGCGCTCGGCGTAGTACCAGTCCATCGCCTTCTCGATCTGCTTGAGGCGGCGCTTCTCGGCGTTGATCCGCTTGCGCAGTTCGCCGCGCGCCCGCTGGCGGCGCAGCGCGCACGACGGTGCCGCCGCGGCCTTGCCCTCGTTGCTGGCCACCCACGCCGCGAGGTCGAGCATCTCGCCGGTCTTCTTGACCACCAGCCCCGCTGAACAATACGTGCCGCGCTGCGCCCCGCAGGTCGGGCAGTCGGTCCAGCACACCACCTGCCGCGCGGTCGGGAACTTCTGGTCCTCGCCCACCCAGCCGTCGTCGACCAGTGGCGTGGTCCATCCGGGCAGGTTGTTCAGGTTCAACGAGGGCTCCCTCCACCGCCGACATGATGCGCGGCACCCTACCGATCCGTCCACGGATTCCCGCCGCGCCGCGGGAGCATAACAGGGCAGCGGGCCGCGCAGGATTCCCGCGGATTTCCCCGTTCGGCGCGGCGCTGCGTGGCTAGACTGCCAGCGGCAGGACCCCCTACTTGTAGCGAACGACACTGCGACTGTGTGCCCCCGCGGGCAAGCGACACTGCGACACGGCACGTTCACCCCTTGAAAGGGCACACAGACATGGCACAGAAGTTCTACGTAGATCTCGACCTCACCAACCACAAGATCGAGGGCCTACTCGCCGCAGAGGCGAGCGACGAGGCCGTCAACCTCGGGCAGTTGACCGATGCCATCGGCGAGGCCCTTGAGGGCATCACGGGCGAGGGTGGTGCCCTCGATGGATACGTTCCTGACACTCGCAAGGTCGACACGGGTCGCGGCCTGACGGGCGGCGGCGACCTTGCAGATGATCTGATGCTTGATGTTGCTATCGGCGTGGGTCTTGAGTTCAGTGGGGACAATGAGGTTCAGGTCAGCGAGACGTGGATCGATGACAAGATCACCGAACTCTCTGCCAACAACCTCGAAGCCGGTGACGGCATCGCCATCGTCGAGGGCACAGGCGGTGACCCCGATGTGGTGTCGGTGGTCGCTGGTCCGACCGAGGGCAACGCCGTGGTAGTGAGTTCGGACGGCGTCTTCGTCGAGGATCTGTCGGGCGCTCTCACCGATCTGGAAGACAAGGTCACCGACCTTGAGGCCTCCGTCGGCAACATCGACGTTCAGGGCGTGGGCGGTGAGATTGGCGTCAGTGAGACTGGCGGCGTCTACACCGTCGGTCTCGACGCCGCTTTCAAGGCGACCGTCGCCGCTAAGGCCGACCAGTCGGCATTGCAGGCCGAGATCGACCGCGCCACGGCGGCCGAGGGCTTGCTCGATACCAACAAGGCCGACAAGACCACCACGGTCACCGCAGGCACCGGCCTGACGGGTGGCGGGACCCTCGGTGGCAACTTCGCCGTCGGCATCGACACCGATTGGTTGGGAACCCAGATCGCCACCGGTGCTGCTTCCAAGATTGACGTCAACGGCGTCACTGGCCAGACCACTGTCGTCAAGGGTGACGGTACGTTCGAGGTCGGCATCGATCCGGCGTACACCACCGCGCGTGATACCGCCGCGAACGCCGCCGCTTCCGCTGCCGCAGGTGCTGTCGAGACTGCGGTCAACGGGCGGATCGATGAAATCAACATCACGACGGACGGCTATATCGTTGTCGACAAGACCGGTGACGTTTTCAATCTGACCCTTGAGGCAGTGCGGTTGGCCGACACCTACTCAGGGACGGCTTCAAACGGCGCCGAGATCGATGCCCAACTCGACGGCACTGACGTGCAGGCGGGCGACCTGTACATCAACACCGGTACCGGTTCGGCGTTCATCTACAGCGGGACCGCGTGGGTGGAACTGGCCGCTGCATCGGCGGGCATCAATGCGATCAACGTCAACGATTCGCTGACGATTGCCAACCCGACCGGTCCGACCTCCAGCCTTGCGGTGAAGGTGTCGGGCGAGGCCGATCAGGCGCTCAAGTTGAACGCCGGTGAGGGCCTGTACGTCAAGGACCTCACTGACGAAATCGAGGCCGTGGCGGGTGACGTCACCAACCTGCAGACCAATGTCACCAACCTCGATAACCGGGTCACGACGGTCGAAAACAAGGTCGTCACCATTGAGGGCGATGTCAGCACGATCGAGCAGAACATCACCACGATCGAGCAGAACATCACCGAACTGACGACAGACAGCCATAAGGCCGCCAATGCGGCACTGGCGAGCGCCATCGAGGTGGATCCGGATACGCAGGAAGTTAGCCTCAATCTCGCTTCGTCCGAGTTGTCGCAGAGCGCTGCGGGTCTGGCGATCGACCTCAGCGGCTACGCCACCACCGGGTCGGTTTCCGGTGCGATTGCCGACACTCACAAGGCGGCTACGGGCGTGGACGCGATCGATGTCGACGCTGACACGCAGGCCGTCAGCCTCAAGATCGCTGATCCCGATGGTGTCCTGTCGCAGGATGGCAGCGGGCTGGCGATCGACCTCTCCGACTTCGCACTGAAGAGTGACCTTGAAGGGGGCCTTGGAGGTGACGTTGTTACCGCAGGCATTGCGGTGACGGTCGGTGGTCAGGTCGTCGTTTCAGGTGGAACCGGCACCTTCACCCACAACCTCGGCACCGAGGATGTGATCGTGGCGGTGCGGGACGGCGCTTGCTTCATCGGCGCGGCGGTCTGCACTGCCGGTGTGAATGCGGTGACCGTTGAGGCCACCGACGGCACCTACCGCGTCATCGTGACCGGCGGGCGCGTCGCAGGCTGATCGAACAACGGACAGGGGGGCCCGAGTGGGCCCCCCTGTCCTCCAATGACACAAGGGGCGGCAGATGGCCAAGGTGTGGATTTTCAACGGCGTCACTGGCGAGTGGGAGCAACCTGACGTCCCCAATCACGCGCACAGCGAGTTCGACGACTTCTACACCAAGGATGAAGTCGATGCGCTGTTCCCGACCTTCACCTACGTCTCGAACAACTACGCGCTGAAGGACCACACCCACGACGGGCACTACCTGCGCCCGCAGGACGTCCTCGGCGACATGATCGTCAACAACGGCGACGGAACCATCACCATCTCCGCCGCGCTGATCGACGAGGTCCAGATCGGCCTCGAAGGCCCGCGCGCGCCGGACAACCTGAAACTCTACGTCGAGACCGAGGGCGACGGGGTGTTCGCCCTGTTCCCGCCCGCCGACGAAGAGGTCCGCCGCGGCGACTCGGCGCTCATCACCTCGCGGGAGCCAGCCTCGGGCCTCAAGCCCGCCGGAACGGTGTGGATCCAATACTGATGAACCCGCTGACGGTCTGCGACGGAACGGGGTGGGTCCCGCCCACTGCGGTGTCTGTCATGACCGACGAGGGGCAGTGGGCGCCCGCGCGGGGGGTCTGGGTGTCCGATGGTGAGGGCCATTGGATTTCGGTCTGGTCGGACGCCGCAGATGAATGAAAACGACGCTCCACCGCCGCCTTCCGTCGGTACTCTCACGGTAGGCACAGATCGTCCCCGAGAGGAACGCCGCGATGGCCAAGGCACATAAGTTCGTCGTCCCCGTTGGTCTGGTCGCGCTGGCGGAAGCACCTGACAGCCCCGCCGTGGGCGACACCTACTTCGACACCACCCTGAAGTTGGTCCGCACGTGGGACGGCACCCAGTGGGTGTCCGGCGTCGCCGACCACGGCGAACTCACCGGGCTGGAGGGCGACGACCATCTGCAGTACCCGATCATGTTCGCCCAGCCCGACGAGCCCCCCGCCCCCGCGCCGGACCCGCAGCGCACCGGCCTGTGGTGGGACACCGACGCCGAGCCCGAGGGCGGCGAGGGGGGCGCTGCGGCGCTGCCGGACGGAGGAAGCAGCCGCGTTTTCTTGATTTGGGATTCGGTCGCCAAGGAATGGATTCCCGGCCCGACGTCGATTGTCGAGTCGTTCGGAGAGTTCCGAGTCTATCAAGAAATGGCTATGAAGCCAGATTCGACCACTTCTGCAATTGTTCAGAAGCGGAAGATTCGCCTGACTGTCGACGAAGGTCCCGCTTACCCATATCTTGAGATCACCCCGGAAGGCACCTCCACCAACGGACCTCTGTTCATCGGCGGCGTGCTCACCGTCGGAAACGGTTGGCGTGATGTGCCATCCAACCCTTCAAACGGCTCCATGTGGATCCAAAACAGCAAGGTCCATGTCCGCTCTGGCGGGGTGACGATTCCGATCGAGCCCGGAGCCAGCGTGCTCGACGGTCTTACCGATGTCACGGCCCCGGCCGACACTCCGGCGGGCAAGGTGCTGGGCACCACTGCTGAGGGGCAGTGGGAGCCGATGGATGTCCCGAATGAGGGACTGCCGCCCGCCCAACCCCCGCTGGTCTACACCAAGAGCACCTCGTGGGGCGTTGCTGGCAGGTTCGCCCCGGGTTCATGGACCGTAGATTCCAGTTACAAGATGGCGTGGGTTGCCAGCGTAGACAAGAACGGTACAGACGGCGAGAGTTACTTCTCATCGCTCAAGGCGGGCGATTCGTTTGTTTTCATTCGGTCCGGTGGTACGGATCTGGAGACCTATACCATCAAGTCGATTAACCCGAATAGTATGGGCTGGGACATCGACTTGGGTGTCGATCTCGTAATTGGAGGTTGGCCTGCCGGAGAGGTGCAGGTTTTCACCGGAGGAACTGATGGATCAGTTCTGACTATGGTGGATGGCGAGCCAACGTGGAGGATTCCCGGAGGAAACCGTCCCGACCCATCCGAGTGGCTCACCCGGCTCTACTCGTCACTGCGCGGAACCGATGACACGTCGAATCCGCCCGCGGCACCCGCGACATGGGAGGCGGGTGGTCGGTACTTCGTCGGCGACATCGTGTGGCACGAGCCAAGCAAGGCGCTGTGGCAGTGTACGTTTAACCGCCCCACTCTTGAGCCCCCCTCGTACCCGGGCGACGAGAATGCGCACTGGACTCCCATCACTCTGATCCAGCGGAGTGGCAACGCGTACGCGCTGCGGTTGTTGCCACGGATCGACCTAGGGAACGCGTTGGCTCAGGAGGGAAAGGTTCTCTCTCTTGATATGTACGGGCGTCCCCAGTGGACGGAGCCAGCCAGCAACGTCGTCATCGCCGCCACCCGCCCGACCGATCCGGCACCGGGCACGATCTGGGTTCCGGCGGGCTGATCTGTGACCGAACCCGACGAGCGCGCTGTTGCGATCCCACTTCACGAGTTCAGGGATTCACTGAGCAACTGGTGGGACTGGGATGTGGTTGAAGGCTTTGGTGACCAAGGCGCGTGGGTGGAGGATGGCGGAGTAGGCATTTCTGAGTTTTCTGCGCAGTCGTATCCGTCTTACATTCCAGATAATTCTTACGCGCTCTGTAGTATTGATGTCACTCAATGGCCATACAATCACGCTACGCTTGAATTCTCAGTTCACTCAAGCAAGAGTCCTGCGCAAGCGTCCATCTTCGTTTCAACGGATTCGATAGAAGGAACGGTTACCCATCCTCAGGGATGGACAGATTATGTACAATCTGAAACTGTTTCTTTGCAATATTTATGGCTTCGAATTCGCTTCGTAGACGATCTGGTGTTCTTCGAATACGCCCCCGCCCTAAACAACGGCAAAATATTGGGCTGGAAAATAATCGGCAGCCACCTAATATCATGGTCCAAGGACGTAGTTTTCGTCAGGCTGGGTGCAAACAAGTGGGAAGAGGATGAATTCAGGTTCAGTTTCGGCAACTTCAACTACCCACCCGATTTGATTTCGGGTCAGATCTGGGATGGCACTAAGTGGACCTACCCAGAACTGTGGAACGGAACCCGCTGGGTATCTGGCCACGAGGCTGAGGTGTGGAACGGCACCCGCTGGGTTCCACTAGGCAGGCCCTGATGGGTGTCATCAAGTACCGCGACCCGGAGACCAATGAGTGGCGGTCCCTGAACACGGCAGGTCCTCGCGGCCCACAGGGACCGCCCGGTCCCCAAGGCCCCGAGGGACCGCAAGGTCCTGCGGGAGCCGACGGAGCCCAAGGTCCCGAGGGGCCGCAGGGCCCGGAAGGGCCTGCTCCCGACGTGTCGTCGTTCGTGCAGAAGTCGGGCGACTCGATGACGGGGCCGTTGAGCACCATCGAGGTCCGTGGCGTCGAAACCGTCAAGGCCAAGAATGGAGTGCTCTACACACGGCCGACCCCAGATGCGGTGACGGGAGAGGCTCGGGTCAAGGTCGCGAATCCAGTCGAGGCCGACGAAGCCGCTACGAAGGGCTACGTTGACGCGATCATGGGCGAAGGGGCCAGATTGGTGGCTGGAACTGCAGTTCTTTCCGGAGGTGGGACGTCTGACTTCAAAGTTCCCGGTCTTTCGGAAATCATCAGTTTCTATGCAATCAACGGCGACGTCGGCGCCAACGCCGGGCAGGTCACGGCGATGAACCCGAACAATCCATCGCTCGGATGGGTTCGTCTGTGGCACACCTTCAACGGCGGGGCGTTCCGCATCTACTACATCGCCGTCGGGCGATAGTAACCGCAGGAGGGCTGATGGGCGTTCTCAAGGTCTGGGATGAGGCCTCTGGCCAGTACGTGCCGATCGTCGGCGCGCCCGGACCGGCGGGCGCGCAGGGGGCCGTTGGTCCGCAGGGGGCGCAGGGGGTTCAGGGTCCCGAAGGACCCCCCGGCCCCGAGGGGCAGCGGGGACCGCAGGGAAGCGATGGACCACAGGGCCCGCAGGGCCCGCAGGGCATTCAGGGTCCCGTGGGGCCAGCGGGCCCAACGGCCGTCTCGGTTGACCCGGGCAATTTCGCGACGCTGGGGACCGACAACCTGATCTACGTTCCTGAGAGCATCCTTGATGACAGGTATGCCAAGAAAAAAGATGTTGATCGCGGTATTCCAATTTCGATAATCTATGGTCAGGAAAGCGCGTGGAGGCCGACCGCCGATGGTGGCTGGGGAGAATTCGATGGACTTCCCATCAAATCAGGATTTCATCTGAACGGAATCGAAACAGGCGTAGCGTGGCAGGCGAATGGGCAGGTGTGGCTTGGGCAGGGCACATATCGCGTGTCACTGACAATTTTTTCAGATTCTGGTGAGCAGGTTTTCCGAGAGGCTAGATTCGAGACTTACAACGGATCTGGATGGACTATCTATCCATTCTCTCCGGTATTATCCTTATGGGCTCCTACGGGATTCGCTGGGGGCGGGACCGCGCACGGCGTGCTCACCGGAATCATCTCGGCCCCTGCGGATGGCAACTGGTTCAGGGTTGCGGGTCGCGCAGGCCGTTCGAGTGGAGCGGGGGCGGGGGCATACATGGGCGTCGCCAACGGTTCGTTCGAACGACTGAGCGTGAGTCCCTTCTAGCGAAAGTGCCGTGGCGGCAAGAACGGGGCGACTGGAGGAAACGCCCCCTTGGGAGCGCGGCTCACGGCTACCCTGACAGAGAGGCATCACCCCCGGAAGGACCACCGTAATGGCCAAGGCTCACACGTTCGTCGTTCCGATCGGGCTGGTGGCGCTCGCCGCGCCTCCGGCCAGCCCGATCGTGGGCGCCACCTACTTCGACACCACCGATGGGCAGCCCAAGACATGGGACGGCCTGAAGTGGGTCGGCATGGGGGAGCAGGGACCGCAGGGCCCGCAGGGTGACGTGGGCCCTCAGGGCCCCGAGGGAGTTCAGGGCCCCGAAGGGCCTCCCGGACCCGAGGGCCAGCAGGGGCCACAGGGCAGTGAGGGTCCACAGGGGCCACAGGGCATTCAGGGTCCGATTGGTCCCGAGGGGCCGACAAAGGTGTCCACCGACCCCGGCAACGCGGCAAAACTGGGCAACGATGGATTGATCCATGTCGACCGCTTCGCCTTGGACGACCGTTACGTGGCCAAGACCGGCGACACGATGACCGGCTCGCTGGTGATCGAGCAGGCGTCGTTCGGCCTGCACAAGCGCACTACCGATGACTGGGTGATGGTGGGGATCGGCAACGAATACTCGACCATCGACCAGATGGACATGTACAGCAAGCGGACCGACATCCGCGGGATCGACTATCTGCAACTGGGCAGCAATCAGCCGATCAAGATCACGAACAACGGGACGGCTCCGCAGCGGGTGACGAACCTCGCCGACCCGGTGGATGACCGGGACGCGGTAAACAAGCAGTACGTCGACGGCCTATCGGGAATGGGTCAGGCCGAGGCTGATGACCGCTATGTCGCGCAGACCGGCGACACGATGACGGGGCCCCTGATGTTCAACCTCGCCACGCGCGAAGGGCCTGACGCGATCCTCGGCCCGGCCATCGACGTCAACGGGCGCGCGATCTGGAACGTGCCGCTGCCCGGGAACAATACCGACGCGGCGAACAAGCAATATGTCGATGAAGCGGGCCTCGAATACGTCAAGAAGACTGGCGACACCATGGAAGGCCCGCTGAACCTCAACGGCATCACCGGCGCCTATGGGACTACCGAGACCTCGACCAATCACCACTTCGACGGAATCCGCCGCTGGAAGCAGTCGGTCAAGCCCGGCGAGTGGGCGGTCGCCCGGTATGACGCCGCGGGCACATACATCGAGTCGACGCTGAGCATCAACAACACCAACGGGCGCATGGCCGCCAAGGGCCTTGAGATCAAGGACCTGATCCTCAAGACGGGAACAGGATTCTCGGGTCCGGTGGATCGGTCGATCTGGTCCGACGAAGCCGACGGGATCAACTTCCGGCAGACCCTCTCGGGGAAGTTGATCCCCATCTCCGTCGCGGAGCCGACGCTACCCGATCATGCTGCCACCAAGGAGTATGTCGACAGCAAGGTCGTGGTGAGTGCCACCCCGCCCGCCAACCCGACCGTGGGCACCATCTGGCTTCCGGCGGGCTGAGCCATGACTGACTACTTGTGGAACTGTGCGAACATCGCACAGGACTCTGCTCCCACGTGGGTAGACGCCGCCACGGGCCTCTCCGTCATCGACGCGGGCAGGACGGGAAAGTGTTTGCAGTTCTTCGGGGCAACGCTCTCGACCGTCCCATTTCGCGCCATATCAGCGCAGGGACGAGCCCGCTCGGGCTCGGTGCGGGCGGGGTTCGCTCTCAAGTATGGTTCGGCGACGACGGTCGTCAACAGCGCTCTCGCGGTGTTCCCGACGGCGAACCCCGACATCGCACTGGGCCTCACCCAGACCGGGCAGATACGGGTGCGTGACACCGCGCAACTCTTGATCTGGGGCACGTCCACGAACACGCTGACCCTCAACAAGTGGCACTACATCGAGGTCTACTTCAAGCCGGGCGGCAAGGACGTCGGGCAGGCGATCGTTCGGGTGGACGGGACGGAGTGGGTGAATGCCAAGAATCCCTACGGGGGCGCTGCCCCTCTGACCGGCACCCATACCTCCACCGAGGTGCTGCGCTTCACCAAACTGGCGGGAGCCACGACGTGGATCGACGACGTGTACATGTTCTGGGACGGCACCGGCTCGACATGGGCCGGGCCTCAACAGGTTCCCGAGGACAAGTCTGAAGCAAAGACATGGAACGGCTCTGCATGGGTTGCGATGGACCCGATCCAGATGTGGAACGGCACCCGCTGGCGCTCGGATGCCAAGGCATGGAACGGCACGCGGTGGGTGCCGCTGAACGGCTGATTCGCGTTTTGAGGGCCGCCGCAGCGGTGGGCGTCGATACCCTGCGGTGAGCGGCAGAACTGGAGGATCGGAGCCCACCTGATGGCGAAACTGTGGTACCGCGATCCCGTCACGGACCAGTGGATTCCCCTCGTGTCGACGGGGGATGCCGGAGCCGAGCCCTACGTGGGCACCAGCGCGCCGGAGTTCTACGCCGCGGGCATGGTGTGGATCGAACCCATCGCGCCGAACCTGATCACTGCAGGCTGGGGCGCCAACGCCACCCAGTGGAGACTGAACTTTGGATTCGGCTATGACTCTGTCGCTCTGACGACTCTGGGCGGCGGAGTGGTGCGCCTGACTGGCCCTGCGAGCAAGGGCCTTGCGCGGGCGCAGTACGACGCCTCTGGCTGGCAGGACGGCGACGCGATCCACGTCGAGTTCGACGTACGCAAGGTGACTGGCGAGGTGCGCGTCTCCCAGAGTTTCGTCGTCAGCGGGAAACTCGCCGAGGTTCAGGACGAGGAACAAACCATATCCCTGACCTCTATGCACAAGGCCCCGCAGGAGTTCGGCATCGAGTTGCTTGGCGGCGCAACCTGCGAGGTCTTCGGCATCCGGGTATTCAATGTCACCCACGGCGACGCGAAGACCCACGTCTACTCCACCGACCACGACATGTGGATCCCGGTCACGGCATCCAGCGGCGGCGGAGTCAAAGAGGTCTGGGTCGACGCAGAACAGCCTGTCGACCCGAACATCGAGATCTGGGTCGACACAGACGATGACTCGGGCGGCGGTCTGACCTTGGAGCAGGCCGACCTGCGGTACGTCAACGTCGATGGCGACAGCATGACCGGAACTTTGAGAACCCCTCGACTCGAAGTAACCGCAGATGCCAGCGGCCACGCCAACGCCCTTGCCGTCGCGTCCCCCACTGGCGATTCGGCCCTGACGTTGGCGCGCGATGGATGGGGGTGGGTGGCGCAGGTAGTCTCGCTCGGCGCAGATGCTGGCGACGTGCGGTTCCGGCTGTGGCGCAAGGACTATGCGTCGGCCACCGATGCTTTGAGAATCAGCAATCAAACTGGTCTTATTGAAATTGTCGGAAGTCCAACCACGAATCTTGGAATTGCCACTAAGGGATATGTCGACGGAAAAATCCTGAACACTTCGGCAGGATCTGAGACCGACAGGGCAATGAGTGTCAACGCCTCAAAGGCCTATGCCAACGGCAGAGTTATCAATTCCATGTCTCCGGGCTCCATCACCGATCAGGCGCCCAGTCAGAATGCGGTTTCCACCGCACTGGCAGGTAAGGTCAACGAAACTGGCGACACGATGTCTGGGCAGTTGACCAACACTGCCCAACTGGGCTTCGAGGTGCAGAACGCGGCCGACCCGAGGATTCGGTTCCACAAGCCGGGCGTGTCCTTCCAAACCATTGGTCTGGGGTCGAACAACCGGATGCAGGTCAAGGATGGAGGGTTTGGCAACCTCGTCCAACTCCAAGTGGCGACCCCCTCGGTGGCTGAGGATGCGGCCACCAAGGCGTACGCCGACGAAATGGCAGGCAAGGGCACGGTCGAGTGTGCGTATGCCCCAGACTGGGGCGCCTATGCGGCAGCGAAGGTAACTCGGGTTGGGCAGATCGTCATCTTCTCCGCCCTGTTCCGTAGGACGGGCGCGGCGTTGACGACAGGTAGGAACGTCAACAATGTCCTGTGTACCGTTCCTGTCGGGTACCGCCCGGCGGAGTTGGCGAACCAGATCGCGCTGGTATTGACCAACCGGGCCGATCCCGAAGCATGGGCGATGGGAAGGGTTTCGTTCGAGACCAGCGGCACGGTTCAGATGATGTGCAACCCGAGCGTCACGATCAACACGGACGCATGGATCGTCCTCAACGCGTCATGGCGCACCGCGTGACTGGGTGCGAAATCGCCCTTGCTGAGCAAGGGTCGACCACTACCCTGACGCACAGGTAGCCGCGGGCGCGCGCGACGATCGATGGGAGCCACCGATGCCCACCCTGAAGTACAAGGACCCAGCAACTGGCGAGTTCGTCCCGCTGGTCCAGCCCAAGCCCGAGCCGTCGATCGACCCGGGCAACAATGCGGTCATCGGCACGGATGGCAACATCTTCGTGCCCGAGGAGATCCTGATCCAAGAGGGCGAGCCCGCGCCGCGCGAGGGCTTGGACCTGTGGCTGGATCCCGACGCCAGCGTCGAGACCTCGAAGTACCTCACCCACGCCGAGGCCGACTCGCTCTACGACCCGCGCGGCTCGGCGCAGCAGCGCATCGCCGAGCATGAGCAGGCCGCCGATCCGCACCCGCAGTACGCAACGAAGGCGCAGTTGCAGAACTTCGTGATCGTCAGCCACAGTGCCCCGGCCGACCCGCCGGTCGGGCAGATCTGGGTCCCGCTGTGAGGGCGATCGCCCGAGCCAACCATGCACTGACTCAGGGTTGGAAGAAGTCGGGCATAGCGGCCGACGGAGCCGTCACCTTTGAGGCCAAGCAGATCGATTCCCAGTGGTGCACCGAGATCACGTACCACAGCCACCGGGACAGCCTCTTTCAGGCCCCGGCGGCCATCGATCCGATCAGCCACCAGATCTACTGGATCACCTGCGAGTACCGCGCGGAAGTGAACGGTTACATCGGCGGAATGGCAGGTGGGCATACCAACTACAGCGGATATGGAATGCTCATCGGCGACTCGACGTGGCGGGTTGCACAGGGGGCCGCGAAGGTCCATGACCGCAATCCGCTGCTCTGGGTCGACATGCTCTACGACGTCGCCCCAGCGGGGCAACGGATCTGGGTGCGCAACCTGACCCTGTGGGATGCGCCGGTCCCGGTTGCATGGGATGGCACCCAGTGGAAGCCAGAGATCAAGGGGTGGGACGGCTCCCAGTGGGAGGATGCCCGGTTCTGGGACGGCTCCCGCTGGCTGCCCGAATCTGTGCCGAGTCAGGTCGACACGTGGTCGCCATGGATGGAGGTCAAGGCCTCTCCGAGCGGGACCGGCCCCGAAGCATGGTTCAACGGCAACGCGACCCACTACGACGGGGGCGACCATCACCGCGTGATGTGGCGGTACTCCCCTACGGCGAAGATCGTCGAGTACCGGGGGTTGGCAAAGGCATTGAAGGCCCTCGACTACGGCGAGGTGATCATCGTGTCGTCCATGGACCCCGGAGTGTTGCCGAAGCCGACGACACTATCCATGTCCTTCGGCCTCGTCGGAGAGAATGTGACGTCGCTCTGGACCGGAATGGCGGCGCGCTACGACTGTGGTGCGCACGCCACCTATCACCATCAGGTTCAGTCTTTGTACGTGAAGCCCGGGCATCCAATTCCGAACGGAATGTGGTTCAACTTGGAATGCATATTTCCGATTGGCGGTGACCTATGACGTGGTCACCGTGGCTCCCCGTCCACGAATCTGGATATTCGGGCCCCCGGCCCTACGCCGTTCTCTCAGGAGCATTCACTCGCTACCATCCAAGTTGGGCACAGCCCCAGTGGCGGTACCACCGAGAGCGGGGGTACGTCCAGTATCGAGGCTTGGTCAAGGTAACGGCCAATCAAACCGGACGACCAGACATTCTGTACTGCTACGCAGACGAATCATTGGCATTCCAGAAGCCAACGGCTCGGACCATTCTGCGCTCTATCGCTGCATTTGGCACTGAGTCGAATGACATGTTCAGGATTGACCTTTCCCCAACCCCAACGGAGGGGATCCACCACTACCTGTATGCGGTCATCGACTCTGCAACGATTCCGGTTGGCCAGTGGTGCTGGTTGGGGTCGGAGCCCGTTTCACTGGGCCCCGACCCAGAGTTCTCAGCGTGGCAGCCGGTACACACCGATCTGCCCGGGAGCGCCGTTCGATGCACCGTTGCCCCTCGATGGGCTGCTTTCGGGGATGCCAACTACCACTCCGGTCAGTGGCGTGTCAGCCATGACCTGAACCGATGGCAGTTGCGCGGACTGCTCACCAACAGCGGTGGTGCGCTCGGGCAGGCTCCGCCGTTCGATCTCGTCCTGACGTTCACACACCCTCGACCACTGGTGGGCAACATCCTGATCGAAGCCATGGCGCCAATTGTGTGGGCGGGTGGATCGGCGGCATCCATGCGCATGGACGCAAAACCTGATGCGGCAGGACATTCGATCCAACTGGTCTCCGCCAAGGCCGTGAATCCTGCGTGGCTGAACATCAACGCCGAGTACACCCTTCGGAGGACCTGATGAGGGTATTTCGGTGTGCCCCCGCGCGTTGGTCCGTACCATGCGAACAGACCGAAGGGGCGTCCGTCGTCGCTGAACCGAGGAGCAACTGATGGCAGTTCTGTACTACCGCGACCCGACGCTCAATGAGTGGATCCCAGTTCAGGGGTCAAGCAAGTCCAAGGCCATCGGCAGTGCGACGCTGGTTGCCCACACCCCGCTGGATGTCGCCCACAACCTCGGCGACACCGGCGTCAGCGCAACCTTCTACGAGGGCAACGAGATGGTCATGCTCGACGTGGCTGTGAAGGATGCCAACACCCTGACCCTTCGGGCCACGCGCGACATCAGTGTGAACTGGGTGGTCTTCAAGTGAAATGGCGTCAGCGGATCGAGCACTTCGGGCGGATGATCGCTCCGGGGCCGGGCCCTGCGCTGACCCTTGAAGCCACCGCTTCCGACGACAGCATCTCGCAGGTCGCCGACATCGGCGGACTCAAGATCGCGCTGAATGACGGCGGGGCGCTGGCGATGACCACGCAGACCCCGGAGCAACTGGGCGCCGGGGCGACGTTGCTCAACGGCACCGAGGCCACCACCGGCGCTGTTGCGATCGGGTATGGTTCGCGCGCCCGGGGCCGCAACTCCGTGGCCGTCGGCGCAGAGGCGCGCACTGACAACGAGGACAGCATCGCCATCGGGTATCAGGCCACCGATGCAGGGCTGACGGGGCCCGTGGTGCAACTGGGCACCAACACCAAGCCCTACAAATGGCCCACAAAGGCCTACCTCCCGCAGCCCGGGCAGGCGCTCGCTGTCAATGCCAGCAGCGTCAATGAATGGCGGTTTCCCGGCGGGCAGTACACCCGTGGGCAGGGCGACTGGATGGCCACCAAGGGTGTGACACCGTTCTACGACCCGGCGTTCAACGACCGAGGGGCAGGACCCAAGTCGCCGGGGCGGTTCTCCCCAACGTGGTCGTGGTTCTGGGCCGAGTGGACTGTTCGACCCACTGACCCGACTGGCATCTGCGCTCCGGCGCCACATACAAACAAGGAACCGACGGGCTGTCGCCTCAACGGCATGGATGGCAACGTCATCGACTACAACACCGAAGGTGGCGACGGTTTTGTCGGCACCCTGCCGCGGCCGATCGGGAACTACGCCCGCGCATGGAAGTTCGGTCTGGCGCGTGCAAACGTGCCCTGCCAGATGACGATCCAGATAAAGGCGGGCGCCCAGTTGCTCAACGGGGCGCGCGTCCTGCTGCGGGTGTCGTTCGATCAGGGAACCACGTGGGCGGCCACCACGGTCATCGACCAGAACTACATCAACGCCCGCGGCGGTTCGAGTCGCGACGTGTACGCCTCCGTGACGGCGACCCCCGGGATCGGAGCGACCTCGGGGCCCCTTGCTGCCGAGGCCGCCGCATTGGGGCCATTGTGGGCGGTGTTCGAGATTCTGTTCGACTGTCAGGGGTCAGGCGAGCCGATCCTGCGGATGGAGAGCATCGTCTGCACCGGCATCGGCGTGGCGGGTATCGCACCCAAGGGGCCGACTGGGCCCCCGGGCGACAAGGGGGCGGTCGGGATACAGGGCCCGCAAGGGCCCGCGGGGGCAGATCTGCACCCGCGCATCGCGGGGGGGCAGGTGACGTTCCCCTCCATCGCCAAGGGCGCGGCGGCCTACCTCGGGATCACAGCGCCGTGGGACATCGCGGGCCTCACGCTGAGCCCGAAGTCTGGCCCACCGCTACCGGTGAGCATCCGGCAGAAATCGGGGAACTGGGCGGAGATCATGGTCTACAACTCCTCTCCCTACGCCGCATCCAACTACACCGTTCAATGGATCGCGGTGGGTTGAGATGAAGATCGCCACCAAGATCAGGCAGGCGTGGTTCGCCTTCACCGAGCCTGCGAAACTCACCGGGGCAACTCCGTCGGTGTTCTCCAAGTTCACGGATGGGCGCTCGACGATCTACTGGCGCGTTCCGGACGGGCGTGGGTCGCTGTTGATCAACTCGCGCTCCGATCGAGGTGGCCTGCCACCCGTGCAGACCGTGGTGGGCCACGGAGCAGACACCTCCGCCCACGTGTTGCGCGGCTACCACGCCATCGCCATCGGCAAGGACGCCTACGTCGGCGTGCCAGATTCATGGGTCCCGCCCCCGCCCCAAGGTAACAATGAGAGCGCGGGAGATCTGGCCATGCGTGCCCAAGCCATCGGCTACGGGGCGCGCGCGACCGGGTCACCCTCATTCGTGGCCGGAGCGGGAGCAGAGGACCGCGGGGCAGTTCATGTCAAGTACGGGTACTGGTGGTACCCGCACGTCACTGACTACACGTTCGGTCGCGCAGACACGGCCTACAAGTTCCGCGTGGGCAACTCTGGATATGGTTCACCCGGGCAGGTCTTCGGCGCCCTGCCAGATGGCTCGCTGGGGTGGTTCTCTCCTCCGGTATACCCCGGCACAGTCGGCGTCAAGGGCGACACGGGACCCAAGGGGCCCACGGGCGACAGGGGCCCGCAGGGCCCGCAAGGAACTGCGGGAGTCAGTCACTACGGAAACATCCGCGCCAGAATGGTCGCCCCGTCGGGAATCAACGGCACCGACAACTTCTATGTGAAGTCAAACGAGTATCTCACCATCAATATTCCAAATGCATCTGGCTATGGGGCGAATCTTTTGTACGCTTCGGCGATGCCAATCGAAGTGGACAGAAACTGTCTTGCGGTTTTTGCCATCACCAGCGGGATCGACCTGCAGGTGCAGGTGCATAACTATGGTCCTTACGGAGAATACTTTCGACTCTTCTATGTGGTGATCTGGCTATGAAGCATCTGCATGATTTGGAAGCGGTAGAAGACGGAATCACTTTTGATTCTGAGGACCCAAACATCCCGCCATTCACCGTTGAGAATCAGGGCTCCAAACTGCAGTTCGCGATCCGCTCCGAGGAGCCCATCACTGAGGGGATCAACTCAGATCACCGCAGCGCCGAGGTGCACGTCTCTGCAGATGGAACTGGCGCTTCGATCACCGACTACCTCAAGGTCGATACGCGCAGCCGCGGCACCCTGATCGGTCAGGGCGGCGCCTATATCGACGCCACCTTCGGCAACCGTGTTGAGCAATGGCCAGACATGCGCGACGACTCGGTCGCGATCGGCTATGCGGCGAAGGCGAACGCAGAGAAGTCCGTGGCCATCGGAGTTGTTCAGCATGCCGATGAGCCCTACAACGTGGTTCTGGGACATCAGCACGACGGTGGCCTCTACACGCCGTGGGATCAGGCGCAGCCAGTCCAGCATCCCGGAGATGCCACGCTGGTCTTCTCGACCTACAACTGGGCCCTGTCGGTGGGCTCGGCCCGCGTGCGTCCCGCCGTCGGGGACTCAGTGCCCTTCCTCACCGCGGGCCTGTCGGGTGTTTCGTATCAGGACTTCGTGCCCGCTGCAGGGTCTCCCGGCCCGCAGGGCGACAAGGGAGTGAGGGGTGATCAGGGACCGCAGGGCGCTCAGGGACCGGCGGGTCCCAATGCAACCGTTCCTCTGGTCTACGGGGTCACTGTTGCACACCGGCAGCGCATCTACGCGGGGCAGCGGAACACGGTTGCCGATAGCGCTCTGCCGTATGGCTGGCAGTGGGCAAACGTCATGGCCACGGCGGTCGGCGGCGATACCTATGGCGTCAGCATGGCCGTACTTTTCAGGCAAGGGGCCTTCGCCCTGTGGGCCCAATCCACGAGGGATGCGTGGATTGATGGCTACTCACTCGTCATCATCCCGTGGAGGTAGTAATGGCTGACTCGTACCTGTCCATCGCGAAGATCTCGGTGGACACCATGATGCGGTACCGGGTGACCGCGTGCGCTGCGACCGAGGGTGACCCGAACCCGGAGATCTGGACGTCGACCAACGCCTTCCGGTGGGCCTCGCAGCCCGGCTGGGGCGCGGCGTGGGACTCGGCGCTCGCGGCGGGCAATGAGAAGCCCGGCGAGGATCCCGCGGTGATCACCGACGAGATGATCCTCGCTGCGGTTCAGCACCTGCGCAACAACCCCTGACGGCAACGGGCCGACGAGAGTGCGGAATCTTCTCCTCTCGGAAGCGCTGGTCTAATACCGTGACCCTGACGTGAGCGGTTCGCAGGAGGGCTGATGGGCGTTCTCAAGGTCTGGGACGAAGTATCCCAGCAATACGTGCCGATCGTGGGCGCACGTGGTCCGGCAGGTCCGCAGGGCGAGCCCGGCGCGCCCGGCGAACCCGGTGCACAGGGCCCCGCTGGCCCCGGGGTGCCCGCGGGGGGCACCGAGGGGCAGATGCTCATCAAGGCCAGCGACTCCGACCATGACGCGGCGTGGGTCAACCCGCCGATGGAGGTCGATGAGGTCTGGATCGGCGTAGAGCCCGTCGACCCCGAGGTCGAGATCTGGATCGACCCCAACGCCGAGCCGGAGGCTGGCACGGGGGGTGGTGGGGCCAAGGAGGTCTGGATCCACGAGGAGCCTCCCGTTGAGGAGCCGGACATCGAGATCTGGGTTGACCTCGACGACGACACGGGCGGCATCGCCGGGGGCGGCGAGGGTTCGTCGTGGGATGAAGCAGATGCGCGCTACATCAACGTGACTGGCGACACGATGATCGGGCCACTGTCGGTGCCGAGTCCAACCGAATCTCACCACGTGGCGACGAAGGGTTACGTAGACGACTCTGCGACTCCTCCAGAGGTTTCCATCGGCGAGCCCATGGAAACCGCCAAGTTGTGGGTCAACGAGCGCACTGTCTCCGCGCGGCAATTGTCGGCTCCGGTGAACTACACCACCGGCACAACCGTAGCCCTCGCCACTCCTGCTGGAGTCCTCACGCAGCCTGAAAGCGGTTCGATCCCCGGTGACCTAGGGCGCATCGAGACGATGTTCTCTGCTGGAGCCACCCCTTCTGGATGGCAGTTCGGTACATCGATTGGCGCTCTCAATATTCCATTGACGGAAGTTACCTATAACTCCGAGGTTCGTCTTCGGGGTCGCATTGAACTGAACATCGATCGATTGTTCGATAGCGTTCCGGCGGCAATGATCGATCAACCGATGAGTGTGACCGTTTACGTAACTTTTGGTGCAGGTCTGGCTGTATCCGATCCATTGCTCCCTCCGGACGGTCCTATCGGTGATGGGTGGACTGAGAAGCATGCCTATACTTCCGCAAGTCGAATTTTGAGTGCAGTCTATTCCGGGAAGTTTACGGAGATTGGCCCGAAACTTGCGACGAGTCTATCTTTTGATGTCATGGCTGTCGTAAAAGACAACCCATCTATCTCGATTTCTGTTTCAGTCGGTGCATGGGGGGCTATGAGCAATCCGGGACTACCGACTCTTTCGAGCGACCGTATCTTCACGATTGACTTCAAGGATTTCTCCGTTGAGCAGTCAGCCATCGATGTGGTTGACATGTTCTACCGTGGCCCAGAAGGCTTCGAACTGCTGGCCAACGGCGAGAAGTCGACGGTCCAGCGCAAGGGCGACACGATGATTGGCCCGCTCACGCTTTCGGGAGATCCCGAGAAGCCGTTGGGAGCGGCGACAAAAGCCTATGTGGACAACCGCATGTGGTTCGGTACGCGAGAGCAGTACAACGCTTTGCCAACTAAGGCTGCTGGCGTCCTCTATGTGCTGACGGGATGATCAAATGCCTCTTCTCGCCGATGGTGATGCGCTGTATTGCACTCCCGACCCACTGAACACGCCGACCGAGTGGAAAGACAACTTCGGGCTTGGTTACCAGAAGGTGCATGTGTCACGGACGAACCATGGCCTGCGCCTGATGTCGCCGCCCGGAGGCGTGGGGCTGGTCGCCACCAACCCGTGGTACGTCTCCGGTGACGTAGTTCGCATGGAGGCCGATGTTCGCGTGCTGGCGGGCAGGGCCAGAATTTCGCACGCATACACGTCGTCGGGACCGTGGACGGATGGATATCAGACCATCGCTCATGAGTTCACTGCGGTCGGACAATGGTGCGGCATCGAACTCGGGGATGAGGGCTGCGACGTTCTGGTCCTCGGACTGCGGTATTGGCTCAACGGCATTCAGGTGCCTACGTATCGAACTTTGTCGGTTTCTGAGGTAGTGATGCATTTCACCACAGGAACAGAGACGGTGTGGCCATGGACGGAGCGCCCGCCCGGTGCCCCAGCCGGATTCAGGGCGGTGCCGAGCGAGACCAGCGTCGCGCTGTCGTGGGACGCCCAGTCCACCGCGACCCACGGCTACTCGCTGTATCGCGGCACTTCATGGGACGTTGCCAATGCCACAAAGATCGCCACCATCCCCGCAGGAGAAACGACGCGCGGCGACTCCGGGTTGGCTTCGAACACCACATACTATTACTGGCTCGCGGGGATTTCCGAAGGGGGCGAGGGAGCCAAGGCCTCTACGTCAGCCAAGACCCTGACCAAGCCTGTCCCGGTGCTTCGCCTTGATGCCAGCACGACCAGTGCCGAGGTCTACTTCACGCAGATCACGTTTACGCCAGTCGTCACGGCTAATGCCCATCTCATCGGTCCATTGATGCTGCAGCGCCAATTGCCGAATCAGGGCTGGGTTGACGTTGCGACCATGTCGTCGGGTTCTCCGATTCCGATTAACTCTGCTATTCCGGCTGGGAATTATGAGATTGGCTGGTTTGGGGCTTCCGCGCGCTTCCGAGTTCGATCAGCGGGTGCGGATACGGTGTATTCACCGGAGATTTCGGTTTCGTTCTCCTATCGTAGTCGCAGCGAATCGGTTTCGTTGCGAACCGCTGAGCAAACACAGACGTCTCTGTTCATGGAGAACCTGTTTGCTGCAGGCGCTCGGGTGGAGTACAACATCCCCAAGGCAACTATGGACCTCGCCACTTCGATCACTTTCCATGTTCCGGACTCAGAGGGTTGGTATTGCACTGGGATTCCAAGCAATCCATACACGCAGTGGTGGAACAAGGGAAATAGGGCTCAGTCTGGCGGTGGCCTGAGAGGGCCTGTTGCTATGCATCAGTCTGGAGGTGACTGGTGTTACGCAAACAATATCCTGCAGGACTTCACTCCATTTGGATGGAGGATGGTGGGATATGGAGATACCCCAAATCCGGTTTGGGGTATCGGGTGCAATACCCTTTTGCGGCCAACTTTAACTATTCACTACGTTGATGGATATCGTGCTTTTGTTTACGAAGGTGGCTATATCAACTTCGGGTAGATTTGTCTGATTCAATCCTCGGCGGGGATGTCGCGCTCGAGCCGATCGGGCGATGTGTGTTTCTAGGGTCGCCGAGGGGGCTCCTGCAACTACGCTGCCACAGTAGCCAACACTGGAGGGAGCCCGCCCGATGGCAACCCTGTGGTACCGCGACCCGGTCGACCAGCAGTTCAAGCCGTTCGCGACACCGGAGCCGAAGCAGGTTGCTGTCGGAACGCAGGAGCCCGCTGATCCGGCGATCCTGATCTGGATCGATGAGGCTTCGAACTACCCATGAGCGTCCTGAGGTACCGTCACTCGGGGACGGGGGCGATGGCCCTCCTGCCCCTCAAGGGCCCCACTGGACCACAGGGACCCGTTGGCCCCACTGGAGATCAGGGACCTGTGGGGCCCGTCGGGGACCGGGGCCCGACCGGACTCACGGGTGATCAAGGGCCCACTGGGCCTACGGGTGATCAGGGCCCGACTGGTCCAACCGGGGATCAGGGCCCACAGGGCTACCAAGGTGGGCAGGGCCCCCAAGGGGCTCCGGGCGTTCCATCGGGGATCACCTTCCGTCGCGGCGAGGCCTACATCACCCCGGTGTCCAACACGTCGACGGCTGTGACCATCTACTACGACGGGTTCACCCAACTTCCGACGGTCATCTGTTCGGCGCGCACCTCGGTCCCCGGAACGGTGCGCGCCTGTGGCACCATGACCGGCCCCGGCATGACGTCGTCACAGGTCAATGTGGTTCGCAGCAACACCACTGGCACCTACGTGCAGTGGATCGCCGTGGGCGTGGGGTCACCGTCATGAGCGTCTTGCGGTACCGCCGGTCCAGCGATGGCGCATGGACCCTGCTGTCCCTGCCTGCTGGGCCAACGGGGCCCCAAGGGGCCAAGGGGCCGACGGGTGACATGGGGGCCAAGGGCGCCACGGGGGACGCGGGCGCCAAGGGGCCCCAAGGCGACATGGGGCCCAAGGGCCAGACGGGAGATCAGGGACCCAAGGGGCCGCAGGGTGACCGCGGCCCCACGGGGGGGCAGGGGCCAGTCGGGTATGACGGGAACCCGACCTCGGGCGGGTACGGCACACCCCGCTGGCGGATCATCTGGGGTGCGACCTACGTCACCTGTCCCGCGAATTCGTACACAACGTGGAGTGCTGGTTTCGGGTTCTCCTACCAATCGGTCAGCGCTATTTGCACCGGGGTCAAGAACAACTGGGGAAACAGCATGGATGGCGCGGGCATCACCGAGGTGAATGCAAACGGATTGGTGGGAGTCGTGCATAACCGAAGCGGTTCGGCCGACGACTGCCGTGTTGCGTGGATCGCTTGGGGGACGTACTAGATGTCAACTCACCTGTCGCCACGAGATGCGCGCTTTGATCTTGTAGACCATCGAGCGGCTGATGCTGTACGTATCGGCGATGTCTCCGTAAGTGCGCCCATCGGCGCGGATTGCGCGCACCTGATCCGCGGAGAGTCGGGTGCTTCCACTCCGCTCTTTCGTAGCCATGTCTTGCATGTTCTCTTGATGCGTCCCCGGACGCAGGTGCGCTGGGTTGCAGCAGGCGGGCGTGTCGCACCCGTGGAGCAGATGCGCCCCTTCGGGGATAGGTCCGACCCACACCTCGTATGCGAGCCGGTGAGCGGACACAAGACGACCGTCGCAGTACAACTTGCCGTAGCCCAAGCGCGCCGTGGATCTTCTCCACATCCAGCAGCCGTCCGCGGGCCTATCGGGCAAGCCAGCAAGCAGGCGCTCCTCGGCGGTGGCTCCTCTCATAACCACTCTGCCCGGAGCGGTCATCGGAAGTCCTTTGCGGTCTCTCTGGTAGTGCATGGAGCACAGTGCTCGACAGCGGACGGGCCTGTCGCAATGAATGCAGATCATCCCCAAACCATACAATGGGCGTGGTAGAAATGGCCGTCCTCAAGATTCGCAACTCGCAGGGGGAGTGGGAGATCGTCGGTCTGCGCGGCGATCGCGGGCCGCAGGGACCCACCGGAGCCAAGGGCGCGATCGGGCCCACAGGGGCCAAGGGGGCGGTTGGCGCCACAGGGGCCAAGGGGCCGCAGGGTCTCACTGGAGCCAAGGGCCCTGCGGGATGGGGTGGGGCCAAGGGGCCGCAGGGTGGCGGAGGCCCACAGGGACCTCAGGGCCCCGCGGGCAAGGACCACTACTGGATGATCAAGGCGGGCAGCGTCGTCATCACCCCGGTCGCGAACACCAACACGTCGGCGGCATTCGGATACGCAGAGGGCGGGTTCCGGGTGACCCCGACGCTCGTCGTTTCGGCCCGCTCCTCGGTCATCGGGACAACGGTCGTCAACGTTTCAACAGATAGTCCGAGCACGGGCGGATTCACGCTGTACATCTATCGGACCAACACCACGGCGACCCGAGTGGACTACTTCGCCGTGGCAGAGAGGTAGGGAGCAACCATGCAGGGACCCTTCAAGGCGGGTCAGCGCGTTCAGGTCCATTGGGCCGGGGACAACTCGATCCTGATCGGCGATCTGACCGACAACACGTTCGAGTCAAGTGACGATCTGGCCATCACGTGGGGCAACCAGATGGTGCATTTCTGGGATGGCGCGACGGGCGGAATGACCTACATCTTCGGGCTGGATGACGTGACCATCGAGATCATCAGCGGCCCGGAACCGTCGGTTGATTCAAGCAATCCGTGATCGTGAGCAAGAGCCAGACAGCAGAACCATATGCCGACTACCATGCGCCATGAGTAGCGCCGCGGCGCGCGCGCTGCCATGACGCGGCGATCAGGAGGGAGGGGATGATGCGGCACAAGTTCTACATCCCTCTGGGTATCCCGATGTTCAGCGCCCCGCCGCCGGGGGCTCAGCCCGGCGACATGTACTTCGACACCACGACCAACAAGGTCGTCACCTACACGACGAACAACACGTGGGTGACCAACGCGGCTGAGTTCACCGCGGGTGCAGGTCTGGTCGATGAGCAACAGCCGAACGTGGGTCGCGTCATCAAGGTGATCACGGGTTGGGGCATGACGATCACCGGCGGCAAGGTGGTCGCCAACCAGATCGATCTGGACGCTCGGTACGGGCAGGTCCGAACCATGACGCAGGCGCAGTACGACGCGACCTCCCCCAAGGATCCCGCGATTCTGTACGTGATCGTCTGAGGGACGGCCATGCCGCTTCTGAACACAGCGAAGAACGTCAAGTGGGGGGGCGCACAGGTCTGGCGCGTCTACAAGGGGGCGGTACTGGTCTGGGAGTACCAGAAGGCCACGACCATCTCGCTGTCGGCATCGGCGACAACGATCAACTACGGGTCGGGGATCACCCTCACGGCGACGCCGACGGCGGGCGTTCCGCTGAACTCGACCGTTCGGTTCCGTTCCGGCTCACCCTCCGGGACCATCGTGGCCACCAGCACCAGCAGCCCGTGGCAGGTCACCGTCAACCCCGGCGCCAGCACCACCTACTACGCAGAATTCGTCGAGAACCCGCCGTGGAAGAGTTCCACCTCCGGCGGCGTCGCCGTGACGGTCAACTACCCCACCAGCATCTCGCTGGCGGCCTCGGCGGCAAGCATCAACAATGGAGAGGCTGTCACCCTGACGGCCACGGTGACCGGGGCGACATCGGGAACCGTGTACTTCCGTTCGGGGTCTGCATCGGGCGCCATCGCGGCCACGGCCAGCGTTTCCGGGGGCAGGGCTGTTGCCACCGTGTCCCCCGGTGCGGCGACCACCTACTACGCCCAGTACGTCGCCAACGGAAACTACCTCGGTTCGACTTCGGGCGGGGTCGCTGTGGCGGTCTACTACCCCACCAGCATCTCGCTGGCGGCATCCACGGGAACGATCAACAACGGGCAGGCAGCCACTCTGACGGCCTATGTCAGCGGCGCCGCCAGCGGCACGGTGTACTTCTGGTCCAACGGCGCAATCATCGGGTCTGCCGGGGTCTCCGGCGGCGCAGCCTCGATCGCGGTGGCGCCGGGGGTGTCGACGTCCTATCAGGCGCAGTACGTCGCCAACGGCTACTACCTCGCGTCGACCTCGAACTACGTGACCATCTCGGTCTACTACCCCACCAGCATCTCGCTGGCAGCCTCCACGGGGACGATCAACAACGGGCAATCCCTGACGCTGACCGCCTATGTCGGTGGAGCCCCCAGCGGCACGGTGTACTTCCGCGCAGGGTCTCCGTCGGGAGGCGTCGTTGCCACGGCGGGTGTTGCGGGCGGCGCCGCGTCGGTGGGCGTCGCCCCCGGCGGAAGCACCACCTACTACGCGGAGTACGTGGCCAACGGAGCCTATCTCGGGTCGACGTCGAACGGAGTCGGGGTGACCGTCCGGCAGTTGGTCACCAAGACGTGGAGTGGCAATGCATCGTGGTCGCAGTCCTATGACGGCGACAGCACGCAGCGCACTGACGCCGGGTCCTACCTGTACTACGGCTACTACTCATCGATCCATGGCAACCAGCGCTCGCTGATCGGTTTCTCCGTTCCCAACCTGTCCAGCGCCGTGTCGGTCACCTCGGTGCGCCTGAAGTTCTACAACCGGCACCACTACAACAACTCGGGCGGCAACATCCCCATCGGGACGCATACCAACGGCAGCAAGCCGACCAAGTTCGGATCGGCGAGCACCGACCTGCAGCAGAACGGAAGTGCCCCGAAGCCGGGCTGGGTCGACATGACCCTGAACGCAACCATACGCAGCAAGTTCCTCAGCGGCGCCAAGGGCATCGCTCTGGGCCCGGGGCCCTCGACGTCGAACAGTTACTACGGTTACGCCGACAATCACAGTTCGAGCAACAAGCCATGGCTGGAGATCAAGTACACGATCTGGGAATGACGACTTAGCAGATTCTTTGGTCGCATCCGTTCGAAAGAGTCATACTGACCCCATGACTGCCGAACCCGTTCGCTTCACCGACCCGGACCCCGAGGGTGTTCCGCTGGTCATCGAAGAGGGCTGGGAGCCCACTCTCGACGCGCCGCTGCCGACGATGCGCTGCGTGGCGGTGGTGAACCCCGACACGATGGAGCGCTGTGGCCGCTGGAGCATCCGCGGCTTGAGTGAGTGTGCCGCCCACGCCGGGTATGAGTCGTTCCCGAGCGTGGGCGTCTACGCCGACGCGGTGGTGGAGGCTGCGCGCCTGCGGCTGATGGGCATGGCCGACACCGCGCTGGACGCACTGGCCGACCTGTTGGGCCCCGACACCCGGCAGAACGTGCGGATGCGCGCCGTGGAGGTGACGCTGGACCGCATCGGCGTGACGCCGCCGCCGCAGAAGCAGGAGATCGATATCAACGTCCGGCAAACCAACCCGGCGGCGGTGCTGGCCGAACGGTTGGAGCGGCTGGGCCGGGCAACGGCCATCGACAACGTTGTGGATGCCACGGTGGTCGAGGAAGAGGACGTCGACTAGGTAGGCGCAAGCAAAGGGCCCCGGAGAGCCGGGGCCCTTTGGCGTTGGGGTACTACAGGGCGATCACGTAGGAGAACCAATTGGATCCCGGGAACTGTTCGCCGTAGCGGACCGATCCCTTCTCGGTGACCGTCACAGCGGTGTTCATCGCCATCGCCGTGGCAGTGATGTCCGCACAGGGGACGCCCAGTTCGACCAGCGTGGTCTGCGCGATTGTCGTCTGCACGCCGTTGTTGTTCGTCACGAGGATGATCGGAACGACCAGACCGCACAGGCTCGCGGGCGCGTAGGCGACGTTCGCCAGTCCGAGGTCCGCTAGGTACTTGGCCCACGGATCGCTGTATGCCCCGAGGCCGGATGTGGACTGGGTGTTGTCCACGATGTACCAGATGGCCCGCTGGATGTCGCCCGAGGTGAGCGTTCGGGTCACCGGGTTGGCGATCCCGTCGTTCGGCGTGATGTCAGCGGTCACCACATCACCGGGGCGGTAGTTGTTGAGCAGCCACATCACGCCGGGCAGGTTCTGCGGCTTGTCGATGTTGCCGATCGGCCCGGTGGGCAGTTCGAGGATCGAGTACGCCGTGGCCGGGTATGTCGTGTTCATCGAGACGCTGTGCCCAACGTCGACGCACCACCCGTTGAACGTCTCGCCCGCGAGCAGGCCCGACGTCGCCGTGAACGTGGTGTCGAAGTAGGACGCATCTGGGTCAGCGCCGGTGTCCTGCACGAGGCGGAACGACACTGAGGCGGGGAACACTGAGTTGAACCCCGCAATGTTTCCGAGTTCCTTGACGTCGGCATGCACGGCCACCAGCGGGTCATCGCAGGCCGGACGGGTCAGGGTGAACTCGAACGGTCCGGCCGCCCCATCGGGGTACGCCTGCTGGTAGTCGAACTGCCCGGGGACCGGGTTGCCCTTGGACAGCGGGAACTCAGCAATGGTGCAGTTCGCTTCGGCGCTGATGCCGTAGACAAGGGTGGGCACGTTGTTGCTGGCGTCGAGTTCTCCGTTGAGGACAACGCGGACTGCGAGCGTGGCCCCGTCATCGGTGACGAACACATCACCGATGTCCTGCGATGTGGCGGTAGTGCCACCGTTGGCGATCAGATCGAACTTTGTCTCGGCGGCCGTGGCCGGGGAGGCGAGTCCGATGACCGCCAACGCAGCCGCTGCAGCGGCTGCGATTGTGCGCTTCATCTTCTTCTCCCTAGTGCCCCCATGGGGGCGTCCGTGTCCCCAACGGGACCTTTCAAACCTAGCACCGCCGAAGGTGCCCACGAACGCCGAGGGCCCCGGAAGCGTCGATGCTTTCGGGGCCCTCTGGGATGTGGGTCAGACCTTCTTGCTGGGCTTCACCCGAATCGCGCCCTGCCGGGTCCGGGTGACCTTGGGCACCGGCAGCCCGGCGGCGGTCAGGGCCTTCTCGGCAGCATCGGCATCGAGGGTTTCGTAGGACCCGTCCGGGCTCCAGCCGAGGACGAACGAACCATACTGACCCGCAGGGGCGTCGGCCAGAACGGCGCGGGCCATTTTCTTGTTCTCGGTCGCCTCCTTCTCAGCCTTCGACGCGGCGTGGTACTCGCGCAGCCAGCGCTCAACCTCGGCGTTCTCGTCACTGGCCTCGTGGACGATGACCTTCTGTGGGCCGATCTCGCCGGGCTTGGCATCGGGGCCCCAGCACAGGTTGAGCCACGGGCACCAGTCGCACTGCCGCGAGATCCCGGGCCCCTTCTCGTCGCGCGGAAGGTCCATCGGGTCGGTGGCCGAGTTGACCTCCAGCCACCACTGCTCGATGTCCATCACGATGCCGGGGTCGAAGGGCTGGTAGTGCATGTGCACGACCTGCCCGTTGGACCGGTCGATGTAGGCCAGCGCGACGTGGCGGATGTCGTGCCCTGCGTTGATCAGGGCTTGGGCGTACCCGTGCGTCTGGAACAGGTGCCGACGGCTGGCTCCGTGGGTCTGGTAGTAGGTCGCTGAGTTGGACCCGACGGTGTTGTGGGTGACCAGACCCCCGGTGACGAACGTGTGGAACTCGGCAACCTCGATGGCCAACGTGCGGGTCGGCTCGCTGTCGCGGATGACGGCGGTGATCCTGTCCAGTTCGTAGTGCTCCGGGCGGGTGCCGTCGAGCCGCTCGGCGATGGCCCGCAGCCGCTCGCTCTTGTTGCCGCGCAGCCACAGGGCGCTGGACAGCCGCTTGACCCCGTAGTCGTCGCGCACCGACACCACGGGCTTGCCGTAGTCGTCCATGCCGATGTGGGCCTTGATGCCCAGCCCGCACAGCATCGCGGCCATCTGTTCGGCGAAGGCCCGGTTGGGGGTCTTCCACGACGTGCGCTCCTCGAACGACAGGGCCATGGCCGAGAAGCCCGACAGCCACTCCTGCCACGCCCGCGGGCCGGACAGGATCACGTCGTCGGGGATCTGCGGGTCGCCCAGCCCGATCCACGAGTTGCGCCGCCACAGTTCGTTGGCGTAGCCGGGCTCCATCAGCGCGATGGACGTCATTGCCACGGCCCGCACCGTCTCGTCGGAGACCTTGACCATGAGGTCATCGGGGGTGAACTGAACCGCCGCCAGCAGCCCCAGCAGCCATGGGTCATCGGGGCCGATCTCCGGCAACGGCTGCGGGGTCTCCACGGGCGCGGACAGGGCCAGCGTGGCCAGCATTCCGGCCTCGAGGTCGAAGGCATCCACCCAGCGGCCCAGCGACTCGGGATCGTCCTTGACCCAGACCGGGTGCTCGTCGGTGACCTTGAGCCGCCGCCCGCTCTCGGTGATCACCTCGACGGTCGGCTGGTCGCCGTTCTCCTCGACTGCCGCGATGGTGCCGTGGACCAACTTGTCGTGGATCTGGTCGTAGACCACCACAAGGTCGTCGACCTTGATTTCATCGGCCCTTTTCGCGCGCCCATCCGCCATCAGGATCGGGGTTTCTGGGGACAGGCACTTGAGATCCAGCACGATATCCCCATCAACCATATCGACTGATCCGGGGACTTCGGGCAGTCCCTCGAACTTGAGCACCACCGGCTTCTCGATCTCGGCGGTCATGCTCATCTCGGCGATCTGCGGCAGGATCGTGTCGTGGATCATTGAACCGATCATGGCTTCGCGAGAGTCGGCGAAGATGTCAGTGCGGTCCCCCTGTGGGTTGGACTGCGGGGTGTTGGTGACCTTGAACCCGGCCTGTCGGCGGCAGCCGCCCAACTCGCTCATGCCCAGCGCTCGCTGCTGGCTGCGCGCCCGCTTGTCGTTGGCCGCCCGGAACGCCGCGCCGACCATGGCATTGAAGTGCACGACGGTGTGCGGGATCTCGCCCGTGGCTGCCTCGTGGACGTCGGGCAGGACGATGTCGGTCGCGGCGTCAGTGGTCAGGTCGTCGGTCACTTCGCACCCTTCTCGTTGACCGCCAGTTCGGTCTGCGCGGCGGGGGCGTTCTCCTTGCGCTGCTTGCCCACGAAGGCGACCGCCGAGAGGATCGGGACCTTGCCATCGCCATCGGCATCCATGCCGGGCGGCGGGTCGATGCGCCGGGCGCCCAGTCGCGCCTGCGAGAGCATCTGCCAGACGTCGCGCAGTTCGTCATAGGTGGTGGTGGGCGCCTTCATCAGGCGCATCGCCTCATCGACCACAGCCGAGTTGTACAACTCCGCCGTGGGGTCGGTGGACTGCGGGGGCTCCTCCTGCTTGACCGCCGTGCCGTTGGCGCTCGCGGCGCTCGGGGCCGGGTTGGCAGGGGCTCGGTTGGACTGCGCCGCGCGGACCTCGTCCTTGGTGGCGATCTTCTTGGCATCGGCGGCCAGCGCGGCGACGATGGCCCGGCCCCACGCCGAGGTCTGGGCGATCATCAACTCGTTGTCGCGGGTGTACTCGTCGGTGCCGGGGAACACCTGCCACGCCAGCCCGACGCCGGGGGCCGGATCCTCGGGACTGCGATAGGCCGCCGCGGTGACGGCGATGAAAACCTTGTCGCCGACGTGGACGATCTCGAACGGCTTGGCCGGGTCAAGGGCGCACAGGCTCCCATCCGGGTGCTTGGTGCGGAAGATCGCGATGCGCTCGGCGACGGACTGGTAGTCGTCGTCGTAGGGGGTGGATGCCATGGGAGACCTTCCTTGTGTCGTTGGTGATGCTGCCGTAACCCTATCAGGATCGCGGTGCCGGGCCCGGTTCCGAACCCACACTGCGACCCTAGGCGGGGGGTCTGACATTGCTTGACGACCGTTGCAGAAACGCCCCGCCCGCACGGGGCCCCGTTGGTACATTCGTGCTGCGCCGCACCCCGCTGGAGGCCGACCGTGCCCACTTTGTACTACCGCGACCCCGCGGATGATGAGTGGCGTCCGTTTGCCACGACGGATTTGGCCGAAGAGGTGCAGATCGGCGGTGCGCAGCCGCCGATCAAGGAGGGCGGCTACGAGATCTGGATCGACACGTCCGATGATGTCGTTCGCACCGCAGACGAGGTCGACGGCTGGACCTTCTTGGACAAGCGGTTCGTCAATGCCGACGGTGACCGGATGCTGGGTCCATTGTCGCTGGTGGGCCCGCCACACGAGCCGTTCCATGCGGCGACCAAGGAGTACGTCGACGAGCGCGTCGACTCACAGGGCTCGGTTCCGATCGGAGTGATCGTCCCATTCGGGGGCCGACTGGCGCCGCCGCGGTGGCACCTGTGTGACGGGACGGTGCACGGCTCTCCGGCTCTCGAAGAGGTGCTGGGCAGCGACCGCACCCCCGACCTGCGCAGCGGGTTCATCTTGGTCTCAGGCAACGGATACCCCCACGGAAGCAAGGGCGGGGCCGAGCGGGTCGCGCTGACCGTGAGCAACATGCCCCGCCACAACCACGGTGGCGCGACGGGGCCCGCGGGCGAGGGGGCCACGGGCGACGCGGACAGGTGGCAGATCGACCCCGCCCTGCTGGAGGGGGATCCGAGCATGCTGCGGCAGGTCGGCAGTGGCCCGCATGCGCACCCCATTCCTTCTGACGGCGGAAGCGCGCCCTTCTCGATCATGCCGCCCTACTTCGCGCTGAACCACATAATCTACAAGGGGGCCTGACTGTGGCCATCCTGTACTACCGCGATCTCGCTGGCGGCAAGTGGGTTCCACTGGTCGTTCCCCGGGACCCCCTCGATGAGATCGAGGTCTCTCCCACTGAGCCCACCGATCCTGACGTCAAGTTATGGGTCAACACCTCGACGCGCTTGCCTTCGCGGGATGACGCAACCATGACCGACATCCTGACCAGAATCGAATCTCTGGAACATCTGATCGCTGAGATGAGAAGCGCGGAAGGAGCGCCATGAGCGATGTGACTAGCCCCTCCAACTCTCCCCAGAAAGAGCAGGGTGGGATAGGCAAGGCGTGGAGCGGCGACCTCGACGCGGGGTTCCTGATCGCCCTTCAGATCGCCGCCGGAGCGGTTCTGGTGTTCTTCATGATGGTGGGCATCGGCATCGTGATCGATTCTTCCTCCGGTGAGCCCGGACTTGATCTGTCCAGCAACGCCCAGAACCTGATCCTGACCCTGACCGGCGGCGTGCTGTCGCTGCTGTCGACGATCATCGGTCGATACTTCGGCCGCAGGTCGATAAATGGGCGTTGACATGGAGCGCGAACCGCACCCCGGAGTGACCCGCGTCGTGATCATGCTCACCTCTGCGGTGTGCATCCTGTTCCTGCTGCTCACCTTTGCCGTGCTGTGGGGCGCACTGAACTCGACCCGTAACCTCGGCGATGCCGAGACGGGGCTGCTGCTGGTGCTGGGCACGGGCGTCATCGGACTGGTGTCGGCGGGGCTGGGCTCCTACTTCGGCATCGACGATCAGGTCGGATATCGGCCCGAGGTTGAGCCTGAGCCGGACTTTGAATACGAGCCCGAGGTCGAACCCGAGACTGGATACGAGGCCGCCCCTGAATCCGAGGTGGGGTACGAACCGGAGCCTGAGGTCGAGTTCGGGTACGAACCCGAGATTGAGATCGAGGGCGAGGCTCAGCCGGAACTTGAGCCTGAGGTTGAGCGTGAACCAGAGCCGGAGCCCAAGAAGAAGAAGGCGGTCTGATGGCTGTCATCAAGTACCGCGACGCGGACACGGGTGAGTGGCGGTCCCTGAACACGGCAGGCCCCCGTGGCCCTCAGGGGCCCCCCGGCCCACAGGGCCCCGAAGGGCCCGCAGGGCCCGCAGGGGCCGATGGTCCGCAGGGGCCCGAGGGTCCCGCACCGGACACGTCGACGTTCGTGCAGAGGGCCGAACTCAATGCCGCCATGCCGATCGGCGCGGTGATCGCCTACGGCGGGTCGGTCGCTCCGGAGGGGTGGCACCTGTGCGACGGCAGCGCCCACGGGTCGACCGAACTGCAGGCCATCATCGGGTCCGCAACGACCCCGGACCTGCGGGACAGGTTCGTCGTCGGGGCCGGTGCGGGCTACGCCAACGGCGCGACGGGTGGCGCGGCGGCGGTGACCCTTGGGATCGAGCACGTGCCGTGGCACAACCACACGGGCAGCACGTCACAGGTCGATGTGAACCATACGCACTCGGGGCGCACGGGACATCAGGCAGACGGCTACAACGCCGCCCACGGACACGGCACTGGCCTGCGGACCGGGACGGGCGGGCCGCCAGAGGCGGGTGGGTGGGATGGCAACGTCCTCAAGCGACATACCGATGCGCCGCCGGGCGGCTACTGGAATGACCTGAACGCAGGCGTGGTCAACACCGATCACCAGCACGACTTCTCCACGGGCTGGATGAGTCAGAGCAACGTTCACAGCCACAGCATCACAGCCGAGGGAGGCGGGCAGGCGCACGAAAACCGCCCACCTTATTACGCCCTGACCTACATCATGAAAAAGATTTGAGAAATAGCATGATTTCTCATGACCTGCATTTCATTTCGGAAAGGGCTGCCTGATGGGCGCGATCAAGTACCGCGACCCAAATACCGGTGAGTGGAAGTCCCTGAACATCGCGGGACCCCGCGGACCGCAAGGGCCCCCCGGCCCCCAAGGCCCTGCGGGAGCCGACGGAGCCCAAGGGCCTGAAGGGCCGTCGGGCCCGGAAGGGCCTGCTCCTGATGTGTCGTCGTTCGTCCAGAAGTCCGGCGACATGATGTCTGGGAACATCGGATTTACAGATTGGCTTGGTCCGGAATGGGAGAGTGCCCGGCTGACCGAGGTGACCGGACAGGTTCGATTGATAAACAAACTTGATGGAAAATTGGAGCAATTGATCGTCGATCATCCGCAGGACCAAAACGCTGCCGCTACCAAGCAGTATGCCGATCAAAAAGTCGCCAAGACTGGCGACACAATGAGCGGTGATCTCATCCTCTCCAAGGACACAACGGCATATTTGCGCACCTACTCGGATGGCCACGCCGGGATGCTGGTTGGAAGTAGGGCAGGAAAAACTCGGTGGCTGATCGCAAAAAACCCTGACGTCGAGAGTGGCGGTAACGCAGGGAGCAGTTTGACGGTCAATCGGTACGCCGACGATGGGTCACCGCTCGGCTCGGCCATGCTCTTCGATCGCGCAACAGGGCTAGCGACGGTGTCAGGCAACCCAACGGCTGCGCTGGGCATCGCCACGAAAGGCTACGTTGATCGACGAGCCGATTCTGAGCATGCTTACGCGTGGGTAAACAACAGCACTGCGTCAGGAACCGGGTGGCGGGGCCTGTCATCGGCGATGACTCCTTCTGGAACCCAACCGATTTGGGCAACATGGACCTCAACGAGCCTGCGAATCAATGGGCATTCAGCAGGTGATGTTTTTCTAGTTGTCTATCATGCAATTTTTGGTGGCAACATGAATATCGGCATTCGACTCGCCATGGGTCTTGCGGATAGAGTTCAATTCTCCTCTATCAACGGTAGCACCGGAATGTCCGGTGGTGAGTTGTCATGGATATTCAGGGCGTCCAACACCAGCCAGATCGAGATCGTCCCATACGTGGTCCATAACTCTGCATCAACGCAAAACGTTACGCTCGCACTTACTGCCCAACGACTATAAGGAGCACATGGTGGCTGCACTCGGACTTCCACTGACAAAGTGGGCAAAAGGGCAATCGGTGATGCACAAGACCCCGGCGGACAAGCCGGTGTCGGTCAAGGGTGGCGTATGGTTCACGGCGGCCGTCATCAACACCCCGAAGGGCGGGAAGTTCCTGCACTCCTTCCAAGTGCGGATGCCCGCCGACCCCAAGGTTGAGGCTGAGGTCCAACTGGTGCGGGTCGGCTGGTCGGGGCTGTCCAAGGAGGACTCCACCGGCCACAACGCCGTGATGCCTGCGCGCAAGTGGGGCGCGGAGTGGCATCGGTGGCGGACCCCGATCGAGCACCCCATCTACGGCGGCGGGCCGGTGGCGTTCCGCATCAAGTTGTCGTCGGGGACCCATCAGATGCGATTCGTGTGCAAGTCCACGAGGCTGGGTTGATGGCACAGACTCAGACGCAGGTGCAGGCCGCGCTCAACAAGGGCGGGGTGGTCGTGCTCGAGCCGGGCACGCACCGATTCTCGAATCTGGTGATCCCCAAGGGGGCGACGCTCGACGGCAAGGGCAAGGCCACCCTTGAAGGGTCGCAGGTCATCTCCGGATGGCGCCCCGAGGGCGAACTGCGCTCAGCCCCTTACAGCCAGTTGCCTGTCGTCGATGGACACGGCATCGCGTTCTCCAAGGGCCAGAACCTCGCCGACCCGATGGGCAAGCATGCCGATCAGGTGTGGACGCGCCGCGGGGCGGGCGACGGCAGGCTGCGGCGGGTCGCCACCACGGGTGCGGTGAAGCGGGGCACGTTCGCTGTCGCGGGCGGGCGCCTGTGGGTCCACAAGGACGACGAGGCGCTGGGCATCATCGCCTCGCGGCATCGGGTGGCGATCAAGAACCTGTCCGGGACGCTCAAGGGCGTCGCAGTGGCGCGCTACAGCCCGACGCCCGGGGACGGGGCAGCGATTCTGGTCAAGGACGGCGGGCGGATCGAGTCATGCACCATCGACTCCTGTTCGTTCGCATCCGTGCGAGCGACCGGGTCCAAGGTGGTGATCAAGGACACTGCGCTGTCCCGGTGCGGGTGGATGGGCATCGCGGCAGTGCTGTGCACCACGCTGCGGCTCGAGAATGTGAGTTGGACGAAGGTGAACTCGCAGCGCATGTTCACCGCCAGCCCGCAGTCGGGGGCACTCAAGACCAGCCGCTGTCGGGGGGTGACGCTGATCAATCCCACCGTTCGCGAAGCGGTCGGTCACGGGCTCTGGTTCGACCAGTCCACAACTGACGTGGACATCTCCGGTGGCAGCATCGACGCGACAGGCAACGGGGTGTTCTTCGAACTGTCCCACGCCTTGCGGATGAAGAACCTCACCGTCAAGGCGGGGCAGGACGCAGTGAAGGTGTCGGGCGCCTCGGGGGTGCGCATCGATGCCTGCAGGCTGACCGGGGGGCGGTACGGGCTCGGGGTCTACGTCGATCCCCGGTCGCGACCCAAGTGGGCAGACCCACAGACAGCACTCACTGCCGCGATGAAGAAGGCCGGGGTCTACGCATCCGACCGCAGGCCCATCGCGTGGCGCGACACGCGGATCACGTGGATGCCGCGCGTCGAGTCGGTCAGCGACAGTCAGATCGCAGGCAGGCGGGGCAGGGTCTTCGTGCTGCCCACCAATGGTGGGGCCGTGTCGACCAAGGAATCAATGATTCCTGCCGGAATCATCTGATCGGAAGCGAGGGCAGTAGACATCGGAAATCCCGTCCCGGGCCGTTCTGTTTCGACGGCATACGGAAAGCGCAGCAAATACTGGTCATGTGACCGGCGCAACGGTCTTGGCAAGCACACCGGCATCGACATCGCGGCCCCGTTGGGCACGAAGGTCGTGGCCGCCCGGCCGGGCACGGTGCGCCACGTCAACTTCGGGCGGGCATTCGGCTCCAAGCAGGTGCTGATCGTGGCCGCCGACGGCACGGGTGACTTCTACGCCCATATGCGGATGCGGGTTGCCGCGGGCACGAAGGTGAAGGCCGGGGACAAGATCGGCGAGATCGGCGCAGAAGGCAACGTGACCGGGCCGCACCTGCACTTCGAGCGGCACCGCAAGGCCGGGACGTGGTCCTGCGGCAACTGCGTGGACCCGGCGCCGTCGCTGAAGTGGTCGCCCGCCCCCGCCGCGCCCAAGCCGCCGCCAGCGCCGCCCAAGCCCACCGTGCGACTGGAACAACTCAAGGCGGGGACCAAGGACTCCGCCAGCGTGCGGTTGCTGCAGAAGGCCCTCAACGCCCACAGCATCCCCGGGCAGGACAAACTGCCGGTCACCGGCAACTACGGGGACATGACCGACGCCGCGGTGCGGGCGTGCCAGAAGGCGCACGGGTTCGGCAGCGACCCGAAGGGCAAGTCGAGCGTGGGCCCCAAGCAGGCGACGCACCTGTTCAAGGGCATGGGTGTGACGATCATCAACCGGCCGTAGGGTCCAACTCCACCCACAGCCGGTCGACCAGATCCCGCAGTCGTGGCACGTCGTCGCAGCACACCTCCAGCGCCGCGTCCCCCAGCAGCGCGCACGCTGCGCCCTGCACCAGCAGGCGCAGTTCCTCGGTCGCGATGGACGTGGCGTAGGGCACGGCGACGCCGGTCTGCGCGGGAGGGCTGATCAGGTACAGCGCGGCACGTGAGGCCAGCCGATGCGAGTGCCGGACACCGGACAGCAACTCGCTGTTGTCCTTGCTGCAGAGCAAGCCTCGAACCGCGCCCGTCTCATGATCATGGTCTACCGACAACCTTTCAGTCTTGGGCTTGCCGTCACAGATGGCGCACCCGCCGCCCTGTAGGGCCAGCAGGGCGTCGTAATCTTCGGGGGTCATGCCGTACTCGGCCTTGATCTTCGCGGCATGGCCGCGGGCCGACCGACAGGGGCGGCAGCGGTCGGGCACCTTGGCCTGCGCCTTGATCTGCTTCCACGACAGGAACCATCGCGGGCTCAGCCAGTCGCGGCATCCGGCGCACCACCACAGGTCGGTGGGGCCTCCCTGCGGCTTGCGCTTGGGTCGTTCGTCGCGGGTGGCCTGCCGGGCCAGCCACTCGGGGTCGAGGCACAGTTCGACGCTGGGGGTGCGGTCGCGGCGGCAGTCGGGGCAGTAGGGGCTCTGACCGACCTTGAGCGTCCCGCAGGTGCGACACGGTTTGGCCTTCGCGCAGAAGTCGGAGCAGTAGCGTTTGGCCCGTCCGGTCAGGGGGCCTCCGCAGGTCGCACATGGCATGCTGACCACCCTACCGATTGCCTGCTAGGGTTTCGGGCATCAACACCACCAAGGAGGTTCCGTGCCACGAGCGTTGCCCCCCGCACTGGAAGCAAAGGCCGGACGCATCACGCGCGCCGGGGACCAGTGGCTGACGAAGTGCCCGTCCCACGACGATGGCACGGCGTCGCTGGCGATCAAGGTCAGCGACACGGGAATGGCTTTGCTCCACTGCCACGGAGGGTGCGACACCCCGAACATCCTCGATGCGTGGGGGCTGTCGTTCCGCGACATCATGGGCGAGAAACCCAAGGAGGAAACCACGGGAGAGTGGACCCCGGTCAAGGACCAGTTCGGCAACAACCTGCCCGCGACGGCGGTCTACCGCTACGAGGACGAGAAGGGCACGCTGCTCTACGAGGTCGTGCGGGTCAACACCCCTGACGGCAAGAAGACCTTTCGCCAGCGCCGCCCCGACGGGACCAAGGCCAGCGGGTGGTCGTGGAACCTCGACGGCGTGCGCCCGGTGCTCTACCGGCTGCCCAAGGTGCTGGCGGCGGTGGCAGCGGGGGAGGTCACGTACATCCTTGAGGGCGAGAAGGACGTCCACACCGCCGAGTCGTTAGGGCTGGTGGCCACCTGCAACTCCGGCGGTGCCGGGAAGTTCCTGCCCGAGTTCGCCGACGTGTTCAAGGCGGGGGCCCACGTCGCGATCATCGCCGACGCCGATGAGGCCGGGCGCAAGCACGCGCGGCTGGTCAAGTCACTGATCGAGGAGGTCGGCGGGGTCGTGGATTTCGTGGCCGAGGCGGCCGACGATCTCAAGGACTTCACCGACCACATCAACGCCGGGCACACGCTGGCCGACCTGCAGATCACCGATCAGATCGAGACGCCCGACTTGGGGCTGATTGATTTTGTCGACTTGATCAGTGGCCCGGAGGAGCAGTATGAATGGCTCATTCCGGGTCTCCTCGAAAAAGGCGACAGGATTATCATAACTGGAATTGAGGGTGGCGGTAAAAGCAGCGTCCTTCGCCAGTTCGCCACATGTGTTGCTGCCGGTATCCATCCCTTCTACATGACCAGCATCGAGCCGAAGCGGGTGGCATGGTTCGATGCAGAGAACTCGATCCGTCAGAACCGAAGAGCCTTTGGGAATCTGGGAAGAATCGCCATCGAAATGGGCAGGCCTGTCGCGACGGGGGCGTTCCGATTCGCACATCGGACCGAGGGAATCGATCTGACCAAGCCGGATGATGTTGCGTGGTTCTTTGAACGGCTCGCAATTCTCAAGCCAGATCTGGTCATCATCGGGCCGTGGTACCGGCTGTTCGTCGGCAATCCCAACGAGGAGGACCTGACCCGCAAGGTCGTGTCAACCATCGATCAGGCGCGGGCCCGGTATGGGTTCACCACGTTGATGGAGGCGCATTCACCACACAGTGACGGATTCAAGTCCAACAAGATGGGTGGCGTGCGTCCGGTGCGTCCGACCGGTTCCAGCCTGTTGCTTCGTTGGCCCGAGTTCGGGTATGGGCTGTCGTTCCGGGATCCCGGACCTGAGCATGTCCCGCAGCCCGGTGATGCCCCGATCCAGCCGGGCATGCCCGACCTCAACTACGCCGACTTCCTCGCGTGGCGCGGGGCGCGCGACGAGCGGGAGTGGCCCGTGGCGCTGCGGCGCAGCAATGACCCCGACAACTGGCCGTGGCTGCCATGCGAGCCGCGAGATGCGAACAACCATCCGATCGAAGCGGTCAGAGCCGCCATCGAGAGGACCGAGACCTATCCACCAGACTCTGCTCCATCTTCGGCGCCGCCCCCCGCGGCCCCGTCATCGGGGTGGGGAACGTTCTCGGAGGCGGGCTGGACGAACAACTAGCAGCACGGTTCGCCGCTCCCTGCTAGCCTTCGGCCACACCCACGCAACAGGGAGGTCGAGCCATGCCATCTGACGCCGTGCGCCGCCTCGCCGAGGTGGATGCCCTCATCGAGGGCCACGAGGCCGAACTCTCGCGGCTGGGCGCCGAGCGTGCCCGCCTGCTCTGGATTCTGGAGGAGGGCGACCACAGTTGACCCTGATGGACGAGGACGAGGTCCTTCTGGAGCGGATCGCAATGGTGATCAGCCATCGGCTCGATGAGGTCAGGGACGGGCAGGTCACCGACGCGCTGCTGCTGGACATCGTGCATATGGTTCGCGCCGACTCCGCCCGCGCCTTCGCTCGGCTCTGCGATGCGTTGGCCGACAAGTTCGAGGCGACCCCGCCCGCCGGTTTCGCCGCGCGCAGCGAGGACTGGCGTGCGGGCTACCTCGCGTCGCTGCGGGACATGTTCGTGAGGATGACCCCGTGAAGCACAAGGCCTACTGCACCGACTGCGGCAGCCGGGTCATGACCAACAACCCAGTGGCCGCGCTGCGGTGGCATCGGCGGTACTGCGTCCCCCGCAGGTTCCGCCGCTGGCCGCGCAACACCGTGTCGATGCTGGACCACCAACTGGCCGGGGGCCGCAAGTCCGTGGTGCGCGACCAGTTGTGGCAGAAGGGGTACCTGAGATGACCGAAGATCACTTCATGCCCGATTTCGACATCGACGCCGACTATGCGATCGGCGTCATCGACGCGATGTTCGACGTGGATCCACAGTCCGACCACGGACCCAACTCCTTCGCCTGTCTGGTCTGCGCCGACTGGCATCGGTTGGTGCTGGAGCAGATCGCATCCGGCGCGCCGCCGTTCGAGATTGCTGCGTGGCTGAGCCTGACGATTCCCGAGGGGCACCCGACCGAGGACTGCATCGCCTGTGAGGGCTGCCGGTTCGAGCAGCAGTACGCCATCGACCTGATCAAGGAAGTGACTTCATGAGGCCGTTCCTGCTGGTGCGCGACGGAGATGAGGGCCCGCTCGGGGAGGGCGTGGAGTTCTTCAACGGTTCGGTGGTGATCTGCTGGTACGCGGGCGAGACAGTGAGCAGGTTCGCCGACGTGGACTCCCTGCGCTCCGTGCTTCCCGACTGCGCCCTGCACCCGATCCACCAGCCACCGATGGCCGAGCGGCTGCGCGCGGCGCGGATGGATGCCGGGCTCAGCCAGCGTGCGCTGGCGCGCGAGGTGGGCATGTCGTTCTCCACGATCTCCCGCATCGAACGGGGCGAGAAGTACGTCATCAACCCACGACTCGAGGAGTGGCTCAGTGCCCAAGAAGCCTGAGAGCCCCTTCGTCTGGCCGACCGGCATAGTTCCGTCCGATTTCGTCGCTGCCAAGTTGGAGCACTCCGACGTCGAGGTGATGGCACACCCACCCGAGAAGTGCGCGGGGCAGGGCGCCTGCCCGCTGCACCATCGCACCGTGCACTCCATGCGGGCGATGACGCAGGTCTGGCGCAACGACACGGGCCTCATCGAGCGCATCTGCGAGCACGGGGTCGGGCACTTCGACCCAGACCAGTGGGAGTACCTGATGGAGAGCCGGGGCGCCATAGAGGCGAAGGTGCTCGCGGCGCACTCCTGCGACGGCTGCTGCGGGAGCAGGTTGCGCTGACGGTTTCACGTGGAACTGGGTCATGTCCGCAACGTGCTAGGCTCAGCCTATGAATCCAAGACTGGCACTGGTCATCGTGATCGGACTGGCGGTGGTCCTGACCTTCGTCGTGGTCATGGCACAAATGCGCCGGGCGAGGCGCGAAGAACTGCTGTCCTCACAGCGATACCGGATCGGGCAGTACCAGACGCTGGTCAATGAGATCCACGACATTGCGCGCAACGCGCTCGACGTGGACCCCAGCGCTGCCCTCATCGACATCCAAATCACCAAGTTCAAGCAAAGGGAACTCTCATGAAGAAGATCACCATTCCCGCCGTCGCACTGGCGGCGCTCGCCCTCGCGGGGTGCGCGACCGTGAGCACGCCCCCCGACATGGTGGCGGTCGCGTACTCCGGCGGTGCCACGCAGTCGCAGTCGTTCATCGACTGCATCGAGCCCTCGACGCGCGACTGGGGCGGCATCTCGGACTCCTACTACCAGTACCCCGCATCCCAGCGGTACTGGTCGTTCGACACCGCGAACGCGGACACGGGCCCGATCACCTTCGTGACCGCCGACGGCATCGAGATGTCCGTGACGGGCGTGGTGAACTTCAACCTCAACACCGAGTGCGACACGCTGCGTCAGTTCCACGAGAAGATCGGCAACCGCAACGCGGCCTACTTCACTGACCAGAACACGCCCGAGGGGTGGAACAAGACGCTGGCTCTCTACGTCGGGCAGCCGCTGAACACCGCCGTCGACCGCGCCGGACAGAAGTACAAGTACACGGCGCTGTACAACGACACTGCGACCAAGACGCAGTGGGAGAACGAGGTGCTCGAACTCCTGCCGGGGCTGGTGGATCGCCAGACCGACGGCGACGAGCAGTTCTTCCAGAACTTCTCCATCACGCTGCAGAAGCCCGAGCCGCCCGCCAGCATCAAGGAGGCGCTGGTCGAGCAGCAGGCCGCCGTGGCTCGCGCCGACGCCGCGAAGGCCGAGGCCGATGCCCGCGTCGCCGCTGCGGAGGCGCAGGTGGCCGTGGAGAAGGCCGAGGCTGAGAAGGCCAAGCCGTGGGTCGACCTGCTCGGCGAGGACGGCTACATCGAGAAGTTGATGACCGAGAAGGGCCTCAACCCGCGTCAGCCCGGCGGCAACATCCTCAACCAGACGGAGCAGCCATGAAAAGCATCTGGAAGTGGAACCTGCTCGTCACCGACCTGCAGGTGATCGACGTGCCGGTGGGGACCAAGTTCCTGACGGCACAGAATCAGGGCGGTCACCTGACCCTGTGGGGAACCGTGAACCAGACCAACGACCTTGAGCCGCGCACCATCGCGATCTACGGCACCGGCAACCCCGTTCCGGACGACCCGGGGACCTACATCGCCACGGTTCAGCAGGGCCCGTTTGTCTGGCACGCATTTGAGGTGGACAGGAAATGAGCGACGACCGCATGAGGGGCCTTCAAATCGAGGTGGCCGCACTGCGCAACGACGTCGACGAACTGCTCGATCTGGTCGAGGATCTGACCCGGCAGGGCTGTGCCATCGACGACGACGGAACGGTCGACTCCATGGCCCTGAGCGCCTACGCCGACGGGTTGCGGACGCTGGCTGCAGCGGGGCGCTACGAGATCCTGACCGAGCATGGCCGCCGGGTCATTGCCAAGCGGGTGTCCCATGGGTGAGCAGCCGTTCTGGTTCAACGCCGCCCACTGCGAGGGGCCCGGCTGTGACACATGGAGCCGAACTCCTCGCGAGCACGGGTTCGTGGTCATCTACTGGCCGAACCCGGACGGCAGTGCCGATGGGGCGTACAGCGTCTACTGCAGCGTCGACTGCATGATGCGTGACGCCGCCGCCCGGTTCGCGCCGATGGAGGTCATCGACTGATTCAGCCGTGATGTGCTTGACACTGCTTGACTGATCGGACATTGTGATCCGCACTCTGTAGGCCGACCGAAAGGAAAGACCGAATGAGCGCGACTGCGAAGTGGCTGGAAGCGGGGGCGCAGGCGGCTGCCTTCCATGGATACGACAACCCACGGGAGGTGGCCGACAGCGTGATCGCCGCCGCCCTGCCCTACCTGCTCGACCAGATCGCCGACGACCTGTACGCCGACATCGGGTTCGACCCCGATCGGGCCCAGATCTGCGCCGCGGTGCGCAACTGGTCCAACTAGCACCACCACCAGAATCGCCGACTCACCGGAGGTACCTGATGCTTCGCCGCGCCCTCGTGGCCGTTCCGCTGTCCCTTGCCCTGCTGCTGACTGCCGCGCCCGCCACGGCGCACACGGGCTCCCCGCGCGACGTGCGGTCGTCGGCGTACACCGGGAAGTTCTACAGCCCCCGCTACGAAGCCGTGCGCAAGTGCATCGTGCACCGCGAGTCTCGGGGGCACTACGGGGTCGTCAATCGCTACTCCGGCGCCGCTGGGGCCTATCAGGTCATGGGTCCCCTGCGCCGCTATGGAGCGAAGAAGATGGGCAAGCCGTGGCTGGCTGGAACGCCTGTCAATCGCTGGTCGCGCGCAGATCAGGATCGGTTCTTCTGGACCGTGTGGGACCACGGGCGCGGACGCTCGCACTGGTACTCCCGCAGCAAGCCGTGCTGGTGATCGGCGGTTGATAGGCTTCGACGTATGACGCACACGGACCCCTTCGCCGAGGCTCCCGGCCTCAAGGAGGCCAAGCGGGCCACTGCCGAGGCGTTCTGGGACCCGCAGCCCGGCGATCGGTTCCACGAGATGCTGGCGTACTGGGTCTACGTCGTGGGCCGCGATGGTGACGTGGTGACCATTCTGGAGGCGGGCGCCCCGTGCACGTTCCCCACCGGACAGAAGGTCAAGGCGTGGCGCGGCACCGTCGAGGAGTTCGGCGAGCGGTTCTCGTATGGTTCGATCGTTGGCTTCTGGGTCTACCTGAGTTCCCGCGGCGAGAACGTCGAGGGCTGGCTTGCCGTTGCAGAGGAGAAACTCCGTGCCGTCGTTTGATGCAACCCCGGTCTGCGTGCGCATCGACCCGGTGCAGCGCGCCGCGCTCTCCGAGGCCGCCACGCGGCAGCGCAAGAGCAAGTCCGAGGTGCTGCGCGACGCCCTGCTGGTGCACCTGAGTCCCGTCCCGGAAGCGCGGGAGGCGCGCGAGGTACTGCTCGATCGAATCGTGGCTGAGCGGGTCCGACAGGAGGCTCTGCACCCAAACCGCACCTGCGCCCACCCGATTCCGGCCGAGCACAAGGTTGTCGTGCTCACCGAGGAGGTCGGCGAGGTGGCCCGATCGGTTCTCGACGGCGACCCCACCGAGATGCTGGCCGAGGAACTGGTGCAGGTCGCCGCCGTCGCGCTGGCGTGGCTGGAGTACCTGCACAGGCAAGAGGCGTGAACGACGCCAAACGCGACGCGCTCGGGCGGGTCGATCACATCATGAGGGCCGCCGAGGCGGGGTTCGAGGCTGCCGCGGCGGGTGACGATGAGACGGCGCACCTGTGGCTGGCTTCGGCGTACCGGCATGCCAAGGTGCTGCACCTGTACCTGACCACGGACGTGGTGGTGGTCGGCCACTACCCGATGGAGGTCCGGCTGTGGATGCTGCGGGAGGTGCTGAGCACGATCTCCACCACCATCCCGACGTCGCGGGCCCTGTCGCTGCGCGCGGCCTACATGGCCCGACACGGGTGGGTGTCCGAGGCCATCGGGAAATCCGACATCCACCCACTGCCGCTGCGCACCGCGAGAGCCGCCGACACAGCGGCGTGATAGGCTTTGGGGACCATGACTACCACCGACCCCAACGAACCCCTGCGCAAATGGCTGCGGGAGATCGACTTGGAAATCGAACACACCGCGAAGAGCGGCAGGCCCGGCAGGCTGTTCCACACCATCAGTCGGTACCGCGAAACTCTTGAGGACCTGCTGGTCATCGGCCCATCGTGGCTGGACCTAGAAAAGGCGGCAGCCATGATGCTGTGGGACTACGGGGTGTACCTCAAGGGGTACGAGGATGGCGGCATGCATGGCAAGCAGACCATGAACTCTGCGCTGGCCACCCTCGCCGGGCGGGCCGCGCGGTCGCGGGCCAGCCTTGACGCCACGTGGGTGGTGCCGTTCCCGCAGGCGCCGTGATGAGCGTCGCCACCGAGGCCAATGCCGCCCTGCTGCTGCTGATCGACGTGGCCGAGCGCACCAAGGACGAACGGGGCCTGTTCGCCAACAACGCCCTGACCCACGTCGGGCGCGCCATCCAAGCCATGGACACCTCCGTGCTCATCGGGCCGACGGGTTCCTCGCGGGTCCCCGTGTCGAGCGCGGTGCTGATGTTCTTGGTCAACGCACAGCGCAGTCTGACCGTCTACCTGTTGGATCGCAAGGACCTGCGCCCGGTCAAGCAGGCGCAGGTGTCCCTCGCTCACGCGATTGAACTGCTGGGCACCTCCGACACATTCGACCTCCCAAAGGCCCCGAAATGAACAAAGCGGCGATCGAGTTCGTCAATGAGGTCCTGCTGGCGCGCCGTTCCGCAGAGGGGGCGTCGCGCTCCAACGCGCGGCAGTTGGATCCCGACACCGTCCGAGCGATCCACAGCATCGGCCGCGCCCGCACCATGCTGCAGAGCCACCACGTCATCGGTTCTGCGGGGTCGGCCGAGCAGATGATGGCCCACCTCGACGCCGCCGAGAAGGAACTGCGCGCCATGCGCGCAACCACCACTCGGGTCAGGGACGCGCAGTGGCGAAGCGTGAACAAGTCGCTGCGGCTCGCCGAGGCGACAGCCCGGCATGTGGATATGGTTCCGCTGCCCGAAGCCCAGCCGAGGTCCCGGTTGACGCTCAAGCCCGCCTCCGGCCGGATCGTGGTCGCGCCGCGGCGGGCCCGGATCACCAAGTTGGACGGCCTCAAGGTCACCGGAGTGGTGCTCGACGAAGCATTCAGGACAGAGGCGTAGCGTGATTACCATGAAGCGCGAGCAATGTGGGACTTATGCAGGATGGAACGCCCACCAGCGCAGCGGCGAACCCCCCTGCCCCGAATGCCGCAGGGCAGCCTCGGAGTACATGCGCTACCACCGCTTCATCAAGGGCAGCCAGCACGACATGTCCCACTGCCGGTCCTGTGGATCAGTGTTCCCGAACCACCGATGCGGGGGTGTTGACAGGGCTTGACGGCCCCATTAGGCTCCCCGGCATGCCCTAGGCGCTAAGGACCTAAGGCGGGAGGAAAGGACACAGCGACATGGGTCTGTTGGATGATCTGCGCAGCAAGCCTGCCGAAGACAGTGGTGTCGAGTACGCCCCGTCGTGGCGGTGGGAGCAGCCGGGCGATGGCGTCGAGGGCATCGTGGTGTCCGTCGATCGCCGCAAGAACGACAACCACCCCGACGGCTACCCGATCGTGACCATCAAGCAGGCCGACGGAACCGACATCGCGGTGCACTGCATGGCCACCGTGCTCAAGAACGAGGTCGAGGAGCAGCGCCCGCGGCCCGGCGACGAGTTCGCCGTGGTCTACGACGGCAAGAAGTCCTCGGGCGCGGGACGGCAGTACAACGCCTTCCGGGTGGCCTCCCGCCCCGCCCCGGCCGCGCCGAACGCCCAGTGGCCCACCGCGCCAAACCAGCCCCCGGCCCCCCAGCAGGCCCCGGCGCAGCAGGGCGCATGGGGCGCCCCGGCGCAGGACGCACCGCCTTTCTGATCCACCGCAACAACAAACCCCCCGTCCGATGGCAGGACGGGGGGTTTGTTGTCTGTTGAGTCAGCCGGTGACCGTGGCGCCCACGGTGGCATTGGCCAACAGCCACGTGCGTGCCGTTCCGTGCCCGGACAGGACGTATCCGTTCGCCGGGATGTCCATGTTGCCGACGCCGTTCTCGATCTTGGTGATGACGCCATCGATCTTGGTGATGACGCCATCGACCACGGCCGCCTCGAAACCATACTGATTGGTGCCAGTGCTCGATCCGGTTTTGCTGGTGTAGATCACGAGGAAGTTGGCCTTGCGGGCAACGTCTACCCCATCGATCGCGCGAGTCGCGGCCCCGATGGTGACCTGCGTCGTCGGTGTCACAACGGGAGGCGGCGGGGGCGGCAGGGTGGTGGAGTCCGTCAACTGCACAGTGACCCCGACCTTGGCGTAGTTCTTCAACCACGTGGCCGACGTGCCGTGCCCGGACAGCACTACGCCGCCGGTCGGGATTGCCATGTTGCCGATGTTGTTCTCAACCTTGGTCACCACGTTGTTCACCACGGCAACCTCAGTGCCATAGGAGTTCGTCCCGGTGGTGGTGCCCCGCACGCGGGTGTACAGGATCAGGGCGTTGGTGGTGCGTGCCGAGTTGATCCCGTCGATGGTCCGGCTCTGCGAGCCGATGATGACCGCGTCCTCCTCGGGCACCGGCTCGGGGTCGATGGGCTCGGGCTGCAGGGATCCACCGATCACCTGATCGACCGTCTTGACCACGGTGCTCTCGGGGCGCTCCTTGAGCCAGTCGAGGAACGCGACAAAGTCCGTGGGGGTGATGGCGTTGGTGCTGCATCCGTCGCAGATCTGGTGGAACACCAGCGGGACCCAGCCACCGCCGCCGGTCTCGGCCTGCGTAACCATACCCTTGACGTCATCGAGGGTGAACGCGGCACGAATCGAGGCAGGGGTGCGGATCGCATACGGTTTCACCGGGGGGATCGCTTCGGCGGGAGAGCAGCGCAAGCAACTGGTCGGCGACCTGAGGTCGGAGATCAACCGCGCCGAGTTGTATCCGCACGCCTTGACCGCCTGCTGGGTCTCGGCAGTATTCGCACCGAACGGGTAGGCGAAGGAAGTCACCCGAAGCCCCAGATCCATCAGGTTGCTGCGGTCGGCGCACACGTTGGCCGTGGCCGCATCGAGCGACAGGGCGCTCAGGTCCTCATGGTTCAGCGAGTGCCCGCCGATCTCGAACCCGTTCTGCTGGTAGGTCCTCAACTGGTTGCGGGTCAGGAACAGGGAGTTGTACCCGACCCGCTGGCTGTTGACGTAGATGGTCCCCTTGAGTCCGCGCGCAGTCATCGCGTCGAGCCCTTGGGCGGTATTGGCGTAACCGTCGTCGAAGGTGATCGACACCACCGTGGGCGAAGTGTCAGCCAGCGCAGGCGGCCCGGCGGCCAGCCCTGCTGTGAGCACGATTGCTACGGTCATGCCGATGCGGCGCAGAAGCCGGGATGTGTGAGGCATCACACGACGATAGCAGGGCTCAGGTGTGCACAACCCGTCGAACCCCCGCCGCCGCAAGCGACGCGGCGCACGCCGGACAGGGGGCGGACAGCATCGGCTCGCCGCGAGGGTTGACCCGTGCGACGTAGGCCGTCGCGCGCGCGGCAGTTCCGGCGGCACGCAGGGCGGCGACTTCGGCGTGTACGGAGCAGTGGGCCTTGGCGTGCTCAGGCGACACCAGATAGGGCTGGTTGACGTAGCGGTTGATCCCGATGCCGATCACCCGTCCACCGCGGACCAGTACGCAGCCGTGCCGCTGCACCGCCTCCGAGCGCCCGGCGACCTTCATCGCCAGCGCCAGCCACGCGCGCTCAGTGCGCGACAGGTTCCCCTTTGGGCGACATCAGACACCGACCCGGCGAGTCTTGGGGATCGGCGACATGGTCATGCGGACGGGGAACGGATTGGTCGAGGTGCTTCGGAACCGCGAACCACAGCCGCATCCGCCGCCGCGCTTGACCTGTATTTCCTGCCCGTTGACCAGAAGCCCGTAGCCCTGCTGCTGGTTGCCCCACAGGTCGTCGAGCATGTGCTCACCGATCAGGTGCCCGGTTTCGGTGTAGAACCACACCCGATCCAGCCCGACCAGCGTCAGGACGGTGTCGTGGACCGTGCCATCGGGCATGTGGACCCGGCTGGGGAACAGTCGCAGGCGGATCGAGGTCAGTCCGGTGGGGGCAGCCATGCGGGTTAGCATGCCACATCTCGCACGGCTGGGCAGGGAACTTCGTCATGATAGGGTTCGCATATCACAACGAAGGGAAATCGCCATGGCTCTGTCCAACTGGGACACGCTTGCCCTGACCGCAGAGGGGCCCTGCAACGGGGCGTTCACCAGTCCGCTGGGGGTCACGGTCGAGATCTACAAGAACTGGCTCTACGTGCGTGACCCGGAGGCGTGGCGCGAGGGCCGGTACACCGAGCCCGTGATCATGGAGATCCAGCACGGCGAGGTGAACTACCGCGACGTGTGCATCCTCGCCCAGCGCGGCCCGCAGAACGGCGTGTACGTCATGGTGTGGAGCGGCTACGAGTGGAACCCCGGCGCCGACATGATGGTGGGCTGCGGGGTCTACGGATTCTCGGAGCGTCAGAGCGACGAGGTCGAGGTCAAGCCCGAGGACTACCAGTGGCTCGGCGTGACCGACGAGAGCCTTGCGTTCCTGCGTCAGATGGTCGTCGAGCGCCTTGATCAGGACTGGCACGAGCCGCACGCGATCCTTGCCGATTCGGTCTGGGAGGGCGCGGTGCGGTTCAATCAGGGCGACGCGTTCTTCATGGGCGCCGACGAGGCGGCCACGGCGGTCGGTGACGGGGAGGCTCCGCTGATCATGCAGATGCTGGGGGACCAAGATGGGGATGGCTGACCCGAAGCAGGGCCTGTTCCAGATGCTGTGCTGCGGGGAGTTCGTGCCGTGGCAGCCGTGGAAGCCCGGCGGGCGCTGGTGGGGCAACGAGCGCTGGGAGGTCGAGCGCTGTCCGAACGAATACTGCCCGTCGCGCCGCATGGAGCGGGTGGATCATGACCGCCCTTGAGCGGGTCCGCCGCACGGCCGCGCGCCACGCGAAGCGCCCCCGCGAGCAGGTGATGCCGCGGATCAACGGCAAGTCGTTCCGGTGCCGCTGCGGGGCTAACGTGTTCACCCGCAAGGGCTCCCGGTACACCTGCAACGGCTGCGCCGAGGTCTACATAGGCAACTGAGCACGGCACAACGACACGAGAGCGAGCGACGATGGAACTTGGTCAGATGGCACGGGGCGACGAAGTGATGCAGTACGAGGCGAACTGGGCCACCGAGGGGCTGTACGTCATCGCGGACGCCATCGCGGCGAAGCGCGGCGACGCCAACGCGCTGGTGCAGAACAGCGGCGGGGACGAGTTCGTCTGTGGGACGTTCCAGATGCGCCCCTACTGCTGGTGCGAGGGCGACGTGCACCCGGAGGGCTGCCCGCCACAGTTCGTCTACGGGGCCGCGGGCTTCGTGCTGCGCTGGTACAAGTACGCCGGGCGGGGCCAGACGGCCAACCTGCCCAAGCCGCCGGGGATGCTGTGGGAACTGGCAGTGGCCGATTGCATCCAAGCGGTGGACAAGTGGGTTCCCTGAGCCATGTCGGCCGCTGCCCTGAGTGCGGGAAGCGGCGGTACCTGTCCAAGCGCGAAGCGAAGGCGGCGGCAAGGACCGTGCATCGCGGCGCCCACCTCGCGGCGTACGCCTGCGGCGACTATTGGCATCTCGGTCATTTGAACGCAAAAGTGTTCACGGGCGAAATGGAACGCTCAGAACTCGAAATCAGAAAGAAGCGATGACACATGGACATGAATGAATATCAGGATCGCGCTGCGACGACAGCGATCTACCCTGACGCGGGGACGGGCTCGCTGCGGGCCCTGTCCTACCTCGGGCTGGGGCTGGGCGAAACTGGCGAGGTTCAGGGCAAACTGAAGAAGGTCCTGCGCGACGACGACGGGATCGTCACCCCCGAGGTCCGCGAGGCCGTCGCGGGTGAACTTGGGGATGTGCTGTGGTACGTCGCCATGCTGGCGCGGGAGTTGAACCTGTCGTTGGATGACATCGCGGCCGACAACATCGAGAAACTGGCGTGGCGCGCCGCGCGTGGCGTGATCAAGGGATCAGGGGACAACCGCTAGCCGCGTGCTATGCTTGCAACACCACAAGCATGGGGGGAAGGGCGGGGCAAGCGTGAGCACATGGAACTACCGGATCGTCCGCACCGAGACCAAGGATGGTCCGATGTGGGCGCTGCATGAGGTCTACTACGACGACGCCGGTCGTCCCGTAGCGATGACCGCCGACCCCACCGACTTCGCCTCTGACGACGGCCCGGACGGGGTCGTCGTCGCCCTCGAGATGGCGCTGTCCGACGCAAAGAACCGCCCCGTCCTGATGGAGTCCGAGATTGGAGTGAACCGTGGCTGAATCTGCAGTCATCGAGGTCCAGTGCTCGGTGTGCCATGCGGTCCAGAGTTTCCGGGTCAAGGACGCGGAGTCTGGCCACGTCAAGGCGCTGCGCTACCTCGAACGGGTGGCCGGGTGGCGCGTGGTGAACGGCGAGGCGATCTGCCCCGCACACATGAGGAACCTGTTGCACCGGGGAATGGCCTTCGGATTTCTGATCTCCATCGGATTCTGGGCCGTCCTCGGGTTCGCCGTGTTCATGGTCTGGAGGACTGCCAATGGCTGACAAGCACCGCGCGCTGTGCCCCGTCATGGCCGACGAGAAGTGCATCACCGTGGGCGGCACGAGCAAGTGGCACGACCGCGGCAAGGCCGGGGACTGCCGCTGCGGGGTCAAGTGCCAGTGCGCCCTGATCGACCGCGCGGTCTCGGGTGAGCGCGAGGCCCTGCGGAGGCGGGTCACGGCGTTGATGGACACCACCAGCGCCGAGGCCGATCGCGAGGGCCGCGAGGGCCAGTACGTGATGCGGACCATCGGGCACATTCGTGCACAGGGGATGAAGGAAGTGCTCGACGTCATCGGAGATGGATCATGAGTGAGTTGACGTTGCCCGAGGATCAGGCGATCCGGATTCGGGAGTTCCTTGCCCGGTCGGCCAAGAAGGTCAAGGTCACCGGATGGGTCGACGGTGAGCCGTGGCGCTGGGCGGCGGTGTCCGTCTACGGGTGGCAGGACTGGGACGCATCGGAGCACATGCGCCCCTACGACAAGGATGTCGAGCCGTGCCGCTGGATCATCGCGCCCGGCGCCGAGGTTCACGAAGTCACCTACTCGCAGTTCGCTGACACCTTCACGGGCAACGAGGATGAGGTCGGCCTGAACGTCTACCCTGCGTCGTGCGCGTGCGGGAAGTACACCGACGTGATGCTGCGCTGGACCGGCAGCCTGACCACGCTGATGTCGGCCGTGTTCGGCGTCCCCGCCAACGGAGGATTCCGACTGTGAATGACAGCGACTGGATCTCCGCCGAGCGGGACCATGAGTTTCGCTTGATGCGCGAGAAGAACGCCGAGGAGCAGGCCCGTCGCGAGCAGATCACCGAGCGCGTCAGGAACATCACGATCGGAGTGGTGGTCTGCTTTATCGTGGCCATCGCTCTTGGGTCGATCACGTTCGTCGTCGAGCGCTCCATGGTCCGCGACCACGAACAGGAGATGGCCTGTCTTGCTGCGGGTGGTTCATGGACCAGCATCGGTGGTGGGACGACCGTATGTGTACGGATCAGTGAGGTGCAGCCGAGATGACCGACATCCGCGCAGAACTGGAGCGCATCGAATCCGACGCATGGCCGATGGTGCTGCCGTCGGAATCGCGCTCGGTCGCCCGGCACCTTGCCGCCGCCCTGTTGACGACACTGGAGCCGCTGGACACCGGAACCAGAGCCGCGGAACCGGAGTTGCTGTCGGCGCTGCAGATGCTCGGGCAGACGTATGGTTCACAGAACGTGGCCCTTGCCGCGGCGTCGCTGACCAACCGCGACATCCTGATCGCCCGGCTGGCGCGGGCCGATGCGGCGGCGCTACTGACCGAGGTGCTGAGCGCCCGCGTCGGCAGGCATGTGGAGGCGGCTGCGGCACTGATGGGGGGCACTGATGGCTGAGGGGCACCATCCCCTGTGCCCAGTGGCCAGCCATCGGCTCGGGGATTCGTGGTGCGAGTGCACCACGATCCGCAGCATCGACAAGGAACTGACCCGTCGGTTCGCGGCGCGCCTGCGCGAGCAGGTCGCGGGGCTGCCCGCCGCCGCCTTCGCGCTGACCGACCATGACCCGTCGCCGCTGGTGTGGAAGTCCGACGTGCTCGAACTGCTGGAGGATCTGTGAGGTGGATCGTCACGGTTGCCAACGGCGAGATGGAGGATGTCGGCGCCGACTCGGCAGCCATCGTCGACGGGGCGCTGCTGTTCATCAAGGGCGGGGTCGCGATCCTCGGCTACGCGGCGGGCGAGTGGAAGATCTTCACGGAGGCGGGCTATGAGTGATTCATGGGTGGATGCGACCTACGTGAATGCGTCCCCGAATCTGGTTGAGGCACTGGAGCGACTGGGTGACGAATACGGCCCGCTGGGCGTGGCCATCGTCGCGGCGACGCTGACCGACCCTGCGGTGCTGGTGCAGGTGCTGGGCGAGAGCGACCCGAGGGCCCGCCGCTGCCCGGACGGCGGCGCGTGCCACCACTCCTGCGCCGCCGGGTGCTACCGGGTGCGCGTGGCCGGGCCGCTGACCGGCGCGTTCCCCGGCGACAAGTGGCCCGCGCAGGTGGTCCGCACTGAGACGGCCCGCGACATCGCTGCGGCGGTCAAGACGACCTTCATCCCCGACCTGCGCAACTACGGCCCCAGCAGCGCCGCCGACTGGATGCGCGGCAAGGCCGCCGAGGTCGCCCTGCGCGAGGGGGGTCTGTTGCCCATGCCCGAGGACCCTGAGCGTGGCTGAGGTCGCGGTGGCGATTGCCGCACTGATCTCGGCGACGATGCTGTTCTTCGTGGCATTCGGCTCCATCGTGGCAATCGGCGCGCTGGGCATCTTCGCCCTGAGCAGTCCGACAGGAAAGGAGGAGGCGGTGACCCCGACCGAGAAGCGGGCCACGTCCGCCGAGCAGGCGTGGCTGGACCAACTGCGCGCCAAGGTTGAGGACCTGCCCCACGCCGACTGCTGCCCGGCGGCGCTCAGCGATTACGGGCACTGCGAGTGCCCGATCAAGGACGTACTGGAACTGCTCAACCCGCCCATCGGTGGAGGGCCGAACCGCATGGAGGTGTGGCTGTGAGCGACTGCGGCGGCTGTCGCGGCGAGGGGGCCCACAAGCGCTGGTGCGCTGCCCATGTGGGCCTGCGGGCGTCGCTGTTGGGCACCTACGCCGAGCAGGCCGAGGCGCTGGCGGACTCCGTCGGCTCCCTGCACCCCGGGGCTGCGAACCGCTTGTACGCTGCCGCAGGCGTTCTGCTCGAAGCCGCTCAGGCTGAACGGAAGGACCGGAAATGATTCCCAAGGATCGTGAACTGCTGCGGCCCGTCGAGGTCGCTCGGATGTTCGGAGTCGACCCCAAGACGGTGACCCGCTGGGCGAACACCGGCAGGCTGTCGGTGATCGTCACGCCCGGTGGGCATCGGCGCTTCCGTCGCGACGAGGTCATGGCCTACCTGCATCTGGGGCGCACGAGGAGCAGCGATGTCTGACACGTTCACCGGACCCCGCGGGCTGGTCGGGTTCGCTCGCGTGCGCGGAACCGGCGGCGAGACCATCGAGGTGCAGGAATCGAGCGCGGTCGCGGTCGTCGGGCCCCGCGAGATCATCGAGGGCCCCTTCGTATGGTTGAGGGTCATCGACAGCGATCGGACCCGCGCCGTTGCCCACCTGACCCGGGAGCAGGCCCGCGAGATCCGCGATTCGCTGACCGAGTTCCTCAGGATGACCGAGACCGACGATGTTTGATCACCACCCGATGTGCCCGCAGGAGCCCCACAGCGGGCACGACGATTGCCAGTGCGACCTGCTGCGGGATGCCGAGGCGCACCTGCGCCGACAGATCGCCACCGACCTGCGGGAGCAGGCCGTGGTGGCTAACTTCGCCGTGCGCGGGCGCCACCCCAAGGTGCAGATCGAGACCCACGCAGCGGCGCTGCGCTGGGCGGCGGCGCGGATCGAGCAGCCGTGACGAAGCGCTGGCGGCTGCATGCCGTGCCGCTGCAGGGGGAGAACTGGGAGTTCAACCAGCGCCTCGCTGACACCTTCAACGAGGATCCCCAGCGGTTCTACCTGCGGCGGAGCGCCAAGGGCGCGGTACGGTTCTACGAGAGCCGCATCTACCTGCCGCTGCGGTTCATCATCATCGACGAGAAGGAGCACCACCTTGTCGCATGATGAGTTCTGCCCGTGCGTCACCACTGGGGTCTACGAGCCCTGCCGGTGCGACTTCATCCTCATGGTCGCCGAGCGGGAGCGCAAGCGACTGGTCGCCGACGGCTGGGTTGCCCCCGAGCAGAACGAGGCGATGGTGGCGGTCGCCAAGGTGCGCGAGCGCATGGCGCACCACAAGATGGAGGTCCAAGGCGGCTACGTCCGGACCTGTTGTCCCGCGTGCAAGAGCCATGTGCAGCCACACGTGCGGTGCATGCTGCGCGACGACTACACCGGCCCCCTGCCCGAGGGTCACCGATGGGATGACGATGCCTGAGTGCCCCGGCTGCAACGGCCCCACCGAGCGGATCGAGTGCGGCAACTTCCACTGCACCATCGGCGGCGCGCATCAGGTGTGCATCTCCTGCGACGTGTCCCTTGATGAGTGGACCCCGGAGATCACCGCTGCCGTCGCGCAGTTGCGTGAGCGGATGTTCGACGGGCCGCCGACGCTGCGCAACGGGCGGCCGGACTGGTTCCTCGTGGCGAGCACCGTCATCGATGCCGTGATGCCTATGGTTCGCGCCGAGGCCGAGAAGGCGCTGGCCGATGCGTTCCGCGCCTCGGTGCTGACGGGTTCGCTTGCGCTGCCGACCGAGGAGTTCCATCGTCGCGCGGAGGCGCTGCTGGGGCGCGAGGTGATGACCCATGAGTTCGGCGACGTTCGGTTGTGGGACCAGATGCGAGAGAGGTTGAGCACTAGTGGAGATTGACAAGGCAATCGTCGCCCGCGACGACGCGTTCACCGAGGTACAGGTGCAGGTCGAGTTGCTGCGCGATGTGTGGCGCAACCGGCGCCTCAACGACCGTCAGCCAGCGGAGTATTGCAACGGTGCAGTCGACGCCTTAGGTGACGTGCTGGTGGCGATCCGGCGGCTGGTCGAGGATGCCTGAAGAAGTCCCCTGCGCCGTCCCGGGCTGCCGCAACCCGGCGGAGGACTTGGAGTGGGCGATCCCGATGTGCGAGGCCCACGACGCGGTGGCGGGGCTGTCGGCGACGATCGGAACGATCAACCATGACCTTGCGTCGTGGGGCGAGCACATCTGCGACGGGTGGCTGCAGCGCCTTGAGGCCAAGATCCGCACCGACGAGCGGGACAGGCACGTCTGCGACCTGCCGTGTGTCTGTCCTGACACATGACCGTGCTATGCTTCATGGGTGATTTCGAAGCCTGACTGGTACGAGGTGGACCCCTCGCTGGGGGGTCTTGTCGCGTCGTGGGGCTATGAGATCACCGCTTCGGAGCGGTTCGGTTCGTGGCAGGGCGACGAGGTCTACATCCTGTCCGACGGAGATCGGTTCGGCATCAGCGTCATCGGGTACGGGTCGTGCTCGGGCTGCGACGCCTTCGAGGCCGCGACTCCGTTCCCGGACGACGACTCTGCCGACTGGTCGGAGATGGTGTCGCTGTGCTACGACCTGCGTAACCAGATCCGGTGGTTCGACTCCCCTGTTGAGGCCGTGGTTGCCCTCGACCTGTCGAGCAACAGTCTCTACGACTGGTGGATCCACGACCGGGCCGTCGTCAGGTGGCTGCTGGCCAACATCCCCGGTCGGGAGGGGGAGCGATGAGGGACGTCGATGCCCGGCGCATCATGCTCAACCCGCCCGAGGGATGGCGCGACCAGTTCGCGTACCTCGGCCAGAGCGCGCGAGTGTCCTGCCTGACCTGTGGCGCCACCGGCTACGACGGCGTGGAGCGGCCGATGCTGTGGCAGGCCCGCCATCTGGGGGGGCACCCGTGCGCCTGCCAGACATGCGGGGCGCGGTTCGTGTCCAACAGCGGGGTGGCCAAGCACCGACGGGATGGGTGCCCGAACCTTGGCCGCAGCCAGAACGAACGACTCAAGAAGTACACCGGAGGGGACGCATGAGCACCGCCCGCAGAAACGCGCGCGCCCGCAGCATCAAGGCGCTGATGCGCGTGATCGACGCGAAGGGGGATGCGGCGACCTTTGGCGACATGGCCGACGCGGTGATCGACATCGTGGAGCCGACCTTCTACGAAGAGGGGCGGCGCGCCGCCGAGTCGACGTGGCCGCGGATGCGCTCGGCCATTCAGACCACCCTGCTGGCCAACCTTCAGGGGAAGGTCGACGAGATGCTGACCGAGGCCAAGGGCAAGCGGGACGCACTGAAGCCGGTCGAGGACATGCGCGAGGATCCGTATGGTTACGGCCAGCGGATGCACGCCGCGGGCTACGTCGTCGGCATCGCCGAAGTCCTGTTCGGCCCCCTCGATGCGGCCAGCCCTTCGGCCACCGTGCAGCAGGAGTGGGTCATCGTCTGCGACGGCGACCCACGGATGGACGGCAGTTACGCCCGCCGCCAGATCGGCGGTCCGTTCACCACACTGTCGAATGCGCGCGCCGCGTATGACAGCGTGGTTCTGCGCAGCACGCACGACCCCAAGGTCAACCTGCGCATCGAGCGCCGCGTCGTCGGGCCGTGGGAGGTGCAGTCGTGACGTACAGCGTCGGCCATGGCACCTACTGCCCGTGCAGCGACTGCACCCCACAACCCATCGCGGCCCCGGCCCGTGAGCGCGCCATCGAGGCTGCGGGTGGGGTGTTGGGCGCCCTGTCCCTGCTCCCCATCGCGCGCGATGCGTTGGCGGGTGCCGTCGTCGATGCCGTCTGGGCGATTGCTCGCGACGAGGAGCGGGCGCGTGCCCGAGGGACCATCGAGGAACTTGAGAACCACATCGACCACCTGCCCACACACGTCCGCCGCGAACTCATTGGCGACCTGTTGGCGAAGGTGGAGGCGCTGCGCCCACATTCGCACGGCGACGCCCCCGAGCCCGCGGCGCAGTTCGCGGCGGGCTACGTGGCCGCGCTCGAAATGGTCAGCGACATGCTCGGGGAGGCCCAGCCGTGACCTTCCGTTACCAGCGACGGGGCAGCGTCGCGATCGTCATTCCGTGGCGCGAGCCGGACGATGCCCGGCCCAAGACGGTGTTCTGGGTCTGGACCGTCAGGCGCCGCGCCGTGCAACGTGCCCACATGAACCGTTTGCGTTATCGCACCAGAGGGGGACAGGCATGACAGCCCGACAGGACGGATACGCTGCGGGGGCGCGGGCGCTGGATCGGCACTCGGGTGACTGGCGGCGGTGGCCCGCCATCGACGTGTCGGTGGAGGTCGTGAACGCGGCGCTCCGCGAGATCGTGTCCCCCGAGCGGCTCACGGCGATCATGCGCGACCTCGCACAGGAGGGCGCGGACGCCTTCGATGCCCATGAATGCGACGACCCGAAGAACTGCACATTCGTGCCCGATGTATACGCCGACTGGTTCGTGAATGGGATCCCCCAATCGCTGGCGGCCGACATCGAACCCTTGGCCCGCGCGTTGTCCGAACACCTGATCGGAGATGTCAAATGACGACACGAGAGCAGGTCGCGGCGGCGGCGCGCCGGGCCTACCTCGACTTCCCCAAGAGCCGCGTCATGGATCGTGACACCCCATGGCTGGCCGTGGTCGACGTGGTGGAGAAGGCTCTGCGCGCGCAGATCGCCGCAGAGATCCGGGCCGTCGCAGCCGACCCGGACCGCAGGCGTCCCCTGCGTCTCGACGCGGAGACTCCCTCCGATTTCGCCAACGACACGGAGTGGGCCGCAATGATTGCCGAGGGAAAACCATGACCGACCGCGATCCACTGACCGCCCTGCGCCGCGTGCTGGAAGTTGCCCGGTTCGACAAGACCATCGGTGACGGCGCGCTGGCCGAGATGCTCAACGAAGCCATCGATCCGATCATCCGCGCCGACGAGCGGGAGCAAATGGCGGAATGGGTAGACCTGTACCCACGGGAGCGTGCTGCCCTACTCGCTGATCTGCGAGCGAAGGTGGAGGGGCTGCTGACATGGAACATGGGCTCTGAGCCAGCGGTGAACCGCGCCGAAGTTCTCGCCGCGTTCGATGAGGAGGCTGGCAATGAGTGACGCACCCGAGCAGCCGTACGGCCCCGGCGCGCTCTGCGACGACTGCGGGCACATGGCGTTCCGCCACGACGAGAACGGATGTCACGGGGTCTATCCGGAGCGCGGCTGCCAGTTCGGCGGCAAAGGCACCCGGAAGAACCCGAAGCAGTGCAAGGGATTCCTCTGGATGGGCGTCCGCTGGCACCGGCCATGGGACCCGAAGGGCAACGAGCCTCTGGAGGTTGGAAATGAGTGACGCACGCGAGCAGGCCATCGAGGCCGGGGCGAGGGCAGTGTCGGGCCTGAGCCCGTTCGATCTTCCAGCAGTCCTCGCTGCCGTCATCGACGCAGCAGAACCGATCATCCGCGCCGACGAGCGGGAACGGATGACGCTGCCCGAGTGGACGCAAGTCGTCCACGATGCTCGGAACAGCGCTCAGCGTGACGTCCTCGCCGATCTACGGGCGAAGGTGGAAGTGCTGCGCGAGGAGTCCGTCGCCAGCCGCAGGCAGGCCAGCGGTGGGCACATGGACGCCATCATTCCGACGTGGCACAACGGGCGCACGGACGGTTTTGACGCCGTTCTCGCCCTCTTCGAGCAGGAGGTCGGAGATGAGTGATCCCGACCCGATGTGCCAGTGTCATGTACCAGAGCAGTGGTGCGAGTGCGCCCCAATCGCTCTCGACGACGAGCGGGCCAAGGCCGACGCCACGCAGGCGTGGGAGTACGAGATCGTCTATGACGGCGACCCAAAGATGGACGGTGGCCACGAGCGTCGAGTGGCAGGCAGGCTCAGGACATTCGAGGAGGCCCTGCGCGGACTGAAGATCGTTCGCATGGGTGCTCGGCACTCCGGGGGCAAACCAAACCTGCGCATCGAGCGACGGTTGGTTGGAGAGTGGGAGGTGGTCGATCATGAGTGACGCACGCGAGCAGGCCATCGAGGCCGGAGCGAGGGCGTGGCTTTCCGGACGCCGCGACAACTACGTCAGCCAGACGATCGCGGAGGCGTATGAGACAGCGGAGACGATTCTCGCCGCCGTCGAGCCGATCATCCGCGCCGACGAGCAGATCGCGCAGGTCAAGATCGACGGCGAGGTCTGGCGGCGCTCGCTCCCCGAACTGGAGCGCGAGGCCCGCGAGACCCTCCTCGCCGACCTACGGGCGAAGGTGGACGGGCTAGAGCACCCGGAGGCGTGCTACCTGTCGTACGCGCCGTATGCGCTGTCGTGCTGCTGCTCCCTAGCCAGCGTCCTCGCGATGCTCGATGAGGGGTCTGGCGTGGTACCGGAAAAGGGCGAGGAGTCGTGAAGGGCCTGCTCACGCCCACGTGGCGGCACGCACACAGCAGGCCGTTCCTGCGTCGCGCCCAGTGGGGCGTACTGGTCGGATCGGCGGAGATTTTCTCCGGTCTGGTGGGGGTCATCTCACTGGGCCAGTTCACGTCCGACCTGCCACTGAACGTGGCATTCCGGCTCACCGTCGTGCAGAACCGTCGTGCCCGAGAGGATGCCCTGACATGAGCGACGCCCGCGACGACGCCATCGAGGCTGGATGGCAAGCGTGGTTGAAGGCAAGCGACATCCGTGGCGGAGTCGAAGCCGCCGTCGAAGCCGCCGAGCCGGTGATCCGCGCCGACGAGCGGGAGGCCGTGCTCTCCCGTCAGCGCCGCAGCATGTGGGCAGAGGAGTTGGCAGCCACGATCGAGATCGAATCTCGGGCCCACATCTACGCCGACCTGCGGACGAAGGTGCAGGCACTGCTTGAAGAACGCGACGCCGAGTATGTGGTGTCGCACGACACGTTCGACGTGGGTGCGGCTGTGGCCCTGCGCGAAGTCCTCGCCCTGCTGGACAAGGAGACTGGCGATGAGTGACCTTCGGCTCCACATGGACTGCATGCCGGACGGCTGTCTGGTCGGCGATGGCCGGTGCCCGGTGCTCGGTGAGGTGCCGTGGCCGGGGCCCGTGCCTGAGCAGGACGGTCGAGCGGAGAGATCGACGATGGGCGATGCACGCGAGCGGGCCATCGAGGCCGGGTCGGAGGCGATGGCGACGTTCAAGGGTGGCTGGGATCGTCGGGCCATCGCCGTCACCGTCCTTGACGCGGTCGAGCGGATCATCCTTGACGATGCATTTCGCGCTTGGCGCGCAGTCGATGAACAGGTGTACGCCGACTACCAAGTCGGAGTCCGTCGCACCGTCGTTGCCGATCTGCGGGCAAAGGTGGAGGCGCTGCCGAAGGTGACCGCGTCAGAGGGGATTGGCCCTTGGAATGTCGGTTATCGCGCGGCTGTCGATGACCTCCTTTCCCTGCTTGATGACGGAGCCATCGATGACGCGACATGACCGGTTGGCGCTGATGGCATCGCGCCGGTACTCGGCAGGGCCGTGGCACCCGTACCAGAAGTTCCTAGCAGGGAAGGGTCGGAAATGAGCGACGCCCGCGTTTGCGCCGTCGAGGCCGGGGCGAGCAACCTCGCCGCGCGATGGCGCAGGGAGAAGTGCATGATCCCCGAGCACGGCGCGGGAACATGGGATCCGCAAAGCGTCGCGGACTGCCCGGACTGCATCGCGCGTATGGTTCTCGATGGCGCTGAGCCGATCATCCGAGCCGATGAACGGGGGAGGGCGGATGCGACGCACATGTGCTCGCGGGTGATCGAGGGATTCCTCACCGACCTGCGGACGAAGATCCAGAGCGAACTGTGCGAGGACGAGTGTGCCTCGTGGGCCAGCCCGCGCGATCTCCGTCGGCGGCGCCGAGCGTGCGACTGCTGGAAGTCCAAGGCCCTTGAACTGCTCGATGAGTTGGGCGGGGAGGCTGGCGACTACCCGCGGGACAGCCGTGAGGCAGAGGCCATCGACGCCCTGCTGGATGGGAAGGCCGACAATCCGGACTACGTGCACACGCATGAGAACTGCGTGTGGATCAAGGACGAGGAACGGTACGACTGCGAGGTTGGACGATGAGCGGCGCCCGAGAGCGGGCCATTGAGGCTGGAGCGAACGCCCTGCTAGGAACCGACAACCCGTGCAAGCGGTTCGGAGACGTCTGCGTGGCGCACAAATCGACCCTGTTCGTTGACGAGTGGGCGCCGTTCGCCAATCAATCCGAGAGGGAGTGCTCAGCGGTCCACTGGGCGCGGGGCCGCGCGGCGGCTGTCCTCGCGGCAACCGAGCCGATCATCCGCGCCGACGAACAGCGGCGCGGCGATGAAGCGGTAGAGGCGCTGGGGCTTGCTCAGGCAGACGCGGCCAGAGCGGAGGACCGCCTCTCCGACCTGCGGGCGAAGGTGGAGGGGCTGCGGACGCGCGGCACTGGAGCGCGCATGATCGACGGAGAGTTGACGACATTCGCCCTGATCGAACGCAATGAGGTCTTCGCCCTGTTCGATGAGGAGGCCAAGCCATGACGGCCCGCGAGCGTGCTATCGACGCCGCGATGCAGGCCGTGGGGAAATTCGACCACCCGGATCGGGAGATCATCGCTGCCGTCTACGACACCGTCCAGCCGATCATCCAAGGCGAGATGGTCGAGGTGACCCGCGCGTGCCTTCGGGAGGAGATCCTGCTCGACCTGCGGGCGAAGGTGGAGGCACTGCTGCCGACGACCCACGAGCACTCCAACGCAGCACTGAGATGGGTCCTCGCCTTGTTCGATGAGGAGGCTGGAGAGCGCCCGTACCGGTGCCCGGTGGCCGACCGGTCCGTCCGGTTCGTCTGTGAGTACCGGGAGTCCGGGGGGTACCAGTGTGAACGGCTGGACCCGCACGACGACGAGGAGTACGGCCACTGGTGGTCGGATCACACGATCGATCACAGCCTCGCCGGGAACGGGTACGCATGCTCCGCCATCGCGCCACGCGACGAGGAGGCCCGGCCGTGACCACCCACCATCCGTTGTGTCCGTGGAAGCCCAATCGTGACCATCCCTTCGACCCCGACTGCCAGTGCGCCCTGATCGCCCGCGTTTACGCCGACCTGCGGGCGAAGGTGGAGGCACTGCCGTCGTGGGAGGTTCTCGGGAGCGAGTTGCTGCTCCGCTCCGACGTCCTCGCCCTGCTCGATGAGGCCCAGCGGTGAGTGACCACGACCCCATGTGCCGCTGCGCTGACCCGTCGTGGACCAACCCGGCGTTCTGCGACTGCGAGCGCGTCGCTGCTATCCGCGCCGCTGTCGCCGAGGAGATCGCGGCGGCCATCGACGCCCGGTACCAGTCCGACAAGGCCGAGTTCGGCGAGCGCCCGACAACGGCTGACCAGTGGTACCTCGACGGGCTGGATGTCGCTGAGCAGATCGCTCGTTCGTTCATGGGTGGTGCCCAGTGAACGCACATGACGCCCCGTGTCCGGCTGCGTCCGCGCTGACCTTGCAGTGCACCTGCGCCCTGATCGCCCGCGTGGTGGAGCGCGAGCGGGAGCAGCGCGAGCACTGCTCGCGTGAAGTTCACCGCCTCAACTCAGAGTTAGATGCTGCACGAGAACGCCTCGCCGACCTGCGGGCAAAGGTGGTGATGCTGCCCGCCCACGCGGTGCGCATGGAGTACGAGTGGCTGAACGGCACCGGGTGGGTGCCGTCAGGCAAGGTGATCGATACGGTGCGTGTTGATGCCGTTCTCGCCCTGCTCGATGAGGAGGCCCAGCCGTGAGCGCCGACAAGAAGTGGGTGCGGGACGAGTACCTGTCGCAGACACTCGCCCATGACCCGCTGTGCTATGCACACGAGTTCGGATGCGTCTGCGCCCTGATCGCTCGCGTGGTGGAGCGCGAGCGGCAACGGGCGGAGGACGCTGCGGCAGCCGCCCGAGACCTCACGCCGCCGTTCCTCGGGATGGACTCGTTCCACCTGCTCGCATGGATGCACGAGGGGCCGGACCCGGACGACCGCGCCCGGCCCGCCGACGCGCTGATCCGGGACGTGTGGAAGTCGGCGCACGATTCCGTGCTGGATGAACTGAGGAGATCAGGGCGATGAGTGACCACGACCTGATGTGCATCTCGCAGGAGTTCCTGCCCGACGACCTGACGCGGTTCTGCGACTGCGAACGGGTGGCCCGCATCCGCGCCGACGAACGGGGGCGCGCTGTCCGCGAGGGGCCGGGGCTCACGCTGGAGGAACGAGTGCGGATCGTGGAGGCCACCCGCGCAGACCTGCGGGCGAAGGTGGAGGCGTTGCCCCGTGGGTTGGGAGTCATCGGATACCAGCGCGTCCTTGCCGTGTTCGATGAGGCCCTGTGATGGCCACGCAGACATGCCGCCTGTGTGGTCGAGTTGTGCAGGTCGCCCCGGATGGCCGCGGTTTCCCGCCGGACATCGCCGCGCGACGGCTGGCCAAGTGGTGCGCGGCCAACGGCTGCCCGTCGGAACCGACCTACCGCGCGACCCTACTGGTTGCCCCGCCAACGACAGAGGAACCCAAGCGATGAGTGAACATCAATCCGCGTGCCTTGACCACATGGCCAAGGTGGGGACCGGCGACGAGGCGGTGCTGTGCATCTGCTCCTACCTCGACGCCGCCCGCGAGGCCGAGAAGCACCGGGCCGATCTGGCCATCTCCTTCTGGGAGCAGACGAACCGGCGGCTCACCGCTGACCTGATCGGGCTGCGCGCGAAGGTGCGTTCCCTGACCGCCGACACCCCGGAGGCCCGCTGGGTCCGGGGTCAGGTGCTGGACCTGCTGAGTGCCGATGACGATGAGGAAGCGGTGGTGCTGTGATCGAGTTGCTCATGCTGGTCGCGGCGCTGGCGCTGCTGGTGATCGTGTGGGACTTCGTCTCGGGCGTATTGTTCGCGTTCGCCGACCGCAGGCGCGCCAAGCGCCCGGCGCCGCCAGATTCCGACTGGTTCTTCGCTGCCCTGTCCAACTCATCCGAACGGGAGAACTGATGGCCCTGTACGCCGCCTGCTACGACCGCGAGCCGCCGTGCGGCATCTACACGAACCTCACCGCGGCCATCGCGGTCGACGCCGACTTCGTGATCAAGGTGCTGCTGGACCTGCCGTGGCAGCAGTATCCGGTGGTGTGGGAGCGCGGACAGAGCGTGGCGCAATGAGGCGCGCGTCGATGGATGGCCCGCACGATCCCGACTGCCCCTGTTCATGGTGCGCACGGGAGCGCTCTGCCGCCCCGCCCCAGCCATTCTCGCTGCCGGTGGTGACGTGTCCTTCGTGCTCGCATGGGATAGATCCGCACGGCACCAATCCCGGCGGGCCGTGCGGCGTCGGGGAGATGGACGACACTGGGCTGAACTACCTCTGCTCATGCCTGTGGAGCCCCAACGACATCGCTGCGACCCTGTTGAGCGAGGAGCGCAGCGCCGTCACAGAGCGAATCGGCAAGGCCGTAGTTGACGAGTGCCCATTCAAGTTGCTGCATTACGATTACACCTGTCGGTGCAGCACCTATGCCGACATCGTTCACAGGGCAGGGGGCGCACCGTGACGCGCGAGGAACTGATCGAGGCTGCGTCGCGCGAGGCTGCGTCGGTGATCCTGTTCTCGGACATCACCGACAAGGAGGGAATCCGGGCCGCGTCGGACGCGATCGCCCAACGGATCGTCGCGCTGGTCGAGCCTGCCGTGCAGTTGCAGATGATCGAACTGGGGTGGCGCGACCCGTCGTTCATTGCAAGGGAGCGTCGGCACCTGACCGAGGAGATGGTGCAGGCCATCGAGAAGAGGCACGTGGAATCGACGCGGCTCGGCGCCGACGAGCGGTACCGCGAAGGCTATGCAGCCGCGCTGCGAGTGGTGGATTGGGACGTGCGACAGATCGGGGGAGTGGAGTGAACCGGCAGGAACTGGTGGAGATCGCAGTCCGGGGCATCGTCGCCAACCGGAGCAAGGGGATTGTTGGCCACGCCGACAGCGACTGGGATTTCGCCGAGGCGGTGATCGATGCCATCGAGCCGGTGATCCGCGCCGAGGAGCAGGCGAGGGCGTTGGAGTTCTGCTGCGCCGACACCGAGCCGGACATCCGCCGCGCCCTCACGGAGGAGATCGCGACATACGTCGCCAGTTGGCACAAGATCTACGACCCCGCGGGGTCCGGCGATGTGGCCCACTGGTGCATGGATGCCCGTGAGCACGACATGCTCAATGACATCGAGGCCGAGATTCGCCGGATCGGGGGCATCGATGGCTGACAAGTGGTGCTTCATCGACGCCCCTGAACTGGCCAAAATCGACCTCGCCTCGTTCGTGGTCAGGGAGGCGCTGGATACCCCCTACCTCGTGGGGTCCGCCCTTGAGCGTGCCGACTTCCGCGACGTGGACATCCGGGTGATGCTCGCCGATGAGGAGTACGACCGGCTGTTCCCGAGCCGGGCGCGGCACCCGCTGGCCGACTTCATCGAGGTGAGCATCACCGATCACTATGTCCGAGCATCGGGCCTGCGGATTGACTTCCAGATACAGCGCAGATCGCAGGCGAACGAGCGCTACAAGGGCAAGCGGATTCCGCTGGGGATCTACCCGCTCTCGGCCTCGGGGGATGAGGATGGCTGACATGGACCTGACCCTGCATGCCGATGGGCCGGTGCTGGAGTTCCCGTCCGACACGTGGCGCACCGACCCGGCGAGCATGACGGCATGGCACCAGCGGATTCGCGAGGCGGTGTCGTGGCACAACCCGTGGGCACTGCTGGTGATGCGCCCGGACGGGGATGTATACGTGTTCGACTGCACGCCCGAGAGCCTGTTCCGCGCGGCGGGCTGGGGCACGCGCGTACGGCTGCTGTTCGCCGAGGGGGAGCACTGGGACGATTCGTGGGAGGAAGCATGAGGCTGCACCTGATCAAGGCGACGCGCACGTATACGCAGCGCGGGTACGAGGGCATCTCGTGCGACAACGCCGGGGTTCCGCGCGGCGCGGAGTACGCCGACCTGCACGCGGCGCTGGCCGATGCCGTTCGGCTGTGCGTGGTGAACCCGGTGGGCTGGCAGGTCGTTGATGCCGAGACCGGCGAGACGGTTCGTATGGTTTCCACCGGCACCGTGTTGGCGCTGCAGGCCGCCCGCGACCTGCTGGCCCCGGTGCTGCGGATCACCTCGCCGACGCCGCAGCCCTCCGTGGACGACGACGGCACGCTGTTCGTGACGTGGCTGGTCAACGGGGAGAGCCTCGACGTGGCCGTGGACCCAGCGGGCGGGTGGACGGTCTGGCGCTCGGGCGCGGGGGGCTTCGTGGATATGGGCACCAGCGACGAGGATGCCCCGTTCCCGGCGACCCAGATGCTGGCGTGGCTGACCCAGATGTCCCCGCAGGTCACCGAGGCGGTTCCCGACCGGCTGACTGACCTGTTCGCCGCGGCGGGATGACGGGCCCGCGCGCGGCGCTGGCGCCCATCGCGGGGCTGCTCGACGACGCCGCGGTGGCCAACGTGGGCGGCGGGCTGTCCATCGCACGCGACCACGCCGAGGTGGCCCTCGCACACGTCCGCGACGCCATGGGCGAGGTGAACCGGCATCTGGCCATCGGTCAACTGGACGCGGTGGAGAAGTTCGCCGAGGCCCTGCTGTATCTGGACGCGATGCTCGGGCTGCTGCGCGCCACCCCGGGGCAGAAGGAGTTCGCGAAGCGCTGCGGCCAAGCGCAGCGATCCCTCGCGCTCACGCTGGAGTCGGCCGAGGGCATCGAGTTCCATGCGTTCCCCATGGAGCCGCGATGAACAGCGGGACCGAGACCGCGCAGATCCTGCTGGGCAACATCGAGGCCGACCTGCAGGCGGCCAGCGACTACTGGGAGGACGACGACATGGACGGGGTCCGGTTCAGCATCCGCGGGGCCGTGACGATGATGGCAGGATTCCAGCGGCTGCTCGGCGAATCGGTGGTCGTCGGGATCGGGCCGATCCATGAATTCAGTTTCGTGCAGAGCGCGGGGTCGCTCAATAACGAACTCGAAATTCTGTTCGGGAACGTCCGGAAACCTAATTGCGAGCGGGCCCTTTTCACGGCGCTGCATGCCGATGCGCTGGATCGGGTCCGGTCCTTGCGCACGCGCACGGCGGTCACCGACCTCATCGAGTTCCCCGCTCGGCGATCGGCATGATGAACGAGCAGATCGAAGGGCACCTGAACCTGATCGGCCAGCACGTCGACTTCGCGCAGCAGGCGCGCAGGGCCGGGAGCGTGAACAGGCTGCGCGACGTGCTCGCCGCACTGCGCGACCTCACGGTGGCGCTGGACAGGGCGCTGGACAAGGCGCTGATCATCCCCCCGGCACAGGAGGCCGAGGGCGGCTTCCTGTGCAACGTGCGCACGCTGCGGGTGTTCACCGACGAGATGGCCAGCCGGGCGTTCGACCAAGACGACCGCGAGTTCCACAAGGTCTGCGCCGAGGCCAAGACGCGGGTGGACATGCTGCTGTTCTTCGCCGAGAATCGCGACTTCATCAAGTTCCCGCAGGGACCGCCGAGGAAATCGCGTCGGTAGAATGGGGACATGAACATCACCATCCCCCCTCGGCTCCACCGCACCGTGCGCGGGGAGATGCGCGAGGTCAAGGCCGTGCGGGAATGGACCGAGGCCCTCGGTTGGCGCGGCGCGCTCAAGGAGGTCGTCGGTGAGGCGATGGCTCGCACGCGGCTGTGCGGGTGCTGCACCCCGGACTGGCTGGACCGGCGCTGGCCGTTCTGGGATGACGAACAGGCCCAAGCCGACGCTGAGGAACAGGGCGAGGACTACTACCCCCGCACGGTGCGCACGGTGCTCTACGAGGTGTTCTGCCGGATGCACGAATTCGGGGAGGAGATCCCCGGCTCGGCGCGGCGGCTCACGGCGGAGGAAGCGCGTGAGTTGGACTGGTGGGATGAGGAGGATTGCGGGTGTGACTATGGTTCGCCGCACACCTGCCGGTGACCCCCGCCACCGATTGCTGACGCATTTCTGATTCGACTCCGGCGTGATACGCTGGGCTAGCCACGCATATTCGGCTGCTAGTGGCACCCCGGGACGCGACGCACTGCGCCGTGACCCACTCGCCGGACCACACCGTGTGGCCCGGAACCACGGGAAACGGATAACAGAACAAATGACAGTAACGACTGTGGCAAAGCCACACACCTACTCGGACGTGGAGCACACCACGTTCGGGCAGAACGCAATCATGATCGAGATGGCCTACTCCATGGGCCGCGCGTACCAGTGGGCGCGTGAGTTCGGCTTCAACTCCATCGAGGCTGGCGCGACGCTCGTGTCGTTCACCGCCGACTTCGTCACCGCCCGCAACCGCAACATCTACCGCCGGATGATCGCCGACAACGGAAGCGGGATGACCCGCAGCGAGTTGAGCGACTGCATCAACAAGATCGGAGGCGGGCGTTCGACGCGTGGCGGCGGCAGCGCGGACAACCTCGGGCAGGGCGCCAAGGTTGCCTCGGCCTACTTCAACCCGGCGGGCGTGGTGTACCTGACCCGCACCGTCGAGGACGGCGACGCCATCGCGATCTATGTTCGCGACGACTCCGTCGGTGAGTACGGGCTGCTGCGCCTATGGGGCCTCAACGACGACGACGAGGTCGTGCGTCGCTCCATTCACCGCCCGCAGGTCCTGTTCTTCGACGAGGCGGGCACTCTCCCGTTCGACGAGGGAACCGACTGGCAGGAGGTCATGGATGAGGCGTTCGACAACTTGGGGGATCCCGATACCGGAACTGCCGTGGTGTTCATGGGCGACGGCACCAACGACACCATCCTCGGTGACCCCGAGCGCGAGGCCGAGTCCAGCAAGTACGGACTAGCCAAGTATCTCGAGTCGCGCATCTGGGACGTGCCCGACACGATCACCGTGCGGGCGCTGGAGTTCCGCATCTGGACCGAGAAGTCCGAGTGGCCCAAGTCCGAAGATGACGAGACCCTGATCCCGAAGAAGTATGGTTCGGGAGGCCACAAGCGTACCCAGTGGCGGTTCATCAAGGGCTTGAAGTCGCACCTCTACAACCCGACGTTCCTCGTGGACAAAGGATCGGTGGCGGTCACCTCTGCCGACGGCATCCCCGCGACGGTGGACTGGGTCATCACGAAGTTCGCCTCGACACTTGCCTCGGGCTCTGTCCGCAAGGGTGGCTCCTCCACGGAGATCAACCCCGGCGGCGTCGGGACGATCATGGCCGTGTCGGCGGCGTCCAAGTTGGGCCTGTATGACGTGATGGACTTTGTCAGCGAGGCCGACGCGAACCCCCGGTTCCGCCAGTTCGGCATCGACGCGGGCAGCGTTCAGGAGCAGGTCTGGATGACCATCACCCCGCAGGTCTACCGCCCGGCGAACCGGGACACCGGCGAGCCGCTGGTACCCGGCGTGGGCATGGACCCGTCGCGCTCGCACCTTGTGGCCACTTCGACGTTCCGTCACTCGGAGCCGATCGAGACCCTGATGCGCGAGTGGGGCAGGGACTTCCAGTCCGACGCGAAGTTCCCCCCCGCGATCCGTGCGCTGCTCGACGCCGCTTGGGCCTCGGGCACGTCGGGCGCCTCGGCGCTGGACGCCAAGACGACCTCGCGGATCGCGGAGGCGCTCAAGGGCGCACTGACTCGCGAGATCGCCATCATCGGCGGGAAGAAGCCGAAGGTCCGCACCACCGGGACGACCGGCTTCCGGCGGCGCAACCCGCGCACGGGTGGCAAGCGGGGCGAGCCGAATCCGAACCCGCCCGCCACGCCCGACGCAGAGGGTGACCGCAAGGGTGGCGAGATCACGGCAACCGGGAAGCGGGCGACCAAGGCCGTCGTGACAGCGGCGCTGCCCGAGGTGCACTGGGTTCCCGGTGACCACCCCGAGTGGGCATCTGATGAGGCACGCGGGGCCGTGGCCCTGTTCCGTCTGCCGGGCATGGCGGGCAGCGGCACTTCGGGAGTGGTGTGGCTCAAGGGCCATGACCCCGAAGTCGCCCCGGCGGATCGCAAGTTCCACGACGGCGCGCCGTACACCAAGCCCGACGAGTGGGTCGATGGGGAGAGCCCCGTGATCTATGCGGCGGTGCAGGACAAGCAGGCTGAGTACGGCCCGGCGCAGGCGTGGGCCGTCGAGAAGGCGGTCAAGGGCTCCTACATGGCCTGCGCACAGGCCGTCGCTGCCCACCTGTTGGCGCAGGGCAAGTGGGACCCCGTCGCGCGAGTGTGGGACCCCACCGACGGCGTGACTGTCGAGATGATGGACGAGGCGGTCAAGCCGTTCAACTTCTCCAACTCGCTGCGTGGGTACTACCCGCAGAAGCAGATCGCTGCCGGGTTCCTCGGTTCGCTGAAGAAGGCGGTGCGTGCCAAGCGGGCCGCGTGACCAACCCCAACAGAAGAGCCCCGGTGCCACGAACGGCGCCGGGGCTCTTCTCCTTTCGCGCGGCGCTACGGACGTGTGCGTACGTATTAGCATGACCCCTGTGCTGACCCCCCACTATGACAACCACGGCGTCACCCTGTACCACGGCGACTGTCTTGAGGTGCTCAGGGAACTCTCCGACAACTCGGTGGACTCCGTGGTGACCGACCCGCCCTACGAGTTGGGATTCATGGGCAAGGGCTGGGACGCCACGGGGATCGCCTACAACGTCGCGATGTGGGGCGAGTGCCTGCGCGTTCTCAAGCCCGGCGGACATCTGATCTCGTTCGGCGGCACACGGACCTACCACCGGATGGCATGCGCGATCGAGGATGCAGGATTCGAGATCCGCGACTCACTGGTATGGATGTATGGTTCGGGATTCCCGAAGGCAATGGACGTGAGCAAGGCCATCGACAAGGCGGCGGGTGCGACGCGCGAGGTCGTGGGGACGCGGGTCAAGCGCGCGGGCGATATGCGCGGGGGCAACTACGGCAACCCCGGTGAGGGGTACGCGGACATCGAGATCGCTGACACTGTCCCTGCCACCTCAGGGGCCGTTCAGTGGCAGGGGTGGGCCACCGCCTTGAAACCGGCGTTCGAGCCCATCGTGCTGGCGCGCAAGCCGCTGGCGGGAACGGTGGCCGCGAACGTACTGGAGCACGGCACGGGGGCGCTGAACATCGATGGATGCCGGATCGGGTTCGCCAACGAGGCTGATGAGCGGGAGAGCAAGGACAAGAACCGGCACGCCGACTTCGGCACCGAACCCGGCGGCAATGCGGTGTACGGCGATTTCTCAATGGTGGAGCGAACGAATTACGACGCTCCCGGGAGATGGCCTGCGAATGTCACGCTGGATACGGAAGCCGCGGCGCTCCTTGATGAGCAGAGCGGAAAGTCAGGGACGAACACGGGGGTGGCAAAGGTATCGGCAGGAAAGAAGAGCGGCGGGGGGTCGTGGGCGCAGGACCACGGAATGCAGAGAGCCGGTGCGGAGAACGTGGGAATCCGTGACCACGGCGATTTCGGCGGCGCGTCGCGATTCTTCTACACCGCCAAGGCGGGGGCTGATGAGAGGCCCGTGGTGGATGGGGTCGCCCACGTGACGGTGAAGCCGCTGGACCTCATGAGGTGGTTGGTGCGGCTGGTGACCCCGCAGGGGGGGGCAGTCCTCGAGCCGTTTGCGGGCAGCGGCACCACGGCTGAGGCGTGCGTGCTGGAGGGGATGCGCTGCATCGCTATCGAGCGCGAGGAGAAGTACCTCGACCTGACGGTGGCACGGATATCCAAGAGGCGTGACCCGGTGACGCACCACAAGTTGACCAAGACCGAGGATGACGAGCCGAGCCTGTTCGACCTGTTGTGAGGAATCCGCCTCGCTGGTGAGGAATTCGGCGCGGCACGCCCACTTTCGCGCGGCGCTACTCAACGTGCGTGCGCATTCCCCCACGCTCTCGCGAAGGCGCGGCGCGCACAGGGAGGGCGTACTCCTCCATCGCGCAGACGTGTACCAGACCAGAGAGGGGAACAGGGGAGCGGGACCCACGGAACCCACAGAACCCATGGGAACGACGGGAACGATAGGAACGAGCACGACACGAGGGGAAACCATGGGACCGAGGACGAAGAGGCATGGGAGCATTCGGGGCATGGGTACCGGTGTCAAGGGATATTGGAGTGCTGGCGTGCTACAAAAGATCAATATAGCATGATCGGGGAGGAAATAAAAGCGCTGGTCAGGGAGCGCAGCGGGAATTCGTGTGAGATATGCGGGGTGAGGGGGGAGAACATTCACCAT